GTTTAATATTCCAGATGACGAATATGAAAGAAAATGCGTCCTTACTTCTGAACACATAAGAAATAATATTATACCAGAATTGTGTTTGACTGTTGATATGAGTGTAATGAACTGATATTATTAAGCATGTTTATCAAACAACTAGGAGTACAACCAATGAAAAGAAGTATCGAATGGCAAAATACACGCAATGCTAATTATATCTATATTCACAAAAGAATATCTAATGTTTCTCCAGGAATTGTAAGTAAATTGGGACATAATGAATCAAATAGAGTAATTATAGGATTTTCAGATGATAGACAATTATTGTATATTAAGAAACAAGATAATGGATTAAAATTGTCTATCATCCATAAGAATTGCTTTGGAAGGACTTTTAGTTCTGTTGCTCTTATTAAGAATTTTGGTGATATTATTGGTACTTATGAATTTGATAGTATTGATAATGAAGGTGTAGTGGTATTGAGGAAAGTATGAGGGAGGAATTACAATGTATAAACACAATGGACAATTATTAGCAAAAACCATCAAAGAGCAAAGAGAAAAGTTAAATCTTACTCAAGAAAAATTATCTGAACTTACAAACATATCTATATCTAAAATAATTCAATATGAAAATGGTGACAATGCTGATATACCATTCTGTGAAATTAGTATCCTCAGTAATTTCTTTGGTGTTACAATCAATTATTTAATCAATGGCGAAGAAAGTAAATTCGATGATAGTGATTTCGCAAAGATGTTAAACAAACCTTCAAGACCTTGCTATTGTGGCAATAGTAATTTAGTTGTAGATGCTAATGAAGCAGGATTTTTCTTCATATTCTGTCCAAATTGTCAGAAACAGGGGTTAAGAGGGAAAGGAATTGAGGAAGCAATTAAGATGTGGAATAAGGGTAAGTGAAGGAGAGATTATCTTGAATTATAAAGATTTATTACTAAACACATTATCAGATGATAATATTGATTTAGAATCTGGTATTCCATCCCTAAATAAACCACTTTTAGATTTCACAAAAAATTATCTAGAATTAAGATTCTCTAATAATCTAAAGCAATACAATTATGACGAGTCAAAAGCATATGATTTATTTTCTGCTAAGAAAGCAATGGAATATCTAAATATCTATGTTGAAGAATTTTTCTTTTTAGCCAGAGACAAAAATGATGGGAATTATTATGAAAGAAAATTTTTCAGACAATTGATTCATTTATTAAATTTAACGATTTCAGAGGTCGGATACGATAAGTAGTGTGATTGTATGATTTATCACATTAGTTGGTTAGAACAGGCAATTGTGAAGATTAGAGAAGGTAATACTAAGGTTGGTTCTGTCAATGGTAAAAAGAGGTAGTTTGGAATGATAAAATTAGAATGGATTTGTGATAATTGTGGCACAGTTCAGATTTATGAAGCTTTAAGTAATGATCCATTAGATATTAGCGAAATGATAGGATTAAGATGTAAGAAATGCAAAAGTATATTTGAATTAATTATAAGACGTTGTTAATCCCTTCAAAACAAAAGATTCAATTGAATGGAGGATAAAAAATGAGCAAATATAAATGTGATTGTGGTGGAAAATTAATATTAATCCAAGAAAGAACATATGAAGAGAGTCGTAAAATTTTATCAGATGGTAAGCTGTCAAAGAAAAAGAATCTTAGAGATGTAGGGGTAAACGGAGCATCATGGTTACAATGTATTGAATGTGATAAAGAATATGAATATGGGATGCTTGAAAATGATAAAGTTGATAAAATGGAAGAAAGATTATAAATGCACATAAAAGTAGAGACTTATGGGAAAGTGAGGAATAATTAATGGAAAAATATAATATCAATATTACAATAGAAGTTAAAGATGGAATGGAATTTGATAGAAAATTTATTGATTTTCTTGAAACCAATACTAAAGGATATGAATTAGAATTAACTAGAATTTATACTGAGGAAGAAGAGTTAATTATTAAAGATTTAATTGGTGAAGCAATAAAAAATAGTAAAGGGAGAGATAATTGTGAGTAAATTTAATGTTAATTCATTTTTATATGGAATGATAACAGGAGGTATAATAGTAAGTTTATCTTGGTTTATTGATAAATATTATTTAATACCATGTATTACGATAAAGTAGAAGGAGGTTTATAATATAATGCCATCAGATAGGTACATGGATGACTATTACGACAATGTTGATAAAACTAAAGCAAAAATAAGACAGCAAAATAAATTAACTTTAATTGAAAAATTCTCAAAAATGTCATCTGAAGAGAAATTGAAGTTTCTTGTTGCAAAATATATTGAAGATCATATTTGATGTCCGTGGAAATAGATATTTAATAGGGGTTTTAAGATTAGGAAATTTAAGTATTTAAGAGCGTGAGTGAGTATAAAAGAGGTGAAAATTATGTATGACCATAACTTGACAGGTAAAAAAGTAAAATTTACTTTTGTTGACGAAGAATATAAATCTATTCACGGAGACAAAGAATTTGAGGGAGTAGTAGTTAAAAAAGGTTGTAAAAAACTATATTGAATCTACGACAGGTGGAACTCCAGAAGAGATAATTCATTGGGGTTATGACTATTATGATTTAACTGAGGTTGCTTATGAAGTGCAATAGAACGGTGATTCTAAATCTCGAATTATAGTTAGGAGGTAAAATTGATGGATATTGATTACTCGAAATTCACGTTAAAATGTGGTGGAAATGGTTATAATGATTGTGGACAAAATGAAAAGAAAAGATGTTGTGTATCGTGTGATATATATGAAAAATGCAATAGCAATGGTTGGTCTTGTTCTCATTTAGAAGAGATTAATAATGATCCACAGGAGTGTACTGCATTATACTTGGAGATAGAAAGGAATGAAGATTAAGTGCCAGATGTAGAAATTGAAGAGAGAAGGACAGTAGTGGTAACTAATGAATTTGGTAGGGAAATTGCTACTTTATATAATGCTCTACAAAGTTGCGATCATAATATTGTTGATGGAGATAATTGGAGTGGTATTAAGTGTGCAAAATGCGGTGGTTGGTATTGTGCTTAAACATGCAAATGTAAAATAAAACAAGTGAAGGAATTGGTGATAATAAATGAAATTATTAATGTGTAGACATTGTGGAGATGTTTTTAATCTTGATTATCAATATAAATATTGTAAATGCAAAGCAGTTAAAGGAAGATATTTAAATGATTTAGACGCAGAATATTCAGGAGATTATGCTATTCCTTTAGGTTTTGCAAATAATAGTATATCTGTAGCCATTAAAAATCAACCAATGAGTGGTATGGGATATAATTTTAATGCGTTTGTTATTCCTGCAATATGTGATACTTTTATTAAGAGGTAGTTATATAATAATTGTGTTGAAAAATGGAATTTAATAGTAGAATATCTACACAATTGCATGTTATAATAATACATGAGAGGTGCAAAAAATCATGCAAGATATTATTAATGCTATTAAACTTTCAACTAATCATAATGAAGTAAAGCAAATTTTAAAACCATTGAAAATCAAAGAAGTCATCAAAATTGCAAAATGTTTAGGTATTTGTATCAGAGAAAATGAGAACAAAACTGAAATAATTAATAATATTATTTTAGGAATTATAAAATAGAAGGAAGTGAATATTAATGCAGACAGAAGTAGAAATAATTCATACAAATGAGCTTAAAAAATCAGAATATGTCTGGGCGGTAATTATTTGTGAAACAGAGGAATGGTTAGATACTTTTGAGACTTATCAATTAGCAGAGAAGTTTTGTGAAGATAATGGATGTGTTATTAAGGGGTATGGAAAGCGAACTGTTCCTAATGGATTTATGAAGTAAGAAATAAAATTTATAAAAGTGGTTGACTTTGATTCTTGTAAATGGTAGAATAGGGTAAGAAGAAATTTGAGAGGTGGAAGAAATTATGGAAAAGATAACTGTTAGAGATTGTAAACTTGTAACTATTACTGCGAAAAATAGTTCATTTATCATTTTTATTGGAGCAGAAATTAAATTTTTGAATAATAACGCTCATCTAAAATCTGGTAAAATAACAAGTATGTTGACAGAAGGATTTTATCTAGATAATGAAGATTGCTTAATTACGTGGGATCAAATCTCAGATATTGAAGAAGTTGATACTGAAGGAATATTAATGGATTTTTGTAGTTAAAGCAAAACTAATTTGCCCAAATTACCTGTGCTGAGATGCGAAAGGTAGGCTAACTTATAAGTGACTAATATAAGATAGTTGAAGTGTTATGGCAAACACCCAAACCGTAAAGGGCGGTGGGTGAAAACTCTCCTACCCCAAGGAAATGAACTTAGGGGATATTACATATAAATTGAGAGGTGATTATACAATGTTAAATATTTTTGAGATGGAACATTTGAAGGTAAATAATTTTGTTATTATTAGAGAGTTAGCATTTGGTCACTGCGTTGTTATTACAGATGAATTATGGGATGCTTTATTAAGCAATGAAGAAAATCAGAAGTTAATCAATTCAATGAAGACAACTACTATTAAGGAATAAAAGACGAATTTTAAACCAAATCGAAAGGAGTCAGAGTTTTTATGATAGTAATTGAAGGACGTAACGCTTCCGGCAAGACATGTAAAGTATTAGATGAATTTAACAATGAAGATTCTATATTGATCATGCCACATAGGACTATATATTTTTACACAAAAGACAAAGAAATGGTATGTAAATTAAAAGGAGCATCTGATTTTAGTGAAAGATATTCAGATTATTTAGATCATTATCACAGTAATTCATTTGGAATTCAGCGTAGGGAAAGACGACTAAGTAAGGAAAAATTTGCTAATCGTATGATTACAGGTTATTATAATTCATTCAAAGATGATTATAAAACCATTGTTGTAGATTTAGATATTCCCAAACAGTATATTGAAGGATGCAATATTGACGATGATAAATTGATTGTAACTGTCATTAATAATCAAATGGATGGATTTAGGGAGTATATTAAAACCTACGAAAATTAAGATTTAATTGTTTTTAGAAAGAAGGCTTTAGAAATGGCAAAAGTAACAAAACCAAAAATCCCAAAACAAACTCCTGAAGAACAAGCAAAACAACAAAAGGAGTTTGAACTAAAACAACTCGTAGAAAGACTTCATTTGATACCAGAACCTACATATACATTTAATGTAGGGGATAGAGTAGAAATAGGTAATCTCAAAGATGTTTATGTGCTTGATGTTATTAATGATGGGAAAATATACGAAATTGACTATACATCTATTGAGAACAATTATGGAAACCCCATTACCCATACGCATCAAAAAAGATATGTCCTTTGGTTTAATATTAGAAAATATCAGGATTGTCAAGTCGAACCATTGGTTCGTAACACAGATATTAAACTAAACTATTTTCAAACGGGCATGGGAGATATTTTTGGTAAAGCTTATCATTTTGGTATTAATTTTGAACCAGAATATCAACGTGAATTTGTATGGGAATTAGAAGATAAAGTTTCTCTGATTGATTCGATTTTTAATAATGTTGATATAGGGAAATTTACCTTCTTGCATTACGATGATCAAAGATGGACAGAGACAGGATTTGGATATGAAATAATTGATGGCAAACAACGACTAAGAACTATTCTTGATTTTTATGAAGACAGGTTTGCTTATAAGGGAAGATTGTTTAGCGAATTATCTCATAGAGATAGGAACCATTTTAAAAATTATCCTATCATGGAAGCAGAACTTCATAATTTAACTAGAGAACAAATTCTAAGATATTTTATTATGCTGAATACTGGTGGGCGCATTATGGCAAAAGAACAGATTGATAAGGTTAGAGGTATGTTGGAAAACCTTTAAAGAAAGGAATTGATATATTGTGGATCTACTGCGTAGAATAGCAATGTACTTAATTTTAGTAATGTGTGCTGTATTATTACAACTTTGTTATTATCCATCTTTTTATCTTGGCAATATTCTTGCAAGTTTGTTCTTAGGATTTATAGTTGCAACTGCTATTGTATTTGCAAGACCAGATATATTTAGTTCAAAGAAAAGATAATCCAAGAAATTTATTATTTAGATGGAATTGAGGCGAAAAACAAATGGATTATTCCATATTAAACAATGATAAAGTAATAATTTTTGGAGGTGTGGATTCGTGGCAAAGAAAAGTAAAGGCTAGACTCCCCAATATCACATTAATAGACGGTAATTTAAACTTTGACAAACGACTAATAAAGAACGCTAATATAATATTTATAAATGTTAAAGCAAAACTTTATCATGGATTATATTATAGGGCTAAGAGTGTAATAAAAGAAAACAATATCACTGTCAAATATATAGCTACTACGAATATTGATTTTACTTTGAAAGAGATGTATAATGCGTTAATTAATAGTGGATAGATTTAGATTTAAATGCAAATATAAATATTGTAATATCCTCTACAGTGTGTTACAATATTTATATCGACTTAATAGGAGGAACTACATATGAATATATTTGTCCTAGACTTAGATATTAAAAAATGTGCAGAATACCATGCAAATATTCATGTGAATAAAATGTTGATTGAGGCAACGCAAATGTTATGTTCTGCTTATTATTACACAAATGAATCTCACAAATCACCTTATAAACTAGCACACAAAAATCATCCTTGTACTGTATGGGCAAGAGAAAGTTTATCTAACTGGTTATGGCTTAGAGATTTAGGATTAGCTTTATATGATGAATATCGTAAGAGATATGGCAATAAAGATCATAAGTCAGGAGACGTTATATTGGCTTTAGATGCTCCAAATTTGATTGATAAGGGGTTAACTCCATTTGCTCAAGCAATGCCTTTAGAATACAGGAATGAAGATGTTGTGAGAGCATATAGAAGTTATTATAAGGGTGAAAAGTTTGATATTTTAAAGTATAATAATTGTGAGTGGCCTGAATGGTTGAAAGTTGGATAGGGGGAGAAAATTATGATTATTAGTTTTGAAAAAATAGTTGAAAGATTTATATCTGCACAAGGAATAAGAGCAGTTGTTGTATCTAAATATATTGATGGTGATGAATGCTTGATATCTTTACGAGGAGGATTTAAAACATCTATAAAAGTGGTTGAAGATAAGTTGTATAAAGATGATGTATTATATTGAAGTTGAGGAATTATTTAGTTAGATAGATTGAAGTATAATGAGTTGAATAGATTATTATAAAGGAGGAAATTGAGATGATGTACAAATATATCAATGAACCACATGATGAAATTCAAAAAGAGGTATTATGGAATCCTGCTTCGATACTTGTTAGTTATTTAAAACCAGAAGACGATGCAAAATTAAGAGAAGAATTTAATACTTATAGGGATGCTCACGCTGAAAAAGATGAGGAATTTGAGCCTTGGTATGTATGGGTTATGAATAGACTTGATGAAAGTGTTATGATTAAAAAGTAATCCCATAAAGGTGTGGTTTTAACCTAAGTAAAAAAGGAGTGAATTTAAAATGATTCAAAGAAACATAACTTATTGGGGTAAATCAGTAATTGTTGCATGTGATGAAAAATGTAATAAAGCATGGGGAATGAATAGTAGACCAAAAGTATATTTTAGTGACAGTGATGAAGATGATTATGCTTATCTAACTGATGATGAATTAGATATTGCACCTATTGATCCTGGCACTTATGAAGGATTTGAAATGTCTGGAAAACCACAAACCGAAGAAGAAAGACTAAATAAATGGTGTGTTAGAGAGTGTGAAAGAAGTTATCGTGGAGAATTACCTATTAAGTTAAAAGATTTCAGTAAGAGAATTTATAATATTCCATCGTTGCATACCATTGATGATGTATCTAAAATGGATTATTCTGTTTGGATAACTTTAGATGGTGAACGTTTAAAGATATCTGAAATGACTACAGATCATATTAAGAATTGTATTAAAATGATCAAGCGTAGTAAATTTTTAGATGTTATGGAGCGTTATGATACAGTTCCAGAACCACCTCCAAGATATGTTGTTGATTATGATCAATATAAACCATATTTAGATATTTTTAAGAATGAATTAGAAACACGATAAAAAGTAATTTGAAGGGAGGTTTTATAAATGGATAAAGACGATCTAATGCTTATGAGAAGGTCTACTTGGTGCAAGACAAAAGGAGAATTATTATCAATTCTTGAATAAGATATGAGTTCAAGAGATGGTAAGCAAGAAGAAGAAAATTTTCAAATAATGTATCGAAAAATACGTGAGTTTATTAGCTGGATGGATGAAGAAAGTCCAATAGCATGAACATCTAGTTTTAAGGTATTTGAAAGGAGTGTTAAATATGATTTGTATATATTGTGGAGAAACTATGGAATTTGATTCAAGTGAAGGTGTTGGATACAGTGAGGTTCGTAATTATGAGTGTATTATGTGTGAATCGAGTGTTACTGTTCATGAGAATGGTGAAGAAGATACTTGGGAACATGGAGGTAAATAAGTAGGTTAAGAACAATTAAAACCAAGATTTAAAGGAGGGAAATATAATATGAAACTATGCGAAATTGTCAATAGTAGATTTTGTTATTTCTTGAGAGTTGACGGACAATCCATAAGTTTTCAAGGAAGTTATAATGCTGATTATTTTGCTAATCATTATGCTAATCTTGGATACAAAGTAGAGAGAATTGATCAACATAATGATTAGTTAAACCTTTGATATTCTGGGGAATTAGAGGAGGAAAATAAGAAATGAGTAAATTAACTTTAGCTGAATTCGAAGCAATGGATAGAATCAAAATTGACTCTTTAATATCTTTACTTATTAATGAAGACATTATTGATAAAAGTGAATTATCAAGACTTATGAAAAATAGTATTAATAACCTTGTTAATTGCAGTAGTAAAGAAAACATCAAAGCAGAAATTAGTATATTTTTAATGAATTTATAAAATATAGAAGGAGATTACATAAATGAATAAAGAAAAACAAGGAACATTTCTATGGGTTTTGCAAGAAGTCGCTAAATACGAGAGTGCTTTAGCCAGTTGTGCTATTGAAGGAAATAAGTTTGGAAGAAAACATTTGGATGCTGTTAAAGGAATGGAATTAGTTGAGAAATATAAATATTTGAAGAAAGTTTTTGATTTGTTGGAAGAGAAATATAGTTGATTATTGTAAAATAATGCTTTACATAAATCAAAAATAATGTTATACTAAACACATGAAGAGTTAAAACATTACATAAGTCAAACACCGAAAGGATGTGAAACTGGTTATGGGTAGAGGAAATTATACATAACTAAAATCTTATCTTTTAACCATATTGAATCATGAAATAAAATTAAAAGGAGATTGATTAAGATGAATTTCAAAGAATTTAAAGGTATAATGCAAAAACACGTTGCTGAAATGTTAAAGGATGCTACTCATTTATTTGAGGTAAATGTAGATAAAGATCAAATGTGGGGCGTGTATCTTGAAAACTTTTTGCCAGAATTCAATAAAGTTTTTAGAGAAAGAAGAGAACATGATTGTTCTTGTTGCAGACATTTCATTAAAAACATTGGTAATGCCGTAGTAATTAAAGATAATAAAATTATAACTATTTGGGACTTCGAAACAAATAGTGAAGAATATCAACCATCTGTAAACGCAATGTCTAAATTTATTAAATCTCAAGTTGTTTCAGATATTTATGTTACTAAAGAGAAAAAGATTGGTACAGATAAAAATTTTGAGAAATCTGCAGATGGCAGGATAACTGAATGGCAACACTTTTATCTAGATTTGCCTTCAAAATTCGTTAACACAAGTGGTAAGTCAGAAGGAGATATTAAAGGTGGTTTTAGGGATACAAGAAATGTATTCAAAAGATCATTAGAAGAAATCACAGAAGAAAGTTTGCTTACTGTATTAGAACTTATTTCTCAGAACTCCCTATATAAAGGAGAAGAGTGGAAAGCAGTATTAACTGAGTTTCTTAAATATAAGAAGCAATATGATAAATTAAAACAAGAACAAAAAGAAAATTACACTTGGGAACAATCTGTAAAAGTTGGTGGTTCTATTGGTCGAATCAAAAATCATTCGATTGGAACATTGCTTATGAATATTAGTGAAGGTATGGATTTAGATTTAGCAGTTAAGAAATATGAAGCGATTGTGGCTCCCGAAAACTATAAACGCAGTAAGCCTATATTTACCAAACACATGTTAGAGGATGCTAAGAAAACAATTATTGAACTAGGATATATGGATTCAATAAATGGTCGTAGATTCGCTAATCCAGATGATATCACAGTTAACAATATCTTGTTCTCTAATAAAGATTCTGCCAAGAGAATTAAAGGTGATATATTCGATGAAATGTCTAAAACAGTACCAGTTAATCCTAAAAAGTTCTCAAAAGTTGAGGAAGTATCAATAGATAGTTTTATCAAGGATATTTTACCAACAGCAAAAGAACTTGAATTATTTCTAGAAAATAAGCATTCTAGTAATATGGCATCATTGATTGCTCCTGAAAGCATAGACCATAAAACAATGTTTAAATGGGACAATAATTTTTCATGGTCGTACTCAGGAAATATTACTGATAGTTCTATGAAAGAAAAAGTAAAATCAGCAGGAGGTAATGTAGAAGGTGTTTTAAGATTCTCTATTCAATGGAATGATAGTGAGTTTGATGGAAATGATTTAGATGCTCATTGTATCGAACCAAATGGAAATCTAATATATTTCAGTAAACCATTAAATAGGAATACTACTGGTCAATTAGATGTTGATATTAGAAATCCAATTAAAGGTAAGTCAGCAGTTGAAAATATTACTTGGACTAATAAGAATAAAATGCAAGAAGGTGTTTATAAGTTCTTAGTTCATAACTTTGCTCATCGTGGAGGAAGTGGTGGTTTTAGAGCAGAGGTAGAGTATGATGGACAGATATTCTCTTTTGATTATGCTAAAGAATTAAGACAAGATGAAAAAGTTCAAGTTGCAGAGGTTACTTATGACAAGGTTAAAGGATTTAGTATTGTAGAAAAATTACCTTCAAATGTTTCATCCAGAGAAGTATGGGGATTAAAAACAAATCAATTTATACCAGTATCAGTTGTATGTTTATCGCCCAATTATTGGGATAGTCAAAATGGTCAAGGTAATTTACATTATATGTTTATGCTCAAGGATTGTTGTAATCCTGAAAACCCAAATGCCTTTTACGTGGAGTTTTTGAAACAGGAATTAGTGCCACATAGAAAATTCTTTGAAGCATTGGGAGCAAAAATGGCAGTAAAGGATGTTAGCGATCAGTTGTCTGGAGTTTCTTTTTCATCAACAAAAAGAAATGAAGTATTAGTCAAAGTTAAAGGACAAGCAGAAAGAGTAGTTAAAATTAAATTCTAAAAATAAATTAAAAATTGAAGGAGTGTGTATTTATTATGACAAACGCAAAAGATACAAATATTTTCGAGGTTGCTACACGTAATGGTTATAGGTTTCAATTTAAAGGAATGATTAGTGTTGAAGACCTTTGGCAATTATCATCTAAAGAATTAGATTCAATTTACAAAACTTTGAACTCTGAATTGAAAAAAGTACAAGAGGAAAGTCTACTCCAAGTAAAAACACAGCAAGATCAAGAACTTGATATCAAAATTGAAATTGTTAAATATATCTTCCAAGTTAAGCAAGATGAAGCAGAAAAACAATTGCAAGCAAAAAGTGTAAAAGAACAAAAGCAAAAACTTATGGAAATTTATGCATCCAAAAAGGATGAAGATTTGTTGAAAAAGTCTCCAGAAGAAATTAAAGCAATGATTGATGCATTAGATATTTAATGTCTGATTAGTTAGATTTGTTTATAGGTAGGGAGTTAATTCTTCCTGCCTATAAAATACATAAAATAAAAGTTAAAGAGGAATTTAACGAAATGAGATATTTAATATGGTACATACGATCATTATTTTGCAAACATGATTGGAAACATGAAGAATGCAAATGGAATACTAAAGATATATATAGATGTACAAATAATGGATATACAGTTAGTGCAACTTGTAAATTATGCGGTTGGCATAGGTCTTATGAAAAATATTAATTCCATTAAAACAAATAATTTATGGGAGAAAGGAGGACTAAAATAAATGGAAGAAATTAAAGAAATACAATCAATTTTTATTGCGAAAGATGGAAAGAAATTTAAAAGTAAGATTGCTTGTCAAAATCATGAAGATACATTAGATAGAGCTGAATATAAAAACAAAATTAAAACAATGAATCTGGATGAATTAAATATTCAAATGGTAAACTTTTTAGGTGAGAAAAATAAACAATATGCTAATGATTTAAATGATGCTTTTGAGATAGCAGAAAAAAGAGGTTTATTTAGCGGAGAAGAGTATTATTTATACAAAGATTATACTAATAACTGGTGTATTGGACATAAGGAATGGGAGTCAATACAAGATGATGTTGTAACTGATACAATTCCAGAAGTAATTTGTAAGTTTGCTTTATTAAAATTTCATGAATTACTTTAATGTCAATAATTTATGTGGAATGAGGTGAATAAAAATAATGTTATGTCTAAGAAATGAAACCTGTCACAAAGATACGTTATTCTGTTGCTATTCGTGCGAAGTGGTATGTTCAACAAAAAATGATTGCAATGATGAAGAATGTGAATATAATCCAAATAGTATTGAAAATAAAAAAGAGCAGGATATTAAACAAAAAGACGATATTAAATGGTTATTAGTAGCACTTCTGAAAGCAGGTAAATATGCAGAAGTAGATTTCAATAAGATTACTGAGGTAGCTAGGCGTAATGGATATAAAATTGATGAAGATTTAGATTTGGTTGAAATTGAGGAAGAGTAATAAAGGAGGAAATAAATGAAAACAACACTATTTTCTATTGGAACGTTATCCTTATTCATATTTTCTTATTTAGCAGGAATGGTAATGATGGCAGATAAGAAAATATATCTTTCAGATTTGTCAAAAACTTATGTGGTATTCAAAGGTAATGGCAAATTGTTTGTAATATTTTACGGTATATCATTAATGTCTACTGTTTTAGTTTGTTATTCATTTTGTAAACTTTAAATTAACTATGGGGGGAAAATAACATGTTAAATGAAAAGAACAGTGTAAAACTAGACAAAGTTAAAGGAATTCTTGACCAAAGAGGAATTATTTATGATGAATATGCTAATGGACAACTACAAGTTGATGGAGTAAATTATTGGTGTACTTCTCAAAAATGGTATGATCCTAAAAGTGGAGAAAAAGGTGTAGGTATAAACTCATTTGTAAAATTTATTTCTTAGAAAGAGAGGAAAAATAAATGATGAATCAAGATTTTAGACATGAATTAATGGTATTAGCAAAGAATTTAGAAGAATCAAACGAACAATTAAAAGTAGATTATAGTAGAATTCTTCTTGGTCAAGGTATTTCAGGAGAATATAAGGGTAGTAGATTTCATATTACATATCTTCCAGATATATATTGTCTTATTAGTATGGAAGACCATAAAGAACATTTATTAATGGAATTGGTTGAGTCATTGGATGAAGCATTAGACTATAAATCATTTGTTAAATATCATGAAGTTGGCGACACTCTATTAACTATTGAATGGGATAAAAAAGACCCTGTTGGGAGATTAGCAGAGCTAAGAGATAAACTAGATAAATCAGAACTTTATGATCTTAAAAGCATTTAAAATATTGATTTATAGGAGGTGAAACAAATAAAACTAAGTGAATATAGACATATTTTTATAGAACACCTTAAATCTATTAGTGATGAGGATTTTGATAAAGAACTAAAAGATGCAGGAATAGAAAATCAACCATCTTGTTTAGAATGTACTTGTTTTACTTGTAATGATAGATGTGGGAGTCCTACTTACAGAAATTGTGGTTTAGGTAATTGTGGATTATGTAATTTAGAGTTTTGTAAATTTTGTGACTATAATATTTGAATTATTGAAATATACGAACCCTGAAACACGCTTGTAGCAAGGGTTTGAAAACCAATATTTCCTATAAAAATCAAATTTTATAGTATGTTAAGAAAGGAACTTAATATGAATTATTATTTTACAGCAGATACTCATTTTGGAAGTGAAAGAGTTCTTAAATTTGGTCGCAGACCATTTGATTCAGTTGAAGAGATGGATAATGCAATGATTAATAATTGGAATAGTCTTGTTGATCCAGAGGATACTGTATATCATCTAGGAGACTTTGGTAATTATGAGGTATCTAAATCATTAAATGGAAAGATAGTTTTACTTTGTGGCAATTATGAAATGGATGATTTAGGAATGTCAATTGATGAATTTATTAAGTCTTTTTATTATCCACATTTTAACCAAAGTAATATAGATATGATTAATGCCGGATGCAGAACATTAGAGCATGATTTTAATTTCCATAGAGTATTTTATAATTGCGGAGAATCATTGCCATTCTTAGGATATAATTGTACTCATAGGCCAGAGGATTGCGATAAGAGTAAGTTCAATTTGTTTGGTCATGTTCATGGACTATGTAAGATTAAGAGATATGGATTAAACGTTGGAATCGATTGTCATAATTTTAAACCAGTAGGATTGACTGATATTGAGTTTTTCAGAAATGCAATTAATAATGTATATGATAAAAATGTTTTTGAATAAAAGGTTGACTTATCTTGCTAAATTGTGGTATTATGAATCAAGAAATAAATATTAGAGAGGAGAAGGATAAGTGAATAAATACGATATAGGATTATTGGTTGGTCGTTTCAATGTATTTCATATAGGTCACAAATCATTATCAGATTTAGCTTTAACTATGTGTGATAGATTATTAATTCTTGTAGGATCTGCTCAAGAAAGTGGCACATTGAGGAATCCATTTAGTGTAGAAACAAGAATTAAAATGATTAAGGAAATTTATCCTGATAATAATGTTATTGTTCGTGGATTGCCAGACTTAACTAATGAGAATGATATTTCGGCAGAATGGGGTAAATATTTACTTGATAAAGTTCATGATATTATTGGCAAGAATCCAGATATAATGATTTATGGCAATGATGAATCTAGGTCAGGGTGGTTTGCTCCAGAAGATATTAAAGATATTATGGAAATTGTTGTGCCAAGATCAGGGATTCCAATATCCGCAACAGAATTAAGACAATTAATGGTAGATAATAATTGGTTAAAATGGTACGAATATCACAGTCCAGAATTATATGAACATTATTATGATTTGCGGTTAGAATTAATGAATTGCCCTAAGTATAAGGAGAATTAAACCATAAAATAAATACTTGACAAACTACTCAATACCGATGTATAATGAATCATAAGGTTGATTCAGGAAAAACTTTATATATATTGAAAGGATGTGAATTGAGGCATGGGGAAAGAGGTATATACATAACCAATTTAAAGTAATGTAAACTCCATTTAACCAATAAATAAAATTATGAAAGAAGGAAACTTAAAAATGAAAACACAATATAATGAAATCGTAGATGTACAGGCAATTGGAGCACCACAAAACACTCGTAGTCTTAATGAAATTCTTGCAAAAGCAAATCAAGAAAAACTTCAACCTGCATCTAAGAACGTAGAGCAAATATTGGTAATTGGAATTGATATCCAAAATGATTTTTTAGAGCAGGGAGCTTTAGCAGTACAAGGCAGTTGTGCAGATACAGCAAGATTCACACAATTCATCTATGATAACATGGATAAAATTGCTCAAATTGCAGTATCAATTGATACTCATAACCCATTCCAAATCTTTCATCCTTGTTGGTGGGTAGATACAAATGGTATTAATCCTACTCCATTCACACCAATTACTTTAAAGGATTTAGATGATGGAAAATGGTTTCCAGTGGTTGATCCAATTCGCTCCAGACGTTATGTTGAAGGATTAGAATCAAAAGGTAAGAAAAACTTATTAATTTGGCCTTATCATTGCCTTCAAGGAACTCATGGGGCAGCACTAGAAAATCAATTTGCGAACATGGTTTATTTTCATTCAGTTGCTAAGAAAACAATGGTTAATCGAATTGTCAAAGGGACAGATTGTTTCAGTGAGATGTATGGACTGTTCGCTCCTGAATTTGATGAAAAAGGATTTATCAACTTAGATGTTTTAAATAAAATAGCTAAATTTGATAAGATCGTAATCGCTGGTCAAGCTTCTGATTTCTGTGTATATGAAAGTATTAAACAATTACTAGAGTTCCATAAGAGTAATCCAGAACTCTTAAAGAAAGTTTATATCTTAGAAGATTGCATGTCTTCTGTAATGGATACACCTGAACAGAAAAAGATTAGATATGATGAGCTAAAGAAAATCTATAAAGTAAACATTGTAAAATCAACAGACTTGGTTCTGTAATTTAAAAATAATAAATAAACCTAAAAACTAAATATAAGAAATGAGGAATATTAAAATGACAGTAGAAACAATGGATATTTTAGGACTAGATGATATTGAGCAAGAAAATACTTCAATGGATGATCTTAATAGTGAAAACATTAATTTAATCTTTATTGCAATTGATGAATCCGGCTCAATGGGTGGATATATACAAGACATGAAGAAAAATCTTTCAGAGTTTAAAAGTGCATTGACAGATTCTAAAGAGTCAGATGAAATGCTAGTGGCTAGAGCTAATTTTCATGATAGTAGCATTGATATTGGTGGATATAAAAAGATTGAAGAATTTGATACGGCTTACAATGTTTATGGTATGACACCGTTATATGATGTAGTTGTTGATGGAGCAGAGAAATTAGTTAATTATATGACATATCTAAAGAATCAAGGTATGAGAGTTAAAGCTGTATTTGCTGTATTTAGCGATGGAGAAGATACCAGTTCTAAAAATAGTGTTAGTCAAGCAAAAAATATTATCACAGACTTAAATAGTAAAGAGGTCACGACTGCATTCATCAGTTTTGGTTCAAGTGCTATGAGAGAAGCAAAGAATATGCAATTCAAAAATATTCTTCAAGTTGGTTCTTCTGCTAGTGAGTTGCGTAAAGCATTTGATTGTCTATCTAAATCAGTTATTGAAAGTTCAAAATCTGTTGTTGCTCAAGCAGATGATTTCTTTACAATGTAATATGTAATAATTTAATTGGCTAGTCTTGTTTGAAATATAGCAGGACTAGTCACAAATAGGAGGTTATAATGTTAATTTGTAAAATTGGTTATGAGCATATTGAAAAAGGATTGAATTGTCAAGATTTTGGTTTTGAGAGTGACAAGCATAAATGTATAATGGATGGTTGCTCAGAAGGTAAACATAGTGAAGTTGGTGCTAAATTGTTTGCACATTTGTTTTCTAAAGGATTAGATCCTATTGAATGTTTTGAAAAATTATCTGAAATATTTCATGATTATGAGGATATAAGAAATCATATGCTATTTACCGTATTATTTGTTTCCCAAACTGATAAAGAATACATAGTTGATATTTGTGGAGATGGATACATAATTAAACAAAAACATGATGATTCAATTGAGTACGAAAAAATAGGTGATGAAGGTAATGCACCTGAATACTTTGCTTATAATTATGTTTCATCAGACCATTTATCAAAGTATAAAGATGGTGTTGAAATTAAGCGTCACTTCTTATCTAAACATGAATATAAGGCCGTAGGAGTGGCATCTGATGGCTTAGAATACATTCTTAATGGTCCATTTAAAGATGAGTTTGAAAAACATCTAATAGGAAGAAAAGAATTTGCAATCAGAAGATTAATTAACCGTGAGCATAAATATTTTAAGGATGATATTTCGATTGTAATTTGAGGTGAAAGTAAATGAATGTAAGTGCTAAAATATTAAAACAAACTCCATTGGCAGAAGGTGGAGAAGGAATTATTTATGATTTAGGAGATAATGTTCTCAAAATTTATAAAGATTCCGTTAACAAGCAAGAAAAATTACAAAAAATTAAATTATTAATGACTAAATCTTTACCTTCAAATATAATTAAACCTATTGATATTGCTTATGATTCACAGAAGAAATTCATTGGTTATATCATGCCGAAAGCAGAAGGTGAAGATGTTAAGAAATTAGGAAACAAGAAATATGTTAAAGTTAACAACATTACCATTCAAGATATTAGTAAATTGGCATTAAGGATTAAAGAAACACTATCTATTCTACATACTCAAAACATTCTTATCAGCGACTTAAATGATAGCAATATATTATTTACTAAAGACTTTGAACCATATTTTATTGATGTAGATAGTTGGTCTATTGATAATATCAATTGTACTGTTTGTATGGAAACATTTAAAGATCCTAAATTAGTTTCCAGTAATTTTACTAAAGAGACTGATTCGTTTTCATTTGCTGTGTTATTATTTAAGATGTTGACAAGGCTCCATCCATTCGGTGGTACAACTAACCCAGACATGGATATTATTCAGAGGATGCGTAAAGGAATTTCAGTAATCGAAAATTCTAAAGTAATTGTACCAAAGAATATTAATAAGTGGGAATTTATGTCTCCAAGTTTGCTTTTAGATATGAGAAGTATTTTTGAGCAAGGTAAAAGATTTATGATAGACCAAAACTTAACAGATTTTATTACTAACTTAAAACTTTGCAATATTCATGGTGATTATTACTACGGAAAATATAAAACTTGCCCTATATGCGATGGTAATGCAGTAATTGTTCAGGTTCCTACTAAAGTTGTTGCCAATGGAACTATACCTTATATTGTTTTGATTGCCTCAAATGGTGTAAAAATGATCTTAGGCGTAGATGCATTTATTGATGATAATGATTTTGTAATTCACAACAGGACAAAAAAGAAAGTCAAATTGATTAATGGTAATAAATATTATTTCTCAAATGATGGAAAAAATGTTTTTACTGTATCAAATACTGATATTGGTGTAAGCAATCAGAAAGGTACATTTATATTTGAGAAGATTAATAGAAGCCAAGTTGTTGTTAAAGATTCAGTGGTTTATTATCTTAATTCAAGTTCTAATCTTGTTGAATTGACAGTAGGGGATATCGGAAATTCTTTGAGAACAATCACTAAAACATCTTTTAACGCTATATTTGAAGTATATGATAAGGATAATTACTTTGTATGCAATAATTATGATGGATTTAAAATTGTTAATGTTAGTGGATATAATTATCAAATGAATGACAATGCTAAGATTATTAATTATGGTATTCATTATGACGCAACGAAGAAGAATTGGTTATTTATTACTGAAGATGATAAGGGTAATTTTAAGACGTTGATTTTTGATAAAAATAAGGTAGTTTATATCAGTGATTCAATTAGATATCAAACTGATTTAGGGAATTTATGTTTTAGTGGTGGAGTTATTTTTAGTCCTAGTGATAAGGTTATTAGAGGATTTGGATTTGAGAAGAATATTTATAAGGATTTTCCTTGTGATGTGGTTAATGATGGATCTAAGTTAATTAGAGAAGGCAATAAATTTATTGTAATTAATGAGAAGGAAGTTTATAGATTAGGGTAAATATTAAAAAGACAATTTCTAGAATCTGCATGGGAGTAGGGTTGCAGGGTTTAGTAATTCCATTAAAAGAATAGATTCATTGGAATAGGAAAGGAGAATTAAATTGATTAATGAATTTAATCCAAAATTTCAAGATGGAGAAAAAGTATTATTAGATGGTAAAATTGTCACGGTAAATGAATGGGGTTATACACTGAAACAAGCTAGATATACTTATACTATAATTGAAAATCCTGCAACATTTTATTTTGAACATGAATTAAAGAAGTTGTTGGTTTAGAACAAGTCTTTTGTCTTGTTGTATTAAAGAAAGGAGAGTGATTAAATATGAAACCAATATTCAAATGTGATTTCTGTACTATGTTACTCCCAAAAGAAGAAATGGAAATCCATGAAAAAGTTTGTGATTATAATGTGATAAATAAAACTTGTTTGACTTGTAAAAATGCTAGAATGAGAGATGGGAGATTACAATATTGCAGAGTAGGAGAGCAAATGAATGTACAACATGGGTTTATAATTAAGATTTATCCGGTTGTAGGTTGTGATAAGTGGGAATTTGGGATTCCGAATGATATTAAGGGGATTTGAGGTGGATAGAATATGAATTTACTAGGTGGTAGAGCAGGATACAATAATGTAATGTTTGAATCAGAAACTCATACTTCAACAGCAATAAGAAAAGGCAATAATATTATTGTAAATAAAATACTCAAAGATGATAAGCAAAATATTTTAGAGAATTTTCTTTACAGAATACCTTTTGCTAGAGCATATTGGATTATATTAAAATTAATTTTTACAAAATTTGGTTTGTTATTATTGGCACTAAGTCTTATTTATTCTTATGGTCTATACAATTTTGAACCAAGCAGTCTACAAAACAGTAACTATCATAATTTCATTATATTGCCTATTTTTATGTTGTTATTTAATAAATGTAGTAAAACGAAATATTATCATGGAGCAGAACATAAAGTGGTAAATGATTACGAAATAAATGGTAAAGTGTCGATTGAAACATCAATGAATCAAAGTTGTGTAAATGATAATTGTGGAACTAATTTGTATATTGGATTAATTATAATTAGTGGATTATTAGTTTCATTAGTTCATTCTGGAGCAATGTTATTAGGATGGGGAATTACATATGAAGTAATGAGATCTGATAATAGGATTATTAAGTGGTTTGTTAAGCCAATTTATTTTGTAGGAAGTTTATTGCAGAAATATATTTTCACAAAGGAACCAAGTGTGGAACAATTAGAGGTTGCTATTATGGCATTTAAGGGGTTAGAGGAGGAAAATAAATGTTAGGTAAATATCTTAAAGACCTTGGTATATTAGAAGACAATACTCCTCAAGGTTGGAATAAAGATGATTCAAGGCAAGAACGATGGATTAAAGAAAGAGAAATATATGGTTTTGATGAAAAAGAAACTTGGTCAATGGACTTCACATTTAAACTATGGTTATATGAAAGATTATCTATGTACAATGAAAAGGACTGACGAGCAGAAAGAAAAAGTAGAAGATATAGTTAATATATTTGCATTGTGTTTGCCTAGTTTATGGTGGTAAAGTATTAGAATGTAAGGGGGTGATTAGAATGTAGAAATAAAAGTTTTGTTGGACAACGTATATTATCCAAGCTGTGGGGAATAATAATTATCACAAGGTTAAATAAGAAGGAGTGATAATTATTATGCAAAATGTAATAAATAATGTTCAACAACCACAACAATTTAATCGAGGAGAGATATGGTTAGTTGATCTAGGAGAAGGCAAGGGATCTATCCAAGGAAAATTGCGTCCATGCATAATTGTAAGTAATAATATGGCAAATCGCTACAGTCCAGTTGTGCATATATGTCCAATTAGTTCTATCGGCACGAAGTCAAAATTACCAACTCACAAAAGCATAAATAAAAACTCTTCAGGACTATTAAGAGATTCTATTGCTCTCTGTGAACAAGTTATGTTAGTTAACAAAAATGAAGATATATTTTTGAAGAAAGTTGGATATTGTAATTCTGAAACTATGGAACGTATAAATCAAGGTATACTTATTCAATTCTCAATAGGTCAGAAAGATAAGAATATTGTGTATGCATAAATAAAAGGAGAAGGATGTTTATTGAAAAATATAAAGTTATTAACAATTGGCAAAAAGGTGTTGCTAATTGTTAATAACTAAAACCGTAAAAATGAAATGGAATGCAAGTATTAAAAAATATTATGAACAAAGAGATTATATCTTTACAAAAATGGGCAATGAATTCGAAGTGAAAGTAGAGGATTTACCTCATAGTTCACACGCATTAGTCGATATTCAGTGTGATGGTTGCGGAGAAATTATAAAAAATGTCATATGGCGACATTATATAGATTTAAGACATGAGGGTGAAAAATATTATTGTATAAAATGTGCCATAAAACTGTTTGTGAGTGAAAATGGAAGAATTACAAAATTAAAAAATAGTAAATCTTTTTATCAATGGTGTTACGATAATCTCCCTAAAGAATTGGCAGATTGGATATTATCTAGATGGGATGATGCAAAAAATATAAAAAATGGGAAAGTATTAAGCCCTAATGATGTAAGCTTTAGTTCCGCAGGTTTTAATAAAAAAGGTTATTGGTTTAAGTGTTTAGAACATCCAGAACATGAAAGTGAATTAAAAAGTATTAGTAGTTTTACAAATGGACAAAATGGAAGTCTTGATTGCAATATGTGTAATATGGTTGTGACAACTCATCCACATTTAATTAAGTATTTGGTAAATAAAGAAGATGCAAATAAACATTCTTTTGGATCAAATCCAAAAATACCTATGAAATGTCCAGATTGTGGATATGATAAAAATTTAAATTTTAGCACCTTAGTAGTACATGGATTTGCTTGCCCTAGATGTTCCGATGGTGTGAGTTATCCAGAGAAGTTCTTTCTATCTTTTTTAGAACAATTACATCTAAATTTTAAATCTCAATTGAGTAAAATAACTTTTAAATGGTGTGGTGGATACAGATATGATTTTTACATAGAAAAATTAGATAAAATTGTCATTGAAATTCAAGGAATTCAGCATTATGAAGAAATAACAGGTAATTGGAAAGTTTCATTAGCAGAAGTTCAGGAAAATGATTTTGATAAAGAGTGGTTAGCGAGAACAAACAATATTAATAATTACATAATAATCGATTGTAGAAAGTCTGAGTTAGAGTGGATAAAGAATAGCATAATGAGGTCTAGATTGCCCATATTACTTAATTTTAAAGAAAAAGATATAGATTGGTTGAAGTGTCATGAGGCTGGATGTTCAAGTTTAGTTAAAATTTCATGTAATTTATGGAATAGTGGAATTAAAAGGACTGTAGAAATAGCAGATATAATAAAGGTTCATACCTCTACAGTTTCTAGATATTTAAAACAAGGTGTAGAATTGGGGTGGTGTGATTATGATACTAAAGAAGTAATGCAAACAAAAGTTGTTTGTTTAACAACTAATGAAATTTTTAATTCTATAACTGATGCAACAAGTAAGTATAATATAAGGAATAGTGATATTTCATCATGTTGTTTAGGTATACAAAAATCGGCAGGAAAACATCCCGAAACAGGGGAAAAGATGGTTTGGATGTATTACGAAGAATATATTTTTAAAGATAAACAAGAAATAAAGTATATACTACATAGTTCAAGAGATATGAAGATAATATGTTTGACAACAAACAAAGTATTCAATTCTATTGCAAACGCATCAAAAGAATATAATATAAATCGTGTCGGAATTGGAAGATGTTGCAAAAATAAACAAAAAACATGTGGTAAAGATCTTGAGACTGGTGAATTACTTAAATGGATGTATTTAGTAGATTATGAGAATATGATTAAAGATCAAAATAATAAACCTCCGTAGAATACATGATTGTAAATAAATAAATTATTACAAAATAATACAAAGGAGATAATACAATAAATGGTCGAGACACTAATAGCATCGCTCATATTCTCTAAAATATATCTTTACATAAAACTAGGAAAATTCCAAATACATAAAGAATCATACAATATAAAACCAATACTAAAAAGATGGAGTATCTATCCAGTTATATTAATGTCTATATTTTACATCTATCTACAATATACAATAATGAATCAAAATTACTACTTTCTTCAATATCAACACATAATAAAGAATGCTATATTAGGATCATATATGATTCTAGGACTTGATGTTCTATTTAGGCATGAGAAGTATAAAGAGTATATTATCGCTTGTTGTAGTCTCTTGTGTGGATTTGTATTGAATTATATTGTAATGTACTTTAATCATGGGATGATGCCTATTTTCCCAGATGTATCTTATTCAACTGGTTACACTCAGTATGATATGATTATGAATGCTTCTAAGTTTAATGATTTTCATGTTTTAGGTGATCATATGACAAATCTAATATTTTTGTCCGATATATTTGATATATTTGGTATGTCAATTTGGAGTATTGGTGATATTTTAATAAGAATATTTGCTTTTATAATAGTTTACTGTTCAGTCAAAGAAATTAATAAGGTATATATGAATCAATAAATAAAATAATACTTGCGTTACACCTTGTCTTATGGTATACTTATTACAGGTTAAGAAATGAATAAGAAAGAGGTAATACATATGCAAGGTGTAACAAATGCTTTATTGAACATGGTTCTTATATCCTTACCTGAAGAAATATTTGTAACATGTATGACATTAATATTGTTCAAAAGATTTGATTTACTTGACATAAGAATGTGGAGAATAAATATTAAGTGGATTATAATACCTTCATTGCTGATGGCAATGTGTATAAGTATTTTTAAGTATATTATAATTTTGCCTAAATTATTAACATCAATAATCTCATTAATAATATTTTGGTTGGCGATTATTTACATAATAAGAATTACTGAAATAACTCAAGAAAATAAACTAATATTTAAAACCATAGTTTACTCAATGATTACTCTAATAATAGTCAGTTTAATTGAATTAGCTTATATGCCACTAACGTTTTCATTGTTAAAAATTCCTTATGAATATTTTAATCAAAATATTTCTTATATGTTTTTACTAGTAATTCCTTCTAGAATTTTAGAATTCTCAATAATAATATTTTTTATAGTTAAGATGAATGAACAAGTAAATATCAAATTGTACAATTTAGTGTTCAAAAATAAACCATTAACCAATATGATAATTTTTATAATATCTTTCTTAACACTATTTACAATTTATGTTGTGAAATTGATAGGATATAATAATATCTTAAGCACATTGCCAATTTGGGAACAAATATTATCAATAGGATTCATTCTAAGTCTACCAACTATATTTCTTATGGTGTTGTGGTATATGATAAATTGTGTAGTCGGTATAGAAAAACGTATACAGCAAACGCAAGAAAATCTTATTGATTAAGATGATTAAGGCATTTGTTATATAAATAAATTCTTGGAAAGGAGGTGACATTAACATGAAGAAAGTATATATTGTTCTTGCTGGATTAGTATCTATGTTAGCACTATTTACATCAAATATGGCTTCTTGGGCGTTTTCTTATCAACCAAAAGATCCTAAATGTCTAAATAAATAATTTTAATCACTTTTACATATAGGAGAGGACTTCGGTTCTCTCCTATAACCATAATATAAATTAATAGACAATTGAAAATAATTATGTTGACATATCCATACATAATAAGATATAATTATACTATCAGTTAAAGAAAATTATTTTATATCTTATTAAATATGAAAAGGATGTGCATTATTATGTTCAACAAATTATTTGCCAAATCAACTAATACCACCAACACTGAGGTAAATGCCAAAAAGGATTTTAAGAAACTAGCTAGTTTAATTATGCTTGCTAAAGGAACCCATAGGACAATCAATAATTTTGGAGCAGACTGCAAAATTGAAGGAGGGTACATAGAACTTATCGTTCGTGAAAAAATAAATGTTTATCCGAACGTTCAAACCCTCAATGTTTTCGCAAATAATTCAGAAGGTAGGGTTTCGTTGCAGGATCTAAAAATAGCATGTGGATACTCTTTATATGCAAATAATGATTTAGAGCAAATAAAAAATATTCGTGTCAGAAGAGGAGATTTTTGTTTCGCAGACTTTGGTGACAAAGGGATAGATAGTGAAGTAGGCGGCCCAAGAATGGTGCTTGTGGTGCAAAATAATAAGGGGAATGCTTGCTCTAGCAACTCTATTGTCATAGCGATGACAACTAGATCCAAAGCTAAGATGCCGACTCACGTTTTCGCAAGCAGTAAAGAATGTAATATCCCACAGGACTCTATTATATGTTGTGAATTACCAAACACAATATCAAAAAGAAGATTAATAGGAAAGAATGGAGTATTTCAAAAAGTCGCTGAATGTCCTTCAAATATAATGTTGAAAGTTGAAATTGCCCTTATGAAATCTGAGGGTATTTTAGAATTACATGTAAACGAAGAGGAAGCAATAGAGACTTTGAAAAATCTAAATAAAGTTAAACCAATCAGACAGAATATACAAGAAAATAATTATACTAGTGTAGGGCAACAGGTGGCTTATGCATGATAAAAGAAAGGAAGATTAAATAATTTAATGAGTTTTATAGAATTTGTATCAAATCATTCTGCTAAGTGGTTAGCAAAAAAAGTACCTAATGATAAATATCCTACCGTAGAAGATCAGATTGAGGTTTTCACATATGGTTTCATGGTAGTTTGGGGTGCTATTTTTAAGGCTATGTTAATGGTATCTTTAGCATCTATTTTTAGCATAAAGCTTCCTACCCTAATAATCGCCTTGACCTTCAGTAGTTTACGTATCATAGCAGGTGGATACCATTTCGGGGAATATAATAAATGTATAACTTTTTCAACCATTCAGTTCATTGGATCAGCATTATTAATCAAATATACACTCCAATATTGGTCATTTATAGACATGTGGTATTTATTCAATTTCTGTGTTGTAATGACAATGTATATAATTTATCGTTATGTACCTAGAGATACACCAAATAAACCAATCACAGAGCCATTAGAAATCAAAAAATTCAAAAGATGGTCATCATATTATCTATTTATATGGACAATCATAATGACCATCTCCCTACTTTTCAATCTAAAGATTATTGTAATTTCAAGTTGTTTTGGATTATTATTAGAATTATTTAGTATAAGCAGAATAGGGCAAATTGTTTATTCTGCGCTAGATTCAAAAATAAAATAAAAAGGAGTGAACACCCATATGCAATCCATAACAAATGCCATCCTAAACACCATATTTGTTGGCCTCCCTGAACAAATGTTCATTGTAATCATCGCATTATCACTTTTAAAAATTAATGATCTACTAGATATTTTAATGTGGAAACGTAGTCTAACATGGATTATGCTCACAGCATTACCAGTAGCAATAATGGCAAATATCTTCAAGTATATTATCATAGTACCAAAACAAAATTCTATATTATCAATTATGTTTCTAATGATAATCTTAATGGAATACATAGTCATCACAAACAGTTTTGACATAAACATATCATTAATATTTAAAACAGCAATCTATACAGTCGGAAGCTTCGTCATTGTAGGAATAATAGAATACGCATACTGTCCACTTCTATTATCGTTATTAGATAAGCCATATAGTTTTTTTAATGATAATGTCATGTACAATATCTTATGGGCCATTCCAATCAAAATTTTGCATCTATGTATTGTTTCCTTAATTCTAGTTAGAAAAAACAGCAAAGTAAAAATTAATCTATTTAGTTCGGTTATCAGAAATAAATTTATTATTAGTGGTTTGTTGTTAGTATTGTCAACTAGAGTTCTAGTGGTAAATTATATGAACAAATTAGTAGAAAACAATAGCATTATAATTAAATTACAATTTATTGATGAACTAATTGCTATTGTTATAATAACATCTATTCCAGTAATATTTTTAACATGGTTACTAATGGTAATTAATCATTATTTATGCAAAGAAAAAACAGCACAAATGGTTTGTGAAAATGTTGGGAATCAAGATTATGAGAATATGATTAATTAAGGTGAGAGATATGATAATCAAGTGTATAAAATAAATTATTTGACATTATGCAATCAATAATGTTATAATGATATAATCATAAATAATAAAACTAATCAGGCATTCTTCTTGACGTATTGGCATATTATATATTATAATAGCATTGCGTATTATTAACCAATACATAGCAACATAACTTGTTGCTGATATGTCAAAAGGAGGAATAAATATTATGAAACAAGATCGTCAAATTCTTGAGGATATTCTTAATTTAGTCATTGAAGATTATTCAAATGACAATCAAATTCAAGAGCAAGTCATAGGCAAATTATTAGAAAGAGGTATACCGAGGGGCAGAACTACAGGTATATTCACTAAAGCAATTCCTTTGGTTTATGTTGAAGAAATTGAACTATGTTTATTTACAAAATATCTTTATGGATACACTCACCGAACAGAAATAAATCCAGATGAGTTCTTTACAGAGATTGAATTGTCTTCTGCTGATTATTACAAAAAACTTGATAAAGAAAAAGTTAAGTATATTTTACTTCATAATGTCGATCAAATAGATGATAGTCAATGGTTATGTACAAAGGAAACTTATCAAAATATTAATCTTTATATGGGTAATGGACTATTAACATATAATCCAAATACTCAAAGACAACTTTTAAAAAGACGAAGTGGAAACAGAATTGTTGAATCTATTAATATTGACAGCAAAAAGGTATCAGAAATTACAGAGTCAATGATAGATGGTTCTTTTTGCACTAATGCTATTATGTGGAACATTCGCAAAATAAATGGACAAGAAAAGTTTAAGTATGATCTTAAAACTAGAACGTTATTAATTGAACCAGATAATGCGTCTACGTTAGTAGACATAATTGATGGTGCAAATAGAACCTGTGGCATGTTAAAAACTGTTGAAATTAAGAATGACATAGATAGGGTTACATCAATTTATATTCACCACGTTACAGAAGAGCGTGCCAATGAAATAATTCGACAAGAAAGTAAAAGTACACAAATTGAAACTGAATGGGTTGATTTTAAAAATACAGCCAATCCAAATATGGAAGTAGCAAAAGCTATTAATTCTAGACAAAGGGCAAACGAAATGTTTAATCGTATAGCCTTAAATGAAAAGGAATTGATTATTGAAAACAAATTAATGACATTTGATACTTTATCAAAATCCATTGAATTTCTTTATGATCTTAAAGAGGAGCCAGTTATTAGAACCGCACAAGTTGAAAATGATATTGTAGAGTTGTTCAATAATATTATTGGACTCAATTATTCAAAGTTTAAAACAGAATTATCTAATACCAAAGAAAATTCATATCTTGCACATAACAACATGTTTATGGGGTATATTATTTTAGGAGATTTATTAAGACAAGAATATGGTGATGACTGGAAACCTAGATTAGTAAAAGTATTAAACTCTTTAGATTTCGATAAATCAAATAAAATTTGGAAAAAAATTGGAATCGAAAATCATGTAAATTTATCTACATTTAAAAAGATTTCTGATTATTTTAAAGATGTTGTTTATCAACTTCAGAAGGAGGTATCATAATGTCATTAACTATTGAAAGAACTTTATTTAACGAAGAATTGAAAAATCGTTTTCTTGATGAGAAATATCCTAATGAAAGCACTAGAGTGACAAATACCTCTATCTTAAAAAGTGTTAGTAGATTCGAGCATGAAAAAAACAAAGATTTGAGCAAATTTAGTTACGAGGAAGTAAAAGAATTACTAATTGGAATGAAAAAGAAATCTCTTAAATCATTAGGTGTATCTTATACAATTATCATGCAATATCTTGATTGGTGTTTATTTAACAATTACAGTTCAATGAACGTATTGAAATTAGTTGATAAAAAAGAAGATTTACCAAAATATATCCATCAAGTAGCTCAGAGAAATTCCTATATCACTAGAGAACAAATGTATGATTATTGTGACGGATTGTATAATTATGTCGATAAAGCATTAATGGCATCATTATATGAAAATATCAGAGGCAGAACAATAAAAGGACACACCTATGAAGAATTAAGAAATCTAAAAATGAGTGATCTAGACCCTGAATCAAATATAGTTATTATAACTAGAGATCCAGATGACAAAATTAAAAATCCTCGACCAAGACCTATAACTGTAGATCCAAGGACTATGGAAATATTGCGAATGGCTTGCATTGAAGACACTTATCATAAATCAAATGGAGAAGATACCGGAAGATTTGCTATTATGCCTGTTAAAGATACTCCATATATTCTTAGAACACTTGACAGGAAAAGTAGTGACAATGATGAAAAAATTACTGTTGGAAATATAAGTTCGAGATTTAAAAACTTTAGAACTTATACAGGTATTAAATTTTTAAATCCAACTCTTATATTTCAATCCGGTATGCTTGACAGATGTTTACAAAAAGAAATAGAACTTGGTGAATTAAAATCTGAAGATTTTAAGCAATTATTTAAAGACTTAGAATTGGATGAAAGGGGTTGGCAAGGATTAAAAGAAATGTATGAGACTTATAAGCAAACACAAACTAAGTCTACAGTCCCTAAGTGATGGGACTGTAGACCCAATTATATCAGTCTAAACTTAAAATACATGAGAGTATAAAAATAATTAAATCTAATTTAAAATTATTTTGTCGAAAGAATGGTTATATGCATATAATTTTTGTTTTGCAATTGGATGGACAAAGTGGGATAATGTAATTGGGCAAAGGGAGAATATATGTTCCTAAAATATGCTCAGAAAGGAACAAGCATTTGGTTTCACTAAAAAATATAAAGGGGGCAGTTGAATTAATGACAGAATTAGAAGTATTTGTATTAAAAGATAGTAGAGGAAATTTTGTAGGAGTTAACTCAATCTCATATGACAAACAAATTAGGAGATATATATATTCTTATTCTGAAACGCTTTCGAATGGATATTATACATATACAGATGAATTGGATGCCAAAAATGAATTAAATCTTCTCCAAGAAAAGGGAATAAAAATAAAATTTGGGATTGCATTCCATATTGAAAGAGTTAATATGTTAGAAGTTTCAAGAAGTGAAGTTAAACTAGGCATTGTTAAAACTTGCCCATTTAAACACATAGTGATCAATGAAATAGAAATAGATCATCCAGTGGTTGATTCCATAGGAATTAAAAGTATTTTGATGGATTACAGAGCAATGGTAGAAGTGGGGATTTAATCCCCTTTCTCTTAATCTATAAAACCCAAAATAAAACTTGACAGAAAAGAGAAGTTACAAAATGAGAAAACTTAGTATTTTACTTAGTGCTTTTATTATCATAAGTAGTATGGGATCAAATCATATTAATAATTACAAAGGAAGTGATGCTAATGTTTTGAAAGAACTAAGAAAGCAATACATAGTGACTCCTACTAAGAAAGAGATAATTAGCGAAGAAGATAAATCCATATTTAAAGTGACTAGTTATGATTTATCTGTCCAATCATGCACCAAATCAAGAGGAGAAAGTGGTTTTGGTATTACAAAAAATGGTACAAACTTAAAAAATAAGTCATGGGAAAATACTGGTGCTAGATTCATATCAGTTGATACTAGAGTAATTCCATTAAATAAAAAAGTAAAATTGACATTTATAGATCATAAACATAAGAAATATTCAGACAATTATACAACAGTAGATACAGGTTCAGGAATAATTGGAAATAGAGTGGATTTGTTTCTGGGAGATTTTCATAGTAGTAACCCGAGTAAAAAATCAATTGATTTCGGTATTGGATATGCTACAGTAACAATTTTAGAAAATTAGCATAATCATGTGAACAAATTAGTAAAATATAAAAATAAAATTTAAGGAGATGTTTAATATTATGAGAGATTATGTATATGTTCAGTTTGATGGATTCAGAGATAGACTTAGAAAACAAGATGAACTAAAGAAGGAAATGATAAAAAGATTTGGTAAAAATAAACCAGATGATTTCAAGTTTAAAATAACTTTTGATAATTCTTTTGTAATAGTAGAACATATAAATGAACGAGAACTTATTAATCGATAGTGATACATAAAAGAAGACATAAAATATTTTCATAAAACTTTCCAATACACCCTTAATTTATAATTCTTATTCGTATAATCTTATAAAGTATAAATTAATTAGAAAAGAGTGTGGATTTAATGATTATAACAAAAAGTGTAGAGATTACAAGAACAGAGCAAGTCATCGTAGGCGTTATTTGCAACTGTTGCGGTAAACCAGTTGAACAAGATAAATTAGATTCAATTCAGCAACTTAATTTTTCATTTGGTTATAATAGCATATTTGATAATAATAATTCATGGAAAGCGCAAATGTGTGAAATATGTTTAATTAAATTTGTTAAAACATTTAAAATTGTTCCCGAAAATTTTATGATTGATAAATCATTTATATCAAAATACGATAACAACCATGATTTACATCAAGGGGCATTTGAAGTATGGAAAGAAACAAACGAATGGGATTATGACGAAGAAGATCCGTACAATAATTTTTACGATGAGGATTTTTTAGAGTATGAAGAAATTTCAGATGCAATAGAAAATAGGAAACCATTACATACTAATATTTTGAGATTAGTAAAGTAGTCATAATGTAGAGCATAATGTTAATTTTAATAAAAAAAACAAAGGAGAGAAAATAATGAAAGTAAAAATTATCGCAAATGCTCCATCTAGTAGTACTGCCTCAGATATTAGTAAATATATTGGTAAGGTTTATACAGTCGAAGATGATAGAGTATATGATGATGGTTCTATTGGAGTATGTTTTAATGATGAAAATGGATCAGTAAAAGTTTATAAGGGAGAATATCAAATTATCGAAGATATTGATAAAGAATTGCTTAAATTTGTTAGTGAAAATTGTCCAGAAGATGTTTATTATCAAGATATATTGGATTTTATTTTAGAACATAGGATAATATTGGTTGATTTGTTACAGTGAATTGGATATCTAACTGAAAGGGAGAGAAGATAAAATGTATAAAAATAAATGTGATAATTGTGTTAAAAGTAATATCTGCGTAGTAAATGCTAAAGTCGTAGAAGTAAAACAAGAATTACACTCTCAAGCATATAAATTACAATACTCTTTATTAGATGATATGCATTATATTAACAAAGCAGATGTGTACTTTTATGAAGAAACTAAATTTGGTGTCAGAGAATGTAAACATTATCTAGAGAAGAATCCACAATATCTTGATGAGAAAAATAAGAAGGCAGTAGATCAAGCAGAAATAGAAAAAGAAATTGCTACAGCATTCTTTAATGCACTCAAATTATATCCTACTAATGATGGGTTGAATTTTAATATGAGTGTTGAAAGTGAAGAAGGAGATGATGGCACAGAGAAACTAAATAAAATCTGTGAATTTTTAATACCAGTTTTAGGATATGCAAAAGCAGAAATTAGGACTTATGAATATGGTAGAAAGATTTCAGATATTAATCTTACTTTGAAAAAGAATAATTTTGGAGTCTCTATTAATTATCGTTGTTATGGAACCGAATATGGTAAAGGAATTTTAATTGTTAAACAATATTCCAATTCCATATCAAATGATTTTGATAATTATAAAAATTAGAAAGAAGGAGTGAAATAAATGTTAATCAATCAAATTAAATCAGATGCTCTTATCGCACGCAAGGCTCGTAAAATTGATACTGCAACATTATTAACAACCCTATATTCTGAAGCCTCTATGATAGGTAAAAACCTTGGAAATAGACAATCTACAGATGCAGAAGTGTTGCAAGTCATTGAGAAATTTATTAAAAATGCAAATGAGATTCAAACAATTCTTTTGAAAAATAATAAGAATACAAGTAATATTGTTTCTGAGATTTTAGTTTTAAGTAAGTATTTGCCTCAGAAAATGAGTAGAGAGGAGTTAGAAAATGTTGTTAGAGATATTATTGAAGCATTGAAAGATATTAATTCAGAAGTGCAAATGGGCAAAGTTATGTCTGTACTGAAGAACTCCTATGGTGGGACTTATGACGGTAAAATTGCTAGTGAAATTGTAAAGAAGGAGTTGGCAAATTAATTATGATATTAAGCAATGAGGAATTAATCAAATTAAAGGTTTTGATTCTTGGTCAATTAGACGAAGAATATAATGATAATTGTATGGAATGTACTCCAAAAAATCCTTGCTGTAATTTAATTAGTGCATGTAATAAATATGGTTCATTTAATTTTGTAGATGGAGCAATGGAAATGGTTAGAGATTTGTTTGATACTATTGAGAGTTTAAAAGATGATTTATTTAATGCGAGAATTATTGATAATTGCATAAACTGTAAAAACAGTGATAGGAAATTAAAAAGATGCCGTTTAGAAGGGGATGAGGAATTGGAATGTCTTTCAGATAATTATAGTTGGCATATTAGAAGAAAGTAATTGGAACAAAGTTATTAAAATGACTATTTGAAAGGATGAAAAATATGTATAAGAAATTATTAAATAAAGGATTTAAACCTTATTATTATACCAATGCTGATTTCCTAACCTCTACATCGTGCAAAAGTAGATTATTTTACACTTTAAAAGTTAATAACGAAGATTTAATAAATTCTATATTAAATGTATTAAATAAATATAATGATTATTTCAATATTTTATTAGAACCAGATTTAGTGACTTGGATTGAAATTGATGAATTTTTAGAATCATTTTGGTGGTATTTTTATAATACAGATAAAGATAATATTGAAATTACTTCGGAAGAAATGGGGAGAATATTAGAAATATTACCTAGTAAGTTTATCTTTGAACATAAAGATTGGTAGATAAAATCTATGGTTTATTCTAATGGGAATAAGGGAGTAATTATATGATATTAGAGGGGATTGCCATTGGGTTATGTATTGGTATTGGAGGAATGTTTTTATCATCTAAATTTTATCAAGATATTTTAATATTAAAAGCAGAAAGTAAAAATAGAACGCCTGAAAAATTAGGTAAAAAATTCTATTATATTGTCCCAGAAGAAGAATATTTAGATATGGAAATTGCTTGGTTAACTAAAGAAAATGAAATTATCAAAATTTAAGAAAGAAGGAAAATAAAATGTTAGAACAAGTCATTAAAGATGAAATTGAAACTGTAATTCAAGAAAAAGGACTAACTCAAATCATAAAAGACATTGTTCGCAGTAAAATGTCTAATGAAAATATTCAACAAATAATTGAAATGGAAATTGACAAACTATTACCTGAAGCAATATCAGAAAGTGTAAGCTATCAACTTTTAGACAATGGAGCAGTTCATGAAATGGTTTATGAAAAATTAAAAGATATGGTTAAGGATAAGATTTCTGATTGGAAATTATAGAAAGGGGAGAAAATAAATGATATCACTATATCTTGACGATTTGCGCGATTGCCCAGATGGGTTTATATTAGTAAAAACAGTAAGTCAATTAATTTATAAACTTGACGAATTAAAAGAATTAGATCAAGAGGTGAACATTATTAGTTTGGATCACGATTTAGGCGAAAATGAGCCAACTGGATATGATTTTGTAAAATATCTTATTGAATTAGGACAATATAATCCAAATATTTATCCTAAACAAATATTTCTTCATACAGCAGATGGAGTAGGAAGAGACAATATGTTTAAATTGCTTGAAAGATATAAGCCTGATTGGGTTAAGTTACATCGTGGGCCTATGCCTAACAATGATTAATTAAATCATAAAATAAAATCTAGGAAGTGAGTTGAATGAAAAAACCAACAATTATTGCTTTAACAATATTAGGAACTTTATTTGCTACAAATATTTATATGAAATATCACAATCTATCTATACCAAAACCTATACCAGTTGAACAAGTGCAACTAAGAGATTATCAAAAAGATATTGAAAGAACAGCAGAATTAAAGAAGATGCAAGACCCAACTCTAATCCAAAATGAATTAAGAAAAGTAGGTGAAATTACATCATTAAAAGGTAAATACAATTATTTTAGCAAAATAACTAATAAAGATAAATTCTTTGATAAGTTCACTTTAAGAGAAATCACTCTTGACTTCGAATATAATTTTGGAATTGGAATCAACAGTCTTGAATACATAAAAGTTCTGAAAATCGAAGATGGGAAAGTATACATAAGCATCCCAAAGAATCGAGTCCAATTATTATATATTGAACAAAACACTCAAAACTCTAAAATTACAGATGGAAATACAATGTTTCTATTCGATCAATTTAGTCCATCTGACACTCAAATATTATCTATGCAAGCACAGCAAAATGTTGTTAATACAATTGGTAAAGATAGGAAATTGTTTGATGATGCTATGATTAATTTGCAAGAAGATATTGAGGGATTGGTCTTAGGTTTGGGGCATGAGCAGGTTGTGTTTAATATAATTTAAGAGAAAGAGGGATAATATTAATGGAAATAAAATGGAAATTATTATTATTTAAACTAAGTATACAAAGTAAATTATTTAAAGCATTATCAATACTTATTAAATTATTCGGATATGTGGTTGTTGGATTAATATACACAATAATTTTCGGAGGAATATTAGCATTATTTGCTATACCAATTGTATTATTGTTTAAATTAATTTAAATCTGTGGAATAAAAAGACCCTGCCAGAAGGCAAGGTTTGATGTAGGACGAGAACGTTTTAGTTGACGATAGTAATATATCCATAATGTAAATTATTATACAAGAAGAAAGAAGGAAAATTAAATAAAAAACAGAGATATTGTAATTTTATTAGGATTGACAGAAGTTGCTTATCAATGCATAGACCATGGAACAATGTCAGAGGATGATTTTAGAAGTTTCTTTGATGGTTGTGATCTTGACAAAATGGAATTGCAACTTGAAAAATTAGAAGAAAATGTGGCATTAGAAGAATTGAAAATTATGCTTAAAGAATATGGAGATATGATAAGAGAGGAGCAGAAACAATATGAGTAGATTAATTTACACATTTCAACTTAATGAACATCAGCAAGATATTCTATGGAGTGATATCTGCCCATTTTGTTCAGCAAAAATAATAGAAGTTGAGAAGACAGTTGATTTTGCATGTTGGTTTTGTAAATTTTGCGATACTTATTTCAGAATGGAATAATAAATATAATGGAGTGAAAAAATAATGAAATGTATAAAAGAAAACTGCGGTTTATCATATTTTTCAAATAATTGTGGATTCTGTAACATACTCGACGCTTTTGTTTTTGCAGTAGATAGCAATGAATTAAAATGCTCTTTACCAGATAAGATTTCACAAATGGAAAAAGAATTAAATCATTATAAATGTGCTTTAGACAAAGTGATTGTTTATCATGCTAAGAATGATGGAAAGGAAAATTAATAATAATGAAATGTATAGGTGAAACTTGTGGTAGTTACAATACGGACTATTTCTATCCAATTTGCTTAGAAACTACATACAGAATTGATGTAAGTTCTGAGTGTAATCTGCTTGAGAATATTAAAAAATCTAGAGATGATTTAATTAGAAAATGTAAGTTATTTGAAGAAGTTTTTGAAAACAATGTTGAGGATTGGAGCGAATTAATTGATAAAATTAAATCCTTATAATTGGCAAGATGCTGAATTATGGTTTGAAGATGAGGGAGAGGTATTTAAATTTATGAAGAATAATGAAGATATGATTACTCAATATTCTTTGGAAAATGGAATGACGATTAGAGATGGTATTAAGTATTTGTTTAAAGTGAGAGATTAATGATCAATTAAATAATGTATTGTATGGGAAAGGAATGAAGTATTAATATGATTAAACCATTAATTGAATTGATTACTTGTAAATCTGGTGACTGGGAAGTATTGCAGGTAAATCTAGGTGAAGATTTTATACGAGAAGGGCATAGAATTTCTAATGAAGATTGGATTAGATTATTAAAAGAGTTAGGGTATCCAGTTAGTAAGAAGTGTTTATCAGATGAAAATATGGGATATGGTGATTATAACGTGGAAGGGATTGATAATTAAATGATGGAAAATAAATTTCCAATCTACAAATTTTATGCAACTTGGGATCAAGATGATTTTGAAAACAATGGCACAGGATATTCAATTATGTACAAAGATAATCCATCTGCTAGTCAATTAGAAAATGAATTACAAGAGTTTAAACTTGGTATATTAGCAAAACATAATGGAGTTGTATTTAAGAATGCTGAATATAAATTTGTAGAAGATGAAACTTGGTGTTGCAATTGGTTTAATCATTATACTTATAATCAATTTGATACAAATTCGGAAGTTGAAGAAAGTTTTAGAGATTATGTAGATAGGAAGAAACAATTGAATCATAAAAATGGGCACATATTTAATAATATGAATCATGATTCTAAAAAACCTTATTATTGTTTAATGGGAGCAGAGGACTACTATAGATGGAAAATTTGTAGATGTGAACATTGTGTGAAATTGGGTAAGATTACGATTGATCATTGAGATACTAGGAAAGAGAAGTTTTAAAGGATTATAAGTAATAAAGGAGATTTAAAATTATGTGTATTATGCCTACAAAAGAATGGAATAAAATTTGTGAATCTATAAACACAAGATACAAACCAACAATCATAGTAAGTGCATTTCCTGCCTGTGGCAAGTCCTACATGTTCAATAATTATAATGGCAAACCATTTGCAATGTTAGATTCTGATTCGAGTAATTTTAGTTGGATTAAAGATGAAAATGGAGAAAATACAAAAGAAAGAGATCCTAACTTTCCTACAAATTATATCAAACATATTAAGGATAATATTGGCAAAGTAGATGTTATCTTTGTATCAAGTCACGATATTGTGAGAAAAGCATTAAATAAGAATAATATTAATTTCTTCATGGTTTACCCAGATAAGAGCATGAAGGATGAATGGATAAGGCGTTTTAGGGAAAGGGGCAATGATGAAGGATTTATCAAGTTTATAAGTGATAATTGGGATAGTTTTATTGATGAAATTGAGAAGGAAGAGAAATGTTTAAAAGAAAAATTGAGTGTTGATCATTTGTATATTGATAATAAATATATTGCAAGTTGTTTTGATATTAGTATGGGTAATTTATCTAGCAATTGGCGGAATTAAACAATAGGATAAGTTTGTGATTTTATGCCATAAGAAAGGAGATTATATGGATGACTTTGAAAGAATAAAATTCGATGAAGACAAACATATTTATGGTCTTTACAAAACACATAAACTTAAAAATAATCAAACCATAGGAATATATTTTTGGAAACATGAGCAAAGCAAATCTAATGAATATGTAATACTATTAGCAATTGCTAATAAGAAAAAGCATCTCAGGCAATTGATATTAGGTGAAAAAGATATTCTAACCGATCATGAAACTGGTAAATGTGGATTGGAAGGTTTGCTATGGGGCAAGAATCAAATAATTGAGTTTGAGAAATCAGTTTATTGTAAAGATGGAGATTTTATTAGTGTTTATTGGACAGATAATAGACGTAGGGATGTATATGAACACGGATTAAGAAAATTAGGATTTGTGATTGGATATCGGGATGGTAGGAAATGTTTGAGTAAGAAGATTGTTAAGGATTAGTTAGGTATAAATCAATAAATAAAATTATTTGACAGAATATCTCTTTTGTGTTATTATTAAGGTAGTACAAAAGAGATATAAATTTAAGAAAGAAGGATAAATAAATGAATAATGTAGATCGGATTAAAGAATTAGTAACACAACTTAATATCGCCTGTAATGCCTATTATAACCTGAATAAACCAATTATGGAGAATAGAGAATACAATCTACTCTTTGATGAATTAGAGTCCTTAGAACAACAATTAGGAGTAGTTATGAGTGATTCTCCTACTCAAAGAGCTGGATATCCTGTGGTGTCAGATTTGCCAAAAGTTAAACATGAAATCCCACTCTTATCTTTAGGAAAAGTCAAAGAAATTCCTAAACTAGTAAAATGGTTAGGGGATAAACAAGGTGTATTAATGTTAAAAATGGATGGTGGTACTGGGGCTGTACATTATAAAAAGGAATTTAAACAATTAGTTACTAGGGGTGATTCTGAAACAAACATTGGTGAAGATATTTCGCACAACGTACATAGCATAAAAAATATTCCACTAAGCATTGATGACAACGATGATATTATAGTCGTTGGTGAGAATTTCATGAAATATTCTTCATTCAATGAAATTAATTCAAAAATATTAAATCAAGATGATAAATATGCAAATCCAAGGAACTTAGCAAATGGATCTACGGGTTTATTAAATAGCAAAATATGCAAAGAACGCAATATAGAATTTTGTGCATTTAATATTATCAAAGGAAATAAATTCAAAACAAAACAAGAGCAATTAGAGTGGTTGAAATCACAAGGATTCTATGTTGTACAATATTGGATGGTTACAAAAAATAATATTGAAGAAACAATGAATAAAATTATAGAAGATATTCCTATTCTCGATTTTCCAATTGATGGCCTCGTTTTATCGTTTAATGATATAGAATATGGATTGTCTTTAGGGCAAGTGGCTCACCATCCAAAGCATTCTGTTTCTTTTAAATTCGAAGACTCATGGTTTAAGACGAAATATTTATACACAGAATGGAATACAAGTAGGTTCGGTAAAATCATAGGCACTGGAATCTTCCAACCTGTCAATATTGAAGGGTCAGAAGTATCCAGAGCAACAACACATAACTTAAATAGATTTTGGGATTTAAAACTTGGAAAGGATGATGTCATTGAAATAACGAAGAGAAACAAAATTATCCCTGCCATTGAGAATAATATCACCAGAAGTAACACAGAACAATTGCCTACAAAATGTCCTACCTGTGGTGGTGATGTAGAAGTTAAATTGGTTGTAAAAACTCACGACTTGTTTTGTCTTAATCCTGATTGTGAAGCTAAATTAACACAGAAACTTAAACATTTTGTGAGCAAGCAATGTTTTAATATTGGTGATCTTGGTGAAGCAACTTTAGAAATGTTCATTGATAAAGGGTTTATTGAGAATTACATGGACATCTTTAAATTGGAAGAACATAAGAAAGAATTAGTAAAACTTAGTGGATTTGGGGTTAAATCTTTTAACAATTTAATGACTGCTTTAGAAAAATCAAAACAAATAAGTATGACTTCATTGATTGCATCCCTTGGCATAAAAAATGTTGGTTTTGGATCATCAAAGAGACTTACTAAACATTTTAATAATGACATTGATTTATTCTTAAAAGCAACAAAATCATATATGAACTTTGTAAACATTAATGATTTCGGGGATATTACTGCAACTTCAATTTATGAATATTTCCAAAACGAAGAAAATATGAATATGTTTTTGGAGTTGTTGGAATGTGTGAATATTATTAAAGAAGAAAAGAAGGAAGTGGTTAATGTGGATAGCGTACTCAATGGACTCAAACTTTACTGTACAGGAACGTTTGAATCGCATAAGAAGGAAGAACTTAAAAGCATTGTTGAAAGTCTAGGTGGAGAATTCGCAAATGGTTTTAATAAGTCTTTAGATTTTTTAGTAGTAGGGAAATTAAAAGGTTCATCAAAAACTCAGAAGGCGTTAGATGCAGGAATTAAAGTATTACAAGAAGATGAATTTTTAGTTATGATTAACAAACAATAGGAAAATATGTGAGCAATTGATAATAAAATCATGCAAAATTTTGTCAATTGCTCACATATACCTAATATATAAAACAAAAGGAGAATGAGAATAGTTTGGCAAGTTTAAATAATAGAGTTGGAGAAGTAGGATTCAATAAAGAAGGAAAAGAAATGGAAATTGTTGATTATCAAAATTGTGATAATGTAATAGTAAAATTTCTAGTTAGTGGAAATTGCATTCACACGCAATATGGAAACTTTAAGAGAGGAAAAGTAAAAGACGATAATCAAGCAAAAATATTTAAAGATACAAAAATAAAGAATAAGACACCGAAACAACAGAGTATTAAAGTAATAAATACGCATGAGATGTATAAATTAAATCATAGGATTAATAATCAAGGAATAGTAGAAAGAAGATGTACAATATGTGAGAATTGGTTAGAAGAAAATTATGATAATTTCTATATGATAAATAAAAAGAAACCCGAACTGGGATATTCTTCGGGATGTAAAATTTGTCTTACTGCAAAATCAATAGCACACAGACTTTTAAATGTTGAAAGAGCAAGAAAAAGTATTCAAGATCATTATTATAGACATAAAGAAATTTATAATACTAGAGCAAAAGCTTATAATAAAGAACATAAAGATAAAGTAATTAGTGATTATAAGATATGGGTAAAAAACAATCCAGATAAAGTAAGAATATATACAGCCAATCATCGCGACCACGATATTTCAGAAGAAGAATGGCGTAGTTGTTTGAGTATATTTGATTATAGTTGTGCATATTGTAGTATTTCTGAAAAAGATCATCTTGTTATACATGGTCAAGTATTACATAAAGAACATTCCGATCCCGAAGGTTATAATGATTTAAGTAATGCTATTCCTGCTTGTAGACGATGTAATTGTGGCAAACATACAAGCAATATGGAAGAATGGTATAGAAAGCAAGACTATTTCGATAAAGAAATGTTATCATTTATTAGATGGTGGTTGGATGAAGGGCATAAAGAATTTATCGAAGATAAACCTCCTTATAAAGTCAAAAGAAAAAGAATAGAAGGATTGACTACATATTTTTATCAATTATGGTCTGTGGATGAGAAAAGAAATACAATCGAAGTCCTTGCTACTGGTAAAAAGAAAAAGGATTTAGATATACATATTGAGACATTATTTAAAATTATTAAATAAAACTTTTAAATGAAAGGAATGAATCTAAATGAGTTTCTGGATAGACGAAGGACTTATCGGTTCTATATGTAGAAAGTGTGATAATTGGATATTTTATGATTGGTATTTGTGTGAATTTGCTCCTGATGGTAAAAACGATAATGATGCGTTATCTCTTCCAATAATAGAATGTAAAAATTTCAAGCAAAGAAAGGAGTAAAATTAAAATGAGTTTTACACGTACAGAATCTAAATTCTATGTGGTTAGAGTATGGATAGAAGATAATCAAGTTAAATGTGCTTCTGAAGTTTGTACAGAAGATTCTTGCCCAAGATACAATGATTGTGAAAATGGTTTATTAAGCGTTCATAAAGATTAATAAGGAGAGGAGGAATATCTAAAATGGATTCAGAAACTATTTACTCTCAAGAAGATAAACAAAAACTATTTGAAAGATTTCTAAATGCATCTTTTGAACTCAAAGCAGAGTTAATGGAAAAGCTTTTTCAAGATGGAACATATCTTAATAATAAAGAGCAAGAATTTTCACTAGCTTTAAGCGAATGGTATAAGAGTATTTAATTATAGAAAGAAAGGATGATAAAACAATGACAAAAACTGATATCTTACTTTATGGTGCATTACTTGAAAGCGATGTGTATGTTGATGGATATGGATCGACGGATGAGGATACTGAATTATTGCAAAAGGCTTTAAAGAAAATATATGGTATCACAGAAGGATGTTCTAGAGATGTATTAGAAAAAGCAGAAGAGCAGATGAAAAGCGATTTGATGAGCTTAGTTGTAGAGTTTAGAAGTAATATGGTAAAGTATATGGGGTTAGTTAAGAATTAATTGAATGTAAAATATGAAAAGGATGATTATTATGAATAAAAAAGATGTAGAATTAAATGAAATATTACAAACTATTAAAGAATCTATAGATAAAGGATATGAACTTGAAATATCTATAGATTATAATAGTGAATTAAAAGATTTGCCAGATAGTAAATTGTATACATCAGAAGAATTAAATAATATGAATTACATAGGTTTTATTAGTGAAATATATAATCATTTTAGATCAATAGAAAAACAACAATTATATGAATTTAAATCTGATTTAGATCATTATTTTGAGGAAGATATGAGTTTTAATTATAGGCTATGTTCTATGAGACCATTTAAAGGCGATGCAGGATATAAACGAGGAGGTGGTTCTGGAACATTTTCCATGAGGATATTTTTAACTCAAAGAAAATTATTACTACAACAACTCTCAAATCTTTTTACTTTATTTGATACTTACGAAGAAATAGGAAGAAATTTTATTATAAATGAACATCTATTTGGTTTAAATAATATTTCTACTGTTATAAAATATATCAAAAATACTGTATATAAAAATATTATAGGTAAACTAATTGATGAAAAATACTATGATATTGAACAAAGACGCATAACTCTTGAGGAATTAAAAGAATCTGTTGTTCTAAATATTAAAGCAAATAATTATGAGTTAGATGATTTTGAAATAACTATTGATGATGATTATGGAGATTTATATTTTACAATTAATAATAAATATTTGGGGAATATTATTAAACTTATTCAAAGGAAAGAAGTTAAAACAACTTATTATTTGGACATAAATGAAGAGGAAGAAGATTAATTTAAGGAGATTAATTGAAAGGATGATTATTATGAAAGGCGATAAATTTTTAGTAACATATTCTGCAAGAATTAATAATTATGTAATGATTTGCATTGGTGGAGAAAAAGAAAAAGTAAAATTGCAACAGTATATTAAAGCAAGAGGTTCTGACGAAATACTTATGGAAGTTTCTGAAGAAGAATATGAAAGAATTCGTGAAAGTATTAGGGTTCCACACTTCATTTAAAAGGATTATTTTATTTGGCAGAAAGGAGGTAGTAAATGGATTGTGCAAAATGTGAAATAACTGATTTATGTAGGTTACGTCCTTATGCTATTGATGTCGAGCGTAAGATTAAAGATATAAATATGCTTGGTTTACCATTTACTATTACAACTAAGTGTGAGTATTATAGAGATATGGTGTCAAAAGCGGAATTACAGAAACAATTAGAAGAATGTAGATTATCTAAATTACATACATAATCCATCAAATTTAACTTTTATAGGGTGGAGAGAAATATGGATAAAGTTATTAGGTTTAATACTTATTTTAAATACTACAAATTATTAAATAGTAAATATCCATATAAAAAGAGTGGTCAACAAATTATTGACTTACTTAGTAAATTAAATGAATGGGATAATAGAGTTGAAGAATTACCAGTACAAATCAAAAATCGAATAAAAGCAGAACAAGATATTGTAGAAGATTGGAATTGGTAGTGTATATAAAAACAAATAATAAATAAATTAGTGGAGAACTTGCAAGTTGTAGAGCGTGGCTACGCCTCCACTGATCAGGAGGAGAGAATTATGGTAATTTATAAAGCAACTAATATAATAAACAATAAATTATACATAGGTAAAACTATTTATACAATGGATATAAGAAAAAAGAAACATCTTTCTAGTGTAAATACTAAAAAGAAATTAAACTATCATTTCTACAATGCTATTAGAAAATATGGTAAAGAAAATTTTAAATGGGAAGTAATAGATGTAGCAAATACAGAACAAGAGTTAAACGAAAAAGAAAAGTATTGGATTAAAGAACTTAATGCCGTATCTCCAAATGGTTATAATTTAACTTCTGGTGGGGATGGGTGTAGTGGCTATAAACATACAGAAGAAAGCAAAAAGAAAATATCATTAAATAATTATTGGTTAGGCAAAGAAGGTGTTAATAAAGGTAAAAAATTTTCCGATGAACATAAAAAGAAACTAAGTGACTTACATAAAGGTAAACCTAACAATATTGTTTACACACAAGAGTTAATAAATACTCTTAGACAACAAAAATTAGGAAATAAAAATCCTATGTATGGTAAAATACCTATAAGTGCTAAAAAAGTAATAGATATGAATACAAAAGAAATATATAATAGTTTACACGATGCTGGCAAAATAACAGGGGTCAATTGGACAAATATTGGAGATGTATGTAGAGGCAATCGTATTTCTGCTGGTGGACGTGATTGGAATTATATAGACATCAATGGAAATATTGATGAAAAAATTCTTAAAAGAAAGATAAGACATAAAAAAATATATAAAGCTAAAATGACAGAAAAAGGTAAAATTTTATCCAGTTATGTTATTAAAAAACAAGTTATAAACTTAAATACACTTGTAATATACCCATCGATTGCAGATGCAGAAAGATTATGTAATTGTAGCAATATTAGTTTGGTATGTCGTGGAGAAAGGAATATCTCAGGTGGTTATTATTGGATGTATTTAGAAGATTATAACAAGTTAAACAACCCTATAGAGTTAAAGGAATATAAAAGAAATCCAATTAATAAACGAAAAGTTATATGCATAAACACAAATACAGTGTACGACTCCTTATCTGATGCTGGCGAAAAAACCAATACCTCTTTTAAAAATATCAGTTTAGTATGTTTAAATAAAAGAAAGTCTGCAGGGAAGCATCCAATCACCAATGAACCTCTCAAATGGCAATATTACGATGAATACATAAAATCAAACCCTATTCCACTCGAAACAGCGATATAACTATACATAAATAATTTAACATAATGGTATCTACACTTTCCTATCGAGTGTTTATATAAATAAATTCCAAAAAGCATGTCGAGCGACAGCTATAAAAGAAGGAGAGATTTAATATGTTAGAATTTCAAAATACTCATAATATAAAAATGTTTGATAAGTGGTGTACTTTAGAAGAATGTCAATCTGTTTTTGATGCTTTAAAATCACTTGAGGGAATTAAAGATACAAAACATTATCTTGGCGATGTTAAGTGGGTGTTATATCAATACATATGTGATATGAATGTTGGAGATAAAGATTTAGTCAGTATCAGATGTGGAAATTTTGCCCTAAGTAAATTAACTCCTATGGCTGGTATGGTTCATAAAGATGAAAAGAGTTTTTCTTTAAATATTAATGGTGAGTCGGTGGCTGTATGTCATGTGCCAACATTAAATAAAAAGCAATTGATCATTTCTAATACTCATCAATTTATATCAAATGAATCAGATAAAATTGTGCATCCAGATGACATTGTTCTGTATTTCGCTTAATAGATAGGCATAAATAATTAATCCAAGCCTACTGAGATAGGCGGTAGGCTTGGATAACAGAAAATAACAAAACACGATGAAATTATGGATTTATGATAAAATAAAGGGGATAAACAAATGAGTGAAGTAAGAGTTTATAAACATGAGGTATTTGAATTTCTTAATTCTATTGGACGATTAGATGCAATTATACCAGAAGAAGAAATGAATGAGATACATAAATACAATTATCAAATTTCAGGAAATATTGGGCAATCAATAAGTATCTTAAAAGGGGCAACAATTATTAAAACTTTACGATTAGAAGATTTGATGTTTGATAATTTATCTTTTAGTATAGTCCCTAATGGTTGTGTAAGATAAAATAAAAGGAGATGAATTAAATTAATGTTTAGTTCTTCAGAATGTTTTTGGGCAGAAGAGTATCAATATACACAACAAGAATGGGATGATAGAAAAGCAAAATGGAATGGGTATGAATATATTAGATGCCTTATTCCAGAGACGGGATTGTATGGATACTATTGTGGGCAAGGAGATCATAGGTGGGCATGGGTTAGAAAAGATATTTATGATAAAGGGTTCAAATAAAAACCAAATCAAAAGAACAATTCATGCTAAATTAGAAAGGAAGTATTAAATGCCTAAAGAAGTTTTTAAGTGTGAGAAATGTGGAGTTGAATTTGAAGAGAGATATGATTGTGTAAGTCATGAGTCAGAATGTATTAATGAACAAGATATTATTAATTTAAATTATAAAGAAGCTCTATCTAAATTAAAACAGACACACAACTTAAATATATCCCAAAGTTACGCTAATATAAGAGTAGAAGATTGTGATGGTTGGATAAGTAAATTTATTCAAATTGGATTGCAAGGTAGTTTACCTAATGGACATATTATTGAAGATGATGATCCTTATTTTAGTGTGGATTCGGAAGAAGATTATTCCGTAAATACTTTTTATAATTACATCGAAAGTAAATTAATATTGCCATATTTAAATACTTTTTATGAAGGTGAATTGCGTACTAAATATTCAGATTGGGGTAGAGATAGGTATATAGTAGACAATCTTGAAATGGATGAAATATGTAGAAGATTTTACGGCAAGAAAATAAGAATTGAAGTTGTTAATTAGTTTGAAATTGCATATTTAATTGAATGAAGGGAGGTGATATATTTAATGGATGCATTTAAATTTGTCAATATCACTAGAAAATATAAGAAATGTCCGAATTGCGGAAGCAGTTGGAAAGACACAAAATTACAAGTAAGTGTAAAAGATGAAATTGTAACAATTAGTTGTGAATGTGGTTTCTTAAAATTGGTTGATGAAAATAATAATGAAATAAAGGAGTGACAAACTAAAATTGAATACTACAATATTTTTGCCTAAAACAATTAAAGTAGGTTATCAAACACGTTCTGATACATATACAGGTCAACTAGCTTATGTTATTTACATTGATCAAAAAGGTAAATTAAGAAAAGAAGCATCTTGGAATAGTTGGAGGGATAATAAAATTGAACCACAAGAATTCACCAATGAACCAACTAGTGGATTTGTATTAAATAAGAAAGTAGGCGACTATTCAAGCCATTGGAGTCATAGACAGGCGTATGTAAGGGTATACGATCCTCGTAATTTTGAGTTCGAAGTCACAATAGAGAACTTACTCTATATTCTTGAAAATGCTAGTTCTATCAAAGGTAAGGGTTTGGAAGGTGAATTTGTCTATGGTTGGGATGGCAAGGATTTATTGTTAATGCCAGTAGATTCACCTGACTATAAAGAGATTACTGAATATAGTGAAATGATTCTTAAAAATAGTTATGTTAAGGCAAAAGAATTAATCTTAGGTGCTACATATAAAACTAAATCAAATGAAGAATGGGTTTATATGGGCAGATTCGATTATCATACCACTGAATATGATAGTATTCCCGAAGGAAGAACTAATTGGGGAGGTGTGAGTTATAAAAGTGTAAAGAAAGATGTTAATAAAGGTAAACATCATTTCTTTGCTAGGGAAACCAAAGATTATCGAGATGAATCATATTTAAGCATCTTAACTATCAAATCACTAGGAGAAAGGTTTATAGATACTATTTCAACTAATTGTGTAGAAAATTACGCAGAGTTATTTGAGAAACTTGAATGTAAAACTGAATATTCTCCATATGATAAAAGCAAAGATGAATATATTCAATACACTTTTGAGGAATTTATCGAATATGTTAATAGTCTTGATTTAGACGAGAACTGGCGTACTCTTAATATTAAATCACAAAAAGATTTTGAAGAAGTAATTGCAGAAATTAGATTTGATAAAGAATATAACTTATATTATTTAAGAGGAGATTATGTAAGATCAACAAATTCTTATGTTCATAATAATATAGGTACTATTGAAGATGTATTTAAAAAATATAATCCTGTTTATAAAAATGAGTATTTAGAAAATGGAAAAATTTATAGGATGGTGAAATAAAATGAAAACTGAAACAAATGATCTTAAAATTATGGAACTCAAAAAACAAATTGAGGGTAAGAAAATCAAATTAGGAAAGTCTCAGAAATTTAATCCAATTACTAATTGTTCAATTGAACTAGACAGCATAAGAGTTAATATTCAAGTCCTTAATAAAGAGCAATTAACTTATCTATTAGTAAAACTAAATTCATATGCTAAATCTGCAAAAGAATTAGAAATTGATTTTGTTATTTCAGGGTATCATGTTATGGAATGGATTACTGATATTAAGTCAAAATTAGATTTTGTAAGTCGTAAAGAAGAAGAAAATAAGTTGAAAGTTATGGAATCTAAATTACATCAATTACTTTCTAATGAGAAGAAAGTTGAACTTGAGATTGATGAGATTATGAAAAATTTGTAATAGAATAAGGGGTGTAACAACCCCTTCAATGATACAACTTATCTTATGAAAGGAGAATCAAAATGAGCGATCCAAATGATTTTCAATGTGATATTTGTGGCAATACATTAACTTCAGAATCTTGTTTTTGTGAAAACTGTAAAGTGTGGTTATGTAATGGTTGTGCATTTGAAGATAAATGTGAAGAAAGACAAGGATGAAATAATATTTTATTTAGGAAGGAAGAAATAATATGATAAATAAACAAATTATTAATTTAACTAATGTGCTAAGAACTAAAAGAAATGAAATTCAAATAATTAATGAGGAAATTAAAGAAATTGAACAAGCCATAGAAACTATTAATAAATTTAGTCTGACAAACGATAAACCATCTTTACTAATCGCAATTAGAGATTGTTCAGGGTCTATGGGAACATGGGAAAGAAAAATATCTTCTGAAATTTATAATCAGATATTTGATATTTTATCAGTAAGTTATAAAAATTTAGATGTTTGTTATATTTTACATAATACTGAGGCTTTTGTAGTTAATAAATTAGCAGATTTTAGTGATGGACAAGAAACTGGTGGAACTAGGTGTTCTCCTGCTTATCAAAAAGCATTAGAAATTATTGATATTATTGATAATAAAGATTTAGATATCTATATTCTACATTTAACAGATGGTGATAATATCGGTTCAGACAATAAAAAATCTTTGGATTTAGTAAACGAACTTGCCAATAAATCAAAAATGATTATGTATGGCGAAATTCTTAGAGTATACTATTCATCGACTTTAGCAAATGTTTTAAAAGTAAATCCAAGTATAAGTATATTTACAATTAGGGAAGAAAAAGAAATTAATTCGAAAGTTCAGGGGTTATTCGAATAGAAAGGAGAAAATTAATATGAATTCATTACATAAAAGAATCGAAGAACTTGAAAATATTTATTAGAATTAGAAGAGTTTGAAGCAAAAATATTAATGGATGATAAATGTTGGAATGGCAATGGACTTATTGTATTAGGACAAGAATATTCTAATGAAATATTGGAGCTACAAGAGAAAAGAAATAAATTATTAGGAAAATGAAGGGAAGGTAATAATGAAAGTAACTAAATATAATGGTAAAGGTGCAGTGTGGTATAAACATAAAGAACTAGACAAAGAAGGAAAAATGATTTCTATATCTAATACAGGTAGAAAAGAGCCAGATTATTTTAAAGTAATTAGAAAGGAATTTAGTGATTTAGATCCATATAGAAGTGAACCAGAAGAAGTTGAAGATTTCATTTACTATCTTAATAAAGAAGTAGACTTAGAGGAAAGTGCTTATGATTTTGATATGCCTTTACCTGATAGTACAAAAGAATATTTTATAATCTTCAATGATAAGATTTGGCTTTATATAATTATCTCAGATGAATATATGGGAGGTGGAGATTCTTCGACCTATGCACACATTAATAGTATTTTAGTTCCAGAAAATACACCAATTGAAGAAGTCAAAGAAGTTAGAGATTGGTTGGTTAAGGGTGGATTTAAGATGTTGAGATAACCCCAAGAAACGAATCTTTCATAGGATAATAAGGAGGGAGGTGTAAAATATGTTCTTTAATCCTTTCCCTTGGTGGTTTATAATTTTAGTAGTTATTCCTGCTCAGATATTCTATTTTATAACTTATTTACCTTATTATCCATTGAAGATCATTGGATTAGGAAAATGGTATAAAAAAGGACATTATTTTGTATTATCACATATTGAACAATTCATATTACAACCAAAAAATTATTGCAAACATATTAAACAAATTAATATTCAGATTATTAAAGATTGTAATCGATATAAAGAAAAATAAATTGGGCTTAAAATTAACCATTGAATTGATTATAAAAATAAAAGGAGAGAGAGCGTTATGAGAAATATATTAAACGCAATATTAACATTTTTAGTGTTCTGGGTTGGTAACGAGTATTTTAAAGAATATATATCTATCTCTGATACAAAAACTATGATTATTGCAACTTTGCTTATGGTCGCTATAGGATATTTGTTTAGTTTACTTATGATTGCCTCTGTTTTAACAATCCCTTTAGGGATAGGGTGTTTAACTACTATAATTCTATTTTTTGTGGCAATTGTATTAACTCCAGTGAAACTGTGGTTGCTTGATAATTATTTGTTAGGATTTTATATTAATGGATTCTGGACATATGTAGTATTAACCGCAATATTGAGTATATTTACAATTAAGGTTAAATCAAATGTAAAAAGCAATCCTAGCAACAACTAAATTTATGGAAAGATTCAATATTTATCAGATTGTTTTCATAAATTTGCAAGGTAGACATTAGATTTAGAAGATACTGAATAATAAATGAAGGGATTGATGGTATGTATAAAATATATAATGCAATAAAAGAAAAAATGCTTTCTCAAGGAATTAGCGAAGATGAAATAAATTCATTTATGGAAGAAAGAAAGTTTACAATCTCATTTGGAGATCAAAATGTTATGGTGAATAAAGATGGAAAATTTCAATGGGTAAAAAAGAACGGCATGTCTCTAACTCTTGAAATGAAATAAGAACAAATGAAAGAGGGGTTTAATTAAATAGTCCCTCGAAAAACTGATTTGAAAGGATGTTATTATGAAAATAATTGTTAAAGGTAAAAATATAAAATTAAATTATAAATTTTGCGTAGTTAATTATTGGTATTTTAGTCGTATTAATTTTGATTCTTATGAAGTTCGTCAAATTAAACATAAGATTGAAATGTTAAGATGGGGAGATATTATTTCAAATGAAGAAATCACATATGAAACATATTTTGAATTAAAGGATCTAGATTACAGATTAAATATTGGGGAGAAATTTAATGGTAATATAGTTGAATCAGTAGAGGGTACTGATGATGGAAATATTATCTATTATACCGATAAAGTTTTAAAATTAGATGATAATATAGAAGAAAAAAATAAAATCAAAAAAGATATAGACGATCAAATTGAAGAACTACAACGAGAACTTGAAAGAGTAGAGTTGAGGATTCAAATAGAAGAATTAAGGAATTGTAATAAAAGCTTAAATACTAAAACTGAAACGAAAAAGTGGTATAAATTTTGGCAATAAAAAAAGAATTTCAAACCATTTGAAAGGATAAATATATGGAAATAACTTCAATTAAAAACAAACCCACTGGAAATGATGTCTGTCCTCAATACCTACATAAGAAATTAGATATGGCAAAAACCGAATTAACATTAGATAATCCATTACTAATCGTATATGAAGGTGGGTCATTTTTCAGTCATGAAAATATCATTGATGTGGAACATTGGCTTGATCTAGATATTATTGTAGTTGAGACAACAAATAAAGTATGGATAATATCCTAGCAAAGAGGAGGATTAAATAATGTTTAAAATAATTTGTAGCACATGCGGAAATGAAGTAAATCTAATTAGGCCAATAGACAAAGAAGAGCGTTCATATAGCGAAAGTGATGGTTGGTATGTCTCAGAAGATAATTTAGGAAGTTTTGATATTCTTGGTGAACATGATCAAATTTGGATAACTTGTAATAGTTGCGATGCAAAGGTTTGGATGTTTACATAATACACTAGAACTCATATTTTATGTCCAATTAAGAAAGGGATGAAAGTCATTGTTGTTATCGACTATTAATAATAATTTAAAATACATCTGGGATGATGAATATATCGAAGAAGATTATGGAGTGCATGAAATAAAAGAAATTACAGAAATAATTCAATATTATATTGATAGTAAACTATTTACCAACGAAGAAATTGCTACTTTATTACGTGCAGAGTTTATATTGGCTTTTAATGAAGATTGCATTAATCATGATTGTTTAATTTTTGAGAGAATTATAAATGAATATTACAATAGGATGTTGTAAGCAAGTGATAAGATTAGTGTGGATTGGCTGAATCAATTATAAGATCCTAGCAAACCACTGTTTTATAGGATAGGAAGGAGATAAAGTATGGCATTATTCACCAAACAACCAATGTTTTGTTGTATCTGTGGAATCAATTTTAAATACGATTTTAATTACAGAGGCGTTCCTGTCTGTTGTGTAGAATGTTGGGATGAATATCAAAGAAGGAAATCTTTGAGTATTTTAGGTAAGGAATATTATTTGAATCCACAATAAAAATGCTATTTGGAGGGAGCAGTTACAAATGTCAAAACTATTAAAACTAGAATTAACTAAAGATGAAATGATATTTATAAGGAATGGTTTAGGGTACTTAGAGACATTAACTATGAGGCATCCTAAAATGCATGAAAAACTGATACGCAAATTTGATGATATTATTAAAACGAAAGAGGTAGAGTAAGTGTCTATTTTATCTAGTTTAAATTTTCATCCATTACAAAGAAAACGCATAGATTTAGAATCATGGCGAAGACAACAACGAGAAAAGTTAGAATCTGATTTTAAACAGCAACTTAAAGATATTCAAAGTCAATGTACCCATCAATGGGAAGATGGAAAAAGTGCTATAGATTATACTTCACCACCATTCAGCGATATATATTGTGTAATATGCAATAAGTTTGATTTCGGTAATTAACATACCATAAATCACAATATTGAAAGGAATGATATTAAATATGAAGAGCAAACTAGTATTATTGGATGTAATAGAAAGTCATATCATATCTATTTTTGGCAATGAAAAAGATGAATGTGACATCCCCTACAAAGAGGTATACACTCATGAATTGAGCAGAATTGCAAAAGATACACAAGAATATTACATCAACTCAAAATACTACACTAGAGATGAGATCATTACTCTTTTACGCTCAGAATTCATTGAATGCTTCGGAGGGGATTGTATAGATCATAATAGAGCAATATTTGAAAGAATAATATATAGATATTATGATGCAATTAAAATAGCTTAGAATCCAAATATGATAGGAAATTAAAAGGAGTATTTATAATTGACAAGAGAAGAAAGAAATCAATTTAATTATAATAAGCGTCATAAAATGATTGATGAAATTGAATATAAACAATGTACTAAATGCGAACAGTGGTTTCCCATGAATTTAGATAATTTCTATGAATGGAATCAAAGTAGTGATAATTTAAGTTCCAGATGTAAATTATGTAATATTAAAGATGTACAGAAAAGATATTTTAATACAGACAAGGAAGTACGAAGAGTAAAAAGAAAAAACACATATCACACAAACAAAAAAGATAAAGAATGTACTAAAAAACATTCTAAAATAAGAAGATTAAAAGGTAAACATGCAGAATGGTTGAAAAGCGAAGTGGGAAAAGAAAAATCAAAGATATATACCGAGAAACGAAAAGAAAAGATGCATTATATTAGTGAAAAAGAATGGAGGTTGTGCAAGAACTATTTCAACAATTGTTGTGCTTTCTGTGGACTTTCAATTGAAAAACATTTTAAAAAATATCGTGGGATAGTGAGACCTCATGATTTACATAGAGAACATGCAGATGATAAAGGATCTAATGGGTTAGACAATTGTATACCATCTTGTAATAGTTGTAATAGTTCTAAACATTCTTCTACTATAGAAGAATGGTATACTCATGATAACCCAGTATTTTCTCAGGAACGGTTAGATAAGTTTAATAAATGGTTAAAAGAAGATTATAAATTATACATAGAAGAAAATCCTCTATATAGAATCCTAAGAAAGAAAAATGAAGATGGAAAAACGTATCATCATGAATTATGGAGTATGGACAAACAATATAAATTAATACATATACTTGCACAAGGGAACAAAAGGAAAGATTTAGAACAAGATATCCAAAAATATTTATTATCTCTTAATACTTCACAATTATAAAATAATAATTGTTGACATTAACAATCAAGCAGTGTATAATGATTGTAATGGGTGGCAGAGCAAGATGTCGTTACAATAAATAAATTCACAGTATAGCATAGTCGGAAAATGCATCCCCATAGTCAGGGAAGATCGATGGTTCAAATCCATTAATTGTGAAAAGATTGGTGAGTAATGAAAAGATAATTAAAAAAGCATAACTGGAATTTTAACAGTGTAAATGCGGTTGTAGATGATTTTTTGGAACTTTTTCAGGCTACAACAGTTATCCGTGTGGGTGAGAGACCCATGCCTCATGATTAATTTTGCATAGTTCGTTAGTGTAAAAATAATAATAATCCAAACAAAGATTTCTTTCATAGACTTTAGGAAGGAGGATGTACGTTATGAAAGGTTATTCAATAAACGATCCAATTGTTAAAGAATTGGCAAAAGAGTATAAATTAACCGTAGAAATTGCACAAGCGTCTATGAACGATATGTTAAAGTGCGATGAAGTAAGTTCAATGACTTGTAAAGATTGTAATAAAAATAATTGTGAAGAATTATGTACTTTGTGGCATAAAAATTATAATGAATTTGTTTTAGAATAGAAAGTCGATTTGAACGGAATTTAAAATAAGAAGGAGAGATTTAATAAATGGATTACGATGAATATGAAAATTATTATGAACCAAGTGAGGTAGATCAATTAGTTGAGGAATTTAGAGATAAATGTAGAGAGCATTTATTGCCAAATATTCGTGAAGAAATTGAAAGACTCAATAAAGAAAATCTTGAACTCAAACAGAAAAATAATGAATATAGTAAAAGAGAATCAGAAATAAACAATAAAGAAAGAGATTTAAAGTATAAAACAGATAATCTTAAAAGAGAAGTCGAAAAAGAATTTTATGAAAGCAACATAGGTGATACTTTAAAAGATTACATAGAAAAATCAGAAGTATGGTTCGCTGATAGCAAAGGGTTCCGTCAAGATAAGTGTTCTCTATGCAATGGTAAACGTAAATTAGTTGCCAATTTTCCAAATGGTAAAACAACAGAAACAAACTGTGATTGTAGCAATTTGATACATAAATTTGTCCCAGAGGCATCAGAGTTATCTCTAATTAAATTTAATAAAAGAGATAGTCGATATCAATCAGAAAGAAAATTTTATATATCAAAAACTTATATCCCATCAAAAGAATCTAGTTATAGAGATGATTATAGTTATAATGAATTTAAACTTTGTCAGATAGTAAATGAATTTAACGAAGATATTAAGCTATTACATGAAGAAAAAGAGTATAATACAAAAATTGGATTTATAATTAAAGAAGAATGCAAAAAGTATTGTGATTGGTTGAATAGCACGAAAAATTAGATTTATGGGACGAACGATAAATTAAATGAAAGAAGGAATTAATATGGAAATATTTACTATTGAAAACACTGGGATAAATTTATGGATGGCGAATTTTATGTAAGTTGTGAAACTGAGAATCTTGCAAATGAATTTTTAAAATATTGTTATGACCAAGGATTAGAATGGAGTTCTGGAGAAAGTTTAGTAAAAGTAAATTGTTGGGACAATAGTTATGACTCTATTGGATATAAATATGTTAGTAAGAATAATTATGGCATGGTACAACAAGTAGAGTCAAAAACAAGTATAGAATTTACTGGATTTGATACATATAATCACATTCAAAAACCTAAACCACCATTAGGAGTTATGCCAAAAGACATTTATGAATTTAAAAGAGTTCAAGATTTATGCAGAGCATTGTACGAAAGAAGTATTTTTGAAGAAGTAGATTATGAACTTATGATTAAGTGGAGCGATGAGTTGAATGATAGGTTGTATGGTTTAAAGGGAGGTAAATAAATGAAATATCAAGACGAATTAGTTAAAATATACGATGAATGTATAATAGAAATTGTAGGAGATATTCCACTAGATGAAGATGATAAATTAGATTTTGAACTATTAAGGGAAACAATGATTGCAGAAATATCTAAAGATGGTGTGTCTAAAGAAGATGAAGAATTTTTATTAAATAATTTAGATTTACATAAACGTCTTATTAAAGCATCTATAATGGGAGAAGAAAGAGAATTAAAAACTGTTTTAGTAGAAATGCTTAAACTCAAAAGACAAAAATAACTTCCCTCGAAAATTCCATTTTATCCTGTAAGTAAAATTTAAGGAGGTAAATAATATTGAATTGTGTAATATGTGATAAAGAAATTGAAGAAAGTTGTTATAGTCATAAAGTAATTTGCGGTGATAAATGTTTTTACATTGATTTTTGGAATGATAAGGTGAAAATTAAAGATGACAAACAAACTGTAAGAATTGACGGAAAACACTATCATATTGGAGAAGAAAATAGCAAAAGTTCATTCAGGGGCTTTGGTGGAGATAAATGCATTATTAAATTCTTCGATGGGAGAGAAATTGTTTCTACTAACCTTTGGCATAATGGTGAAATTCCAGATGATTTTAAGGTGTTATTACCAGACAATGCCGAATTTGTAAAGGAGAGAATAATTAAATGAATATTGAATTTAATCTTTTCAAACTAAAGAAAGATAGTAAAACATATCAGCAATGGTCAAAGAAAGATTATATGCAAAAAGAATTAAATTGTGACATTATCATTGTTGGAGAAGAAAAATTAGGTGATACATTATACCTTAGAGGATCTACGGTTGGCGATAAAGGATTATGTTTAATTGGTGGATTAATGTTAGATGAAAGTGGTTATTTAATAGCAGAAGAAGATTTAGAATACACATCTTGTTCATCGGAGTTTAACATTCATAAGAAGTATCTAAATGTGAGAATTATCGAAGATATTCAGAGAATTAATGAGAGATTAGTAGGGTAGGGAGAGTGATAATTAAATGGAATGTCCATACTGTGGATCAGAATTAATACAAAGTGATACATATGGGAAAACTAGATACTCAGAGCATTATTGGATTCATCCAAGAAGTTGGATCGAAAGAACAGGTGATATTTATTACTGTCCTAATCGTGAAGGATTTGAAGAGTTAGAAGAATCGTTAGGGTATGCGAATAAGAATAATATTGATTATAAATCTTCGGAAGAAATTGTTTGTGAGAGTAATGTATTTAATGGATTCTTTTATACGGACAAAAATGATAATTTACATGAAGGGTATCCATGTTAATTAAAAGGAGGAGTGCTTGTAATGGAAATATTAAATCTACACGATCACGTATATGACACTTACACCAACAAAGTAAAAGGAAATAAATATCTTACATATGAGATGGTTCAGAAGAAATTAACTCGTAATTATCACTTATCAAAGAAAGTAAAACTTGGTTCACAAGAATTATGTTTATACGGGTGTCTAACATTTCTAGTAGGAGAAAATTGTGTTTTATGGATTAAAAACTACATAGGAACAGATACCTCTTGGTTTACTAAGGATATGAAGAAATATGAGAAATTAAATGAGCAATTAGGAATTGACAACAATGCAAAAGAATTTAAATTTGACTAAATACTAAAATAAATATATAATAAAGGGAGGAAGTAAACAATTGAATAATATGAACAAAATTATGATGCTTAAAACAAATAGTCCTGCGATACATAAATTAGGTAATATTGGTCGCAATATTGATGATAAGATTAGAATCCATTCTGAAGATGATACATATTACATCGGAAACTTTGAAGAAGGTTATGGATTTATTGATGTTAAATTTAAGAAATCAGATTGCAGACCATTAACCCCTAAAGAACGTGAAAATATTAATGGTAGCTGGTACGGTATTAATGGTAATCCTTTATATAAAATTTATGTAGATGATGAAGGCAATATTATCAATGGGAAAGTTTTGACAATCAAAGGTGTTATCACTAAAGTTACTGATTCATTAGGAAATGATAAACATAGTAATTTTATCAATTTATCAGTTAAGTTTGGCGAAGATATATTAATTGGTAGAAGTATAGTTATGTTAACTGGTAAAGGGCCAATTACTACATCCAGAGTGACTAATATAGATATTATTGGTTCAGAATATATAATTTATACTAAGAATAGTATTTATTATATTGAGGTGGCTAATAGCTGAAAAGATCATTGTATATCTTAAGAATGAAGCAGATAAAGAAGTAGCGAGAAAAACTAAAGCAAAAGAACAGGATATATTAGGATACATAATTGGTAGCGTATATAAAGCAAAAAAGAGAAGAAGAAAATATATAGGGAGGTGAATGATATATGAGTATGAGTAAATTTGAGTATAAATTAACTTTTGAATCTGATGCAGAATATATCCCTGATATTTTAGAGAAAATTACTAAAACAATAAGGAAAGAATTATTAGATAAAATAATAAATCCTTTGCCAACGATAACTATTCTAGACAAATAAATGATTTTTCTAGAGATTAGAAAGGAATTGATTAAAAATGAATACTCTAATTAGAACCAAGAATGAAGAAGGATTGTACTTTGATATTCTAGACATAGGGAAAAGCATTGAAGTTGATCATATGATATATTTTAAGGGCGATAACTTCAAAATTAAGGAAATTAATTATTTAAATGAACCATTGATTATTTTAGATGAAGATAAATTTAAAATTGTATTTAGAGAGATTATTTTATGATAATATCCGTCAAAATTAAGAATTGGTGTGGAAAGATGTGGGTGGTTTTAATATGAGAAAATTTACCTATATAATATTGCCAATTATTTTATCAATTGGTTTAACTGGTTGTGGTGGTAAGGGTACAAATGTAACTAGAGTAAATAAATATGATGGAGTTAAGGTCGTATTTACAGAAGGTATAGCTAATCAATATGCTAATTATAGTTGGTTGCTCAGAGACTATGACTTTACAGAAAAAGGAATTGAAGAGATAGTCAAACTTAATCCTAAAGATGGAGACAGAGTAAAGGTAAATACTGTAGGATTTTTCAATTCGAAGATTGACCATATTGAATTAGTGCCATAAATAAAAAAAAGGAAAGGAGTTAAATTAAATGAAAAAGTTTGTAGTCGAAATGGCAGTTGGTTATTGTGCTAGTTTAGTGGTTGAAGCATTTGATGAAGTAACTGCCATTCAAAAGGCAAAAGAAATGGTATTAGATAATGCTACTGATTATTACGATGGTAATTTAGAAATTGAGCAAATTAATTATGTTGCGGAAGTAAAATAAGAAATTAAAAGAAGGAGTAATATAAAATGAAAAATAAAAAAATATTTGCAACTGCATTATGTACAGTTTTGTTATCAGTTACACTTACTGGTTGTGGTCAAACCCAAGCAGAAAAAGTATCTTACAATTTATCATTAGAAGCTGATAATTTTAATGTTGTACGTCAACTTACGGTAATTGATTGTATCACAGGTGATGTATTATTTCAGATGACAGGAAGAATATCAATTAATGCTGATAGAGAAGATAATCAACTTGAAGTAACAGTAGAAGATGAGAATGGTGGTTATCAAAAACACTTTATTGGTTTATCAGACAATGTAACCTATGTTGTTGAACAATTAAGAAGTAAAAATGTTGATAAATATAAATACACATTGAATTATAATCCTAAGATGTGGATTCCAATTACTGTGGATAAGATTGATTAGTAAACGAAATGTCCGTTTTATATGAGCAGAAGAAATAATAGGAGGTAAACTAAATGGCAATAATAGGTGGGTTATTATTGTTTGGAATGATAGCAATAGCAACAACATTAATATTCTTTATATTTACTTGGATAGACGATGGATTTCTTGAGAGTGTTAAAACATTACTTATTGGTTTAATAATTTCTGCTATATTTATCGTTCCATCTATATATCTAATAAAACATGCAGATGAATTATCTAAAACCCCAAAAGAATATATTATATTAAGTGAATCAAAAATAATTGCACTTAAAGATAATTCAAATATTAGTGGATCGTTTTCTGGATCGATATTTATAAGTAGCGGATATATTGAACAACAAATGTATTACTTTTACATGTATGAAACTGATAAAGGTAAAATGATGGGTAAAGTGGTATCGGATAAAACATATGTAGTTGAGACGAATGAAAAGTCGCCATCAATTATATGCAAACAAGAGAAATATAAAGACGAGAGAGCAAATTATTGGTTAGAACCAAGCGCAATAGAGTATTACATCTATGTACCAAAAGGAACTATAGATACTACGTATAAAATAAACTTACAATAAGATTGATTCATTTAATAATAAAGGAGAATGATAAATATGTATGGAATTAATAAATTAAATACTGAAGATATGCAAATTGGCAATTATGCTTATAGTGATTATACAGGTCAGTGGTATATAGTTTCTGCATTACCTAATTTTATTAATGTAGGTCATCATATTTATGTTTTAATAAGATTAGACGGACAAGGATATTTTTATAAAAGTGATTCACTAGATGAACTGAAAAATAATATTTCTAAAGATGGTGGAGAAACAACTATTTTTAAGGATTTAATTTTTGAATAATTCATCTAAACATTCAATTGATTCTAAAATACCTCAAATTGTCAAGAAAGACGTAAATATCTAAAATCCTAAACCCTGAAACCCTTGCTACATAAGGGTTTCTAAAATCAAATAATCCAATAAAAGGATATTTTCATGTGCTTAGAAAGGAGGAATTATGAATTATTTTAAATTATTAGAAGAAGGAAACATCTTAAAATTCACTTACAATAAATCTCAAACAGATGGATTTGGTAATCAATGGACTACTGAAACTTGGAAAAAGATAAATTCATCTCAATACACTTGCGAATATGATGATGATTGTCTTGAATTAGATACAAGCACATTTGATCAGAAAGATGCAGAAATATTCATGAAAGAAAATACACAATTTGAAACAAGAAAAGAAATGACAGTTGAGATTATTGATAATAAATGTAATGGTGTAAAAGAAGTAGACATGAATTTAGACAGTTGCTATCTTCAAAGACAAAGAATTTTAAACTCAATTAAATTTATTGAATTAGCAATATCTGAAATCAATGATAGTGAATATATCGATGAATGTGATTTGTTATATAGTGCAATATATGAATTGAATAAAGATGTTCGTTTGTGGAATCAAAAAATAAAGGATACTTAATAAATAATTAGAAAGGAGGTAAATTATAAAATGACATTAATCAATTGTAAAAACTCAGATTGTAAATATAATTGGGAGGATTCTTGTACAATTGCTTTAGAAAGTAGAAAACTTATTGCACTCGATGAAAATGGCAAATGTGAAACACAGGAAGATGGAATTAGTGATTGGTATAAAGATGGATAATTTTATTAAATACTAAAATAAAATGTTTGACATATGGTTGTGAAAATGTTATACTTAGTATGTGGTTAGATTATGTGAAATAAATAAATAATGATTCGAGGTGATAATAATTAATTGAGTTTCGATAGACCAAAGAATGAAACAGAAACGCACTTTCTATTAAAGGAAATATCTAAATACATATTATTTGGATGGGGTTACAAAATGCTTGCTACTGAAGTAGGTGGCATGTGGGACTTAGATATTGGCAAAAAGAGAAAAGAAATCATTGATTGTGTAGGTATCAAAAAGGTTAGAGTAGCACCAAGAAAATTTCATTACGATGTTAAAGGAATTGAAGCAAAAGCAAGTCTGAGTGATTTTAAAAATGGGTTTTGCTGTGCAAGTGCCTATACATATATCATAAGTCCAGTTAACACTATTCCTATTGATTTAATTCCAAAAGATATTGGATTGATTGAAATTGATCTTGATAATTTTGAGTTAAAGAAGTATTCACAAAAGATATCTGATATGAAAGGCGTTTCATTGGTTCGAAGGGCAAAGAAAAGAATTGATTCAAGATTTAAAAGTGAAGAAAAATATCGTAAATGGTGTGCTGATAGTTTGGAAAGAGTTGCTTATCGAAGTAGTAGTGAGTTGTTGTTTTGGAGAAATTTCATTGAGTTTAGTAAGTAGAAGTATGAAATAAATAGGAGGCATTAATTCATGAATGATAGTTTAGAAATACTTGAAGAAATTAAAGAATACATAAATGGACATTATAAAGCATATTGTTGTGGTTACACAGAACTTAGATCAGAAGGAAACAGCAATGATGTATTTAATGATGGTTGTAGCAATGGAGAGGCATGGGCGTTATATTCTATCGGAAATATTATTGGAATGGAATTAGAAGAACCAGAAGAAAGTGATGATGAATATTAATTAGTTCAAAGTTTAGTTTTATTCTATATTGGAGGTGAATTATGGGAAAAGTCTATACTATTGCAGTTAAGTTTACATATGACCTGTATAAATTATATTTCTTTAAATATAGATTCAAAGAAAAAGATCATTCATATAGATGGGTTACTCCAATATTCGCAGAATCTAAAGAAGAAGCAATCGAATTATTTAATAGTAGATATGCGGTTGATAATTGCGAATTAAGTCTTTGGCAATCAGAAGGGAGAAATGTTACAAAAGAAGTAGTATGTTATTCATCTACCAAAAATTACTCATTAAATGAACTTCAAAGTTTAATGAATAGTAAAGATTTCTTACATTATTGTAGACAAGAATTAGGATTAGAGAGAACTATTGAATCTTTGATAAAATAATTTAAAACAGTTATTTTAAATATCTAAAGAGGTGAATACATATGGAATCAACATCACGTAAAATGATTGATGAATTTAAAAATAATCCAGCAAAAGCAATTAAACAATTAGAGTTTTGTGAGTATGAATGTCAAGGTGGGCCATTGGTTAATAATGTTGCTTTTATTGCACTACAAGAATTAATTATGGAAGGAGAGGAAGGTTGATATGAATATAGTAATTAATGAGAAAAAGAACTTTGAATTGCCAAAGATGCCTTTTATAATTTCAGTTAGTTATAAAGACTTTAGATTAGTTACAAAAAAGGAAAATAAAGACGGTAACTTTTTCTTCTTAACTGATTTAGGTCAAGGTTATACATGGTCTAGTGATTTATATACATTTGATTTTCTTGAAGAAAAACTCAAAAGTAAAGAATGGTTAATTATTGAATCAACTTTAACTATTGAAAATAATTAAGGAGGTTGATATAATGCAAAAAGTAAAATTCCTTAAAGATTTTAATTTCTTCAAGAAAGATACGTATCGAGTGATTATGGAAGAAACTACATTGCATTATCGTATTCAAGTTAATTTGAATAGGGATGAGTTATATTGGTTACATAAAGCAGATTGTGGTGTTTTATTTCAAGTAGTAGAGAGGAGTTAATAATAATTTAAAGGAGAAAACAAATGTTACAGAAATTTAAAATTAATTATCCAGACGAAATATTAGACAAATTATATTTAGATTTTTCTCGTTGCGATATGGATATCTATACTTTTGAAGAATTTTGCTTTGTACGTTATGGTCAATATGTTGCAGATTATAGTTTTAAACAAAGAAGAATGAGAACATATTTGCTTGTGTCAACTTATATGTAAAATTAATAATGAAAGAAGGAATAAGAATGAAAATGTTTAAAAAGAGTGCAGTAACCCCTTCCATGATGATTGACAATGCAGTAGGTATTGTAGATAATGCAGTAACCGCATTTAAAATTGCAGTTGCTAAAATAGATCAGGCAAATGAGATGTTGGCTCAATCAAAAGAACAAAGTCAAGCAAAGATCGAAGCATTAGAGCAAGAATTATTGAGTCATAAGCAAGTTAAAGAGGACGCAGAAGCAAAGATTAATTCACATTTGGAGTTAAGGGATAAATTAAGTCAATTTGTAATGTAAATTGTATTACTCAAGAAATTTTCATTTTATGGGGTTATGCTTAAAATGACCATAAACTCAAATTTTCAATAAAATCAGTAAAATAGTCCTGTAACTGTTGCTACATAAGGGTTTATGGTCATTTAAATAGGCATAAATAATTATGTTATATATTGCATCCAATAGAAGTGGAATTTTATGCGATTTATGTTTTGTTAAAAGTAATAAATAATATTTGTTGACATGAAAATTTGATTATGTTATAATTATTAAGTGGTTAAAACAATATAGTTAATTATTAAGAAAGGACTGAGTGGTTGAAGAATAAAGGAAAATGTAGAAGACCAATCAAATTCAATAAATCTCCACCTTCTTTCAATATATTTTAATAGATCATGTGCATTAAATAATAAAATAAAATTATTGAAAGAAGGAATAGATAATATGGCAAAAATTAAAGAGGAACAATTAGGATTGAAAAAAGGTAAAGCACAATTCTTACTCATCGGAGAAGCAAAAGTAAATGATTATACTTTCACAATGGATAAAGATACTACAAAATCAGATTGGGTTTGGAATCAAATGAATCTTGGTGTAGATTGTGGAAATGGTAATGTCATCTATTCAGATATGATGGGTGGTTATGGATCAGAAAGAGATAATGTAGTATATGTTCATGGTATAAAAGAAGTAGATGGTAAAAAACAAGAAGATTTTGATAATAAATTCACTATTGATTGGGATGATAGATTTGACGAAACAATTCTAGAATCAGTAGCAGACTCTTGTTTCATCAAAGTTGGTTTAGAAAAAGATACAAAAGATAAAACATTCAAAAATAAATTTTTATCTGCATATGATGCAATTCAATACATACAACAACATCTTGAAAATGGAATGGTAGTAAATGTTAAAGGAAAATTGAAATATCAAGCATATAATGATAGTGTTTCTATTAAAAAAGAAGTTAATTCTGTATTCTTATCAAAAGCTAAACCAGAAGAATATAAAGCAGTATTTACACAAACAATACTTTGTGACGCAAATGCAGTTGGTAAATTAGATAGAGAAAAAGCATCATTTCCAATTACGGGATATGTAGTTGACTATGTTGGTAAATATGACGGCAAAGAAATAAAGAAAACAGTAGCATTCACAAAAACATTTGAGTTAGAAGTAGATAAGGTGAAACCAGAAAATACTAAGAAACTCATTGCTAAATGTTTTGCTCCTGCTAAAAAAGGCACTCTTGTAGAAGTCACTGTAGAAGGAGAAATGCTTGAAGGGGCAAGTGTAGTAAGTATTACTCTAGATGATCTTCCTGAAGATATTAAAGAACTTATTGAACTTAATGTTATCACAGAGGAAGAAGCTCTTAGTAAATGTGCAATTGGTGGTAATAAAGAAAAAAGAATGCTTATAAAAAGACCTTTAATTACATTTGAAGGCGAAGGAGAAACAAAAGTTCCAATTTTAGCAATCAATAAAGATAAATATAAAGAAAGCGATTTAGTTTTTCTTTCTCAATTTATTGAAGTTGAAGAAGAGAAGGAGGAAGAAACAGAAGATTTAGAAGAAAGTGTTGCTAAATTTGAGAAAACACTAGATAAAAAAGAAGATGATGATACTGAGGAGGACGAAGAAGCAGTTGACGATGAAGCATGGATGAAATTGTTAGATGTATAATTAATAGTTATATATTAATATTTTCACAGAATTTATCAGGAGGTTAAATTCCTCCTGATAAACACAATAATCATTTAAATAATAAAATAAATAATAAAGGAGATTAAATAAATGGGTTTTCAGAAAAAAGAAGAAATTTTAGCATATGTTGGTGGTAAAGTATTAGCATTTGGGGCCACGGGGTCAGGAAAATCAACGTTTGCAGGAACATTTCCTAATATTAATTTAGTAGATAGTGAAGATGGTAATACATATTATCTTGAAAGCAATCCTAATATCATTGGAGTCATGCGTACCACATCTGCCTCTGAAGTTCAAGAAACACTAGATGAATTAAATGATGAGGAAGCATTAAAAGATTTTGATACTATTGCAATTGATAGTGGAACAAAATTATATGAGAACATGCAAGCAGCAGCATACGAAGTTGTTGAAAAAAGATCAAGAAAACAAATGAGAAAAGGCAAAGAAGTGGATATGTCAGATTTGGGCCTCGCGACTCGTGATTGGGGTCATATTAAAAGATGGAATCAAGCTCTAAAAACTGCTTATATCATATTTTCTTCGATGGGTAAGTGGGTAGTTGAAATTGCTCATCAAAAAGATATTTTCGATGATCCATCTTCTCTTAATAAAAAGAAAATTGGAGAAGCACCAGATTTAGCTAAGAAGGCAGAACATGATTTTGATATTGTACTTCAAATGTTTACTAAAGAAGACAAAGATGGCAATGTAACTTACTTTGGTAAAATTTATAAAGATAGAACTGGAGTAACCAAAAAAGGAGAGATCATTGAAAATCCTTCTTTTGAAATTTGGAGAGCAAAATGGGAAAGCACAAAGAAATTTGGAGTTAAAAAAGCATTAGACTTATCAGTAGGGGTAAGTAAAGACACTGAATTTATGGAAGCAGAAGATGAACAAGCAGAAGATATTGCTAACCAAATTAAAGCATTACTAAAAACTAGTTCTGAGGAAAATCAAAAGAAGATTGGAAAGAAAATCAGAGATTTAGAAATCAACATCAAAGATTTAGTTAATAATGATATTGAAAAATTGAATCAGGTGTTAGAATTCGCTGAAATGCTGTAAATAAATATACACATATCTATGAATTTAATAGGGATTATTGATTTGTCAATAATCCCTAGTTCTAATAAAACTAATAGAGGTGATTTAATGGAAGAGAAAATTACCAAGAAACAAGAACAAGAGGATTGGTTAGAATTAGCAAACTATGTTTTTAAAGAAATTTTACAGTATGAAACGGGTGTAAAATTCCCAAGATACTTAGCATTGAGACTTAAAGGTTTACATAAAGGAACATTTATGGCAAATAAAAAACAGAAACCACAAGCAAATTATGATTATAAAATTATATTATTGACTTGTAAATTTTGTAAATATAGTATTCTTCAATATTTAGGCCCAAGTAGAGATAAGATTAAAGATGAACGGCATTTAATAAATACTATTATGAGTTTTGTTGAAAATGAAATAAATAATGTGGTATTAAGATTAAAAAATTCTAAAAAAGCAGAAGAAAAAACCATACATATAGAATTAGAAAATCAAATACATGAAGGAGCTGAATATACAGCAAAATCAAAAGATAAAAATATTGATAAGGAATTGGAGGAATTATGGTAAATGGCTGTTGCTACAAAAACAAAGTCAAAAACTACTGTTGTAAAAAAAGAAATAAGTCCTTATGAACAATTACTCATTGATGCTGTAAAAAAAGTAAAAGAGTTTAAATTATCAGCAGAAGCCAATATAACTTCTATATTTTTTAAGAATCCTGAATTAATTTATACAAATGAGAAATTAAAAGTAGAAGAGTTTAGTAATAATATATGGAAGATTTATTTTGTAATTGCACATGATGTAGTAATTAAAGAGAAAAAACAATCATTAGATGAAATAACTGTTGGATTATATCTTGAAAAACACAATAAATTGAAGATTAAATATGAAGAATATGGTGGTTATGATACTATTGAAAAAGCTAAAGAGTATGTCAAGGAAGAAAACTTAATTGGTTATATAAGTGAACTACATAAATGGAATGCTGTGTTGGGGTTATTGAAAGCAAAATTTCCAGTGTATGATAAATTAAGTAAGTTTGCGGATATGGATGTTGAACAAATTTATGCATATTATGAAACTCACTTAAATCATATATTTATCAATGCAGAAGGAGATGTCAAGAGTTATAATTTATGCGAAGAGATTCATGATTTAGTAGATGAAATGGATAAAGGATTGGCAGTAGGGATGCCTTTGTATAATTCCCCTATTCTAAATAAAGAAATTGGAGGTAATTTAGAAGGTAATATTACAATGTTAGGAGCTTTAAGTGGGGCAGGTAAGACCACAACAACTATTGAATTAATTCTTCCACAAGTTATAACTTATGATGAAAAATTATGCATAATGATAAATGAAGAAGATGTGACAAAATGGAGAAAAGAATTAATTATATGGGTGGCTAATAATATATTCAAAAAAGATTTTCAAAAATATAGATTGCGAGATGGTAAATTTTCTCCAGAAGATAAAGAATTATTACATCAATGTGCAGACTGGATAGAAGAAAAGAAACAGAATAAAAATATTACTATAATTCCATTTCCTAAATATAATGCGTCTTTAGCAATTAAAACTATCAAAAAATATCATTCATTAGGGTGCTCAATGTTCATACTAGATACAATGAAGGCTAGTGCAGATATTAATTCAACAGATCAAGTATGGACAGAAATGACAAAGGATAGTGTTGCTATTTATGATTGTATTAAACCAGCAGGGAAAAATGTACATATATGGATTACATATCAATTAGGAAAAAGTAGTACAAAACAAAGGCATTTTACAAATGATAATATTGGTTTGGCTAAGAATATCGTAGATGTAGCATCAACAAATTTAATGATAAGAAAACCATTTGATGATGAATTTGAAGGTGGTAAAAATGAATTAAAATGTTTTAGATTAGAAGGTAAAAATAAACTTACTCGCATACCCTTTAAACTTGACAAAAATAAGTCTTATACTATTATATTTGTCACTAAGAATAGATTTGGAAGTACAGATGAATTTCAGATTATCAGCGAAAATGATTATTCGAGAAATGTATATAAAGAATTAGGTATAGTTAATATACCTATGGATTGGTAAGGAGATTATATATGGGGAAAAATAATTGATTTAAAAGGGAAAACATTTGATAGATTATTAGTTTTAGAGTTTTCTCACATTAATAAACATAGGGTGTGTCATTGGATTGTTCAATGTAGTTGTCCTCTTAAAACTATATTTACAGTAAATGGCACTAGTTTAAGAAATGGAAATACTCGAAGTTGTGGATGTTTGCAAAAAGAAGTTAATATTGCTAGGTGTAGCAAAACTAATACATATGATTTAACTGGTGAATATGGTATAGGTTATGATTTTAGAAATAATTACTTTGAATTTGATTTAGAAGACTATGATAAGATACAAGTATATTGTTGGCATAAAAACAAACGAGGATATATTGTTTCTAGTATATCAGAAAATGATGAAGATGAAAAACAAACAATTAGAATACATAGGCTTATTATGGGAGTCAATAATCCAGAAATAGAAGTTGATCATATCGATAGACAAAAAAGTAATAATCGTAAATATAATCTCAGAACTACAGATCACAGACAAAATAATGTTAATAGGAACCCAAATATAAATAATAGTAGTGGTTGCCAAGGAGTTTATTTTAACAAACAGATGAATAAATGGCATTCACAGATATTTTATGGAAAGAAAAAACATTTAGGTTATTTTGATGAATTAGATGATGCTATTATAGCAAGATTAAAGGAGGAGATAAAAATAAAAAATTTTAACAATAGTCATTTATATGAAAAATATGGATTTGATGCAAAAATAGTTAAGTAAAGGTAGGTGAATATACTTGAATGGATTATATTGAGCTTAAACAATACATATTAGACAATGATAAAACACAAGAAGTACTTAAATCCCTAAATTGTCATGGTATTAAAGAATATACAAAAGAATATAGGTCTGGTTTACCCGAACATGCATCAAATAATAATATTGCAATAAACAAAGAAACACTTTCTACTAAAATATTTCAATCTGATGGTGAAATAATAAGAGGAGATATATTTACTCTTTGCCAAACTATAAAAAATATTTCATTTTCAAAAGCTAATAAATATTTACATGAATTATTTGGTTTAGAATATAAATTTAAAACTAATAAACAAGATAAACCTGATAAGAAAGATCCATTAAATGTATTCAAAAAGGTTAAAAGAAAAAGATGCATTGTAAACATTGACGACATTGAGTTGTATGACAATGAGATTATCAAGGAGTATATTCCATTACCTCATATTGATTGGATAAGAATAGATGGTATTCTTCCTTTTACCTGTGAAGTATTTAAAATTGGTTATAGTGCAGAAAAGAAAAGAATTATAATTCCCTGGAGGTATTGGTGCGGTGATGAAAATGATTTTGTTGGAGTGATTGGGAGAACCACAATTCCTGAATATAAAATGTTAGACATTCCTAAATATTTTCCTTTAAAAAAGTTTCCAAAATCAATACATTTATACGGATTGCAAGAAAACTATAAGACTATTCAAGAAGAAAATAGAGTTGTTGCGTTTGAATCGGAGAAATCAACATTAAAAAGACATAGTAGAAAAGATGGAACTGGTGTGTCTATAGGATCACATGATATATCTGAGGAACAAGTAAAAATATTGATTTCTCTTAATACAGAAATAATTATTTGTATGGACAAAGATGTTTCCTTACAACATATTAGAAGTATGTGCGATAAATTCTATGGAATCCGTACCGTAAGTTATGTGTTCGATAAATATGGATTACTAGAAGAAAAAGAATCGCCAGCAGATAAACCTGAGAAAGTATATAGATATTTACTAAAACATAGAGTTGTATATGATGACTCAGAACATAAAAAATATATTAAAGAGAGGGACAAAAGACTTGAGAAAACAATTTGAAGAAATTCAATTAATAGCTAACACCTCCGTTACATATTATAACGGTAGTTTATGGGAAACAAATAATTATGGTATATGTAGAATTGTTGGTATGATAGAAAAACGCCGTAATTATCATACCTTTTTGGTAGAATTTGATGATGGTACGCAATTATCGGCTAGACATCATAATATAAAAAACGGAACTTTGAAAAATCCATATTATTACGGTGCAGTTTGTGGAGTTGGGTGTTTGGGTAATATGTCTTCTCGCCATAAATTATATCCCCATTGGAAACAAATGTTAGAGAGATGTTACAATCCATCAACTAAAAGTTATATTGATTATGGAGGGAGAGGAATATTCGTTTCAGAAAATTGGCTGTGCTTTGAATATTTCATTGATTATTTACAAAATGTTGATAAGTATGAAGATTTATTACAAAATCATAAAATATATGAAGTAGACAGAATTGATAACAATGGTAATTATGAAGAAGAAAATATTAGAATAGTAACAAGAAGTGAAAATTCAAGAAATAAAAGAAGTAACAGATACATTAAAATAAATTTACCTTCTGGAGAAAGTGACATAGGTTTAATAACTGATATATGTAAAAAATATGATTTAATACAAGCTAATGTTAATAAGTGTTTAGCAGGTAAAAGAAAAACTCATAGGCAATGTACATTTCAAGATATAGATAAAGAGGAGATTATAACTAATGCGTAAAACAGGCGAAGAAATTAGATTAATAGCTAATAAATTAGATTGTGATGAAATATATTCATGGTCAAAATATAACCAATACAAAGGAGACACTTATACTTTCTTCTTACGATATATTCTTAAAATACCAGAGGACAGAAAAGATTCAATATACGGGGTATTTGGTAACGCTTCTCATGATATATTAGAAAAATATTATAATAAAGAAATATCCTACGCCGATATGATAGAAATATTTGAAGAAAAACTATTTGAATTTACTATTGGCAATCTAAAATATGATAGAAGTGATGAAGACAAAAATAAAAAAATAGGAAATAAATATGAATCATGTATGAGACACTTCTTTAAAAATCATCAACGAATACCTCATAAATTGAAACTTGAAGTCTTTGTTCCAATAAAGATAAATAATATACTAATACAGGCTTATGTAGATGCTATACATATGGAAAAAAGAGAAGATAAAGATATCTGCGTAATCACAGATTGGAAAACAAGCTCCTTGTATAAAGGTAAAAAAATAGAGAAAGAGCAAGGTCAACTTCTACTTTATAGTTATGGTGTCCACAAAAAACTAAACATACCGATGGATCAAATTATTGCTAGATGGGCGTTCCTTAAATATGTAGAAGTAGAATGTATGCAAGCTAATGGCAAATTAAAAAGTAGAATCGTTGAAAGAAATGCTATAGGAAGTAGTTTATCATCAAATGCTAAGATGTGGTTAAAGAAATCAGATAGTAAATTCAGCGAAGAAGAAATAGATGATTATCTTAATAAAATGGTAGTTGACAATTCAATAGAATGTTTACCTGGTGATGTAAAGAGTAAATTTGTAGTTAAAGATTGTTATGTTGAAATATCGCTAGATGATGAATCAATTCAAGAATTATTAGATGATATTGTAAAGACAGTTGAAGAGATTAAGGTTAAGCAAGTTGAATATAAAAATACATTGGATAATAAAATATGGTGGCAAGATGTTACAGATACAGAAAGTTATTTCTTGGCGAATTTGAATGGTTATTCAGCAAAAATTCACGCACCATATAAGGCATATCTTGATACTTTAGAGATGTTTAATAATAAAGATAGTAAAGTAGATGAAGAGGATTTGTCGTGGATGAAGGATTTGATGGATTAGGAGGATAAATATGAGATATAATAATTACCATAAACATTGTCACTACTCGAATGTTAAGACATTGGATTGTATAGTAAGACCACAAGATTATATAGACAGAGCAAAAGAATTAAATCATACCACCCTATTTACAACTCAACATGGGTGGGGCGGTAACTTTTTAGAAATGTATGATTTATGCCAAAAGAATGATATTAAAATGATTTTTGGGGCAGAACTTTATATTGTAAAAGATAGATTTGAAAAAGACAATAGAAATAGCCATATTATTATTATTGGTAAAAATCAAGATGCTTTTTATCAATTAAATGAGATAATGTCTGAATCAAATAAGACAGGATTTTATTATAAGTCAAGAATCGATTTAAACTTATTGCTTTCATTAAATCCAAACAATTTTATAGTTACATCTGCTTGTGTTGCAGGAATATTAAGAGATGAAGATGCTACAAATATATTTTTAGAACCTATAGCAAAACATTTTGGTAATAATTTTTATCTAGAAACACAAGCGCATGCTCATCAAATTCAAGTTATACATAATTTAAAAATAACTAAATTAGCTAGAGAATTTAATATTCCAATTATTCATGCCAACGACTCTCACTATATCTATCCAGAACAAAGACATGATAGAGATTTATTTCTAAGAGGAAAGGGTTTAAGATATGAAGAGGAAGAAGGATTTATCTTAGATTATCCTGATTATGATACTATCGTTGAAAGATATAAAGATCAAAATGTCTTATCAAGTAATCAAATTATCCAGTCACTAAATAATACATTAATATTCGATCAATGTGAAGATTTAATTTTCACAAAAGATATTAAAATGCCAACAATTTATCCCAATGAAGATTCTAATAAAAAACTTAAATCAATTATTTTAGAAAAATGGGAAGAAGAAAAGAAAAATATTGATCCAAAAAGACATAAGGAATATCAAGACGGAATCGCATTTGAATATAATACCATTAAAGATACAGATATGGCAGATTATTTTTTATTAAATGAAAGAATTATTGATAGGGCAGTTAATGTATATGATGGAATTCTTACTAGAACGGGACGTGGCAGTGCGGTTAGCTTCTATGTAAATAAACTTCTAGGATTCACAGAAATAGATAGATTTGAATCTGAAGTTCCTCTATATCCTTCAAGATTTATGACTGTTTCAAGAATTCTTGAATCTAAAAGTTTGCCCGATATAGATTTTAATTGGGCAGACGTAGAAGCTCCAATTAAAGCATCTAAAGATATTTTAGGAGAAGACAATGTTTACTATATGTATGCCATAGGAACTATGAAAGAGTCTTCTGCTTTTAGAAACCTATGTAGAGCATATGATATGCCAATGGATCAATACAATGAAGTTGGTAAAGATGTTGAGAAATACGTTAAAGATCCACAATGGAAAGATTTAATTGAAGAATCCAAAAAGTTTATAGGAGTAATAGATAGTATATCTCCTAGTCCATGTAGTTTTGTTATGTTGAACAAACCAATATCTAAAGAATTAGGATTGCTAAGAGTAGGGGATCAAATTTGTGCATGTATTGATGGGTATACATCCGATAATTGGAAATATCTTAAAAATGATTTTCTTACTGTAAAAGTTTGGAAAATTGTATCAGATACTTTCAAATTACTTGATAAACCAATTCCGAATATTCGAGAACTAAAAAAACTCCTTAATGATAAGGTTTGGGATTTATATAAAAATGGATTGACAGCAACTCTTAATCAAGTTGACACAGATTTAAGTACGACTTTTGTTAAAAGATACTGCCCCATTAATGTAGCAGAAATTTCTGGTTTTGTAGCTGCCATTAGGCCAGGGTTCGCAAGTTTACTTAATACATTTTTAGAGAGAAATGAATATTCAACAGGAGTTAAAGAAATAGATGATATTCTAGAACCATCATATCATTTCATGCTTTATCAAGAATCTATTATGGCATTTCTTGTATGGTGTGGACTTAAAGAAGATCATACTTACGACATCATCAAAAAGATTGCAAAAAAGAAATTTAAAGAAGAAGAGATTGCAGAACTTAAAAGTGAATTAATTGCAGGATATATAAAAAACGTAGGTAATGATGAAAAGTTTGAGGATGTATGGCAAGTTGTCAATGATGCCTCGAAATATTCTTTTAATGCCAGTCACAGCCTTTCTGTAGCTTGGGATAGTTTATATGGGGCTTATTTAAAAGCAAATTATCCCTTAGAATACTACACGGTTATATTAAATGAATATGATTCCGATACAGAAAAAACTCATAAGATTCTTGAAGAATTACCTTATTTTAATATTAAATTATCAGACATTGAATTTGGAAATTCAATAGATACATATTCATTTGATAGGAAAACAAATACAATTTATAAATCTATAACTTCAATTAAATTTCTCAATGGTCAAGTGGCAATAGAGTTATATAATTTAGCACAACAAACTAAATATACTAATTTTATAACTCTATTGCAAGATATAAAAAATACTTCAACTAATTCAAGACAGCTAAAAATATTAACTGGACTAGATTTCTTTAAAAAATTTGGCAAGAATAAAAAACTTCTTCAAATAATTGAAATATATGATACTTTTGCAAGTCGTAAACAAATAAATTTCAAAGATATTGCAAAACTAAATATTAATGAAGATACATTAAAAAAATATAGTAATAAAACAACTGAAACACTTTATAAAGAATTAGATATGATAGGATATGTCAGAGAAGTTATTCAAACTATAGAAGACAAATCAATGTCAATTAAAGATCAAGTTAAATTTGAAATGGATTATTTAGAATATGTTAAGTATATCAATGAAGGAGCAGGAGATAGTTTTTATATAATTATTAAGTATGAAGTATATAAGGATAAAACTAAACCATATGTCACATTACGCCAAATAAATAATGGCAAAGAAATGAAGACAAAAATCAAGGATGGCAAGATATTCTCCCAAAACCCCTTCAAGTTGTACGATGTCTTAAAAGTCAATGAATTCAAAACTCAAAAGAAGACAAAGAACGTTGGCGGCAAGTGGATGAAGTCAGATGAGGACGAAGAGATACTTATCAACTATGATGTATATTAGAAAGCAGGGTAAATAATTGAAAAATAAAATAATTTATGAATTTAAAGGTGTTGTGGTAGCAAACCCTTATAATACTGACGATTATAAAATATATGCACTAGATGTTGATGAAACTAAATATCCTCATATAGTTAAAAACTCTTATCAAAATGTCAGCATTCTAGGAAATTTACCCGACCTTGAAACGGGCATAGAGTATAGTATAAAATCAGAAGAAAAAGAAGGGAAAAATGGAATATCGTATAAAGTAATTAATATAGGAAGGGATATGCCTAAAACAGAGACATCAACTAGATTGTTTTTACAAAGCATATTAGATAGTAATAGTCAGGTTGATGAAGTGATGCGTGAATATCCAGATATTATTGATAGAGTTATAAATAATCGCTTAGATGACATTGATTTAAAGAAATTATACAATATTGGAGAAGTTAGATTTGAGGTCATTAAAAGAAAAATTGTTGAGAATTTTGTATTAGGAGAATTAGTTACAGAATTTAAAGGATTTATTGAATTCAAAATCTTAAAGGCATTATATGATAAATATGGTTCAGTGGATAAGATTAAAGAAAAACTACAAGACAATCCGTACATGTGTTTATGCGGATTGTCAAGAATTTCATTCAAAACTGCAGATAAGATACTACTTGAATTTAACAAAGATTGTATTACAACAAAAGCAAAAGGAGAAATTCCTCCAATTGATTTTACTTTTGATTTACAAACTTCTAGTCAAAGACAAAAATCAGCAATTATGTTTCTACTAGAAGAAAATGAGAATGATGGAAATACTAAAATTGATATCAAAGTCCTAAGAAAACAATCTGAAGCACTAGCAAAGAAATGTATTGAACATTTTGTTGATATTATTAAGAATGATAAAGATATTCATTTTGATAAAGGTTTAAATACTGTTGCATTAGAAGAAACATATCAAACAGAATTATATATTGCTAATAGGATTTTAGAAGGATTGAAGGTGGAAAATAAATGGGAAATTGATACGGAAAAATATAAGAATAATGGGAATATTACTCTCACAGAGCAACAACATAAAGTTTTACCTATGGTGTGTAATTCTAATGTGTGTATTCTCAATGGGTTTAGCGGGAGTGGGAAGAGTGCTACAACTAAATCTTTGATTGATATGTTGAATGATAATAATAAATCATTTTGTTTGTTTGCTCCCACAGGAAGGGCTGCAAAAATATTGTCGGAATATGCAAAAGAACCTGCATCAACAATACATAGAGGATTATTATACAAACCTCCAATATGGGGATATAACGAAGAAAGTAAATTACCTTATTCTATCGTTTGTGTGGATGAATTTTCGATGTGTGATGTTTTCTTAATGAAACATCTATTAGAAGCAATTGATTTTTCTAAAACTAAGTTATTGATGATTGGAGATTCAGCTCAAGTTCCTTCTGTTGGAGCAGGTAATGTTTTTTATGATCTAATTAATTCAAATTTAATTCCAATAGTTTCTCTTACTCAAATATTTAGATATGGAGAAGGAGGAGTATTAACTGTAGCAACAAAAACAAGAAATAGTGAAAAATTCCTAGCAGATTCTAAAAATCCACAAATGTTTGGTAATGACAAAGGATATATGTTTATACCTATGTTGCAAGAAAATATAATGAAAAATGTTGTGGCGTTATATCAAAAATTATTATCATCTGGAACATCAAAAGAAGATATAATGATATTGTCATCGTATAATGTAGGTGATTATGGAACGGTTGCTATAAATAAGCACTTGCAACCTATAGCAAATCCTAATGTATTATCAGGAAATATACATGTTCAACTTGGAGATACAAAATTTTATGAGAATGATCTTGTTATTCAAGTTGTTAATAATTATAGTGCGATAAGATATAATGAAAGTTATATAGACGAAGATGATAAAACATTTGTTGCAAATGGAGAAATAGGTAAAATCGTAAAAATTAAGAATGGTAAATTAATTATTCAATTTGATGAGTTGGTTATTTATAATAAAAGTGATTTAATTAATATTAAGCTTTCATATAGTATTTCGATATTAAAGAGCCAAGGCGGTCAATGTGAAAAGGTTATTATGATAACTCCTAAAGCTCACACCTTTATGCTTAATAGCAATCTTATTTATGTTTCGCAAACGAGAGCAAAGCAAAAAGTATTCCATTTTGGTGAAATAGAAACGGTAAATAGAGCTATAAAGAAAAAAGCAGACTTTAATAGAAAAACTTATCTTAAAGAATTGCTACTATCTCAAACCAATAAATAAAATTCCTTGACACCACATTCCCCACATGCTATAATATTCACATAGAGAGGAGGTGAAAAACAAAAATGAACCCCACAAAACTCATCAATCGCATCGACGGAAAATGGACTACATGCACTTCTCAAGAATACAATTCCCAAGACAAAGCAAACTTCATGTTCAGCAAAAATAATGACACAAATATCACTACTTATTATAAGAAAATCGGTTAATATCTATATTCTATTATTCAATAATCTTGACATAATTAACATACATAAGCATAAAATAAATATTAGCAAGAATTTGATCACATATCTTATTAATACCACTAATCAAATTCTTGCTAAATCAAAAGAGGTGATACATATTAAAATTTTACATGGTAGAGATGGTGATTGGATTCAGTGCACTTCTGAAGAGTATGAGAAAAACTATACAGATAAAGTTAATTACGCATTCATTGTAGATCAAGACACTAATAAAGGTCATTATTACAAAAAGGTGGCAATTGAAGTATTTGATAATGAAATGTCAGAAATTAAAAATGAAAGGATGGAAGATTAATTAGTGTTCGATTTCTGCTTATGTGAATACTCCGATTGCATACAATCAATGGTATGTAGTAGATTCTTATATAAAAACTCCTCCAATCTTGTTTATATTAAATTTAAAAACATTTGTTCAAAAGAGAACAATTGGCAATGGTTTTATGGAGATAGGAGCAAGATGGTTCAGGTAGAATTAATCGAAGATAAAGAAGGTGATACATAATCAGAGAAATATATATTGTCGAACAAATGAAACCGTTACTCAATAATTATCCTGTTCTAAATTTTAAACAATTAGAGGAATTGAGAATATTTGCAAACTTATTAAGTTCATCATTAGGTGAATATCTTTATGATAAAAGAATTAATGGTTATTTAAAATAGAAAGAAGGTGGTAAAACATTTGAGTGTTAATTTAAGTGGTGCAGACTTCAATAAATACATTGTCATTAAACAAGAAGATGTGATTAAACATGCTTCAGAACAAGATAGGACAGATTTAGCTAGAATACTTAAAAATATTAGAATCAGTAGATATAAATTCAATAAGAATACAGGAAATAAATATCTTGTTATTAATGTTGATGTTGATTATGCTGATGAGGTTGTTGATATTCTAAAGAAGAATAATCACTGGAAGTAATTGAAGGGAGGTGATAGAAATATGATGACAATGGATTATGGAAATATGGATATCTTAGACATTGTTAGAGAATTGAAAAGACTATTACATAAATTTTCTGAATTAAATAAGGTAGAAATGGAAGAAGTGAGGGTGCTTTCTAATAATTTAAGTGCAGAGATTTCAGGTTGGCAGTATGATACTAAAATTATGGAGAAATATGAAAAAGAATATGAACGTATTCAAAGGCAATAGAATAATCTTTTTAACTTATAAATATTAAAATAAAATTATTGGAGGATACATAAATTGACAACTATTTCAGAAGATGCATTGAAATTACTTAAAGAAAAACAATACTTTAAAGAAAACGAAAAAACTTGGGAAGATTTATGTGAAAGGGTTTCAACTGCAATTGCAGAAGTAGAAACTAATGATAAAAAACAACAGATTAAAAAAGAAGTTTATGAAGCAATGTCTAATTTGGAATTCATATTTAGTACACCCGTTTTGTTAAACGCAGATAAAGATAATCCAGGCCAATTATCATCTTGCTTTGTTTTGCAAACGAAAGATAATATAGAAGACATATGTTTGTTAGATGCAGAATTTAGTAAGATTTTTCAACGCAATGGTGGTGCAGGAACAGATATTAGTGTATTAAGACCTGCAAAAGCAAAAGTAGATACATCTAAAGGATATGCTGGTGGAGTTACTACATTTATGGGAAAATATGATAGAACTGCTGATGATATGACTAAATTTAATCCATCAAGAAAAGGCGCTTTAAAAATAAATCTTCAATGTTGGCATCCTCAATTATTAGATTTTATACATAGTAAAGACAATACAAGTGAATTAAAAAGAATGAATATTTCTATCTCTCTTACTGATGATTTTATGAAGGCTGTAGAAAATGATGAAGATTGGAATCTAGAGTTTCCTGATTATCAATGGAATAAGGAAATTTATAATCAAGAATGGAATGGAGATTTAGAGTGGTGGAAAGATAAAGGTTATCCAACCATTGTGTATCAGACATTAAAAGCAAAAGAAATTTTAGAAGAAATTGCAAGATGTTCATGGGAGACAGGAGAACCCGGAGCGAATTATCAAAGTCGCATGGATGCGGATAATCCCAATAAACATTTAAGTACATTAATTTTTACAAATCCTTGTTTACACAAAGATACTTATATGGTAACTGAGAATGGTTTAGAGAAAATTAGCAATATTAAATCTAAGATGTGGAATGGAGAAAAATATGTAACTACGAAAACATGGCAAACAGGCATAAAAAAAGTATATAAAATTATGACTAAAAGTGGTTATGAGTACACTACTACTGAAGATCATAAATTTATGCTTAAAGATGGTAGTTGGTGTAAAGCAATTGATTTAATTGGAAAAGATATTGCTTTTGAAATTAAAGAAAAAGAATGGATCGGAAATAATCTATACCCTCATGTAAATTATAAAGTCTTAGGTTTTGAATTTGGAGATGCAACATTCCATAAAGCATCTAATAGAATGAAATATATTTTTGCAAATCCAGAAAAAGATAAAGAAGCAATGATTTTAATAGAAAAAGAATTAGGAGAAAAGTTTTACGCAAAAGATTCTAACAAGCAAGATATAAATCATGTCTTAAATATCCCCTATGGTACTGTATACGCTAATGCTTTTTATGATAAAATTGATGATCGTATGATACCAGATTGGATTATGACTCTTCCTAAAAATGAAATGAAAGATTTTTTGATTGGACTTTTTAGTGCAAATGGATGCAATTTAAAAGAACATCATAGGATTCAATTAGTATCTATTAATACAGAAATGTTGAAACAGGTTCAACAAATGTTATTGATGTTTGGTGTTAAAGGCAAATTGTGGTATCACAATAAAAAGAATGATATAGAATTTAGCAATGGGACTTATACTTGTAAACAATCTGCCCATATTGTTATTAGTAGAAATTCCTATAAAAAATTCCTTGATGAAATTGGATTTATTCAAGACTATAAAAATGGCTATCTAGAATACCAAAACAAACTAGATGAAAAATTTGAAACAGTGATATTAATCTCTGAACTAGATGAAGCAGAAGTATGGGATTTTACAGAAAATGAGTTACATATGGGAATTACAAATGGAGCTTATGTCCATAATTGCAATGAGTTTAGTAATATACCTAATTCTTCATGTAACTTAGGTAGTATTAATATATATGCTTGTATCAAAGATGGTAAATTTAATTGGGATAAATTAAAAATCTTGTCATATAAAGCGATTAGATGGTTTGATAATATGATTTCTATTAATAAATTGCCACTAACCAAAATTCAACAAATGACTGAAGCGATTCGTCCCATTGGAATGGGAATGATGGGTTTGGCAGATGCTCTGTATGTATTAGGAATTAAATATAATTCTCAAAAAGGTTATGATTTCGCAGAGAGAATTATTAAAGTAATGAAAGACAATGCCTTAAAAGCTACAATGGATTTAGCAGAAGAACGAGGAGTTTACCCTGCTTGGGAAGGTAGTGAATGGCAACAACAGGGATTGAAAGTTAGAAATAGTTCATTGCTTTCAATTGCCCCCAATGGAACAATATCATTTCTAGCAGGGGTTTCTGGAGGTTGCGAACCACAATTTGGTCTTACATACAGTCGTAGGACATATGATAATAATATTTATTTTATAAATAATCCAACCTTTGAAAACAAACTTAAAGAATTGGGGATTTATTCTGAAGAACTAATGGGTAAGATTGAAAATAATCATGGTTCATGTCAAGGAATAAAAGAAATTCCTAAAGAAATTAGAAATATTTTTGTTACTGCTCATGATTTATCTCCTAAAGAACATGTGAACATGGTATCAGTTTTGCAAAAACATGTAGATTTATCCTTGTCTAAAACAGTCAATTTTTCAAGTAATGCTAGTGTAGAAGATATATATGATATTTACATTTATGCTTGGAAAGAAGGTCTTAAGGGATTAGCTGTCTATAGAGATGGGTCAAGACAAAATCAAACCCTTTCAGGAGGTAAAATTTCTTCAACTGATGAAGATAAAAAATATGTCTTGATTAATGAAACATTAGATATTGCCAATTCAGTAAGATTAAAAATTAAAACTGGATGTGGATCAATGTGGTTAACACTTGTATATGACAATGATAATAATTTATGTGAAATATTTTCTCAATCAGGAAGTACCGGAGGCTGTCGCGGAATGACAGAGGGGTTGAGTAGGTCTGTATCATTATTATTAAGAGCAAATGTTGATCCTCTGCAAGTAATTGATCAACTTCAAAGCGTAAGTTGCGATGTGAGTAAAGAAGCTAGAAAAAAAGATAAGACTATCGGGAAAAGTTGTGCGGATTCTATAGCAAAACAAATGCTAAAATTTATCAATGGAGAATTAAGTGCAAGTATTAAACCTATTGCTAAATTATCAAATGAAGAAAAATTGGAACCTGATGAAAAAGATAAATGTCCAGACTGTGGTATTAAATTGAAACATATTAGTGGCTGTATTAGTTGTGTTTGTGGATATAGCAAGTGCTAAAATAAATAAAATGAAAAGAGGAAATTAATAATGGATAAAGAACAATTAAAAGCTAAATATGGCGACGTTGAAGTATTTGTAGTAAGCAATGAATTGACAAAAGATTTTGATACATTCGTTGAATTAGACAAAGACAATAAATATAGTGATATTTTTAACTCAGTGGGGAAATTCATTCCTCGTTATGATGCAGAATTGAATTTTGAGCATAGACAAATAATCCCTTATTGCTTAGTAAAATGTGCTGATAACTATTTCATCACTCGTAGATTAGAAGGTGATGTAAGACTCACAGGTAAGTATTCTCTAGGCGTAGGAGGGCATCTAGAGCGTGTAGATGGCACTGATGATGATTACATCAAGTCAGGTATGATGAGAGAATTAGATGAAGAAATTAATATCAATTCAAGTATTAAATCTATTGATCTAATTGGTATGATTTGCTCAAATAATACAGAGGTTGATTCAGTCCATTTGGGCCTTGTGTATGTTGTTGAAGTTGCAGGACTAGATATTAGTGTAAAAGAAACAGACACTTTAGTTGGTGATTGGATTTCTAAAAATGATTTACTTAATTTTGAAGGAGAGTTAGAATCTTGGAGTAAAATTGCTGTAGAACATTTTATTAAGTAATTATAATACAAAAAGGAGAGTTAGGAATGATTGCCAAAAACATTAACAAATGTGTTTATAAGTGTTAAGATATACTCAGGGAGGTTGAGTGCATGAGCAATTATAAACCACATGATTTTGCAGAAATGTTAGGTGTGTCAGTCAAAACGCATCAAAGATGTGATATAGAAAGGTAAATTAAAAGAATTTAGAACACCTACTGACAGACGTTATTATACAGATGAACATTTAAAATTATTTAATGAAGGGAGGAAGGTAGTATGCTCAAAGGATTTAAAACTGAACTCAGAGTAACCGAAATTCATATTAATAAAATTCATCAATCAATTGGCATATGTCGCTTCCTCTATAATTCTTATTTAACTAAGAATCAAGAACTTTATAAATTATACAAAGAAGGTAAGATTGACAAGAAACAAGCGTTTATGAGTGCCAATGATTTTGATAAATATATTAATAATGAAGTAAAAGTATTAGATGAATTCAAATGGATTGATAATTGTGGGTCAAAGGCAAGAAAGAAAGCAATCGTAAATGCAGAAATGGCATATAAAAGATTCTTTAAGGGGGCAAGCTAAATTCCCTAGATTCAAGAAGAAGAAAAATCAAGATGTTAATATCTATTTTCCTAAGAATGGGAAGGGTGACTGGACTGTTAAACGTCATAAAATACAAATTCCAACTTTAGGATTTGTCGAACTGAAAGAAAAAGGATATATTCCAACCAATGCAAAAGTAGTAAGTGGTACTGTTTCAATGAAAGCAGGAAGGTATTATGTTTCTGTACTGTGTGATATTGTAGACAATAATAATTATTCAAATGTTAGTAATGAAGGAATTGGAATTGACTTAGGGGTTAAGGATTTGGCAATTATCAGCAATATTGATAAACCATTCAAAAATATCAATAAGACTATTGCTGTAAAGAAACTTAAAAGAAAATTAAGAAGACTTCAACGTCAAGTCTCTAAAAAATACGAAATGAACAAAGATGGCAAGAAGTTCATTAAAACTAAAAACATTATCAAGTTAGAAGCTCAAATCAGAACTATTTATCAAAAATTATCCAATATTCGTTTAAATTATGCTCATCAAATCACAAATATTCTGGTGAAAAACAAACCAGAGTATATAGTGATCGAAGACTTGAACGTCAAGGGGATGATGAAGAATAGGCATTTATCTAAAGCAGTCGCCGAACAAAGTTTTCATGAGTTTAGAAGGCAATTAACATATAAATGTTCATGGAATAATATTGAGTTAAGAATTGTTGATAGATATTTTCCTTCAAGTAAAATGTGTAGTGAATGTGGTGCTATAGATAGGGATTTGAAACTTTCAGATAGAGAATATATTTGTAAAGAATGTGGAATGATTCTTGATCGTGATAAAAATGCAAGTGTAAATTTGAAGAATGCTAAAGTATTTAAAGTTGCTTAAAACAAATATTATCAAATACCGATGGCTAGTCGGGAATTTACGGCTGTGGAGTGTTACACCAAATGTGAGTAGTGTTAGAAATAATACAAAAACAGACACTATGAATCAGCAATTATCTAGATATAGATAATTGAGTATATTTGTCTATATTTTTAGTAGCAGAGATTGAAATATATCTCTCCTACCCCCTCACAGAAAGGACTACAAAACCAAATGCAAATAATAAATTGGGATGATTATTTCATGAGCGTTGCGTACATATCATCATTGCGTAGCAAAGATCCAAGAACACAAGTAGGAGCATGTATAGTGGACACTAATCATCGGATCATATCAACTGGTTACAATGGAATGCCTAACAAATGCAATGATTCAGAAATGCCTTGGGAATCAAAAGAAGGATTAGAAGGAAAATATCTATATGTCATTCATGCAGAGCAAAATTCTATACTTTATGCTAAAAATAATTTAAATGGATGTATTCTTTACTCCACATTATTTCCTTGTAATGAGTGTTCTAAAACAATTGTTCAATCTGGAATATCTGAAGTAGTATATCTAAGTGATAAATATAAGGATATGGAACAAACAATTGCTTCTAGATTTATTCTAAATATGGCAGAAGTAAAATATAGACAATTAATTAGTGATTGTAAGATAGAGATTACTTTAAGTAATACTTCGAAATAAACATTTGTTGACATTTGAAAAGGAGTTGATCAATATAAAAGAGATAACGTTTGAACTAACTAATAAATGTTTTAATAATTGTCTGCATTGCTCTACTAATGCAAGTTCTAACTATAATGACGAGCTAGATAAATTAGATATTAACATAATAAAAGAAACTATTGACAAATACGATCCAGAATGGGTAAATCTTAGCGGAGGAGAACCATTATTATATCCAGATATTTATAATCTGTTAGAATATCTACAAACTAAAAATGTAAAAGTAAAAATGTATACCTCTGGAGATGGATGGTGGGGTAATGATATAAAAAAATTATCATTTGACAAATATATTAATACAATTGTTTTTCCCTTTTACAGCAATAGAAACAATATATTTAACTTTATTGCAAACAAAGATTTATATTCTACTGTCTTATCTAATTTAAGATATTCATTAAAAACTAATATGAATGTCGAAGTTCATATAGTTCCAATGACAATTAATATTTATACACTAGAAGAAACAATAGATTATTTGATTAATTTAGGTGTGAAAAAGATAAATCTATTAAAACTAGTTAATCAAGGGAGATGCGTTAACAACCAATATTTAATATTAGATGATAGAATCTTAAAGGAGCAAATGGATCATTTATATACTAAATATAAAGATGTTGTCAAGTTAGGTCTTCCTTTATCACATGGGAAATGTACAGCAGGAATAGAAAAATTAGTTGTGATGTGTGATGGAAAAATAATTCCCTGTGAAAGTTATAAAGATGGAGTATGTAAATGTGAAAGGATTTAACAATACTACATCTGGTGTTTAACCAATTATCCAATTACTATATAGTATACTAAATCTAATATAAATGGAGCTTTAAGTTTATATAAAAGGAGTGTGCCCACTATCCAAACATCCTACTACGCAAAATATAAAGGAGATAATGCTGTATCAATTGCAGGTAAATGTCCAACTTGGTATAAAGGTAGAGAATATAAAAAGTTAGCCCCATCGTACTGGTTCTTTAAGAAATACAAAGAAGATGGTGATAAACAATTCTATACTGAACAATATCAAAAAGAAATTCTTGATAAATTAGATCCTCAACATGTCTATGAAGAATTAGGTGAAAATGCTGTATTATTATGTTGGGAGAAGAGTGGATTCTGTCATAGATTTTTAGTATCAAAGTGGTTAGAAGAGAAATTAGGAATTGAAATTAAAGAATATGTTAAGGAGTGAATATAAACAATGCATAAAACTATTGTCGTAAATATATTTGGAGGCCCATCTGCTGGCAAATCAACCACTTCAGCAGGAATATTCTATGAATTAAAAAGACAAGGTATTCGTTGTGAACTTGTTACTGAATATGCAAAAAGTAAAGTTTGGGAAGAAAGTTTTAAGGTCTTAGAAGATCAGATTTATATTTTCGGTAAACAAAATCATAAAATGTTTACAGTTAAAGGAAAAGTGGATGTTATTATTACAGATTCACCTCTTCTTCTATCTTTATATTATGGAAAAGATTTGTCTTCTAATTTTAAAGGTTTAATTGTTGAAACACATAATACTTATCATAATATGAATTATTTTATCAATAATCTTGGAGAATATGACTCTGTTGGTAGAATGCAAACTGAAGAAGAATCTTTAATTATTAGTGGTCATATTCTAGATATTTTAAAAGATGGTGAATTTCCTCATACTGTATTAAATAAAACTAATCTCGTAGTAGATTTTATTATAGGAGATATTTATAAAGAACTTGCTAAAGTGAAAGGATGTTAAAAATGGCAGTTAATGATTCGGTAATGAATGTTGCAATAAAAGAAAACATAATTCAAACTAAACCAGCAAATCCTCCAATCAAAGTAAAATATAAAAATTATCAAGGTATTACATCAATCAGAACAATTATTCCTCAACAAATCCACTATGGCAGTACTGATTACCACAAAGAAAACCAATGGTTACTCGATGTTTGGGATGTAGAAAAAGACGCACAAAGAACATATGCCATGATGGATATATTAGAATTTATTAAGGAGTGAATCTAAATGACAGGAAAAGATAAATTAATAGAATATCTGCAATTAGAATCAAATTCTAAAATTAGTAATCTATTTGGCGTATGCCCTAACGCTGTAGGATTAAATGAAAATCAACATAATAAATGTATTGCAAGTAATGATACAATGTGCTCTGAATGTTGGAAACTAGCATTGGATGAGGAATTTTAAATGGAAGATAAAATATAAAATCAACATTGAACAATCATAATATAAATCACAGAAAGGAGGTGATAAATTAAAGAAAGGAGAAACCATAAATGAAAGAACTTAAACAATGGTTAATTAATCACATTAATAATTTTTCCAAAGATCATTATAATGAAAGCACTTATATTTGGTCTAAAGGGTACAAAAAGGCTTGCATAGAAATTTTAGAAATCATTAATAAGATTGAGAGTAAAATTGAAAAGGAGGAATAACCACATAGAAAACTTACTACAATTCCAAGAAGAATTATCTGCAAAATATAAATATCGCAAACTAAAATCATCTCTATCAGAAGAAGTTAGACAAAAATATCTAGACAATCTTCCATCACAATTAAATATTAATGGTGATACTAATTTCAAAATACATAGTCTAAATAATACACTCATATCAAATGGTTATAATCGTATTGTAATTGGTGATTATGGAGCATTTATTGAATTTGATAAATCAAAATCCAATCTTAAAGTTAAATCTGGTCAAGAATATAGGTTCAATAATCCTAAGTATAGTGAAAATGTTAAATATTATTGGTTAACCCCTAAAGATGATAGTGATATGAAAGTTTATTTTCAGAAGAGAACTGTGAGTTATGCTGATTATAAAGTTGATGTTTTATGGTGGACAACAAGAACATCCGTGACTTCAGTCATGAGATAAATTGTTAACAAATCAGTTAAAAATTTGATATAATAAATAAATATTGGAGGTGAGTATCAATTGCTTAAAACATTCAAATTCAGACTATACCCAAACAAAGAGCAAACAATTTTAATCAATAAACATTTAGGTTCAAATAGATTCATCTATAATTACTTTCTAGATAAAAGGATCGAGATGTATAAAGAAAATCATCAAACTTTAACATATAATCAATGTGCTATTCTCCTACCTCAACTTAAAAAAGAATTTGAATGACTTAAAGAAATTGATAGTATATCTCTCCAACAAACTCTTAAAAACTTAGACTTAGCTTATCAGAATTTCTTTAGAGAAATTAAGAAAGGTAATAATAATCAAGGTTTTCCAAAATTCAAATCTAAAAAAGATAATAGAAAGTCTTATCGTACTACTTTTACAAATAATAATATTAGAATCGAAAGCAATAGAATTAAACTTCCTAAACTTGGTTTAGTTAAATTTGCTAAATCAAGAGAAGTAATTGGAATAATTAAAAATGTAACAATATCTCAGGTTCCTAGTGGTAAATATTTTATCTCTATTCTTTGCGAAGTGCCAGAGCCTATTAAATTACCTAAATCAGAAATAAATATTGGTATTGATTTGGGAATTAAAGATTTTGCTATTACATCTGAATGTGAAATTATTGATAATCCAAAATATTATCGTAAATATGAAGATAAATTAGTAAAACTTCAAAGAAAACTATCTAAGAAGAAAAAGGGTAGTAAAAATAGAAACAAGGCAAGAATTAAAGTGGCTAGACTTCATGAGAAAATTACTAATACTAGGAAGGACTTTCTTCAAAAATTATCAACTAGACTTATCAATGAAAATCAAGTTATTTGCCTAGAGGATCTTAATATTGAAGGAATGAAGAAGAATCATAAATTAGCGAAAAGTATATCAGATGCTTCATGGTATAGTTTTACTACAATGTTGAATTATAAAGCAATTTGGTATGGTAGAGAAATTTCTGTTGTGGATAGATATTTTGCTAGTAGTAAACTTTGTCATGTTTGTGGATGGAAATATGTTGATTTAGATTTAAGTGTTAGGGAATGGAAATGCCCAGAATGTGGCAGTAGTCATAATAGAGACATAAATGCTGCTATTAATATTAGAAATGAAGGATTGAAGTTAATAGCATAATTAATAAAAACTGTAGGAACTACAGGGTTAGCTTAAGGAGATTGGGCGTTAGTCTGGTCAATGAATTAAGAATCACACTAATTAATTCGTGTGAAGTTCAAGTGAGTCCGTATGAGATTTTATTATAGGAGGTTAAAATATGGCTAAAAATATAATTATTTATGGTTCAACGATGGAAAGGGCATTTAATAAATTACAAGAATTACTTGATAGTATGAATCAAGAGGATATTAATAAAGTTATCAAAACATCTCCTAACACTGGAATATTTACCATTGAATTAAATAATGGAGATTATTATAAAGCAATAAGAGCAAGTGATAATGCCAGAGGTTATAGATGGCAATATGCTTACATAGATAAGGATATTGGTCAAGAAGCACTTGATCATGTTGTATATTGTAAATTTATACCTGAATATGGTATTGATGATTACTGGAATTATGACAGAAATTTTAAAGACTATTACGAGTGGTATTGATAATTTAAAATAATGATTTTAATCACTATTAAGAAAGGAAGATATAAATGTTTAATGGAACCATAGAAATGAATAATGATTATCATGCTATAAGATCAATAGATTCTATTTTTACAGTCATTGAAAACTTTAGAAAGAAATTTGAGTTAGAAATTTTAGATATTAAGAAAGAAAATGATGTTAATTTAGATAAATTTATATTTGAACTTTCACAAACAACAATCACTTTCTCTTTTGCTTCTTTTAATAAAAGTTGTGAAATAATTGCATATGATGAACTAGATAAATTTTGTGAGAGATATAATTATTTGAACTATTATTTAACGGATTTTGATTTTAAGGTAGGTGATACTGTTTATCATAATCACAAAGAAGAGTTAGTTGTTGAAGTTGTAGATGATAGGTCTATAAAAGTAACATCAAAAGAAAAAGAAATTCCGTATCATGAATATAAATGTTGGGGAATGAGATTAAATTAGCATCAAAACTCTATTTAATGGTGAAAGGAGGAACAAATTAAAATGATCACAAACAAAGAAAACTACATTCTACAAGCAATGGATAAACTTAACTACAAATTAGTAGAAGAATTCATGAATGAATACAAACTATCTGAAATTGATGCTAGAAGGGATTTAGCAGAAATTTATTATCATAATGAATTTGAAGTTGTTTAAGGAGGAGATTAATTAGATATTTTATTATACAATTCCAAAAATGAAATAGTAACAGCATACACCTCCAATAACCCTAATTATCAAAATGGTGAGGAAGTAACAATTAAAGGAAGCAATAAAAACTATAAAGTTGTTGATATTGAGAAATATAGAGTAATGGATCGAGAGCAACATGTAGCACTAGAATTAAAAGTGGTTATATCATAAAATAAAACATTAAAGGAGTGGGGATAAAATGCTTGATGCAAACATTCAAATTGCTAAACTTCAAGAACAATTAGAGTCTTCTAATCAAGAGTTAGACAATATCAGAAAAGAAATTCTTGGATTAGAAATTAAAAGAGACATACGGAAATCATACATTAAAGAAATTCAAAATCAAATTACTCAACTCCAAGCTGATCAATATGACAAAGAAGCACAGAAGAGATTAATTAGGAAAGGTTATACTTATATTGGCAAAACTGACGAGATAAATGCGCTAGGAATATATGCTGAATGTGATAAAGATAAAAGGCATTTATTATTGTTTGAGTATGGTTCAGGAATAGGTTCTACATATAAAGGCGTATGCCCTAAGTGTGACATTGTAATTGATTTCACTGATTATAAGAGTTGGTAGGAAGTGATGCCTAAATATATCGAGTCAGGCATAATCAAAAATAAAATATTAGGAGGAATACATATGGATTTAGAATATTTTATGAACAAAACATTAAATAAGATAATTAAAATAGAATCTGTTCATTCAGATGGAGAATTAGGAATTATCACTAAATTATCTGTTGTTGATGCAGAAATAGAAAAACAGGAACATTGGAATGGATTTAAATTAAAAATTAATAATGCCAATATTGTAATTTGTTTTGATTGGCAAAAACCTAGCAAAGAATATATGTGTAGACATATCTTAGAATTATATCGTAGCGGTGAAGTAGTTGTTGCAATTAGTTTACCTGAAGAAGATACTTGGGAGTAGATTAGATATAAAATTAAATAAAATAAAAGGAGAATGATTTATGAGAAATAATGTAAACATTACAAATAAGGAAGTTCTTTCAAATAAGGAATTAGAAATAAGACATTATGATCGAATGAAAGGATTCTTGACTGCTGATTTTGAGGGAATGGATTTCAATGAATGTGATATTATATTGAGGCAAATTATTAAAGTTGCTTATGAGTTGCTGAATGAGAAAGATAATAGGGTTACAGGGTTTGTGCAGTATTAGATTTATACATAAAGCAATAAATAAAATTATATTGACTCTGTATTGTGATTAATGTATAATAATTTATATGGATTGTAGTACAGAGTTATGAAAGGATGTGAAAAATATGGCAAAAGGTAAAATTAATCTAACCCCTAGAGCACCTAAACAAAAAAAGGAAGATAAATATTCAGAATTAAGCGACATCAAAAAAGAACCTAAATTTAATGTAGAAGATAAAGTAGTTTTTGTTGGCTTAATTGTAAAATATAGAGGTCAAGAATGTACCATTGTAAAAAGAAATATTAGGAAAGATATTGATTACTACAAAATAAAATTTTATGATGATTATGAACTAAAAGATATTACTGTTGGACTTCTTAAAACCATTGAGGAATATGAACAATGGTTGCTGAATCAAGAAAATGGAAATGAAGATAATCAAGAAGAGATTTCTGATATTGAGAAAGCAATTCTTGAAAAGGGTCTAATTCCAATGCGTAATAAATTATCCTGTAATAATCAGGAAATGCTATATCATAGAAACTGTCCTGACTGTTGCTATGAGCAAACATGTATATATCATAAGAAATATCAGTATGATAAAATAAAATTTGAGTAGAAATAAAAGAAAGAAAGAAGGAATAATTAAAATGAAAATTATTAATGCAAGTGTAGAGATATTAGATCAAATCAATGGAGATGAAATTCTTAAACATATAGAAGTAGTAGGCCGAACTTGTTACAAAAGTGAGAGTAAAATTACTCCTGACTCATCTAAAAAATTCGTTGCAGACCTCATTAAAAGGGGCCATGAAGCTATGATTGAGCACTTTAATATATCAGTTAAGTTCATCTGTGATAGAGGGGTTACACACGAAATTGTAAGACATAGAATTGCTTCTTATGCTCAGGAATCAACCAGATATTGCAACTATAATCAAGAAAAATTCGGTAAGGAAATTACAGTAATTAAACCTTTGTTTTGGAATGAAGAGTCTAAACAATTTCAATCTTGGAGAATAGGGTGTTTACAAGCAGAGATTACATATTTTGAACTATTGACATTAGGCGCAAGTCCACAAGAAGCACGTTCTGTATTACCCAATTCATTAAAAACTGAAATTGTTGTTACTATGAATCTTAGAGAATTAAGGCATTTCTTTAGACTAAGAACTGCTAAAGTTGCACACCCACAAATGCGTGAAGTTGCTATTATGCTATTAGAAGAATTAAAAGGGAAAATACCAGTAATATTTGATGATATTGAGGTGAAGTAATTGAAAAATAAAGTAGTGGTTCTCGCAGGATTCAGCAGTTCAGGAAAGGATAGTTTATCTAAGTACATATCAGATAATTACAATTATGAAATGGTGATATCTCATACATCACGCCCCATGCGACCATTAGAATCAGAAAATAATCCATATCATTTCATTTCAAGAAAACAATTTGAAGATATGATTGCACAAGAAGAATTTATTGAATGTAGAAAATATAATACACTTGTGAATAATGTGCCAGATGTTTGGTATTACGGCTTACATTGCGAAAGCATTAATTTATCAAAACATAATTACATAGTTGTTCTAGATATTTTAGGGTTAATAGAACTCAAGAAACATTTCAAAGACAACATTGTATCATTTTTCATTGATGTAAATGAACCAACTAGAAAACAAAGAGCAATTAATAGGGATGGATTTGATCAAATAGAATGGAATAGGCGTAAATTAGATGATGAAGAACAATTTACATTTGATATAGTTAATCAAGAAGTTGATTATATTGTTAAAAATTATGATTTTGATGAATGTGTGAAATATATTTTAAAAAAGATTGGAGAAAATAATGATTAGTAGACCTCGATTATTCTGTGACATAGATAATACCATAACCTCTTCTACTGAAGCATTTTGTACTACATATTCAGAAATCTATAAAGATCACCCTGATTATATTCCTCCAATATGGCAGAACGTGAATAAATGGGATTTTGCAGATGAATTGCCTTTACTCAAAGGAGTTAAAGAAGTAGAAGAGATATTTGGCAAAAGAGATTTCTTTAATAATCTTAAATTTATTAATCATAATACATATGTAGTTTTAAGAGAATTAAATAAAAAATATGAAATTATCTTAATAAGTATTGGTTCGTTTTCTAATATAAAATATAAAACAATGTGGGTTGATACGAATCTTCCTTTTATTACAGAAGCAATGTTTCTTGTAAATAAAAATTGTAAAATGGATAAGAGTCTATTAAATGCAGTAGGCAAGGGCAATGTATTTATAGATGATGTTGAATCAAATTTAAAATCTGTCACAACAGTAGAACGTAGAATATGCTTTGGTGTGATTAAAAGCTGGAATGAGAACTGGCAAGGCGAAAGAGCATTGAATTGGACAGATATAGCAAATAAATTATTGTAAATATGAAACAAAACATAAGATAAAGGAGACAACCATATGATAAACACAAATATTGATCTAGAAGATATTTTAAATTTTCCAATTGAAAGTCCAGAATTTCTTCAATGTTGCAATGGATTGAGAATGACAAGTGATATTATAGATTTTAAAAGTTTGTTATCAATTATGTCAGATAAAAATGAAGAATATTGCGAATTAGAAGGACTATGCGAGGTTTGCAGAAGCGAGTTAGAACAAAGGGATGAAAATAGGAATGAACACTTTGGAACACCTGTAATTGAGAAAATTTTGATTTGTCCTAAATGTGGGTGATAAAAGGGAAATATTAATATGAAATTTAAACGCCCAATAGACTACAATATTAGATTAAATAAAACAATTGAAAGAAGGAATTATAAAAATGGCAAAGATTAAACAAATTGGTGGAAGTCCTAAAGAAATAGCTCATGATGCAAAGGATGTATTGATATGGCTCAATTGTTCAGAAAATAAATCACATCCTGCTTATATGACTACGCCTTATGATTTCACACAAAATAATAAAAGATGTCCTATATGTGAAAGCAGAGAACCTATTACTGCATATATAATTCGATATTATGCAGGTAAAAAAGTAAAAGAGAATCAAAATGTTAAATGCAAAGTAATTAAAGGTGCTGTAACAACAATTGATGAAGCAAAATCAGAAGTATTAGATATATTTTGGAATATTATCAAGAAGAACTGTTCAAATGTTATTGCTGAGGATTTAGTAATGTTTGAAGATATTGCTCCAACTTGTCATTGTGGATGTGGTATGGTAGCAACAGATGGTGAAAATATATTGGTTGGAAGAAAACAGGGATTATTTGACAAAGGTGAGTTCTTTATTGATATAATTAAGGGTTGATAATAACCTACCTTTTACTCCCAACCTCAATAACTCTAATTTCAACTAAAAATTCCTGATTCTCTTCACTGAGAAATAGAGTTAACCTTTCCAAAAAAGAAGCCAAGTTCCTAGTATTAAATTTTCTATTAACATTGATTAAATAGTTATTCTCAATTATGGTTTCTTTTTGATTAATAAAAATTGAATCTACATTCTGAGTGGGAATAATATTTTCACTCAGAATTTCTTTAGAATTATCTATAGGAGCGACCCTATTATATGGCCTTTTAATTTTCTCCTGATTACTATCTTCACCAATTTTAGGCAATCCTCTTGTAATTCTTCCTTTATTTAAAAAATCAACAGCAGACTTTCCAATCAATATTTCTCCACCTTTAATTTTTGCAACTTGCATTTCTGCGAAGAAATTACTAAGAGATGTAGACGAACATTTCCAACTTTTCATAATTTCATGATTAGTGTGTAATCTTCTCAATTCAGCTAAAGCTTTTTGATTACTCTCAAAATCTAATGCTTCAAATTCTGACTTAGATGGAATTTCACCTAATTTAATCTTTTCTAGAAGTTCAGTCATTTTCATTTCTCCAATCGTTGTTGAGTGAATTACAGAAGGTGCATAAATTTTCAATCTTTCTATTCCTACTAAAGATTCTGAAGGGGTTCTAACTGTTTCGTGTTTTCTTAATCTTAATGCTCGACCATGAATTCCATTGCCAGTTCGCTTTTGCTCTCTGATTTCATCTTTAAGCATTTTCTCAATTTCTGATTCTTGTTCATAGTCGAACATTCTGCACTAACTTTCTTTTTGCTACATAATACTACTAAATTAATACAAATAAAACCATAAATATTTACCAATCATTTTCTCCTGAAAAACCTTTAAGAACTTTCACATACAACAACATCCTTAATTCCACTATTTTCAGGCAAACAATTAACAATCATACTAAGATATTTTCCCTCTATCCAATCCACAGCAAATTGACTTGAACAATTAAGTATTAACTTTGTCTCCTGTATTTCTGGTATGATGGGTAATATCCAAGCAGACAGAGAAGCAGGAGACAATTTCTTTCTCAAGTTATCCACAACCTCTTCCCACACGCGATTAATATCAATAAGATATATATCTCTGTAAGTAGTCTCTGGTAATGCTTGCATGTTTTCGCTAGTTGCATTGCATATTTGCGGAGATGCATTTCCGTTTTCCGAGAATGCAATTATGTCTTCAACCCCATATTCTATGCCATTATTGTTTTCCGGCTGTGCAATCTCACATTCTGATGAAGCATTTCCATTTAATGATGTTTGCATTTCCGCATTCCGAGATTGCTTTTTCTTGTGGATAACTTCCATAAGAGTTTCAAAATTAATTGGACTAGAATATCCATCTAAGACATAGTTATGTTCTAGTAGATCAAGTTGTATTGCTAAAATGTTCACACGATATTGTATGGTTCTATCCCGTTTATCAAGAGGATTAGTTCTCTCAGATAGAAAACCCTTATCCACTAATACCTTAATATGTGTACGCATTGCGGTATGTTTTAATCTAAGCATAGTTTCTTCTGATAGTTGTTCAGAACTCTTAAATATCCATCCGTTTTTCAATTCTGCCTTGTATTCATATCCACACCTTTCGGCCTGAAACTTTTCTTCTAAAACAAATTGGTCATAATCTTTGGTTCTTTCTGACCAGTAAATAAATTGTTGCAAAATAACTGCCTTAATGTAATCACCTGTAATTTCAACTAATTCTTCTTTGATTGGAACTCTTCTTAACTTCTTTGGATCTCTAATCATATTCATAATAAAAACCTTCTCTCCATGTTTTGCCAACAACAAAAACACACTAGACAGAAGGTTTTCTTTTTGTTATAATAAAAATACAAACGAAAACAACCTCTGCTGTGGCTCCTTGAAGTGTTCGCGACCAAACTAGCACTTCAAGGAGTTTTTGCTATTATTCTTTTGCTAAAAATTAACATTAATATGGGTTGGACATGTTAATACATTATACTACAAATCGACAAGGCTGTGTATAAGTTTCTAAAATTTTATACACATGTTGATAAGTGTTTGGGCCGGACAACACTGAAAGGGATAGAGAAAATTATTAAATTATAAAATAAATATATGTTGACATGATTTACTATTTATGCTATAATATTAAGTAGGGAGAAATATAATAATTTATAGAAAGAGGAGGATTAGATTGTGGGATTAATAACTAAAGAGGTAATAATGAAGTGGCATTTTAGTAGTAAAAAGTGGTACATAGATAAAGGATTTGCCTTTACTAAACTTGGAGAGGAATTTAAAGTAAAAGTAGAAGATTTAACACATGCATCTAGTGCTATAGTTGACGTTCAATGTGATGGATGTAAAGAATATTTAAAACCTATGAAATGGCTTAATTACAAGAAATATGTAAAAGAAGATGGAAGATATTATTGTCATAAATGTTCTCAAACTGGACACAAAAATTATATTTCTTTTTATGAGTGGTGCTATACCCATCTCTCTAAAGAATTGGCTGATTGGATATTATCACGTTGGGATTATAGTTTAAATATTGACGAAAATGGCAATATAATAAGTCCTAAATATGTAAGTTATGGTTCGGTAGGTTTTAATAATAAGGGCTACTGGTTTAAATGCTTAGATCATCCAGAACATAAATCCGAATTAAAAAGTATTGCTCGTTTTACTTATACAACAATAAAAAAAGGATCTACCATAAGTCTTGATTGTATTATGTGTAATACAATTTCAGTTACGCATCAAGAACTTATTAAATTTTTAGTTAATAAAGAAGATGCTTATAAATATTCAGTTGGTTCAAATAAAAAAATTCCAATGAAATGTCCAGATTGTGGACATGAGAAACAAAAGAGTTTGGATAAATTGTGGAAAAAAGGATTTGGATGTGAATGTTGTGGGGACGGTATAAGTTTTCCTGAGAAATTTTTATTTAATGTATTTGAACAATTATTAGGCAATGATTTTAATACACAATTATCTGAAAAAACTTTCAAATGGTGCGATAATTATAAATATGACTTTTACATAAATAAAATTGATGAAATTATTTGTGAGTGTCAAGGAATTCAACATTATGAAGAAACTAATAGTACATGGAGAATGAGATTAAATGAAGTCCAAGAGAATGACAAAGTAAAAGAACAATTAGCTAGAAACAATAATATTAATAATTACATAGTCTTAGATTGTCGATATTCAAATATGAATTGGATTAAAAACAGTATTATGAAATCAGATTTGCCAAAACTTTTAAATTTTTCAGAAAGTGATATAGACTGGTTAAAATGTTATGAATATGCTTGTAAAAGCATTGTAAAAACTATTTGTAATATGTGGAATGATATTAAAAACACATTAAAAATATCAAGTATAATAAAAAAATGTAGATCAACGGTTATAAAATATCTTAAGCAGGGAACTGAGCTAGGTTGGTGTGATTACGACCCAAAAGAAGAGACTAGAAAAAGTGGATATAAAAGCAAAAGAGTTTTTAGTAAAATAATATGCACTACTACTGGAGAAATATTTAATTCTCAAACAGAGGCTGGATTAAAATATAATATTTTTCATTCAGGTATATCTCTATGTTGCAGAAATAAAGCAAAGTATTGCGGATTGCATCCCGAAACAGGAGTACCTCTTGGTTGGAAATATTATGATAATTTATTAGAATCATAAAACCTCTTGTATTTTCATAAAATTTGTAATACAATTGTAAGACAATGTCTTACAATTGTATTACAAATCAAAGGAGGAGTAAATATGCTGTTTTTGGACTGTGGTAATTCATATGTGAAGGCGTTAAATTCAAAAGGCAGGGAATTAAAGATTCTTTCTGTCATAGGGAAATATCAAGATTCTTTTACTGAAAAGAAAATGTGGGTTATTGATAATCATTACATTGGAGAAGATGCAATTTTACATGGGTATGCTCAAGATTATTCACTTGAAGGAATTAAAACAGAGCAATCAACATTCAAAATTCTTACTAAATATACCTTATGTAACTATAAAAATGAAGACAAAGTAGTATTTCTTTTTCCATTTGAATCTTATTTTAGTGAAAAAAAATCAATTATTGATATGTTTTCTCATGATATGGATATTAATTATAAAATTGGGGATATTGAGCATATTCATAACTTTAAACCGACACTTATAAAAAGTCTCCCACAGGGATATTGTGCGTCAATGGATTATTTTCTTGATGATGAGGGCAAAACTAAAGAAGAAATTCCTAATGTTACTTTAATCGTTGATGTAGGAATGGGTACTGTAAATCTAATTTATTTACTCAGAGGTGAAATAGTTAGAGAACTTTGCAAAACTACAAATAATGGAATGTGGCAAATCTATAAACGTGCTGATAGAAAAATATATGAAGTAGATTTATATGATGGTTATGACTCATTGGCGAATTTTTACCCAGACATTGCAACATTAATCAAGGCAGATGTATCAACCTTTTATGATTTAAAGAAAATTGACAAGATAATCGTTACTGGAGGAGGAGGGTCTGCTATATATCATTTTCTTAATTGGCCTCAAAAAATACTTCATAAAGGTCAATTCTCAAATGTAAGAGGGGCAGAAAAGTTGGTGAAGAATCTATCATGGGGGAAATTAGAAACTTTAGAGACGACAGAATCTTAAAACCATTTCTTGATGCAATCCCTAAGAATAGGAGAAGCAAAGTAATTAGAAGAGCTTTGTATGATTATTTTTTTAAAGGTGAAGATAAGGTAATGTTAGAGGATGAAGAGGAAATCTATATAGATGTATTTGTTAAAAAAGATGAAATTAGAATGGAAGAGCGATCTAAAACAAAACCAGTAAAAGAAATCAATTTTAATATGTTTGACGATTAAGTATTAAGTCCTGAGAAATCAGGGCTTTTCTTTTATTAATCTTAAATTAATTTACAAAATAAATCAAATTAAAGCATATAAAATAATGTTTGGGTAATTGTATAGGTCTGATTAATCAACTTCATTTAAGTCCAAAGATTTCCCATAAATTGACTAACATAATGGACAATTATCAATCAATAAGATGGAGTATGAAGCATGGTTGAACAATCAGATACATTATCACACATTATTAAAACAAAGCGAGGTGAACTAATTAAAATGCTATCAAAATTAGAGATAGATATTCTACATCATTTATTTTCAGAAAATCTTACTGATCCAATGAACAGCAGAACTGTAAGGAATATATCTCTTGCAATTGACATCAATCATTTGAGAGTCAGACATAATCTAAATCATCTTTTAATGCTTGGAATGGTTAAACTAGGGTGGAAAGAGAGGAATGCCAATTCATTCTACATTACATCCAAAGGAGTTGAAATGATTGAAACAAAAACCTGAATGTATCATCATTTGTAATCAAAATGATGATGATTTCGATTCTGTTTTTACTATCACTGATGAAGTTGCGAAATGTTTAATTAGAGCAAAAAGAGATTATTCTGCTAAAAATTATATCAGTGAAATTTGTGGATTAGAAGAATCTGTGGAAAATGTTTTAAAGATAAGTTTAAATTATGTTAATTTTATTTTTGTTTATGAGTGCGGAGGAGGTAGAGGGGAGTAGGAGTGAGTAATTAAGGAGGAATCATAATGCAAGCATATTTTACTAAATTTGACAATAATTCTAATTGGGTTAAAGGGGAAGTTGGTAGATTTAAATTTAATGCTAAACTATACAACACCCCATCTAGACTTGGAATTGATGGTGGAAGGGTTAGTGTATTAGCAATTTTTGGTGGAGAACAGTTTAATCATAATGATTGTGAAGTTTATTATGATCGTGGATGGGACATTGAGCCAAGTGAGGATGTTATTGATTATTTTGATGCTGTGATGGATTTGCTTGAGAATAGCGAGGAAAGAGATTTGGATTGAGTAGGGGGTAAGAATAGTTATAAGGGAGGAATTATTAATGAGAAAACTATATACAATCCTAAAACCAAGTAATTCTCTCTATAAGAAAGCACAAAAACGACTTCAAACTGTAACTTTTAATTGTTAAATATGTGCAATTAAATATCCTACATTTACCGAAAAATCTATTATCACAAAAGATACTGATTCTGAACTTATTCATGTTTTAAATTATTGTCCGACATGTGATCAGAGATTTGCCATTAGAGTTAATTTAGGAGAGAATTTTGTTTCTTTAAAATCTCCAGATTGGGATGGTAAGGATAAAGATAGGATTTATCCGAGGAGAAGAGTTGATTAAGGTACTTTAATTTAAGGAGGTATTATTAAATGAGAATTAAATTATCAATAATGGTTAATAAAGGTCGTAGAATCCATGACATTATTAATCATTTGGAATTTGATAGTGTTGATGATTTTGTGAATTATAAAAGAAAATTTTATGAAGATTTAATGACGAGAGGTTGGAGAAAGGTTTATATGAGTGCAAATCAATGTTATAAAGGGAATTTGGTTTTGACTCCTTATTTTATAAGAGAGTGAATTATGAGAAAAACAAAAGGAAAATTAATTCCCAAGCCAAGCAAAAAACTATTATTTTCACTTTTATTATTAACTTTATTGTCAATACCTCATCCTGTCTCAGCTAAAGGAGAGTTGACCACAGAGGAAGCAAAAAGTATCTTAAACATTGTCATTAATAAAACTTATATATTGCTTACTTCTTCTTCCTCTAATTATATTTATCCAGTAGATGGAATAATCTCAAGTCCTTATGGCCCAAGAGAGTCTTCATTAAATGGATTTCATTATGGAATTGATATTGCAGTAGTGGAAAATAGTAAAGTTTATTGCTCTAATTTTGGCATAGTAATTAAAGCAGAATTTAATGAAATGATTGGAAATGTTGTGTATATCAATCATTCTGATGGAAAACAGACTGTGTATGCACATAATAATCAATTATTAGTCAACGTTGGAGATAAAGTAAATCAAAATGATGTAATTGCTTTGTCTGGAAATACCGGATTACTATCCAGAGGCCCACATGTACATTTTGAAATTCGTACTAATAATGGAACTAATTCATTAAATCCAATTAATTATTTACCTGCTAAAAGCAAATAGAAAAGGAGGACTTATTATGAAAAAAGATACAAAAGCTCTTATGTTTTTAGTTGGAAGTTTTTCACTATTAGAATTTGGTGAGATTTTTCTTACTCCTTCATACTGGGTTTTAGGATGGACAATGGGCGCATTAGGAGTTTTAATGTTTGGTTTTGGAGCATATTGGTCTAAAGAATCAATTGTCAAAAGTATCAAGCATTTTGCTAAAAAATAAACCCCTCAAATGAGGGGATTGAATTATAGCATATGAATTTTATTATTGAATAAGTTTGCTTAATTGTTGCACTGTATTAACTAATTCATATGCTGAATAACCCACCAAACCTACTCCTACAACAAACATTGGCAGTAAAAACATTAAATTCACACTCCTTAATTTATTTCGTTGACCATATTATTAACCAAAATAATGTCGATTATACATGAATGTTTGTAAAAATCAAGACAAGAACCCTATATTAACCACCTATATTGCCATTAATACACCCTGAACCCTACAGACCGCATGAATAAAGGGATTCAGATTTTAAAATCTAGGTCTTCTTAGTAAAGAGGCATGGAAAAATTAAAATTTCTAGGAGGTTTTTATCATGGAAGAATTTAACCAGTGGTCAACAAAAATTTGTTTATTATTATCTGGACTAGGAATTGGTTTAGCTATGATCATGATAGTCTGGGCTGGTGTCATGGATGTCATTGGAAATGGAAATTGGAAAGCTCAATCCAAAGAGCTTAAGGAATCGGTAATCCGTGGATGTATAACTATAATTGTTGGGCCTTGGGTAGTGAAGATTGTCTGGACAATACTTAAAGGAGTATTTCCAACAATGCCAAAATTTTAAGATTAAAATTATTATAACTTCATAAAGGGGATGATTCCATTGCTCACTGTTGGAGAAGCAGGAGATGCTATAATTAAATTTTTTATCACACCTCCATCCCTAGAAACAGTTCAAAATGTTAATGATGCTTTATTTAATGCACCTACACCTCAAGATATTTCTACAGTAAATGGAAGATTAGAACATTTTATTACTGATTCTCTAGTTCAAAATTTTACACAATTATTTCTTCACACGCCTAATGTATTGGCAGAAAATCCTACAATATTATCTTTATACTATTTCTTCTTAAAGATCATAATGACATTCTCAATAGCAGGAATTGTATATTTTGGAATTATGCAAATTATGAATAAAAGTAGTAAATATCAGAGTACAGAATATATTGTGAAGATAGCTCAATCAATGGTCATTGTAAATATTGCAATAATTGCACTTCCAATGATAATAGATGCAACAAACAAATTTACCATTGTTATTCTATCTCTAGGCGGTTCAGAAGCACAAATGGTCAGAGCTTTAACTCCACAGTATGGTTTAGGTCTAATTATATTCACTTTAATTTTTGCAATGATATTAGTCAATTTAATATGGTTTTATTTCATGAGAATGATTTCTATTATGTTTCTAGTTGCTACAGCACCTATATTTTTCTATCTATGTTTATTTCCCAAACATCAAAATATGAGACAGGTATGGATTGATGAATTATTAGATAACTTAATTGCTCCAATTATCCATGCGATTATTATGGTGATTTGGTTAGGATTTGAGTCTTCAATATCAAAATCAAATCACGGAGGACTTTATCATATTATGCTTTGTATATCGGCAGGATCATTTATGCTAAAAGCACCTTCATATGTTCAACAATGGATTAGTTATGGACACCAAGCTCCGAATCCAGTTGCTATGTTTAGAGAGATAAAATATGGATTAAGCCCTAGAAAACTTATTAGATATAGTGGATTTGGTAGAATGGGAGGTATGATGTCTTCAAGAAGAGGAGCGAGTAGAAGGAGGTAATTTAATGTTAAATACTGAAATGTTCGACACAAATCAAATTATTGAAATGAAGGATGAAATATTTTATGGACTTACAGGGAAACAAACTATTTATTTAATAGGTGGGGTTATACTTGGATTATCGGTTTTTAATACAACTTTACCTATTTATTTAAAATTATTTATATTACCAAATATTGGTATTCCTACAGCAATTCTTACGAAAACAGATATAGACCAAGGAGTAGTATCTTTCTTTAAATTTAAGTGGAAAGGAATGACAAAACAAAATGTTTCAATATCAACTTTACCCAAAAGCAAACTATCTTTTAGCAACAAAAGAAGATCAAATATTACTCAGATCCAAGTTTAAATATTTGCTAAATTCTCTAAATGATTCATCAAGGATAATTTGTAAAACTGATTTAAATTATTTAAACAAAGATACACAAATAAACGAATCAAGTTATTATCTAATTACCAATTCTGATATTTGTGAAAACCTGCGTAATTCGGGAATGGACTATGCTCAATCTGAATGTTCAACTTCAAGCAATATCCAAATTAAAGAATTTAGGAAGTATATTTCTGTCACTGAAAACAATGAAAAATATTTTGCTAAATTAATTAAAGTTATCCAATATCCTCAAATGCTTTCTGTGGGATTCATAAACAATCTAATGATTCCTGACACTGAGATTGCTATTACTATCTTTCCATTGCCACAAGAAGAGGCTGTAAAGGCCGTAAAAAAAAGAATTGATACTACTGAAGCAAATGTAAATTGGAAAGCCTCAAAGAACCCAAATCAAGAGTTTTTTGTAGAAGATGAAATTGTAGAGAAGTTACAAAAAACAATGGTTGATCTTATGGGAAATGAAGAAAAACTTTGCATGGTTGGATTATATATCTTAATTAAAGGACAAACACTTGAACAATTAGAAACAAAAACAAAGCAAATATCTATGCTTTTAGATGGTATGCAGATAAGATTTAAGTTTGCTAATTGTGAACATTTTAATTGTTTCAAGAATTTCAGAGCATACAAAGAAATTGATCATGTAAAGGAGTTAAAAGTATTTTTAACAAGTGCAATTAGTAATTTCTATCCATTTGTAAGATATGTTTCCGGCAAAGGTATTACTATTGGATATGATTATCAAAACCATCAATTAATTAAAATTAACTTTGCAGAGACATTTAATAATTCATTTTTCATTTTTGGAATTTCAGGAAGTGGCAAGAGTTTTGCAGTAAAGTCAATTATAAAGAAAATATCTGCACATAAGAAAATTTATATTCTTGATATCACTGGTGAATATGCTAAATTAACTTCAAGGAATATTGTTATTATATCTAAGGATTTTGAAAAGTTCTTACTCAAAACTGAATTTAAAGATTGTCTTATTGTAATTGATGAAGCATGGAATATTTTAAAAACGGATGCAGTAATTAAGAGAGTTGTAGCAATTGCTAAAGGTTATCGTAAGAGAGGGGTGGGCATTTTTGTTTGCACCCAGAACCTCACTGATTGCTCTAAGGATGATATTGAATTAATTATTAAAAATTGTGCCAATACTTTAATTCTTCATTTAACTTCTTTAGAGTTGCAACATATTAGTAATTATATGAATATACCACCTCACATTATTGACTACTTATCTAGAATTGAGAAAGGACAAGGTTGGATGACTATAGGAACTAAGCAATATGCTTTTAGACCAATATTTGATGATAAAGAATATCTTCTATTCAACACTAATTACGAAGAAATGAAAGGGGTTGAGTATAGTGGGAGATAAAATTAATAAGATTAAAGACTTAACCATTAAATCAGGAAAATATTCTGCTCTATATAGCAGTAAATTTGTGTTAGGATGTCTTGGTTATACAGTTCAAATGATTTCAAATGGTATTTTAGGTCAAGGTATTCCAGATTATAAATTACCTAATTTGAAGTTTGGCGATGATAAAAATTCGTTAGGAGATAGGGTAGTGTTAAAACCTAGTAAATTTTTACTCAAAGGTAATGGTATAGTAATGGGCAAAGATTTAAATACAAAAAATGTAATTAGTTATCCTATAGATCATTTTGACGACCTTAGCAAAAATTCTATATACGTGGGTTCACCTGGGAGTGGCAAGACAAATTTGGCTGAAAATATTGCAATCCAAATATCTAAAATTAACAATTTACAAAATTTCAATACCGCAGGATTTTGTGTTATAGACGTAGCAGATGGAGCATTAATTGACAATATTTTAATGTCTATCCCAGAAAATAGATTAGAGGATGTTGTTTTATTAGACTTTTCCAATAAAGATTTTCTTCCAGGAATTAATCTCTTAGAATTTGATGAAAAAGTTGAGAAACAGTTTCCCCACTTTATTCATGCAGAGATAATTTCATTTTTCAAAAAAAGATTCGGAGAACAAATAGGTTTTGCAAGTGAGGATCTTTTATCAAATTCATTGAACGCGATTCTTAAACAAACTGATTATCCTAAAACTCTTTTAGGAATTATCAAAATGTTAACTGAAGTAGAATATCGTGAACAAATAGTAAAGTCTTTAAGAAAAAACAAAAGGAACGCTTCTGTTGTTAGATATTGGGACAGATTTGAAGCCCAACCTCCATCAGTTAAAAGAGATATGATTAAACCATTGTTAAACAAAGTAGGAAATCTTACTAATAATGATTATTTGAAATCAATTATATGTCAAAACAAATCTACTATTGACTTCAGGACGATAATGGATGAAGGAAAAATACTTTTAATTAAAGCCCCAAAAGTTGCTGTCGGAAAAGTTAATATTGAGATACTGATCCCTCTAATTATTTCTAAGTTTTGGATTGCAGCTTTATCAAGATTTGATATTACAGATAAAAATAAAAGGAGGATTTTCATGCTTTTTCTTGACGAACCCCAAATGTATTTGTCAAATGAGGCTGGAATTGAAGAAATTTTAACAGAAGCAAGAAAATACCGACTATGCTTACATTTTTTCTTCCAGTCTCCAGAACAAACTCAAATTCAATCACTTATTAGAATGATGTTAGAAGTACAACCTCAGATTATATCTTTTGCTATAGGTAGAGGAGGAGCACAAACACTGTTTAAAGAATTTGAAACAGGAGATGAAGAAAAAGATATGTCTAACAGATATGCTATTCTTAATCTTCCTAAATATCATGCACTCTGTAGATTTTTATACAAAAGTGAAAAAAGTATATCTATTATTAAATGTGATCCTCCAACCAAACCTTTACGCAAGCAAATACCAGATGCTATTAATCAAAATAGTCAAAAATATTTACGTTCTGTTGATGAAATTATGGAAGAAATTTTGGAATCGGATTATATCCCCGAACCAGATTTTAATATAGAGGTGATTGACAATGATCAGCAAAGATTTGATGTTGGAAAAATTGATTTTGGGACAAAAGTACGCCCATTTAACGGGGAGAGATTTAGAGATAATAAGAAGTATTAGAGATTTTAAAATTTTTTCCAGAACTCAGATTCAAATAATGTTCTTTCAATCTAAACAAAGTTTAACTGTTTGTAATCGAAGACTAGCTAAAATAGAAAGATTAGAATTTATTAAAAGAACTCCAGTGGCATTAAATGGCGAATCCTTAGTTACGGCAGGTAAATTACTTTGCCAAATTGGTGGAGTGAATTTATCTAAACTACCTTCAGATTATACTCATCAACTATTAGTTAATGAAATTTATGCTTTGCTGATTCGGGAGCAAAATTTAAATAAGATTTTTATTAAGCAATATAAACCTGAATTCATTTATAAATACAAGGATAGAGAAAATGGTAAGCAATATATTTTTAGATCAGATATATTGATTGTGTTAACTAAGGATGAACAAGACACCACCTTGTTATTTGAAATTGACGCAGGGACAGAATCTAAAAAACAACTGAAAGAAAAGATTGATATTTACGAAAAAGTATCTCAGAAGGTAAAGGGGTTTCCTCAATTGTTTTGGTTAACTAATTCAGCAGGGTTTAGAAGATTAACTAACTTAGGCAAACAAGTTAACATCGCTCAAATAGAAGAATTAAGAGAAAATTTTTATATTTTTACTCAATATCCAAATATGAAAAAGATAAGAATAATTCCAGATATCACGGTATGGAAAATGAAATAAGGAGATGGCTATAATGGGAATTTTAGGGAACATCATCAATAGTTTTAGCAAACCGACGATTGATGTTGATCTTATGATTCAACAAATTGCTCAAAGGACAGGAGTTAACGAGAATCTTATTGAGGAAATATTACTTGCAGAAGAGGATTTTCTAAGAGAAAAAGGGATAATTATTGATTAGAAAGAATGAGAAATCATTCTTTTTCTTTATTTTTAAGAAAATTTAGGTATTATTCTCTATGTTTTTGTGTATAAATATGATATAGTCATAGAAAGGCGGTTTTATTATGATTATTGATATGGTTAATAAATTAGTCAAGGAAACTATGGAAGGAGAAGAAGACATGGGAAGAAAAAGTAGAGACAGACTTGCTCAGACAAACACTAATGTAGTTAATCAAGTTAAGGAAGAGGCAATCAATACGATGACACAAGAATTTAGCAAAACTATGAGTGAAACTTCAGCAGGATTTGAAAGTTTGGATGAAATTATTGATGAGGATGAAAAATGGGAAGAAGATAGGAGTGATAAGATTATTGAAGTTGATAAAATTGATAAAGTTGTAGAATCTGATGAAGAACTAAAGAAAAAAATGAGAGAAAGAAATATGGGGAATGCCAATATGCCTGTGTTTGGTAGTTTAAGTAATAAGGTTAAGACTGGGAAAGAAAGCAATAATAAAGAAGATGGATATTTTTGGTCAATACCAAATTGCCAACCCGTTTATCGTAATGGTTCTATTTACAAATGGATCACAACATTAAATTGTTATCAACTAAATGAAATGTACTCTGGAAAAACTCCTTCAGTGATATACGATCCCTCAGTTCAGAGAGGTTCGCGTACCACCGCAAAAGGAGAGGAAAAACCATTAATTTATACTGCCAATGTTAAAACTATCTTATCAAAAATGTTAGACGGTTCTATGGATGCTGGTCAAGTATTATTAAATTATGCAAAAGAATATCCTGAACCACTTCACTTTAACGAAGATGACAATACTTTATCTGGACAACATGCTTTAACCATCTGCGATGCAGCCCATAGGTTAGAAAGTATGAAGATTTGGGTTAAACGATTCAAAAAGGATGCTCTTAGCATAAAAGATCCTAGAGAATTTTATATACCAGTGGTGATTTTTAATTTGTCTCACTCAGAGTCAGAAAATCTTTTTGTAGAAGCAAATTCAAAAGGTAAGGCTGTAAGTCGTACTAGGTTGGCTTTTCATGATGTTTTCAATGAAAATCGCAAAATTGTTGACATAATTGCGAATCAAAGTTTGCTCAAAGGTAAGATAGAGTTAGTTTCTGGAACAATTTCAAAATCAAGCAATAAAATTATCACTTATAAAACTCTACTTGATAATGTAGCACAATTTAAAGCATTAAATCCAAAAGAAGCAGAAGAGATTGGTTTATATCTTGTTAAATTTTGGGATGAATTAATTAGTAATATATTCCCTGAAGCAATGGGCAATATTGATATTGAAGCAAAATCGGAACAAAGAAAGCAGAATTTTATTTTAGAAAATATGTTTATATCAGGTTTCTTTGCTCTTGCTAATAGATTACGCAAGGAAAATGATTGGGAGAATAGACTTACAAAGTTGTCAGACAAAAAATTTCTAAGTAGGAGTAATCCTATATGGAATTTCTGTCTTAGGGAGGGATCGAAACTTGTGAATTCTTCAAAGGTTCAGAAGGATATCGCCACTTTAATTATCAATCATGTAATGGAAAATTAAAAGCGTAAAAAATAGAGAGTAATCACATTAATTTTGTGATTACTCTCTATAATATTATTTATCAAATATTTTCCAAACCATTTTCTCTCCTGTATTGGGATGTTTACCTGCTGAATTTAATTTACCTTTACAACATTTAGATATACTTTGTGCAGAAATATTATATTTGATTTCCGCATCAGATATTTTTTCAAATTTTTCACCAGTTGTTGTACATATTATTTTTACATTCCGAATATTTTTTGAATTATTTAAAATACTTGTAATTTCTTCCTCTGTTCTTAATATATATTCTTCATAATAAACCCACACAAGTTTAGTTCCATCTAAAAGTTTTCCAGATGTCTTTTTATTTCCCTTGCAACAATCTGAAATATGAGAAGTATTATATTTATTTTCAGCTTCCGTAACACTATTAAAAACTTCCCCTGTGGTTAAACATATTACCTTACGAAACATCTCTGCTTTCCCACCATAATCACACCAATTTAACTCAGTACCTTGTTTAAGATATCTTGAAATTGTAGCACTATGTAATTTCATTTTCTCTGCTATCTCTCTGACACTCTTTATTCCACTATTCCAATAATCACAAGCAATCTTAATCAAACTTGAATAACCTGCTTCGCCACATTTCAACCAATCTATATCTTTTTCCATAAAATTTAATAATTTTGGTAAATTACTATTCATGATACTATTTTTAATCCAATTCATTTCACTTTTTCTACAATCCAAAACTATATAATTTTCAATATTATTTTCTTTTGCTAATTGTTCTTTATCTCTGTCATTCTTTTGTTCTTCTTCTAAACTTCTAGCTTTTTTACTTATTTTTCTAAAAGATTCTTCGTAGTGCTGTATACCCATTGCCTCTATAATAATTCCGTTTAATTTTTCTGTATAAAAATCATATCTATAGTTATCACACCATTTTAAAGTTTTTTTACTTAGTTCTATTGTAAAATCTTTATCTAATATCTGCTCTAAAAAACATGCTATAAATTTTTGACTGAACGACACACCGTCTGAACATCTTGAACATCCAAATCCAACTCTTATAAAAACAGGAATTGTAATATCCTTCTCATATCCACAATATGGACATCTCATAGGGATTTGTTCATTTGAACCAAGAGAGTATTTATACATATCAGCTTCATTTACTAAATATTTAATGAGAGCAGGGTATGTAATGGAGACCTTATTACATTGATTGCAAGTAATACTACGAGTCCCTCCGACAAAACCGCTAATACTTTTCTGTTCTGATAGATGCTCTGGATGTTCTAAACACTTAAACCAATATCCTTTTCCGTTAATACCTTGTGATGAATGACTAATATCTTTTGGTGTTATTAATTTACCATTTTTATCAATATTCAATTCATAATCCCATCTGGATAAAATATAATCTGCTAATTCTTTATATAAATTTAAGTAACACCATCTAAAGAAACTTATCCATTCTTTATGACCAGCCTTTGCACATTGATGACAATAATATTTATTATCGTCTACTACTGATCTTTTATAATTATACCACGGTATTCTATTTATTTCTTTTCCGCAACCGTTACATTCACAATCAACAAATACAGCAGAACGATTAGGCAAATCTTCTACTTTAACTAATATTCTAGTTCCTCTTGAAACAGTTAATTTTCCGTACTTATTTATTGATTTTGGTATAAAATAATTTAATTTTTCATAATGTTTTAAATTTTTACCTACTTCTACCCAAACCTCTTTTGTTATCAATCCCATAATAAATCTATCCCCTTTCCTTAATAAGAGCCACAATTGGAATAAGACACTCAAGTTCTAAGGAAAACTCAAGTGCCTCGTTTTACAGATAAAAGTCTGGCCTGACTCCTATCCAACCAATATTAAATTCAATTTCAATTTCTACCCAAACAAAACAAAACAAAAAGAACCTCAACAGCTCTTTAAAAATAAAAAATATTAAATTCTAACTAATTTACCTCAAAAATCCCTCCAAATAACCCAAATCCCAACAATTACCACCTCTACAACCCTTGCTATAAGCCACTTTCAAAACCATTATTTCAAACAAAATAAAAACATACTTTTATGGGATAATATATCCATCCCAAAAACCCTAACCTTTACAACTCAACCCAATCCATGCTACAATAAGCACATTGAGTTATTTTCAGCATTCTTCTAGCTCAAACTAACTCAATGGCTTTTATTATCTCAAGGTCTCTGCTAAAATGAAGAATTTGGTGTGTACAGCCAATCTTCGTTTCTTTTTTGTTTGTTTTTATTATTTTATTAATTTCATATTACCTCAAATTTGAACAAAACAACTAAATATGCTATAATATAACCATCATTGTCGAAATGGAGGTTGTCACATGGACATAAATCTTATAAATTATAATGATATTCAAAAAATTAGAATCGCATACAATTTATGTATCAAATGTGCTAAACCATTACCAGAAAATTCTACAACATTAAAATGTATCGACTGTGATAAAAGTTTATTGCGTGCTCAAAATATTAAAGAAGAAGTTACAATATATGATAAATGCGAAAAATGTGGTAAAATTTTTAAATACAAAAACTTATCTTCTTTATGTTATCGTTGTAAAATTAAAGTAAAAAGACTTAATGATAAAAATGCTAAAAAATTAAATATCATTAATAAAAATACAAAAGATTTTTATCTTCAAATAGAAACTAAAAAAGCAATAGAAAAAGGTAACTACATGGGAACTAACATAAAAAGAATACGAAAAATACAGAAAATAAGTGTTGCTAAATTATCTGAAAACATTGGTATAAAATCGTATGAACTAACTAAAATTGAATCTGGTAAAACTAGAATTTGTTTATCAGAATTTGTAAAAATATATGATTCACTTAATATTGATTATTCTATATTTAATCTTGAAGAAAATGAACTTTATGGAAAATTGTATGTACGATTCAAATCAAGTATAATGGACTTCGCAATCAAATCTCCTGTAAATAAAAGCCGGACAGATATATTAACTATAGATAAAAATACGCAAAAACCAAAACAACTAAAACAACACCATAATAAACGACCAGATACATTAACCGAAAAAGAAAAACAAATCAGCACAAAAAACTTTTATATCCAATTAGAAATTGATCAAGCTATAAAAAATGGCAATTATATGGGATTTAATATTAAAAGAGTAAGAAAGTTAAAGAAAATATCTACATCTAACTTTACTAAAAATTCCAATCTAAAATTAGATGAATTATACAATATTGAAAAAGGTAAAAAGAAAATTAATCTGCCACAATTTAAAGAAATTATTAAGGTGTTAGGCGTTGATTCATCTATATTTGGAATCGAAGCAGATGAGATGTGTGGAAAACTTTATCTACGGTTCAAGAAAACAATAATGGATTTCGACTTATTAAAATAGAATAAACATTATAAACACAAAGGAGTTAACAATATGAACATAAGCGACATATTCAAACTATCTCATGGAAACCTAAACAAAAATTCATTAATCCCTGCATCACTCTTCTCAGATAATCAATTTAGAATCAAAATAATGGAAGAAACTGAATATGAAATACCACCTTATCAAACCATACTAGAAGCCGTACAATACCTTGATAAACCAATATCTAACTTCTACTTTACTGATAATTTTCTAACACCTTTTACCTACATCTCTGGCCCTGTCATGGTAGATATAGGTGTATTCAATATAGAATCATTGACTAGTTGGCATACTAAACAGAGAATTGAAAAAATTGAAGAAAGTATGAATAATTATATCTCTAAAAAGCAATACAACAAATTATTTTTCCTTATTGAAAAGAAAATTGCTCTAGACTTCTATATTCAATCATTTGATGATATACCTGATGAACAGAAATACGATTGCTTTGAGGACATCTACAGCCGTTCTGAGTATGGTTTCTCAAACCTTAACAAAGACTTCTTTCTTAATATTTTCAAATACAAACCTAAAGAAAATTTAAATGAAAATATTAAACCAGATGTTAATGGATTGGTCAAAATATATCGAGGACAAAATACTAAATCTACACCTTATCAAAAAGCTTTTTCTTGGACAATTGATAAAGAAAAAGCTAAATTCTTTGCTACAAGGTTCAATAAATATAGGGGAGAGTTATATGAAGCAATGATTAAAATTGAAGATATTCTTGCTTATATTGATAAAAGAGGAGAGAGTGAAATTATTATAGATCCAGATTGTTTAATTGATGTTAAAGAGATTAGATTTAAATAGAGTAATTATTAATCCAACAAAATGGACATGCTAAATTAACCAAATATAATCATCAAACATAGGGAGGTAATCATAATATGGAAGATTCTACACAAGAAAATCTACGCACTATCAACAAACAAACCATATCTAATCAATCTAAAACCTGTCCAATATGCCAATCTAAAAAAGTAAAAACTTTTGGTATGAATGCAAGAATGGAATTTGATGCAATTGGTATTTCTGGCCCATTCCCAACTATTACTTACATTTGTACTGAATGTGGATATCTTATGTTTTTTAAGGAAGTTATTATTGATTTAGACGAATTAGATAAACTTAAATAACTATTATATTAAAATACTCCTAACCACCAAAAGCGGTTGGGAGTATTTGTTTGCTATTATTTAATGATTATCTGGAAAATATCTCATAAGATTTAACACCTCTCTATAAGCATTAATTAAATTCTTATATGTTCCATAATCTTTACTTTCCCTTGTTAATTCTAACTTAGGAGTAAGAGCTTCAATTTCATTCATAAGAGTTCTCGTTACTTTATCATTAAATGAAATTTCATCTTCTTTCTTAGGAGTATAAAATCCAGTAACTACTTTAAATCCAATATCTTCAATAGCTTTAATATTTGTTACTCCTTCGTCCACAACAACTTCCAAAGGATTATCTTTGCTGTACCTATAGCCATAATTACTTAAAGTATTACCTCTCAGAAAATCAATGGATGCAGGGTATACTTTTGAATAATTTTCCCTTTTTGCTATAGCAGATGCCACAGCTACATTTGGTTCTAATACAATACAATCTGCTTCTTTTGCTAACGCAATTAATGTATGAGTTTTGCCAATCCCTCTTAACCATTGTGTATGTATTAATTGATTTGTTTTTATTCCTTCGAGTAACTTATCAAGAATTATTTGTTGCATATTAAATCCATTATAAGAGGTAATTTTGTTTTGATAAGAGTCTAGAAACTCCACTATATTACTAACATTAAATTCTAAACCATCTAATAAATAAATCATATTTTTTCTCCTTAATGTCGGCCATCACCCATTTATTTTTTATTTACTCTAACTACATAAATTATTTCCCAGAGAGTGTTACCATTACTCTTTTACCTATCATCTTCCTTACCCATCAAAGCCATAACTTCACTTTTATCCTTCAAACCACCAAGCAACATTGTCAAATTGTCTCTAGTTTTTTCTGAAAATGTAGGCCAAACTGATTTTAATTCACAGTAGAGTTCTTTGATTTTTGCAACGTAACCAATCTTTTCTGCTTCTTCTAGAGTCATAGTTGTTATTTCCATTTTATATCACCTCCTAAAATATTAATAATTCTTCCAATCTTCTTGATTAATATCTATCCCAGATATACCTACAAGGACTTTTTGTAATTCTTTGACTTTTATAATCTCTACCATCATTTGATTTAGACTTTCTACTAGTTCTTTATGTTCTAATTCTGTCATTAGTGTTCACCTCCTTTCAACGATATTATATTAAATATATTTACCTCTTCATCGTCCCAACATGATTTCTTCTCAAACTCAACGATTATAGGTTTAAAATGATTTTCTAGATGACATCTTTTATCCCTAAATGCTTCAAAACAATGCTCAGTATTAGTACAATGACCACAACAACAATCACTATCAAAACCTTGCTTCCATTCATCTCTAAAAGGACTCCATTTTGTTTTCATACAATCAATATGAGAAGAGGTTATTTTCTTATGTAAAGTTTGCATTTTTGTCCAATCAATGTCTATGTATACCCTTCTTATTGCTACCATGTTAATTCTCCTTTATATTTATTTATTTGGTTATATTGCAGTTTGGAGTGAAATTGGTTGTACCACTGTTGACTCCTTATCTTAAATTTATCTAAAATACATCTATCTGAATTTTCCGGATAATATAAATAATCTTTCTCTTTTATAGCTTTGTCTAACATTTCTCTTGCTTTAATAATATCTTCTTCTGTCCAATTTTTATTCATTTTATCACTCCTTTAAGTATATTAAATTATTTATTTATATTTATAACTATATAACTATATATAAATATAGTTATATAGTTATATTGCGGTTGGGAGTTGGTTTGATTTTATGTATTCATCGTAGTATTGCCATTTTAGAGGTTCACCTGTAATTGGATGCTTGCCAAAAGTTTTTCTCTTCCCTGTTAAACACAAATAACCATTCTTGCTAAAATTATTGATTCTATAGAAATTTTCGGCTTCTTTGAAACTATTAAAAATAACTCCTGTAGTCAAACAAATAATTTTAACGGTTGATTTAGTTGAATATTTATTGATAAATTCATTTAAAGTATTTATATCAATATCTTTAAAGTCTAAGTCGTATTTTTTTAACTTGTGTTTCTGCGGAGATTTATCTTTTAAATATACTATTTCGGCAATTAATCTAACCTTTTCTGCATATTTTAATTCTCTGTAATGACCAAGATGAATCTCCTTTCCTTTTATTGTAATTCTACTCTTATAAAGTTGGTTCTTTAGGTTTACGCCTATAATATTCCTTGATTCTAATTTTATTTTATCACTTATTAATTTCCGAACTCTTCCATATGCTGTATTTAAATCTAAACCAATCTGAACCATTGATAAATGTGGGTTGCTGTAATAATAATCAATTATTTTATCATCTTGATCTTTATTCATAGTTAATAATTTATTATTTAACTCACTACATACCCATTCCCAATTTTTACATGTTTTAATTTTACAAATAGTGGTATAGTTTACACTGTATTTTTTAGCTATATAGTGCATATCTATATTATTTAATATTTCTATCTTTATTTTTTTGACTTTTTCCTCATTCAATATAGCGTTCATTCCTCTGCTGGAAATACTTTGCTTTTTATTTAGTTTGATGTTTTCTTCTGAGTTTCCTGATCTTGTATCCCCTCCTTCTCCACCATCGATAATATTGGTTAAATCATAACTCATATTATATTTGTATTCATTGATATACCAACATTCATATTCAAATGCTTCAATTTCGGATAAATTTTCATGTAAAATATGTACTGCTACTGGAATTTTACTAATTATGTTTTTAAAATATTTATTTCTCTGTTTGGTGTTACACCATCTATTCTTACAGCCTTTTCCTACATAAAATGGCTCATTTGTGTCTAGTCGTATATATTCATAAACATAATATATATTGTTTTCCAATTTCTTTCTCTCCTCCTGATCAGGGAGGGTAGCTACCAATTAAAACTTGCAAGTTCTCACCTGTTTAATTTATTTATTGCTCTAACAATTCACTAACAAAAAACTAAATAAATTCTAAAATATTTTCTGGTTGATTACTTCCAAATATATTTTTAGTATTCCTCATTTTATTCTTCAAATCTTCCCATACCATTTTGCACAATTTATCCGCAGATTTATTCTTGCTTCTAGGAATCCATTGAAGATCAATAGGAACTTCACACATAGATACCAATTCTTTTGCTAATAATAAATAGTCTTTAAGTATTTCGTTGTCAGTTGATTTTTTGTATTTAATTTGATTGATAATACTCTCGCAATCTCCATTAATTAATAAAAAATTAATAAAACCAATCTCGAAATATTGCTTTAATTTATCTAATAAACCAATTAACCCAATAAATTCGGCTTGTATGCTATTTGCGTAAAAACAATAATCCCAACCTCTCTCAGTTTTTATTTTAGTCCTTGGAGATTGTTTATTTAATTTTTCATATAAACTATAAGTCCAAACACCTATGGCTTTTTCATTTTTAACGCTTCCATCAAAATAACCAATTATATATAGCATATAATCACAACCTTTGTAATTATTAAGCAGAGTATAAACCCCTCTGCTATGGGTTTAATCTTACAATCCTTTTAACTTTTCATTAATTAATTTTTCAGCGTTATTAAACTCTTCCTGTAAAATAGAAATTTTCTTACTATGCTCATCTTGTTTAGATTTTAACAAGTCTTCTAATCGTTTACGTTCTTCTTCTTTTTCTATATACAATTTGTTTTGTTTAGAAAACTCATCCAAAACAACCATAAGTTTTTCACTGTTCCCCTTGCTGCCAAGAGACAAACAAATATTTTCTTTAATACATTGTGGTATAGATTCCCATGACTCACTTAATCTTTCCATTACACTCTCAGTAGATAATCCTTTAAATCCACTAAATAGACCTTTCACAAAACCAGATTTTTCTTCTGTAATAGCTTTGCTTATATCTGTAAGTGGCTCAAAATACTTACTATCTGACATAGCCCATTCATTGATACTATAATCATACATTAAAAATACAAATTGATTTTTATTTAGATATGTATAATCGAACACTTGAAAAACCTCAAAGACATTGCCAGTTTTAATTTCTTTTACATTAAACATTTATAAATTAACCTACTTTCATTATTTTATTTTTTACTTTATGGAGATTGTGAACTTAATAATTTATGTATTGATATTTGTTAATACAATCATATATTTCCTCACCTCACTTTCTACTCTCTCATCATACCACTAGCAAATAATGTTGTCAAGTATAAATTTTATTTTTATATTTATGATAAGATAGAAAGAGAAAAGGGATTTTTACTTCCCTTATTTAAGTTCTGCATCCTTATCCTTATAAAACTCATCATACCCACTGATACAATTTTTGTGTTCAGAGTCGGTAATTAATTTCATATTGTGTAATTTATCGAAGAATCCTTTACAAATCATTTCCTCAAAAAATTTATTGTCTTTTTCTGTTTGTTGCATTCTTCACTTCTCCTTCTGATATTATATTAGGCTCAACAGGAGTATATATTTAATCACTCTTCTGCTACAAAATCATTTGACTTATCTTCCCACAGTTTTTGAACATTGTTATCAACAAATACAAAATAATCTGACTTGTATTGTTCTAATTCTTCTACAACATAAATTTCGCATAAATATATACCACCGCCCGTATTTTTAATTATTCGTTTAAATACACCAATTTCATCTTTAAATATTCCTTTAATAAATTTAACCGATTTGTTCTTAATAATATAGTTATCATTAGAATAATCTATTTTTACCTTATTATTCCCTTTATACTCTTGAATCGGTAATTTGTATTCTAATACCTCATGTTTAATTCCAATTTCAGTATTCTCATCCTTTATAAAATAAAGGGGTGTATCAAGATATCCTTCAATTACACTCTTTATTGCATCTTCAATCATTGGTTGATTATCTTCTGGGAATTCATCAAGATCAAATATTTTAGCCGGATCAATTTCAACCTCTAATATTGCGGTCATAATAAGTTTTACCTTTGCTTTTGCCATTATTATCACTTCTTCCCTTTATATTCATCCCTTAAATCCCCATGCTCATCATAATAATCTCCATTAAACTCATCTACATCATGCCAAGGCCCATAAGTTTCAAACTCATTCATTTTCTCTATCATTTCATTGAATTTATACTTCTTGACAATCTTTGGAGCAAATAAAGCAGTATACAAATCTGTATGAAAATCCTTCTCAAATATTTCATCATGAATTTTATCACCATTAATACACCAAGCATGATCAATAGTTTGGTTCGGTGGTTGTTGGTTTGAGATATATCCATGAATTAATTTCCAATTAGGGTTAGCGAGTATATATTGCAAACTTAATTCATAGCATTTGCCAATTTTAGAACGATTGATATTAATGACATTAGATTTCATCTGTTTTATCCTCTTTTCTCTAGTTACTTTTTCATTTCCTCAAATTCATTCATGCAATCACATTTTATATGATTAATAATTTTGTTTATAAAATCTTCAGTTAATTCAATAGTGACTTCAAGATACTCAGAATCTTCTTCATCATAACTAGAAATATCATTTTCTGATATAATATTCTTCGTTTTCTTAACAAAATCTTTGTATGAAATTTTGTTTTGTGTAATTAAATCAAACCTACAATTTCCCCTAGAATAACAATCTATACTCTCGATATTTCCATCTAAAAACTTGTTTAATACTTTGGAAATAATATCATTTAACATATTTAATCACTCTCCATTTCCTCGTTAATTAAATTCTGCAATTCAGTTCTGCCATTTGACTCTCTTACCCCTTTACGAATATAAGCAGGATGATTAGGGTATTTTGAAATTAATTCCCTAAATATCCTTTTTGCATTTTCAGAAGTATCTGGACTACCGACATAATAAACCCAATCATAATTAATTTTACCGAAGAAACATGATTCAGAAAGAGGTTTTTCTTTCTTCCTTATCTCAACTAATTTAATGGCAAGTTTCCTCTTAAAATCAGGATCAGTCATATCAGTTTTCATCATTATATCAATTTCTTCAGGGAATTGCATTACATCTACAACGCTATTACCATTAATTACTGTCCATGCGTGATGACTAGGAAATGTATTGCTAAAAGGATAAATTAACCAACCCGAAAAGAATTTTGCTTCTAAATTTATCGCATTTGCAATCTGAAGAATAATATCAGAACTAGTATAAGCATGGCCCATTTCAAATTTACATTGATCAACAAGTTTAGTAAATTGAAGTATTTTAGGATCGTTTTTATCTAATTCTTCTGTATATTCAGAGTTAAATACTTGTAATTTACTTTTTGATGAAACAGGAAATAATTTACTCCCAATAATGTGTTTTTGTCTTTGTACAGTGAATTGTATTTTATTATCATCCAAAATAATCATTTAATCACTCTCCATTATACTAATTATAGAGGACGAGTATAGGAAAGTCAAAAGGTAAAAAATGAGGAAATCTTCATTACAAAGACTCCCTCTTGAGGATGAAAGAAAGAGTTTATAAATGAAAAATGAAAATTAATCACTTATGTTTGTTATGATATATTATTTTAGGATTTATGTCAATGGGAGATTAGATATCTTTAAAAATATCAAGCATTTGTTCTTTTGAAGCATGATACATTATAATATCATGTACACAAAGATGTTCATAAATCCTTTTTAGTTTTTGGGAGTCACCATTTAATAAATCATTAACATATTTGGCAGTTTCTAAAGCATCATCTGTTAAACTCATAATAATATTATCACCTCACTTTGCAATAATTATACATCATGAGGCAACAAATGTCAAGGAATATTTTATTTTAGTGTTTTATATTAAGTTTTATTCACCATCTTTGCAAATTATAAAGGGGTATCCTTCACCATCCATTCCAAATTGCTCTTTAATAACTTTATTCGCTCTAATTCTTTTCAAACCTATTTTATTAACCTCTTCAATAAGTAAAACTGCAAACTCGTCTTTATAATATGTTTTTGCAGTTTCCTCTGTACATTCATAATCATTCATGAACTTATATACAATATCTTCTATTGTAAAATATTTTTTATTAGACAAGTATGTAAGACAATTAACAAACATTTCAAATCTTTCATTTTTCCCATTTCTACGATTTGGTTTAACTTCCCTTAATTCTATTAATTTTGATCTCAAGTTTTTAGCAATGTATTCAGTAGAGTATTTTAATTCTGTGGCTATTTCCTCTATTGATTTACCTTCATTATACATTCTCAAAACAATATCAACGTTTATCCTCTTTCTTCTCTCTTTCTTGTAATCTTTGAATAATAATTCGCTTATCACAAAACCAACTTTGCCACCATTGATATAGTCTATATTATATAAAGGATTTTCATTTGCAATATAGAATATTTCATAAATATGAGCTTCATTTCTAGTCATTTTTTCAGTGATGTATATTCTTTTAATTTCATCAAACCATTCTTTGTCCTGCTTGTGTTGCTTTAATCTAATTTTCATATTATTGGTAATGCCAACATACAGCAATTCATTATTTATATTATAGAATTTATAAACTAAGTTATCCTGTATATTATCATTTTGCTCATTGATATTATTGATAATCATCATCATATTCCTCCTTTGTCATGAGATGTTGCATGACATTTCTTACAAAGTGTTTTATATTTAATCTTCATCTGGACTCCTAACATCCAATTAGTAATATTCTGCAATTGAACATCTGTATAGTATTTTTTATTTTATTCAAGTATATAGTTTATTACATCAAAACCATCATAAACCCTAATTGTCATATAACCGTCTTTACTTTCTTTTATTTCATAAAACTCAAAACTATTCTTATAAAGAACTTCTCTTTGCCCTCCATGGCCATTTTCAATAATAACCTTTTTAAAGTTTAATTTATAAATATTGTCTTTGCATATTTCTGTATTTATTCCTTGAAAATCTTTCATGGTTAGATTCCCTTTATCTGTATATAGAATTATATTATCAAAAGATTTAAAATCAATACTTTCAAAATATCTGTATAGATAATATATAAAGTCACTAAATATATGTTCAACGAGATATCTATCCTGCATACCTCTATAAATCAATTCTTCATTTTTCTTATCTATAATCATGTATATTATTTTATGTTTATTTGCTAATTCATTTTCTTCTTGTATAATTTCTTTAAAATCATAATTATCATTCATTAAACAAGCATTAGCTAATATTGAAATATTATATCCAATTTTAGGATTATAACATTGTAATTTATCCATCCAATATTGTTCTCTTACAAATAAATCCTCTTGTGTAATCATGTCTTCAATAATATCAAATTTGAAATTGCTTTCATTATATTTATCCCATGCATATTGCAAATGCTGTGAGTGATGTTTTCCTGATTTTAATAAACTTCTATGTTGACTCCATCTGTTCTCTATATTTTTAGAACTGCCTACGTATATTTTTCCATTAATCATATTTTCTATTTTATAAATTCCCATGCTCATAATTAAATGACCTCCTCAAATTTATTTATTGCCTATTAAATAATTCCATAGTTTCTTCTTCTATTTCAGACACAAAATAAGAAGGTATCTCACCTTCAATAATCGCTCCTGCACACATATAATGAGGATTAACAAATATTTTCTTATGTAATCCATCTTTATACCTCTTAATTATATTCTTCTTTTCTAAAGACTTTATAATATCATTTGCCTTTCTAGGACTCATACCTGCTAACTCTGCTAGATATTCTACTGTAGGGAATTCCCTGTCTATAATTACACAATTTGTTCTGAATTCAACAAATGACTGAATAGTAAACATAAATCCCTTTTCAAAAATATCCAATGTCTTATTCATAATTAATTCGACTCCTTCACCTCTATATACTTTAATGAATAAGTCCTTCTTTGTATCTTTCCAAGCAATACATGTTGTTTCAATTGGTGTTTTATCACCTTTGTTTTTAATTTTTCTATTTACATCAATGCCATATTTTCTTAGCAACTTTGAATGTTCATGAAAATCTTTTAACTGAGCATTTTCAATTTCTCTCTTAACTGCTCCCAAATATTCTAAATTATTAAACGATTCCCCTGTAAGAAGATAAACGTAACGATCATCATCAAGTTTGTGCCATTGTATATCAATTTGTTTTTCTAAATCAGTTGGCATAATCAAATGCAACCCCTTCCTTTATAAGCTTTTACGGGTATTTCTAAAGTAACTGCATGTGGTGCAGTAAGAAAACACTTATATGCAAAATATATTATTTTTAAAACCTTTAAACTCTTGCTAGAATAGGGATTTCAAAATTAGATTCCTATTTTACTTCTTACTTCTTAAATAGTTTCCCAAGTGTTCTCGAACAATTTTGAGAATACTATTTTTACTTTTACCAAATTCTATAAGATTTAATGAAATATCATTAGAATTATAATTTTTATAAATATTAATAAAATCTTCTTTATTTCCTTCAAAATGTAAAAATACTTTAGGTTTATTCCCTCTTTTTTCTACAATATCAAACCCAACATGTTCAAATCCGAGATAATTTAAATAAGCGCAAAAATTAGAATCACTATACCTAAATAAAACTTCCATAATTAAATGTCCTCCTTTTTATATCTCACTTGTGATACTCTATGTTTTAACTTTCTTTCAAATTGATTTTCTTGTTCTTCTATTATTTCTCCAGTTTCTTTATTGATAATTTGGTTATCATTTGTTTTTATGTATTTTGACATAGTTATTAACACCACCTTCATATTATTAAAAATAGATTAAATTATAATCCTAGTCATTGAGCGATAGCGAAATGGCTAGAAGAGGTCAACGCTTTGACCGATACATTGCTTTCGTTAGGTTCTCTTATACTTTGTCAATAATTAATTTAATTTTCATTTCGTATCCCAACCTTTCAAATTTTGTATTGTACTCCAACCTTTTTGTATATAAAATAGTCAATGGCGAAGGTAGGTTGGAACCTTCTTTTTGACAGGTTAATTACTCCTATCAGCCATTGACTAAAAATTTTCAATATTAAAGGAGTTACTTTTCAGCAACTCCACAAAATCTTAATAAATATTATTTATGTATTGTTAAATATCTAATTCTAAAACAATATGATACTTTCTCCAATGATCTCTAATCTTCTCATATTGTTCATCTGTGTCAAATGACAGTGTGACCAAGTGTCACTTTGTCATTTGACTAAAGTCCTGGCAGGACATCTGTCATCTTTAATATCATCCCCATTAATTCATATGGTTTTTGCTTATGTGGGTTAAATCTAACAATATTATAGCCTTCACTTCTTATATGTTTTTCTCTTATTATTTCTTTTTCATTAGAATATGAAGAATGTCCATTCTCATCTATTTCTATAGCTATAGTATTAAACAACACAAAATCTATCAGATAACCACCACAATTTACTTGCTTTTGAATATTTTCTACTCCAAAAGAAAAATTTAAATATTCTTCATATTTTTGCTCAAATTTCTTAAATTGCAATCTATGCCCATTTGTCAACTCTTCATATAGTTTAGGATTTTGTTTTACCAATTCTTCTCTGACTTCTTGTGCGATATTAGAACTGGCTAATAATGTACTAAATTTTAATATTGCTTTTACTGGAACAATAGTTAATGATCTTGCTCTTGATTTTATACTGTTTATTATTTTAAATGATTTTAGTTGAATTCCTTCTATGACATATAATCCACTATTTTTTAATTCTTCATTGTGTCTTAATATTAAATGACGCATTGCATTGTCTTTAACTTCGTAATATTCTGAAACCATTTCAACAGTTGTGTTTATCCCATCTGGCAAAAGTATTAATTGTTTAACGTGATTTAAAATTTGCTTTTCCATTTAATTTTTATCACTTCTTTCTTATTTTTATTAGTAATTTCAATACAAAAACAAAACGGCGAAGAATTGTTTCCATATACAAAAATCACTTAGAGAAAAGTCAAGAAAATCCTAACTCTTCTCTTCGCCGTTTCTTACTAATAAAATAAGAATGAAAGAAATGTTAGAATAGTTTTCACTACTCTCTAAGTAGTTCTTTGATTTGTAAATTAATTTTCTACATAATAAAAAGAGTCACATCTCTTGTAACTCCCTAGTTATAAAACCATTAAAAATGCGATATAATACTTATATACCCACAAAACCAAAATCACCTACCAAGGAGGTATCCCCATATGAGAAGATGCACTAAATGCGAAATCGAAAAAGATGATTCTCAATTTAGAGGCTCTAAAACAAAACAATGTATTCAATGTGAAATAGAAAAAGCTGTGAATAAAATGATAGAATATAAAAGTATAAACATTGGATTAAAAAATTTAGATATCTCCTTGAAAAACATAATTCTTAGAAGTAAATATTTAATTTCCAAAAAGTTAATCTCTCTTGATGAAGCCATTTCTTTAGTAAATGAAGATAAAGCACAGGTTTATAAATCAGATACAATTTATATGCCAAATCATGAAGATGAGAGTTGGATTGTTAGATACAATGTTAATGAACGTGACAATTATAAATGTCATTATTGTGGAGTTAAAGGAGATACTGTTGACCATTTAATTCCAAAGAGCAAAGGTGGAGAATTCAACGAAGATAATTTAGTTTGTTGTTGTGGCGATTGCAATATAGAAAAAGATAATATGTCTTATGAAGAATATAAAGAATATATTTTAATACCAAAATGGAAACGATTACAAAATGTTAAGGATAGTAAAATTAAAAAGGAGCAACAAAATCGTAAACGTAAAAAGAAAACTCTGTTAAAGCAAAAAGAAAAATATGGATAGCATAAATAAAGAGAGGAAATTTATTTTCATAAATCCCTCTCAAAACAATCTCAAACCATCCCTATCAAATTAGCATTTTAAATTAATTACACCCAATGCGACCTTAGTGAATTAACTCTTAAAAATTGAAAATTCTTGTCAGTCAGACACATTTTAAAACCCAATCATAGCAACACTTTTCAGGCCCACAATAATCTAATATCCACAGAAAACACTCTCTAAGCTGTTTGAATTGATGTTGTGTAAGTTTGTATGGTAGAGACATTTCTAAACGCTTAGAGAGTGTTTATATTTGTAATAATTAGGGTTTATTGGTTTACAATCTAAATAAATTATAATTTAATTAAAATTTATCTCCATCACTAGGATTATTAAGAATCCCAAATCCAGTTAAAGTTACAAGAATTAAATTAACCAATTCATCAGCTTGAGGAATTTCATATCCAATATAAGTCTTACTAACAAACGTTACAAGTGAAGCAACTGAGAGCCATAATCCCCATGATTTGAATCTATTTTGATTTTGCATAATATATTTACCTTCTTTCTTTTAATTATTTTATTTTATTTAATTTTATCTATTAAATACTAAAATATTGGAACTGTTACACTAATTCCTTTTGCTGCAAATAAACCTAAAATTATAATTACTACAATTGATCCTCCAATTTTAATAGAATTTATAATTATATCCTTCTTATTTGAGCTTGTAGTTGTTACTATCTGTGTTTGATTGTTCGAAGTATTGGTGACGACTTGTGTTAGAGTTGTTAAAATGGAATTATTAGTTGTCAATACAGTTGATTCTAATCTTGCTACAGCAGATTTAAGATCACTAACCTCATCTTTTGTATCAATTACTTGTGAAGATATTGAATTCAATTTTTCTTTTATAAATACATTATCAAGTTCTAATTTTTGAATACGGGTTCCATGATCGTCAAGAATTATTTTTACCTCTTTCTCATCCACTTCCAACACCTCTTTCGCTATATTTTCCATAAATAATACTTGCCCTCCTCTTTACTAAATTTATTTTGTATGGTATAATGAATTAATGGTTGTAGTGCTACTAACATTACAATCAGGATTCGGCAGATAAAAAACTGAGGGCAATTCAGTAAATATCTGCCACCTACATATATGACAACTGAATATATAAATAATTAAATTACAATACAAATTACAAAATATCTACAACTTTTTGCAATGTATCTTTTGCTTCTTTACCAGATAGCAATTTCTCTTTTTTATGTCCAACTGTACTTCCTCCTACAACATATAAAGTATCGGCTTTTAAGCAATCTTGATTAAAAGTCTTATCTGTGTTTCTAAAGTAAATTGCACAATTATTTAATTTCTGAGAAACTAACATACAAGCACCTAAGTCATTGAGAGAGAAACCAAGCACAGCATTTAATACATTATCATCTCCTTGACTATTATTTATTGTTGACTGAATAGTTTGAACAATTTGCTCTTTATAAGCCAATCCAATAAAATTACAAATTCCTCTTGCTATAGCACTCGAAACCTTATCATCCCATGTAGAATCTTTCATTAATGCTTCTTCTTTAGGATTAGAAATAAATCCAATTTCTGTTAAAATAGCAGGGCAATCAGTTTCCCTAAGTACATAGTAATTTGCTGTTTTTAAACCTCTGTCAAACAATCCAGTAGCAGGAATGAGTTCTTTATGTACTGATTGTGCTAGTGCTCTACCTTTCCCTGTAGTTGCTAATGAAAAAATTTCTACACCATTTGCCGAAGAATCTGAGTACGAATTACAGTGTATACTAATAAAATAATCACTTTTCCAAGCATTTGACTGATTTGTTACATCCCATAAATCACCATCTTGAATTACTAATGTTTCAAGTCCATTAAATTTCAGTTTTGTAGATACTAAATCTGCTATTTCTTTTGTTTCTATGTATTCTTTATATCCTGTTGCTCCAATTGCTCCTGGATCTATTCCATTTGAATCTGAACTATTAACTCCTTTTGGGCCATGACCAGCGTTAATAAATATTTTCACTTTTATTTCACCTTCTTATAAAATTTTTATTTACATTAAATTATATTACATTCTTAAACTCTTCGGAATTATATCTTATTTTAAACTCCTCAAATTGTTCATGTGTATTGTCATCCCCATAAATATGGTGGTATAAATTATGTATATCTTTTCTCAGACAAACCCCTAAAGGATATTTATTATGTATTTTAATATTTGTTTGTTTTATCAAGTCTAATTCTTCATCTGTATACTTATTTACCATTGTATAAACTGGCAATTTTGTTTTCTCCATCACTTCCCTGATTATTTTATTAAATGAATATAAATGATGAATTATATCGAAATTTTCACCTGTTATTACGCATTTGTAGTTACAATTTATCATAGAATCTTTTTTCCATTGATCAATATGTTCTCTTAATAAGATATTTAATGAAGAATAACCGTTACTGAAAACTTATAAGAAGTTATAAATTAAACAAATAAGTTATAACTCTATGTTTCATTTTCCATTCATCGTGTTCTTTTTCACATTATTTCTAATGCTACTCAAGTTGCTTAACACTCCAAGAGCTTAAATTCCTCGGCAACGTCCGAGTATATGTTTTTACCTATACTACTTTAAATATCTTGTAATTGTTAGTATCTCTTAAATTTAATGAAGCATTATAATCCCTGTCTAAAATACTTCCACAACCAGTACAAACCCATTCTCTGTCATTTAAATTTAACAACTTGTTAACTTTACCACAATCATGACATGTCTTTGAGCTTGGATACCATCTGTCAGCAATTCTAATCTCAATATGATTCCACAATCCTTTATACTTCAACTGTCTACCAAATTCATACAAAGATTGTTGTTGAATTGCTTTGGATAGGTTTCTGTTCTTCATCATTCCTTGAATGTTCAAATCTTCAATAGTAATATGACTTGGTTCTCGTCCCACTATCTCAGAAGTTGTTTGATGGAGATAATTATCTCTAGTGCCATTAAGTTTATGCTGAACTGATTTTATCTTAAGTTCCAACTTAATAATATTCTTGGTTTTAATATATTTCAAACCATCACGGTTATCTTCATATTTCTTAGAAACTTGTCTTTGTAATCGCTTCTTTTGCTTTTCTAATCGTTTCATTTTCTTATTTTTATTGATATTCCCATAAGTTTTTTCATCAGAACATATCGCTAAATCTTTAATTCCTAAATCAATGCCAATTCCTTCATTTAATGGAGTTTCAACATTATCAGGATATTCAATCCCTACGCTAATAAACCAATTTAAACCATCAAACGACACTCTTGGATTAATATACTTAACATCTTTACCAAAAGGAATTCTATTGTGTTCAGCTAATCTCACCCAGTTCAACTTTTGCTTATTTGCCTTTTTACTTTTAGCAAATCCTTCAAATTTAACATGAGTAGATGTGAATTGAATTTTAATATTGTCTTGATAAAATTTAGGAGGAGATTTCTTTCGAGTTTTGAACTTAGGGAATTTTGCTTGACCTTTAAAGAATCTCTGATATGCAATGCAAGCATCTTTAACTGCCTGTTTAGGTACATTATTAGAAACATTGTTTAACCAACTAAACTCTTTAGTTTGCTTTAATTGAGTTAATTCTTTCCTAAGATCATTATCAGAAATAAACTTACCACCATTAGCATAATTTTCCTTTTCTCTACCTAATGCCCAATTGAAAGCCCATCTTTTAACTCCAGCATTTTGAAACATTAATGTATTCTGCTTATTGTTAGGTACAAGCATCACTTTGATTCCCTTTATCAATTTCCTCATCTCCTTCCTTAATTAAATCATCAATCATTTTTCTAGTTCTGTTTGCTCGTTTCCCTTGAAGTCTGCAACTAAATACAGTAATAATTTGAATTAAATCTTCTATTAATTCAAAACCAAATCTAAGAAGTCTATCTTTATAAAGAATAATTATTTGTCTACTTTTATTAACCTCCTTTCCAAGCATTACTTATCTCGCCTTTTTGTCTTTCTTTAAAGCATAAATTACACATATTGTAATTATATTCTGGGTGTTTTGCTTTTCTCCCAAATATTATACTATTTAGTGATTTCTTTTGAATAATATCTGGATGATGAGGACAAATAAATTTCATTTTTATTGCACAACTTGTATACTCTTGTGGCGGTAAATAAAGTCCTCTTTTTGCAAATTCTTCAAAAGCGATTTCAAAATTGTACTTTTTATGTTTATTATGCTTCTTTATTGGTTCAAACCCTAAATACTTAAGAAAATCATCATATGTTTTTATAGTATCGTGTGGATAATTTTTAACTAACCATATAGCAGATGGTAAATCAAATTTATGCTTTTCTAATTCTGAAGGAGTAATAGACCTACCTAGTTCTTCACACGCAGATTTAAACATTTCTATATACTCATCATATGTTTTTGTTGCTTTCCAATTTATTCTTTTAGACATTTTTTAAACAGACCTTCTTTCTTTTATTAAACAGTTTTATATTTTTTAATCGCCAATTGAAGATATTCACTATTTTGAAATAAGTAAATAGTTCTACCTGTATTTTTTAAATCTGATTTGATACCTGTAATTGAAAATCCATTTATAAGGAGAAACCCTGCTAATTTTTGTGAAAAACAATTATAAACATTCATATTAAATCCTCCTTTTTAGACATAGAAAATAGAGAGGGTAGTAGATTTACCCTCTTTTTGTTATATGTTTTATTTAATTTTTAAAATAATTTAATACCCTAGAGAATCAAGTTTTTAAACGGTTGTTAAAATTAACTATATTATAAATATAATTAAATAAGTATAAAATTAGAGAGTGTATGTTTACACTCTCTTTGAATTATTAGTTGTTTTTACCAACCTTCGATTTAGCAGTCTTTAGCGAAGATTAGTGAACCATTAACACAGAAGAACTCCCCGCCACTAAATCAAACCATACAGTTTTTACTTCATTTGTGTAAGAACTGAATACATCGGCTCCATTTAGCAATCTAACAACGGTTGGATCAGAGTCGAATGGAAGTCTAAGAGTAATCCCCTTAATATCTTTTCTCCCATTATTTTTAACGGAAATTTTATATCCATTATTGGCTTCTACAATATCATAAGAAAGATATTTATTGAGGTAATAATATCTTTCAACATATTCCCCCCTCGTCATCCAGAACGGATTTTGTGCGACTAATTGGGCAATTACCCAAGTGTACATTTCCTGCAAATATGCTTTAGTTTCTTCATATGACGCTTTCTTCCAGTCAGCGTATCCAGCACCTAACCATGCACCACCCAAAGCAGTTTCAGATATCGGAAAATCGTGCATGTAGAATACATATGGTATATCCAATGAATTACACCTAGTAATAGCATCAGTTATATATGTTACTTTCGCATCAGCTTTAGTAGTCTGATACCAACTTGAATCATTCGAAGAATTCCATGTCGCCACTGATTGCAATGTAGTTCCAAGCATGAAAGGCATCTTTTTCTGAGTTCTAGAAGTATGCCAAGCCCGTGAATATGATGGAAACGGTAGATAGTCAGCAATAATTACCTCTTCTTCTTCTGCCATTAAAAGTGATGAAGGTTCAACAGAATGGGCACCCATCGTCGTGTACACGACAGACTTGGTCAATGCACCTTTAGCCTTCAATGTATTTAAACTACCTATAACCTCTGCAGCTTCATCACTGCATGTATAAGTGATTTTCAATTGTTTGCCTACATCTGCAGAATTAAATTTAAGATACCCGTCAAGCAACTGCCCTACTGATCCTATGTCGGTTGCTCCATTTATTACATATTTACCAACGTCTGAACCCGTTCTAATTATATCCCCCGTTTTTCTAGTAAACGTGGTTACATCATCAACAGTTTTTACGGATGTCAACATAGCTTTAAAAGGCCTGTTAAGCCTTACTAATTGACTTGATGGTATTGTATGCAATTCATCCGTAACCGTAATAACAGTGTTATAGTGGGATTTAGTATGTGATACGAGTCTCGTTATACCGGGCAGTCCTCGATAAAATCCCGCTACATCATCTGTAACATTATCAGCAACTAGACCCCACTCCATGGGAATATTTGATCCAAACGATTCATGTAGTGATTGTGCTGCCGCAAGGTCTGTAGTAACGTCCAGATCAACGCCTAACGCTGCTATTTTCCTGCCATTTTGAGCATCTAGTGCTAATCTTGCGTTATTATCCTTACCAAGCAAGATATCTATCAGTACGTTACTTTTCACGTATTTCCAATACGCTTGAACACTTGCCGTTGCTCCCGAACCACCTCCATGTGCTACTACGAAAAATGAATTAGGTTTATAGGCAACCATTTTTGCAACAACTTCACTCTGAACAGCTTTAACGGGGAAAACAACCAATGGATCACTAGCGATAAGATCCAAGCTTCCAGAAGTTGAAGGGATAATCCCTGATTGTAATATTTCCGTAGTCCCAAATGGATAGGGGTCACTATGTTGAAATGTTCCAGTTTGTGCAGAAAAGTTTTTTGAAGGGCCAGACGATAGGCCACCTAATAAACTCGCCAAACTAGTACTTGTATATGTTCCATCGGCAGCAAAAACCCTAATATTATAAGTTGCATCACCTAAAAAAAGAATCAACTTTACTCCAGCAGACATCATTGTACTAATCGCTGTTTTTATTTCAACCCCCGTTACAAAATTAGTAATACATAATTCTGATTGAGTATTTATTACTATAACATCAACTTCATTTTTCCAATCATTTGCATTAAAAACAAGTGATTCCCACGAACATACTTCGCACAAATACCCACCTTGGAACGCTTCGATTGGCAAAGGCATATGGCTTGCGCCTAACGTTTGATGTGGCCCAACAAAGAGAATGCGATGTTTCTTTATGATTTTTTCCCCAGACACACGAGGGTAAGAACTTTCGATAGGTGGTGGATTATATCCAAACATTTTTATACCAACCTCCCTACAATGCATGATATAGCAGGGATAGTAACAGTTAAACCAACTACACCAGCAATAGGAGTTCGATAACCACCAGCAGGGACAATAATCGTTAATCCGTTAACTATGAATGTTTGCCAAGTTGCTTCTTCGTGATATATCTCAATTGCTTCTATGTTTGCAGAAAAGGTTAAAACATTGACTACTGCATCAACGTCAGTGAGTTGTTCTGCTAAAGTTTGGTTCGGTAAACTCCCATTTACAGATACGTTCACTACACCACTCTCAGTAACAGACATTTGTTTGGGTAAATTATTAGGGTCGTTTCCTAAAACTGGACTTGGATTTGTAATAAATCCCATTTTATAATTCCTCCTTATTATTATTTTATATTTGCTTATTAGTTATTTAAAAAATTCTTTCTTATTAACTTAAATAAGTACAATTTAGTACAGCACTTGTTTCAGAAATTGCAATACCCTTAAAATTAACAATATCACTATTACTATTTAACTCAATTAAACTTCCCATTGCTACTAAGTGGCCTAATGTTGCAGTTGGTATTCCACCATCAATTCTAAATCTAATATTATTATTTTCTACTGTTATGTAAGCTTTTGTATTTGTTGCATAAGTTGCAGAAGTTAAAATAGTTCCTCCTGCTGTATTATCTACAGTTACTTGTTCAAAAGCAGTTGCTTCTTTATCGGCAATAATAATAGGATCTGTTATTTTTTTTATTCCCGCTGTATCCTTAATTGCAGTTAATATTGTTTCTAATTGATCTACGTATGTAATAATTGTATCCTGTTTAGCTTCTGTTGCAGGAGCAGATATTACTTTTGCCAATAATGATGCCAAAGTTGTTTGAGTAGCAAAATCTTTTGCTATTAAAGTATCCTGTTTTGCTTCTGTTGATGCTCCAGTTGGTAAAGACTGATCATTTTTAACCATTAATCTTCCATTTAAATCAAACCACGCATTAACTCTGTCGCCTACTGATACAGCAGTCGGTGCATCAGTAGACGCTTTCCCACCAATTTTAAGGGGATCTCCTGAATCAACAGCATCATGTGCTATGATACTGTCATATACTTTCTTCCAATAATCCCTAAGAGTTCCTAATTCTATTAAAGCCACAAAAACACGACCTTTCTTTTATGTATTTATTTATTTTGTTTATTAAAACGAAACTAAAAAGCTGTACCATACCACTTAACTTGTGTTCCACTAGGAGACATAATTTGCATTGAATTAATTAATGCATCAGTAATGATTAAAAAAGAAGTAGCCATAGTATCTGAATTATTAATTTTAATAGAAATTTGATCTTTTGCTTCAATAGTTATACCAGATAATGGAGATTCAAATGTTATAATTTCATTGTTAATAATTGTAGTGTAAAAATCATTCGAAGATACGATAGAAGTTGCCATTTTTTATTTTCACCTCCTTTAAAATGTCATTCCATTTGGTTATTTTTATTTTAGTTTGATTAAGTCTAAATATATTTCTTTTAAACTATACATTTCACATTCATTATATAATTTGAATCTAAGCCAATCATCAACAAAAATACAGAATGGAACTATTAGCATCCACAATATTGTATATGGGATACAAATCTGTCTATATAAATTCCCCCATGTATCTGAGTAATTCCATAGGTTCATCTCTAAAAACACATTAAAAAACATACCAGAAACAAACTCGACAATTAAAACTATAAAAGTTCCAATTAAAGTTTGTTGATATATTTTTAATTTATAATATTGTGGATACTCATTAAGCAATCCAATTAATACACTACAAATTCCACCTATTAGTAACATAATTATATTTGCATTGCTACGCCACACTCCCTCTAAGGTGAAATAAATCATACCCATAATAAAGAAGAGAGATAGATATTTTATTAACTGCTTACCATACATAATTTTCCCACACTATCTCACCCACACATTCAATAGTCTTACATGCCACAACTTGATTTCGTAAGATTTCAAACACCTTAATCCTTTCTGTCATAAAAGTTGCACCTTCTGTTGCTAATTGTACGATTTGTTCCATAGTAAACGGAGTGCAAATTGTTTCAGACGCACTTTTCCATTCTGGAATAAAGGAAGGATTGAGAGTTGCTAATGTTGCTTGACTTATAACTCGGTTTTGATCGTCTCTAGTGTTAGTAAACCACTCCTGTGTTCCTCGACATGAAGAATAGAATCCTGCAAGTATTTCCTGTTCACATTCCAAACTTAACTCATAAATTTTATTCTTCTGATAATCTTCCAATGTTATTGTATTTTCAATAGGGGGAATTAAATTAAAAGTTTGTTTAATAGTAATTAATTCTGATTTTGTTTGGACTTGTTCTAGGCGAAGTGTTTCTATTTCTGATAGTGGTTGAGGTTGTTGTGGTGGTCTTTCTATTGGAATTATATCAATCAAATTTCCATCATTATCTAATACGAAATCAAAATATGGTTGATTAATTAGTATTTTTTGTCCTAATTCACTTGAATCATCAACTACAAATACATTTTCATAATTGCCAAAGTTTTTATTTGTACTTATCGAACTTGTTTCTACGCTTTTAGTAGATTTATGAATTATCATTTTCTTCTCTCCTTATCTTATCTAAATGCTATATAATTATATTTTATGGTGTTTTGATTATTCGATATAATATAGGTGGTGCCAGAAAAAAAAGTATAATGTCCTACATTAAACCCTGTACTTATAACTGCAATAAGCGTCTTTAATCCAACATCGGAATTTGCTTGAGCTGGATATCCAGCTATTGCTAATCCACTATCGTAATCGTAAGCATTGACATGTCTTATACCATAACTTAACATCACAAAAACGGCAGAAGGTTGAAAGCCTAAGATTATATTTCTTGATGCTAAACCATCACCTGTATATGAACCAGTTACATATGTCTTTTCGACTGGATAACCACTTGAATTCAAGGTAGCAACCCCATTTGCGACTCCTTTTTGAGTTAGGGGAATTGCCTCTATTTGAGTGGCAGTTACAGCGTGCGGATTAGAAGTATTATTAGAATGCGTAATAAGATCATCAGTAACTTGTGTAATACTATCAGTAATTCCATTATAATCATCTGCTGTAACAAGATAACTATCAAGTGCTAATTGTAATACTTGTAATAACCCCTCTTGTCCTTGATTATCATATGCCGAACCTAATGTCGTATAAGTAACTCCAGAAGTTGAAGATATGAAACTCGCTTGACCTGAGCTTGAGCGAGGTTTTGTATTGTATAATGTTGTTAAATGAATTGCTTCTGCTGTAAGATTATCATTTGTTAGACTATTATTTGGAAGATTTGATTTAGCCATTTATGTATTTTTCCTCCTTTTTAATTCCTGACACTTATTTCTGTTTTAAAATACCTGTCCGTTATTCCAGATAAACTATCCAATTTAGTCCATGTAATTTTATCTGCACTTGAATAATTTATAATACTAACTCTTGTAGCATTGATTTGTGGTAAGTATGTTACAACATTAAATGAAGACGGTAAAATAAAAGACTTATATTCTCTTTTCAATGGGGAATCCGTAGACGTGAACAAAATAATGCCCTCATTTGTTTTCGCTTCATATGTGTCTGCTTGAACTTGTGCAAATGAGGATATTAATGTTGTACCAATATTTGGAGGAATAAAAATTTCCAAAGGCCAATTTAAATCCTCACTTCCTATATCAGTACTATATTGAAAACCTTGCATTCCAAATCCTGATGCTAAAACATAAGTGTTAACCCAGTCTCTAAAATCTGTCAATAAAGTTGTTGGCAATGCATAAGACAACCCACAAACTTTAACACCCAATGGAGTTGCTAGAGATACAGTAGTGGCATATTTATTAAAAGCATCTGGAAAAGTTTTATACCCCGAAGCATTACAATAAAAACTTTCTAACAATACCCAATCGTTTGTAGTAAGTTTTGTTACTACACCAGTTGGATTATAAGTAGCATTCACAACATCATCTAGGCAATCTGCAGGAATCCAAGCATTTGCGAATACCTTAAGAGCAGGAGTTTTGGCATGAGCATAATCAATTAGTTCGTTTTGTTGTGCTCTTGTAACCTTCCAGTCATAACCAAAGCAATCAAAGAATACACCATCATAACCCGATGTGAAACAACGATCCATAATTGCCTTTGCCGCTATCACAAATCCTGGCACTTCTAATACATCTGTAGACCCAACTATTGCATATCCATAAACTTCTTTACTATCTGCAATAAGTGAATTAACTACAACCAATTGTCTAGTGTTAAGTAAACTTGGTTCATGAGTAATTATTATATCTGCCTTATTTAATCTATCAATACTGTATTCAACATTATTCATTCCATCCACATCTTCTAAATATCCATAGTAAAAATAAACATTTTTCAAAGGAATATGCCCACTTGTAATAGGAAGTTGTGTTACTTTGGCTAAATCTTGAATGTTAGAAGTCCATTTGCCATTTGTTCTGGCCGCGTCTCCTTCTTGAAAACATTCTGCATCCCAAAATGTTAATTGACCAATTGAATTGCGTGTAAAAATGTAAACATAAATATATTTTGCTGGAGCAGATGGTGTCAAACTAATAGTGAATTGTTGTTCTGACCAAGTACCAGAAGGGAAAGCAAGCGTTTCTGTTGCTAATATATTACCACTCAATCCACCAGCATCAGTTAAAGTTAATTTAATTGAAAAATCATCACCAGTGAATGGAATAATATTTAATCCACTAGCTGTAATTCTAAATATAATTTTTTTAATTACTGTTTGATCAATTGTATAAATTTCATCTAAATAGGTATTAGAAGATGTTGTATTATTAAATGTAACTTTATTGTTATCAGTTGTCCATCCACTACCATGTTGCGTCCAATTTGAATCTAACGGATATGAAGAAAATAAAGTTTGGGGCGAAGTGATTATTTTATTATTTGATTTTATTGTCCCTTCAAAAATACCATTGTCTATATTGAGATATAGAGGAGTTGTTGTCATGAGAAAATTTCACTCCTTTCTTAAAAATTGTAGGATTAGTTTGAGAAATATTATTATTTTTTTATTCCGATGTAAGAATTGGAAAGCGAGGATAAGCTGTGTAATTCTACTTCGTCACCTATCAAAAGGGTTACACCAGTTTTATTTAAAAGTGATGGGATAGTAACAGATTCACCAATGCGTTGAACATCTGCTGTGCTATTATCACCTGCAACTCCTACTATTGTAGCAACCCATCCTTTTAGATTTCCAAATTTTGCATATTCAGCTTGAATTATTTGTCTTGCTTTTTTTTCAATAAGTTTATCTAAAAATTGAGCAAATTCTGATGAGTTTAAGTCCATTTTTAATTTTCACCTACTTTTTAAAATTATTATATAAAGGGTATTTCTTTGGATTTTACACAATTTAAACTCATTTCTCCACCTGTTGATAGTGGTATGGTAAGCGAATTGATAAGTAATCGTTCTTTTGTTAATTTTAAATTATTATCTGTAACTGTCGTAACCAAATCACAATCTAAATGATACATAGGAATTGAAGTTATTTGCACCTCATTTTGTAAAGCAATTTTTCTTTTTAAAATATAATTAGCCAAATCAGTAACCTGTTGTAATGTGCTCAATTTGTCAGAGGTATATGGGAATACTCTCTCGAAACCCGTATTCTGAATAGAAGTTGGAGAAGATAAATTTATGTCTCTGGCTGTATGAGTATAAGATAATCCATTGATATTTGAGGATGTTACTTTTACTGCATTATACATTTCGCTCCATTTATATTTATTAACCGCGCCTCTGTAAAAAAATTGATTAGTATCGGAAAAATCCCATTGAGATGGCTTAATATCATCTTCAATGTCTTTTTCAATATTAAGTTGCCCCAAAGAATCATAGTAGGCACTACAAGAATAGAGTTGAGCAAGATCAATAAGGATGTCACCAATTTTTTGTCCAACTTCATATATCATGGTATATGGGACTGTTTTAGAAACAAGAGATAAATCAATAATTGGTGTTTTAGGGTCGTTTATCAATGCCAGTGTGGTATTTATCGCAGTAATTAAATTTGTCCCCAATGGAATAATATAAGTTGTTTCTAATTCTCCTCCTATTTCAGATAAAATTCCAAACTTATCAACTCCATGAATTATTATCTTAGATTCGCTAAATTTTGAACTTGTACTTGGATCATCAACTATATACAATCCTTGCGGTATAAAATAATCACTACCATCTGGCATTTCCAAACCAAGCCAAACCTGAAATTTCTGCCTAATCCAAAAATTATCAATATTGGGTATATATTCGCCATCTAAATTAAATAAAGTTATGTCGCATGTGCGACGAATTCCGTTAGCTCGTTGGATATTAATTGAACCAGAAGCATTTTCAACTAGAGAAGTTACATCTTCTCGTACAGATTCGTCTTCCGATCTTAAAAACTGAACTCTTATTTTTTGCTTATAAGTGCCAGAATTTAAGACATTTAAATAATCTTGGAATGTTGCCATTTTAGTCACCTCCCAGTCGCAAGCGGGTTAAACTTTTATATAACTCTAAACATTAGCGTCTTCGACTATATCAAAAGTCACAACTTGAATTTGTTGCCCAATTGCGTCATTCCATATAGGTTCTTTATAATTATGTGTAAAGACCCGATGTATCGAACCTTTCCTTGTTTTGTATATTTTACTTTTACCATTTGTTATAAAATCTCTTAATGTATCCATATATTCCACGCTTTGCAATAATTGTCCGTTTATATCTACTGTTGCACAAATAGCTGAAATACTTGTTTTTAAATATTTTCTTTGACCTATAGCTTTTGCAGGATATTTACCATATCCGTCATAAAAAATTACATCTTCTGCATATTCATTTGCACCTGATTGAACATTTAAGTCAAATTTATATGCCAAACCTTCATCTTCTGAAACCAAATAATAACCATAGAAATCCATTTCCACTGCTTCTGTAACAAAGGCTTCGCTAATTTGGTTGGCATTTATCGCATTTACTTCATAAATATATGTTTTTCCTTGCTGACACAAATAATCTATGAATTCCGTTGTTCCTACTACAACTGTACCCAAAATCTTCAATACATCACTACCAGATTCTCTCCTACTAATTTGCCAATGCGTTACAGGAGAATCAAGATTTGCAACATTTCCACCAATTAAATTATTCTCGAATTCTGCCAACAAAATATGATTTGGCCCCCAAAAAAGACTATCTGTAATAATAGTATTTTGCAAAGTTGTATTATCAACTTCTATATTTTTTATTTGTAGTTTGTCGATCGTTGAAGCACCATAGATTTTTATCGAATCATAAATTTTTGGCACTGGAGATGGAATTCCTATTACTTTTTGAAAATAACTTACACCAAGGAATAAACCTGAAAGAATCATTTATTCACCATCTTTCTAATTATGGATGTAATTGCTCATAAATCACATTATTTGATATTATTAAAACCTCAATTCCTTTAATTGCTATTAAAATTGGACTATAAATAAATTCTTTTGGAGCGCCATTTACAATAAAATTATTAGAATTATAATAATAGCATCCAATTTCTGGATTATATCCAACTTCATAAAAATCACCAGTTATAGAATTTTCCTGACGAACCATTTTACCACCTGCAAAATCTAAATTGGGAATATATACAACTTGAGAAGTAGATTCTAATGGAATATCAACTTCAAATTCTACATAGTTTTCTGAAACTTTTCCAAATAAATCATTAAATAAAATTGCTCCACCATAATTTAAATCATAAGTTGCTGTATCATCAAATGTTATTGTGTCATCAACTGTATCTGCGCTATCCCAACCAGTATCTAATTTTAATCCTGTGTTTGTTGGAGTAAATAACCCAGATATATATTCACTTGTACCTGTAATAGAGCCTGTGACTTGAACAACAGGACTCCAATTAATCTTAGTGGCTGATAAGTCTGGTAGGAGAGTAGCTGTAGGAATTGTTGTTAGGGATGGTAGTGCGTAGTTTACAGTGAAAGTATAAGTTATACTTTGAGTCATAACGTTTTGTTGATTTACTACGACTGTATAAACTTTATAAATCGTATTATTGATAAATCCATCAAACTCATATTGGAGTGCTCCCGAATAACTATTTGGAGTTGTTAATATAACTTCATCATCAGAATTTAAGAAAACCATATAAAAATAATTGGTAGAAATATATTCTGTTTGAAAGTATGTAGCTACGAACGAATATTTCTTTGATGTAATTTCAGCAGGAATTGTCATCGTTAGAATTGGGGTTGAAAAACAATAAAATGGTGTTTGTCTTGAAGTTGCTGATAATGTACTTTGGAATACAGTAAATGTAAAGAAATATTGATTCCCATTTGTCAGAGTTGAAGCATCTAATGAATATGTCAAAACATCATCTTGGTATAATAAATTACTTCCTAGCGATATTTTAGAAGAATCAAATATGAGAGCATTTGACATTGAATAGATTTTAAGTTGATAGAAATCTATGTAACTTCCTTGTATTTTGCAAGAAAAATCTATAATATCTAAAGCATCGACTGTTTGGTTACTTGGGGATAAATAATTTGGGGAATATAAACCCAATCCCATCCACCTCCTGTCTTTTGTTAATCTTTTCTCTTGTTTCAAATTTTTAAATAAACTTTGTTTTTTCTTTTCTTGAACCCAAACTGGAACTCCCACACCTAAAAGAGTGGGAGTTCCGCACACGATTGTAAAATAACTTATTTAATTGCATAAAAAAGGAGAGATATTAAAAATCCTGAGTTTTTGTCATTCTCATTAAACTAGACATTTGTGATTTAAAATTATCGACATTAGGCGTAATTATTGTTTGATTTTGAATAATAATATTCCCTCCATTACTGCCACTTTTATTAACATTACTCACATTATTAATGAAATTAGGCATTTGAGGCAATTTAATATTATTCATATAATTTTTTGTAATATCCATAAAATTAGGTAAACCACTAAGCATTTTTTCACTTAAAACAAATTCACCTTTTTGAAGAATAGCTGGAATTTCATTTAATTTTAAATTTTTAGGTTTATCACCAACCCAGCCACCATCATGATACCTGTCAAAATCATTCTCATAATCTTCTAACGAACCATTTCCATTGTGAGTATTTCCATCTTCATCTGTTATAGAATAATTACCAGTATCAGGATTATAACTACCTCTTTTTGTTACATTAAAATCATTTTCATTTGAAGATGAAGAACCAGATGAACCTGAACTTCCACTATTACTACCGCCTGATAAACTATCTGGAAGAGAAGTAGATGCATTTACAATTTCTGCTAATTGAGCATTTAGTGATACTAATTTTTCACTTAAAATTGCAACTACAGAATCAACGTTGTTTTCATATTGTTCTAATAATTGAGTTGACATTGCATCTAAATTTACCCATTGTTCATCAAATTGGAGTTTTTGAGCATCGAATGATGCTTGTTTTGTGTCGATTAGTGATTGTTGATAATCTATTTCTGCTTGAAGAGTCGCTCTTTGATGTTTTAGGTTGACATCATCTTCCCAGTCTAGATAGTCTTCTTGAGCAGATTTTAGATCATCCTGTGCAGACTTTACATCATTCGGGTTTGCTTGCCAAGTCCAAGTATCACCTACAAGAATTCTAGTATTTTCCTCATTTAAGACATTATTAAGTTTTTGTTTTTTTTCTTCGATATCTAAGAGACGCTTTGCTCTTTCTTCCGATTCTTCTTCTTTTTCATTTTTCTTTTCTAGAGCATCAATCTCTTCTTGAATACCTTTTATTTTTTCTTCTCTACGTTTGATGTATGCTTTCAGGATTTCTTCTTCTGCATCTAACTCTGCTTGTTCTAGTGCTTTTTGAGCTTCGATTACATCTGTAGCGAGTTGTTTTGCTGAATCTTGAATTGCTTTTTGATAATTTAGCTGAGACAGAGTTGCTTCTTCTATTGATTTTGAAAGTTCTTTTTTTGCCTCAATAGATAAATTATCACTTGCTAATTGTTGAGTCATATAAGCAATTGATTTTAATTGTTCATCAGATAATTGTTTGTAAAGAGATGTTTGGAGAGATAATTCTTTACTGTAATCTGATGAAGTATTTTCCAGAAGAGACATTCTAGCTTTAGATAGGTCAAGTTGAGAATTTAGAGAGTCTATGGAGGAATTAAACTTGGATATTTGGTCTGTTACGATGGAGTAGTTTATGTCGGGGAGGGTGGATTGAAGAACTTTTTGTGATTCTGCATTTTCATCCATAGCAGATTTATTAGACATCCAAGCATTACGAAGTAATTGAAGTGATTTAAAAGTCTCATCCATTATCTCACGAGTTTTTTCTGATGCTTTATTATGTTCTTCAATATATGCAACGCTTTCTTGATTGTCATTTCCAGTAAACCATCTTTCACTAACATCTCCAAATTGAGAGGATGCAGATGATATAGCAGAATCTTTTGCTTGGTTTATTTTGGAACGAGCTGTGTTAAGAAGGGATAATTCTTGAGCTTGTGAGGAAATTAGGGAATTAGTTAGGGAGAGAGTTTTTTGGTAGTCTTTTTGGGATTGTGCTTGAGAGAGGTCTTTTTGGATTGAATCCGATTTGGCTTTTTGAAGGAGATATTCTTGTTGGATTTGATTGATGAGGGCTTCTGTTGTGGATTCGATTTGGGGTTTTTCTTTGTCTTTCTTATTGTCGCTTTTAGACATGCCAAGTTTAGAAAAATCAATGCTTTTTGTTCCACTCATTGCAATGTCATCAAATTTCTTCTTAACTGCCGAAGAAGCATCATAATACGCCTTAAGTTGTGATCTCATTTCAGGAGTAATATAGGTTTCTTTACCGTCTTGGCCTACAATAGTTCTACCGCCATCAATAATATTAGCATTGGTCATATTACCTTGTGCATCGTAATATTGCGACCACATTCCGGCTAAATTTTTCATCAACTCATTTTCAACTTTTAATTTTGCTTCAGCTAATGATTTTGCTCCAGATAGATCGACTTCACGAGCACCATCTAGTCCAGCAACAAACTTTTGTATACCTTCAATATTTTTATTATAGAAATCTTCACTATCATTAAGCATGGTAATATATGCTTGTCTGGCTTTTTCTTGCTCTTGTTCTATAATGTTTGTTAATTCTTGATGAACAGCTTTTTCGTCGCCAAGGATTCCTATTAGGCTTTCATGTTTATCGCCAAGTGCTACTAGAGTGTCAAGCGAAAAAGCTTTATTCTCTGCGTATTCATCGAGAGCAGATTGAATTTCGGTAATTGCAGATGAAGAATCAGAGAGAGTTTTTTGGAGTGATTTGAGGGATGTAGTTACAGTATTTATTTTATTAGATGTTTCTGTGGCATTGGGGAGATTGAGCATATCTTTTAATATTTTCCCTGCTTCTTCTCCATTAATTCCTAATGCTTTTAAATATGGAGACAAATCAGAAATTGCTTTTTCGTAAGTGTTACCAATTACATCTTTGCTTGCCCCACTTTTTGCTAATTCTTCTAATTCTGTTTTTGCTTTGCTTAATTCAGAAGAAAAATCAGAACTTTTAAGACCATCGAATATTTTAGTAAACTCTTCACCTGTAATTTTACTTTCGTCTTTAAGTTTACTCAAATCATAGATTAATTTTGTAACTACTTCTTTACCTAAAGATTGTGCAGAATCGCCACTTTTTAAAAACGAATCTGTTAAAACTGATAAATCTTTTCTACTTTCAAGGATTTTTGTACTAAGCGTAGATAATTCGTCTTTTATACCTTTTAAATTATTTTTAGCAATTACTAATGAATCATTTCCATATTCATCAAATTTAACTTGGTTTCCATTATTAATATCATCAATCGTCTTTAAATATTCTTTTTTATGCTGAGTTAATAAATCCAATCTTTCTTGATCTTTTTGTAATTGAGAGAAATTATTTGAACCATCAGTAACAAATGTATTAGACATTTGTTCTTGTTTAATCGCCAATAATTCTTCATTTTCTTTGATTGCTTGTTTAATTGCTTCTGATGAACCTATTATTGAGCGACCTTCAGCATCGTATCCTTCAATTAGATCAGGAAATTGAGCAATTAAACGATCTTTAACTTCGGCTAATTTAGCCTCCTCATTGCTATTACGAGATGTAATAGCAGATAAAGATTCATATTGGTTTGCTAAATTCTTACTTTCTGCTGTTTGTTGCTTAAGAGAACTAATGCTTCTATTAAGTTCATCAAATGCTTCTTTTTGTTTTTTTGCAGAACTTTCTGCTCTGGCTCCCATAAAATCAAATGCCACTATGACAGCAGTAACAGCACCTACAACTAAACCAATTGGATTAGCAAGCATAGTAGCCCATAAACCTTTAATTGCAAAAGTTAATGCTGTAGTTGTACCCATTACTCCGATTTGAGCGAAGGACATTCCTGCTAATCTAGCTTGTGTTTGAACTAGACTAGAATTTAATAGCATAGTAGATAAAGATAAGTTCTTTAAGAATGTTAAGAAAGCAGTACCTTTATTTACTGCAAGTAAGGTAAATATTAATCCTAAAATAGTTTTCAGATTACCAAAGTTGTTTATTAATAGAGTTATTCCACCTATCATACTTTTAACAAAACCTGTGTCAATAGTATTATTCCAGAAATTATTTATTGCATTTCTGAGCTGATTAATCTTGGTTTCCCAACTGCCCATTCTCACTTCATTCTCAGTCATAGCCGAACCGGAAGCAGTAGAGTATTCAGAAAGCATTTTTTCATACATATCAAAATTTTCTACTAGAGCCACTAACTGGTTTCCTCTAAATTTTCCACCCAAAGAATCTATAATTGGAGCAGTTTTCATGGAACTGAGTGAACCCCAAATGGTAGATAATTCTTTAAGAACTTCCATTGGATTTCTTATCTCTTCAACACCATTTCGCAATTCATGAACTTTAATACCAACATTATCTAATGCTTCTGCTGATTTAGATAATGCAGCATCGTCTATTATTTCTCCGTCTTCAGTTTCTCCCTTAATTTGTCTGATGTTCATCAAAATACTGCGAAATGCCCGTCCAGCCTCATTTCCCGAACGTTGTGTCACCGCAGTCATAACTCCAACTGCTGAAGCTAGTTCATTTACTCCAACTGATGCGTTTGAAGATATAGATCCAGCCACGGTTATACCTTCAGAAACCTTTTGAATTGAAGTTGCGAACTTGTTATCAATAGTATTTACGCCATCAAGAACTTTCATTAATTCTTCTTGACTACCCTTATATTTATAAGCAGCATCCGTGGCAAGTAAAAAACTATTGGCTTGTTCTGCTGTTAATTCACCAACGTTTTGTGATAATAAAGAAATTTTAGCTAAATCTGCTGATTTTCCTTCATATCCAGCACGACTAAATTCACCGATTGATTTTAAATAGTCTTGCGCAGTACGTCCAAAAGCATTCGACGCTTCAAAGGCACTATTTTTTAAATTGTCCATAGCTTCAGCACTAAGATTAGTTACCTTGGCAATATTTACCATTAATCCATCTAATTCTTTTAATGTGGTCAGACCAGCCTGCAAAGACCTGAGTGGCGCGTACATTGCGGTAGCTCAATGTTATTATCCATAAGGCTTTTTATCCCTATGTTCTGGAAGTTGCCTTCATACGTTTATATTTTCAAAACGATACGTCTGTCGATTCAGACCAGTTTAGCATATATTTTCTTCGCATTGTTTTTATAAAACAAAGGTGATAAGAAGGAGGAGACTCTTGGGGATATTTTTGCTATCATATTGCTCAATCCCTATGCGTTACAAAGACTTGTGATACAAGCCCTCTCGATACTAGGTCAATGACCCTCTTTCGAATTTCCCCTCTCATGATTTGTAGTTACATTATCACTTTCACTACAAACGGCAGTTTAATTTCCACCAAACCCCACGCAAGCATCTTACCGAAATTTTTTGTAAGCGTTGTCAAAAAACTATCGGCAGCACCATTTATCCTTGTAATTTCTGCTGTAGCACTTCTTACAGACGTTGTTAATTGAGCAAATTGTAAATTTAACTCTCTAACCGACCTTCCACCAACTGTACCAAATCTAGCCACATCTGCTGTTAATCTTGCTACTTGTGCTTGGATTTCTGGTCGTGCAAAAATAGTTTCTTTACCAACTTGTAAACTAGCTAATCTATTTGCCATATTCCCTTGATATAATGAAATATCATTAGCACTTAAAGTTCTAGTATTTGTTGTTGCCATGACACGTTGTAAATCTCTATATCTTGATATTTGCAATTCTAAGTTGCTAATATTTTGGATTATTCCTCTTCTTTGTTCGTTAGATAAACTCGTATTGCTTGCTCTTACTTGGTCAATGGTTGACTTAATCCTATTATATTGAGCAGTTAATGCAGACAGATTTTCTGCATCTTTTATACCAGTTGCGGGAGAGGTAAATCCAACTCTTAATTTTGCAATTTTGTTTTCATAAACTTGAAGTTTGTTCAATGCAGATTGTATATTTGATCCGGCATTATTATCAATTAAATTTGCACCACTAAAAACATAACCTCTTTGTACGCTATTTCCAGATTGTATTCTTGCTATATCGAATTTTAGTTTCTCAACAACTCCATTTGCCTTTGTTACATTTGCTGTAAAACCAATTATATCTTTTTGAGAATTCTTTAAAAAATTCACATCAACTGTTCCAAGAGATTTAAACTCTTTTTTAACTCTTTCAACTATATTGGAAGAAGACATAAAAAATTGTCTTCCGTCAGCTTCTAGTTGTTTTCTATTAAATACATCAATTTTTTGATTACTGGCTTGTTGTGCTGTTTGTTTTACTTTATTAATTGCAGTAGTAACGCTATTTAATCCAGAAGCATCAATTTTTAATTTTACAGAAATAGCTTTTGTAATTTTTGCGTTTAGTGAAACTATTTGATCTTCAATTTCTTTTTTTGTTGATGAAAGTTTCGCTTTGATTAATATATTTAAGTCATCCAAATTAATCCACCTCTCTTTTATAATTTAGGGCATGAAAATACCCTACCTTCAAAGAGTAGGGAGTTTAGATTCATATAATTAATGTGTTTTTATTCCTTTTGTTCTTAAATATCCCTTTAATCTAATCATATGCTCTTTTGTTTGCTTCATTTCTTCTACTGTTAATTTCATATACTCAAAAGCTGGAGTATTATAATAAGGATTGAATTTTTGATTACCATATTCTAATGTAAATGGTAGTTGTTCATTATATGGACTTCCATCAAACGATTGATGAATACCCCACATACCTTCTGGGCCATCTCTAGGTATGATTTTATCAGCGTCTATATAAATTTTAACTGATATTTCATCACCAATTACAGAAACCTTTCCTATAGTCAAGGCTCGCAAAACTTCAAATGATCTAATGTACATTGTGTGCTCATTCGCATAAACAGTAGATAAGAGATACTTTTGAACAGTATCTCTTACACTTCTTGCCATATCATCTTGCATAGCATTTGCAACATTCTTTTTAATATGAGAAAACAAAGAATTTAAATCTTTAAAGTCAGGCATCTTTATTCCCTTTACTCCAACCTATAGCATCAGTTAGAAATTTAAATGAATCAGGAGATATTTTATTTATCTGCTTACTTAATTTAGGAATCATTTTATTTATTTCATTGCTATCAGGAAGTTTTTCTACAAGTTTACTCAATTGCTTACTAACCGCACTAGCCAAACTATTATCTACTAATTGAATTTGCTCAATTTCTTTTTGTAAAACATTATCAATGAATCTAATTTCTGATTCTGGGATATTGATTATAATTTTATTAATTATACCTTTCTCTTTAAGTTCATCATAAATCTCAACAATATCTTCTGTTCCAATATTAATTCCAACATATAAATTTACTAACATATACTCATATGCAAATTCTTTTAAAGTAAAATCAATTTTCTTAATATCTCCTTCAATAATACAAATATCTAATATTTTTTCAATTAATATCTTTTTCTCTGTTAGAGATAGATAATTTTTAATAGTTAAATCCAATACCTCAATATCGTAATTGTTTTCTCTAATAGTTTCGATTGTTAATACACTTGCTTCTTGCATAATTACACATCCTTCTTATTATTCGTAATATTTTAAGATACTTTCTATATCTGACTTAATTTCCTGTAGATATTTATCCTTAACTACTTTAGATTTTTCTATGTCTTGATTATAATCATCTTTACTTAATACGCCATCATCTAGTAATGTTTTTGCATTTTTTAAAGTAAATTCATTTGCTGACAATACTTTATAATTTCTCGCAAAACTATTGATATAAAGTTTAAAATCTATTTCATTATCATTTGATGCTTTTATTTTAGAAAAATTGTCGTACTTATACTCAAACGTTTCTCTATCAGGAATCTTATCTGCCATTGCTTGATTATATAAGTTTGCTGAAAACTTTGTGATATCGTTTGCACTACCAGTAAACGATGAAGTAAATTCTTTAATAAATTCTTGTTTGAGATTTATAGAAGAAAAAGAAACTTGTTTGTTATTTGAGCAACCACTTAGTCCTATAGTTAGCATTGTAATGATTAATAAAATAGTAATTTGTTTTTTCATATTGTTTTTTGACCTCCTATTATTAAATTATTAAAGTTATATTCATTATATGATAATAGGAGGTCATATACAACAAAAACTTGAAATTGTATTAAAAACTATGCTTCTCTTCTAATTCTGACAACACTTTACTTAATTTATCTTTCACTCCTTCACAATTATTCTTTAAGTCATCAGGATATAAATCTATAAAGATAATATCATCTCTTGATTTATAGAATTGATTTTTATCTAACCCGCAAACTCTTCTTTGTCTAAAATCTTATCTAAAATATTTTCTATATTATCATAATCCCAATACCAAATTTCTGATAAGTTAATGTTATTATTTTCACTATATTCTCTCTTACGTCTGTCATGTTCTTTTTGCTTCTTAAGATTTTTCTTCATATAATAATTTCCATTACCATCATGAAATTCTCCTTGGTATTCAATAAGCAAGTTATATTTAGGTATAAAGAAATCATATGATAATAAACCATTTCTAATCCCTAATAAACCTTCAAAAGTTTTCTGACAGATAATATATATATTAAGATTTTTATCAATATCTAATAGTTTATTATAATCTTCTTGAGTAATTTCAATAAAACCCTTAGAAAGAAAAACCCTTTTACATTCCTTTTCCCCTTTAGATTTGTTGCATGCTGGACAACCTCTATTTTCTTTAATATTTTCCCAAATTTTATCAAATTCATCATTGCATTTTAAACATTTCCATTTTAAATAATCGCCACTCCCTAAAAATTTATTGCTTAATAATTCAAAATCTTTATTTGTTAATTTACACCAAAGTTTTATATTGTCTATCGTAAATACATTGCTTTTATTAAATCTGTCTGGAACCTTGCCTCTTTGCATGTCTGCAAAACGACAATTATAGTAATACCTATTTTTATCTATAAAAATCAAAAGCTTATCATTTCCTTTATACTGAGCACTTACTAATTTAAATGATTTATTATTTAAATTAAGCCATAATTTGATATTCTGAATACTAAAAGGATTTGATGGGTGGAATCTTAATGGATATTTATTTTGTTGTAAACTATCCACTGAAACACTATAAAAGTAACCAAATTTGTCTTTTAAAATTATTTTGCTTTTAACTCCAGAATAATCATTATCTTCAACTAAATAAAATTCATTAAAATTTAAAATTAACAGCAATTTTAAATTTATAATTATATACGGATTATCAATTCCGAATTTACTAGGAATTTTATTGTTTTTTAGATTATTTAAATTAATTGAATAATAATAACCAAATACATCTTTTAAGATTATTTTTTCATGACTATTTCTGTATTCACCAATTAATTCATATCCTAAATCATTAACAAATTTCTTAACTTCTTCATATGTATATTTCTTACTCATATCTCTTTCATCCTCCAATTTTTATTTACTCCACCTAAACCATAAAAATATATAAATACAGAGGAGGGTGGAGTTTGCCCATTGAGTTAATTACTCTCAACTTTTATCCTCTGTAAAACAATCAAACCACAATAATCACAATCTTACTAATGCAAAATCCTATTTCCCAATTCTAAATCATCACCACCATAATCACACCTATAATTTTCCTCTTCATATTCATAATAATCCTCATAACTTTTATCAATCTCTTTCTCAACACATCCATTGCACTTTTTATACTCATAAACACAAGTAAACAATTCATCACCAATTAAACATCTTTCTCTCATAGTTAGAATTGCTTCGCTAAATATAAAGTCTAAATCAAAACTCCCATACATACTATGTATTTCTTTCATAATTTTTACTACAACTTCCCATTGATCCTTAAAATTCTCATAGATAATCTGAGAAATACTACTAATCCATAAAACATCACAATGATAGAATTTATCATCATTCTTACCAATGTCATAAATGGAGTCATAAATCTTATGATAAACTTCATCATTCATAATTTCTAAACCATTATAATAAGCATGAATTTTATCAGCAATTTTAATTGGATTAGAAGGAGAAATAATTTTACATAAATCTGCCCAAGAAATGTGGATGTCTGTATTGAGTCTTAGTTCATTACATAAATGAGATGTTCTAACTTCTAAGGTTTCGAGAATATTTAATTCCATTGTGTCATTGAAGGATAGTTTGGATTTAGAAGTTTGTTTAGTATTTTTCATAAATCTTATCCCCTTTACTCTAATAATGTTAGGGACTTGTTTTTATTCCCTACAAATAGAGTATACTACGAGAATGTATACTATGTCAATACAATATATGAAAATATTTTAACTAATATTATTCGTAATAAAATACGTCAGTTAATTCTAAACCTAAAGCATCACATATTTTAAAAGCTAATTCTAAACTTGGACAAAATCTATGATTAATTAAATTAGATATTGTTTGTCTTGTAACTTCTGTCTTTTTAGATACCCAAGTTTGAGATATTCCTCTTTCTCCCAATATTTCTCCTAATCTATTTTTAACTACTTTATCCACAACCATCAATCCCTTCTCCCATTTATTATACCATATTCACAAACTCACATGCCTTAACAAAATATAAAGCATATGTATATGTATTAATGGATAGAAGAGACTTGAATCAACTTTATGGATAAATTATATCATACTCATATAAACATTGTCAATTAATTTTATTTTATACTTTACAAATCAAACTTATCCATGTATAATGATAAAGGAGGTTCAAATAGAAAATATAATAAAGAAAGTAAGTGATATTATTATCAGAGATGGGCCTTGGGTAATCAATACATAAGGGTGTAAAGATTATAAAAGTAATTAAAAAAGAAAGAGGTAGTAACCAAATGTTAAACGAAGAAGTTAAAGTCATCGAAATAAATGGAGAACCTTGGTATATCGGAAATCATATTAACAGTATATTTAATTATGTTAAATCTATATATTCTGACATTCCCTATTTTGGATATGTATATATTGTTCCATATGGTGATTACTTAAAAATTGGATGTACGAAAAATCCAATAATTAGAATACAAAACATAAATAGTACATTTAAAAATTATAGTCTTGTAGATGAATGTGAGAGTAACAGCAAATTAATGTTATTATCACAACCACATGTAAATTACTACGAAACAGAAAAAATATTACATGAATTCTTTGATAATAAGAGAAGAAAAAGTGGAGAATTATTTGATTTAAGTTTGAATGATATTTTAGAAAATTTACCTTATTTAAATTATATAAAAGTAAAAACAGAAGACACTGAAGAAGATTCACAAGATGTTAAAACTTTAAAAAATCTCTTAACTTGTGATCTTAGTAAATTAAATAAACCTAATAATAGTGTATTAGATTTAGATTATTGTGCAGAATTATATATACCAAATGAGAGTTTAGAAATTAAACAAGAATTTAAGAAGATTTTATCAGAGTGTAAAAATGGACTAAATATTAAAGAAAATATGTTAAAGTTAAATAATGTTCTTTCAAATGCAATTGATCATGCTACGGAAATAATTAGACTCAATAATGAAAAAATTAGGTATAAAAATGAGCTAATTATAGAATTATCAATGAATAAATAATATAAACACTATAATTATAATTGTTCTTATAGAGACTCTAATCCAACTTAGAGTCTCTATTCTTTTAATAATTTTATCACATGATCACCGCAAATCCTCTCAAAACACACACAACAAATCATTTAGACCCATACGATAATACAATCAACAAATTTCTGACTCAACACAGTCAATCCTCACGCTTGTAATTCGATTTTATAACGACAATAAAAACATTAAAATCAAAAACAAATATCAAAAAGACCCCTGACTAATCAGAGGTCAATAAAGAATTAATTGACTTAAAAAATTTACTCTAAACTAAATATAAGTGTTTCCAAAGTCATAACTTTCTGTCAAGGTTTTTCCACCCTCTATCTGCACTTTAATTAGATTATACTTATGAATTTTTAAAGTTGGTTGAATAAATTTCCAATCCATTGAAGACAATAAATTGCTTAATATTTGTTGATCAATTGAAGATATTGTCATATTATTATTCGTGTTTACAGAAGAAATTAACAAATAATAACTACCAACTGGAACATCAGCAATTTCATATTCTCCATATCCATTAGCTTTCGCAGTATAAATTCCATTCTGACCTTGAGGTATTTGTGATAATGTTAAAGAAAAAACTGGATTATCACTATTTTTATTGAGATTTTTTGGTATTAAAGCTATTTTTGCTCCGACATCTGCTTTGGTTCCAATAAATTTATTATACTGCCAAGTGACAGAACCTTTAATGCAACCAGTTGAAGTATCTATACTTGAAGATCCATTATTAATTATGGTAGTAGTATTATTGTTATTTGAATTAGTAGTATTATTTGAATTATTAACAATATTAGTATTGTCAATATCAATTGGTGCAATTGGTGCAATAGGAGTAATAGGTACATTTACATTCGTATCTGTACTACTTATATTGCCTAATCCTTGTATTACACTATCTGGAACAACTGCTGTACCACCAAAAACGATTACATTATCAGTATTTGTTAATCTTTGCTGATAATAATTTTTCGTACCATTAGGAGTAGCATTATTTACTAAAATAATTGGAGAAGATATTTTGGATGCATAAGAACTTCCACTTAGAGCGTCTGGAAATTGCTCACCAGTGGCAAGACAAATATTATTTGAATTAAATTGATTATTGAATTTTTGATTTATGGCTATATTTCTATCATATTTTGTTGCACCTGATATTTTTTCAACATTTGGAAATTGATTGGCAACATTATCATTAATTATGTCTGTATTTCCAATTATATAGGATTTCGTAATATTTGCTGAATTTGTATTAATATAATTTTTTACTGAACTTGGCATGTTATCAGAAGGAACCAATATAATCGGTATTTGCTTAATTGATGCTACAGGAGAAATTGAAAGTGAGTCAGAGAATTCTTCTCCAGTGCAGACTATTAGTTCATTTGGAGAAGGGAATTGTTTAGCAATTTCTATAGCTGTATCATACTGAGTTTGACCAAAAATTCTAGTTACATTAATATTCATTGATTGCAATTCTGTATCAATTGCAGATGATAATACACCTGTACCACCGATAATTGTGACGTTTTTAACATTCAGATCAACTATTGTCTGCTTTGTTATTGGAGTAAGCGATGTGTTTTCCGTAAGCAATATTGGAGCATTAAGTTTTTTTGCTAAAGGTGTTGCTGAGAGTGCATCAGGATAATTACCTCCATAGACAAGAATACAAGAATCTGAGCCATTAGACCACCCTTGCTTGGCAATTTGAGATGATGTGTCGTAACGGTCATTACCACTGAGCCTATTAATTGTTGGATTTGTGTTTGTTGCACCTAATGTTGGTAATACAGATGAGGATGTGAATAATAGAGCAATGGATAATGTGATTGTGGAAATTGTGGTTAATAGTTTTTTAGGGAATAGTTTTCTTTTCATATTTCTTTCCTCCATTTACTATAATTTGATTATTTGGATTTGTTTGTTGTGTTAAGTATATAGTAAAAAGGAGGAAATTGCTAGATTTTTATTGTGATTTGTTTCGACAATAATTTTATTTATTTATTATTAAGAATTTGTGATGAGTGGATTAAATTTAACAAATCATTTAAGCAAATAATAAATCCTAGTCATTGAGCGTTAGCGAAATGGCTAGAAGCGTATTTCGACATAGCAATACAAGACCTTGCTTCGTTGGGTTATTTGTTGTTTTTATTGATTTGATATTTGTCCTACGGAACATTACGCAATTTTGGTGTCCCAAAATTACTTCATGGATATGATTTATTAATTATTATTTTATTTGTTATTATTGGTATGAAAATTACCAAAAGATATATTATATATGATTTGGTAAAAAACATACCAATAAATTATATTATAGTTTAGATATTACCCAATATGCTTTACCTCTTAATTCTCCTGCTCTTTCAGTTTTACTATTCATTAGAAAATTTAATTTATTTTCATCAAATAGAGAATTAATTGTTTTTAATCCTATAGATCCGTGATTTGCTTTTGGTGTATTCAATAATTCCTTTAGTAGCATTTGTTTAAATTCTTTCTGTTCATCTTTAAACATTTTAACGCCAACTAATCTGTCCAAAATATGTTCTAATTTTAATGCGTCTAATTCTGCCTCTAGATAAGTATAAGCCATATCTTCTATACCCATCCTCTCAAACAATTTATTCTTAAAACCATTTTCCTTATCTAATAATATTCCTTCATACATTATTTTATTTTGATTATATGTATAATACATCAACTCATTTAATTTCTTATCTATTCTCAACTCATCCTTATTAATAATATCATAAATTAAATTCCCATAAGTATTTTTATGAGCATTTTCTTGTACTAATGCGATGTCACCTTTTTCCCGTAAAATATTTGCATAACTTAATTTATCTTTAATGTTTTCTAATTTTCTTGAAATAGAATTGCCTTTCTTATCTTTTATATAAACTATTATTTTCTCACTACCTTTGATTCTTTTTCTTCCAATGCATTGAATTATGCTTGATAAATCCGCAATATCTACTATTATATGCCTAATAAAATCATCCTTAATATTAACCCCTGTATCCATAACTTTAGTTGTGCAAAGAACTTGTTCTTCAAATTTCTCATTTTCTTCAATATAAGCAACTACTTCAGAATTTACATATCTCGAATAATCATAATTATTCTTAGAACAGTAGAAAGCACATGATTCTAGCAATTCGCTCATTTCATGTGCTTTCTTAGCATTAGTAAAATATATTGCTTTTTCATCAGATGGTAAGTCAAACAACAATTTCTTAATTACATCATCATTCTCAAAGAAGTATAGTTTTTCTATAAACTCATATTCATTTTTGATATGATAATGATCTATTTCTAATTTTAATTCTTTGGTTAAATAATTTTTAATAAAATATGCAGTAGCAGTCATAAATATTTTAATACCTGATTGTCTCATAACCCAATTAAATGAAACATCAGTATTAAAAATGAATTCACTTTCTTCACAAAAATGATGTGCTTCATCACAGATTATGTAATTATAACCTTCAAATTCTGCTGTCTTTTTCTCTAATATTAGAGTTGCTAGGTGTTGGTAAGTAATTATTGTAATATTATCAATATCTACTCTTAATAATTCTTTCTTGGATTGTTTCTTAATTATTGTTCTATTGACTAGTATTAATATTTTCTTAAATGGATTATGATCTGATAAAGTATGTTTTATGAAATGACTCTTACCTCTTCCAGTTGGCCCTTCTATAAATACAATTTTGTCTGAAGTCCAATTGTCAATGTTTTCACTTGTAATTAGATCACTTATGTATTGTTTTTCCATTTAGTCTTTCGACCTCCTTGTTTTTAAGGTTATTGACTTTCAAAAGTCTTCCTTATTTTGTAGTAAAAATCTATAGATTCTTTTAATTGAGATGATTCAGGAAATGAATATTCTTCTTTCCCATTTGTATTTAAGACTGAGAATTCAAACCCTAAATTGTATAGAAATCTTTTAATTCTTTTGGATTTGATAATCATTAATAATCATTCCTTTTTTTAATTATTTTAGATATTTTTATTGAATACCTCTGTAAATTATAAAAATTCCCATTTAGAGAATTTGAAAAGTGTTGTTATATAAGGGGTTTAGAATATCAATTACCAATTAAAATTACCATTCTAACAACATTTCAACTCTAGGGTTGGTTTTATCATATTTAAATTCATTAAAATACAACTTTAAAAACTCTCCACAATCATCTTTAAAAACTCCTGCATCTACTAACCCATCGTTACATAATTTAGGGGTAAGCATAAGATTATCAAAATCGTGTCTTATATGAGTTTTAAAATAGAATGTATATGTAATAATTGCGTTATCTAAATTAAGATTATTTATTTTGTAATGTTCTGCTAACCATATTGAAAATTCTTTATATTTACCTTTAAGTGTATTCTGTGCCATACGAATCATGGAAATATATTCGTTAAGTGATGGTGGAATTGGTTTCTTGATAGGTGCAACTTTTCTCCTTGGATATTTATTGAAATAGTATTTATTATATTCATCCAATGTATTTTTATCTAAAGTTATTAAAACTTGATTATTAATTTTAATTCATCTCCTAATATTCCAATATCAAACAAAGACATCACACTAAAGCAATGCCTTTGTTATTTATTAAATTAATATATTTTATTTATTAATCTTATTTACTGTAAAAGTTCTTTCTTCAATTTCTCAATTATAAACACTTGGCCCTTTGGACTTACTTTTGTAATTCTGCTTAATTTTACACCATAAGGAGTATCAACACTTTTCTCTTCTACTACAAAATATAATGAATTCATTCCTCTTTGGGATGGTTCAGTAGAAGATGTTAGAATTAATCCCCATTCTCTTAGTTTTTTATATAATTTCTTCTCTCCAATATCAATTCCTTCATCTTGTGCTATTTTAGAAACTTGACGTACAAGAATATTATCTTTAGATTTTAAGCAAGTTTCAGCGAATCCTACCAATGGTTTCTGTTCTTCTATTTTATTTTCTGCCAAAATTCTTTTTAATCTTTCTTCTTTTAATTGCGTAGCCAATTGTATAATAAAATCTGGATCAGTAAGCGTCTTCTCTATTACTTCCTCTGTCATATATGTACCATGTTTACGAATAGATTTCAAAATTATCTTAACTTGCTTTTTAAATTGTTTTGCAATTGGTTTTCTGCTTTGCATAAGAACTTCATACATGCCATCTTCTGTAAGAAATAATGCAGATTGGTTTCCACCAAGGGTACAAACAATACTTGTGACCTTTTCATCGTCATCAATATTTTTTACCATCATAGAAGTATCGCTATGTTCAATCCAATTTGCTATATCTTTTGCTAAAAACAATGGATTTTCAAAATCTCCATAAATTCTAAAAGTTTTACCCAATACCTCTTGCTCATTAATTACAGTTAATTCATTATTATTTTTATTCTCCATTATAAATTCCTTCTTTCTTCAATTTATTTGTTTAATGTATTATTTAATGACTTTTCTTTGACACCATTTTCCGAATATTTCCGTAGTGCCTTCCCAAGAAAATTCTGCCCATACTCGTTTTGTAGTTGAATTAATTCCAATTTGTTTTGGGCAAATTCCATGACTGAGATAATAGTTGATTTGCAGGATATTGTACAAATATGTTACTTTTTCTTTTGTTGGAATTGTTTTTGTTTCTACTTTTTCTTCATTTATAAACTCATTCATTTTAGTTCCTCCTTTCAATATATTTGCATCACAACTTTGCAACACAAATAAGAGCACTTATTTCTAAATGCTCTTTATCTACTGCAAATATTTACTTATCGCAAAGCAATCCCTTTCCTACTTTATGTAGCACTACCATCCTAGCCAAATAATCTTTATATTTCTGACACTCACCAACATTTAAACAGTTCTTCTCACAATATTCGCTCGATATTAATTTATTTTGTTTTACATTCCCATTTGCTTTATTATCTGGGTTATTTTTGTTTTTCTTACTTGCCACCAAACACCACCTACTTTTTATTTATTTTATATTAATATTTAATCACATAGTTACACACGAAATAAATCGTTAAATAACATACTTAAAAATGAATCCTTTATAATGATTTGTTTCACCACGACAGACAGATGATATAGAACTATAATTTAATTTAATTCCAAAAACATTTTCGCTTTGTCGGTCTAACTCATGACAATTCTCAAATATTCCTAAAGAAATATTATTTTTAAATATTTCTACTGGTTTACCATTCATTTTGCCATTATTAGTAACTGCCTTAATCATTTCTTCTTTGGGATTATAATTACACCATCCTATTTTCGTTCCTCTTTTTAAATATGCTATAACTGTACTTACCCCTAATTTCATTATCTCAGCAATTTTAGTTGTGCTAAAATTATTACATTTTAATTCACATGCTTTTTTAGTTAAATTCGACAATGCGAATTCTTCACATTTAATCCATTGAATTTTTGACAAATCATACAATTCATTTAGTTTACTATTTAATATACTACTTTTTATAAATTCTAACTCAGAATATCTAGCATCAATTATTATGTAATTATTAATTCCATTTTCTTTTGCTAATTCTTCTTTGCATTTATCATTTTTTTGTTCTTCTTTGAGATTTCTACTTGTTTTTGATCTTTGTTTTTCTTTATAATGTTGTAAACCATGTACCTCTACAATACTTTTAAATAAGGATAAATAAAAATCATATCTTTTTGTAGTCCAATTAAAAGAAGCTTCAGAAACAAATTCAGAATTTAATTGACTCAATAGATGAAATACAATTTTATTAGGATAACTAATTCCATCTCCGCAATTACACCCAATAGAGCGATTGGCATATATTGAACATACTTCCATAGATTTATTTTTTACTTTATTACAATCTGGACAAATTGGATATATTTTGTGATTAGAACCTTTTGTATACAATTTTGCTTCATCGTACCCTCCTTGAAAGTATTTTACCATCCAAGGAGCAACTGTTGGAATGTCATTTATACCTTCTACTACTATTTGACCAGTACAACATGAACAACCTTGTCCTCTTATTAAGACACTTTCTTCTATCCATCCTTCATCCCATCCACACTTATTACACTTATAATTATACCATTTCAATTTATTTCCTTTATTATAAGGATTATCTTTATATTCTTTATTTGTAATAATTATATCTCTTTTGTTGTCTTTAAATATAGTACCTATTTCTACTCTAAACTTTTTAGTTTTTTTATTTAGTAAAATACCTAATTGACATTTTGTAAAAGTGCCTGAATATATATTATATATATCCTCATCTTTGTATTTTATATCTAGATAACTTTTGTTATAATCAACAATTTCAATTTCCCCTTCAATATTATCATAAATGAATTTAACAATATATCCTATTGATTCTTTCCAATTAATAGTCCCTTGTTTACCATCTGTTACTTTTTCTGCTTTTCCCCATCTGGGCAACTCATCTAAAAAACATTTTTTCATCATTTTACCTCTTTTCTGCCAAAAAGCTTTGAAAATAGGATAAAGAGTCGTATAGCAGTACGCCTCTTCGTTTTACATTTAAATAACTTGCAAATTATTTAAACAACCAAATATTTATTTTTATATTAAATTTTAATCACAAAAGAAATTGTACAGTAGGGTTGTAAATTATTATGCGCGAGACCTCCTCCAACAGTAGATGTATCCTCCCATCTTTCAATTTCATCAGTTGCTGTTCCATTATAAAATGTAACTTCAACATTTTGAACCCCATAATTATCATTAAATGTGTGTTTGTGCGCTGGCATTTCCTCGATAGTTAAAACATGATTTTTGCTTCCGCCAATTTTATTTAACGCATCAAATTCAGTTTGAGATGAGTCTAATCCGACAGGCACCCTACCTTTGAAATTTGGAACATTAAATGTACTACTTCCATTACCTGCTCCATAACTTATTCCTATCACACTAAATAATGCTGAATAAGTCGTTCTAGATACTGCTGAACCATCACAAATCAGATATCCTGAAGGTGCTGTTGTTCCTGCATACATTTGAATTGTTCCAGTAATTCCACTAATATTAGATAAACCTTGTGGTGGGCAAATTTTCATTTTTATGCACCTCCAACCCATTTTACTTGCATAGTTGCATCAACAGATAATTGAAGATTATAAGTTGAACCAGTCAATAAAAGAACATCAAATGCATACCATTTATTTATATCAAGCGCAACTCCACTATTTAAACTACTAAGAACACCGTCTACAGCTAGAGATAAAATTCCTGTAGCACTTGTAGAAACCATTAATGTAGATTGTTGATAATTTAATGCGACATAATTTGATGCTAATATATTAGTGCTTGCTGTTACTGCTTTATTTGTTTGATTATTGATTAGATTTCCTACAATGTATTTCATTATTCCTTTTAGATTAGCATTAACTGAAGAACTTGCTGTTGGATCAATATTAGCAGTATCAGCTTTTACCCCTAATGTAGCAATATCACCATCTGCTATCATGACTGGATCAATATTAACACCTTTTGTATAATGAATCATAATAAAACTTGTTTGTGGTGTAGCACCATTTACATATCTGCATCTATAATATCTTCTACTTAATTTTGTCCATGCTAATATATTTGAGACTCCTGCCGAAACAACCGCAGATGATGTAGTTGTCCAGCTTGTTTCATTGTGAGATTCTTCTAAATAAAGATTTCCACTTTGATCTGTTAGTATCCAAATCCGCATATACCCATCAGGTATATCTTGTTCTGGTCTATCAACAACAGGTGATGTATATGTTGCATTTGCAAGGAGAATTGTTCCTATTGATGGAGCTCTAGTTGTGTCTACTAGAATCATAGGAGTGTCTCCATTGGACATTGTAGAAGTTTGGAGAATTCCATTATCATCTGTTTTTATGAAGCGTGTTTCATTGTTGAGGTTTGAGGTTCCAAGTATTTGTTCCATGTTGCCTGATTCATTTGCCATTGTATGGAGCACTTCCTTTCTTTATTGTTTGTTTTAGTTGATAATTGTTTTTATGGTTTATAAAACCCTTTTATATCAATGACTTTATAAGACATAAATATTGATATTTAGTATAAAATCAGTGATTTATTGGAGATATATAATTTGGTGGAAATAGTAAAAAAATAAGGAGAAGAGAGAAGCGTTTTATTTCTTCTGCTACTTCTCCTTATTTTTATTTAAACATAGGATATGCTTTAAAATCCTCTTTCCCAATTTCAGATTCATATTTGATTTTAATATTATCTTTAATATTATCTACTAAATATCCATCATCGAGACTGAAAGTAATTCCATATCCCTTAAAGTCAACCCCAAAAAAATTATATTTTACCCATACTACTTTACAAATTTCTTCTCTTAATTTAAGAACAACTTTTTCATCTTTTACTTTCTCAATATTAATGATTTCTATATCATTTTTGTCAGTATCTTCAATTTTATCTTCATTTTTTACTCTTTTTGGCATGAAATCACCTCTTGATTGTTTTTACATCTTATATAACTACTGAGCATTTTAAAGCATCTATCTTGTACGCAAAATCTTACAAAACAGCATGGTAAATTATCCATAGAACATTTAAAAGATGCTTCTAAACTATTTTGAAAAAGAATTCCTTTTTGACATAATTTCATACTCATAAAATAAATCCTTAGTTAAAAATTAACTTACAGTTACAGTGGCAGTTGTACCAACAGTATTCTTACTTGTAATTACACAAGTAATGACAGATGTTCCACCAGCGACTGTGGTTATAATACCTGTATGCAAACCTACGGTACAAGTTCCAACTGTTCCACTAGTAAAACTTAAATCTGCTGCTGGAGCTTTAAATGCCGCATCTCCATTTGTAGGAACTGCCCATACTGTCAAAGTTGAAGTTGATGGATGAGTTAAAGCAACAGTATCATCTGCTATAGCCAAAAATCCTACATTATCATACCAATTATTAGCATCAATTACCTCCGCGATAGTTGCATAATATCCAGAACCATTACAACCACCAGTTCCTGCAAAACTTAAAGCCATTCCCTCTAATGGTGTTTGCGCCACGCCGGATGCAGTCATTGAAATTGATTGACTTCCTGCGATCTGGAATCTTGGAACCTCGACCTGGACTTTACCAATAATACTAGATCCCGCAGCACTAGATTCATCAGAACTTGCTAATTGTGTATCAATTACTAATCTAACAACTGAAGGTAAGAAGTTTGAATTAACCGTAACATATCTGGCAGCAGAATCTAAAGTAAAATATTGAACACATACGATATCATTTTCTGCTCCACCAACTAAAGTAAAATCTTTGGTACTAAATGTAATTTTAGTTGTAACTCCTGCTGCATTTGTGACATAACCAAAAACATCTGCCCCACTAACATCTGGTGTTAAAATAGGTGTTCCTACTACTGTTCCTGTCCCACCTACTCCTAAAGTAACGTTTTCTTCTGTCCAAACATTTTTACCAGTAAGAATTGAAGAACCAACGTTTTGCCCAATCATATTGAGAGAAAATTGTGTTTCTGTAAGTTTTGCACTAAACCTTCCGCTATGATAATAAATGTACTGAAGTGCATTACCTTGCCCCGCCGAGATTTCTTCACTTGCGGTTGTAATATCAATTGAGTCGTCCAAAATTGTACGACTGCGGAATAAAATGTCTCCTGTTGAAATATTGAAAGCCGTTACAGAACCAACTCCAACGAGAAATTTCTTTGCCATGTTATATCTCCTCCTTTATAATACAAATTACTTTTTGACATTACCTTTACCATTAACTTTATTTTTGAACTCTTCAAAATCAACCTTTACATCAGCGTATTTATCATCAACAGATAAATCACTCATCCAATGATCAACTTCTTGTTCAAATTTTACAAAACCACTCATAGAAGCAGTTTTATAAATTTCATAATGTAATTTATAATCAACTCTTTGAAGTATCTTAGAAAATTTTCTAATTGTTAAATTATAAATATCTTCCATACTTAAAGAAGTGCTTATTAAAACACAAATAAGTTGATCTTCCAAAGAAGCCATTTTCTTTTTGTTTTTATTTATAAATTCTTGAGCTTCTTTTAATGCTTTTTCCATTTTAGGATCAATATAAGTGTCATCATAGTCAGGTATATTTTGATAAATAATTATATTTTTTATATTGTCAAAATCTGTTTTATCAAGTATCTCTTCCCTATATCTGGTTACTTCTTCTTCATTTTTTCTACATATATATTTAATATTTAGATTAAGATTTATTTTTCCTTGTTCGTCCTTTATATATCGAATATTATTACTTTCGATACCTAAACATAGACTAAAAATTCCAGTTAGCATCTGAGCATAAATATTACCATTTTGATCATTTTCAATTAAATAAAACAGAAAATCCAAGTAACTCATACTAATTACTTTTGGGTCTGGTATTTTATTCTTTTCTATTAATAAGCAATTTGCTAACATATGAAAATTAAGATATTTTGACATTCTAATTGGATATATTAATAATGTTAAATTTTCATATTCATCCTTAAGTTTAGATATTTTTATCTTTGCTTCATCACTTATTTCGTCTAATTCAATATTATTAATTTCTGCTTCAATCTCTAATCTTCGCTTTGAAGATTTTTGAGATATATATTGTACAGGCTCATCATATATAAAATATTGATCATATTGTGATATATCCATATTTTACACAGACCTCGTACTCAAATAAAAGAAATATCCAGAAAAACTCGAATTCCAATTAGCAACCTTAATTGATGACGTCAATTGTAAAACACCTATACCACCTAAGTCTTGCCCATTAAAATCTTTTAGTATTTCATTAACCATAACTAATGGTTTAATATAATTTTCATCTAAATCCCATTTAGCATTATGAATTACAATCTGAAAACATATATCTACACTTGTTAGATATATATTATTTGGTTCAAATATAGGAATAAAAAATCTAATCTCTGTACGAGGATCAGATACAACATTATCATAGAACGGCATTTTGAAAATTTTTTGTTCATTATTTGGGTCAGTCCCTTTACCAACTAGATTTTTAATCTGAGACATTGTTACTTCGGGTAATGATAAAGCATCTGCCGAATCATACTGCAAACATCTCATAAGAGTTTTATTTTCAATTATTTTATTTCCAATATTAGATAATAATTTTTGAATACCATCTAATTTAATTAATTCATTATTGATTGACATTCTTTATCACCACCTTAAAATAAACTTTCAATCTGAATCCTAAATCCATCACTAACAACTGTTTCCCCAACATTCTTAACCCACAATTTCACATATCCCAATCCCAATCCTTTAATTGTACAAGTATTAGCAACACTATCTTGACTTGTAATTTGAGCAAGCGATGTTACAGAAACACCATCGTCACCAGTTAAATAAAATACTGATACATCAGAATAAGCAATACTATTATTTTTAAATACACAACTGTAATTTTCTGTGTAATTTTTTATAATAGACTGCTCACCATTAACCTTGACTGTATAATTATCCATCGGTACATCATAAACATCAATATTTACATATCCAACTACACTTTCATCTAAAGCCAACTTCACACTAATCACAACTCCCGGTATAGCATCACTACCAAACAAATCATTCAACAAAAATTTACCATCATCTGTCAATTCATATGTTTTATCTAAATCTAGAACCATTTCCTCATCAATAATGGTTTCCAAATCCCAAGAAGGAGAACTTTCTAAATGGAAAGTACATAAACCATTTGAATCTACTGTACAGATTCCATCATTAGAAGAGTTAAATATGAGCAATGGAGTAGGCGAAACTATTGTTGTTATGTTATTCACTGTTGCATTTACTTGAATTTGTAATTGTAATGTGTTGTTTTTATCTGCTTGGATATTGTTGCCATTTAGAATTTGAATAGAGTAAGTTGGAAATTGTTGTGATACTTCGCTATACTTAAGTTTAAAAACTAAAAGCCCACCGATATAAACATCGTCTGGTAAACTTTCTATTTGGTAAGAATGTAAACCGATTTTATATACATCATTTACTTTTATTTGTTCGGTTATTTCTGTATGAGAAATAGTTAAATATATTTCATTCGAAACTGTTGTGATATATTTGTTTTCTTCTGTTTTTTGTGATACTTTTTCACCAACAATACAAGGAATATTATATAAAATTGAATTTTGATCGTAGAATTGGAGGGTGTTGTTGGATTTAATCATACTTGCAGTTTTATATGCTTGTAAATTATCAATATTGCTTATAATAATCCACTTATTACCTTCCCATTCTACAATTGATCCAGTATTTACAACTGTTTCAATTGGGATATGAATTTTCTTATCATATTTTCCTTCATTTAATGGGTTTAAATGAGATTGAATTATTACTTGTGTTGTAACATCACTAATTATTACACTTTTACCTTCAGCACTATAATATCTACGAATATCAAAGTTTTCTTTTACGTCTGATACCATTTCTTCTTTAGAAGAATAATTTGAACTATCTATCCATCCTTTTCTTACATTAATTGGAATCACAACCTTGCCATAATGTAAAGTAGAGAATTAATTATATATAATTCTCTACTCAAATTACAATAAATTAAAATTCTGCTTTTGATAACCCTTCAATCCTAATATAAGATGTATCCGCAGCAGCTTTATAATATAATTTACTAAAAGGTACTGCTAAATTCTGTCTAGATTCTCCTGCTTTTAGTACCATTAAGTTGTTAGATGCCGATGCGCTTGCTACGTCAAAGGACAAAGTTACTACATTAACTGAATCATTTACAATAAGATTAATAAAAGACATATCCAATGTGACATTTTGTTCAACCTCATTTGCCGTTAATGATCTTCCTATAAAATTCGTTGCCATTTTAAATTCCTCCTCTTAATTATTTTTATTGGCTATAGTTAATTATTTCTTACTCAAAGGCTAATATTTGTACGACATCTCCTGCTATTAATGCTGTCGCGCCTTGACCTGTAATCTTTATTCTATTAGGAACGGTTGCAATAGTCGCCCTCCATGTTGTAGGATTATCTTCGCCATTCGTGTCAGAATGTTGAATAATAAATTTTGTTGGGGCAAAAGGCAAAGGTACATTAATTTCATTTGCTAAAATATCTTGAGCAGTAACAACACGATCTACAACAACCATTTGTTTTATTGCAGATGCACTACCTCCAACAGAATTTTCTACTGTACAATTTGATGCACTAGTTGTAGTAATAGTTTTATTACCAGTAGTGCCAACAGCATCCCATGTTAAAATTACGCTATGTCCTCCAGCAGATATAGTTGCAGTAAATGGTACAGTAGCTCTCGTATCTCCATTAATTGCAGCGACTAAACTTGTAGCAGAATTAGCTGCACTTGCACCATTTGTCCATACTCCATTTGTTACTACAGCTACATCTGCTTCTTGATAATCTACACCATCTATGACAACTTTCATTGCAGGTTCACCTGTAGTATTGAAGTCGATCACAGATGTTGACATTGTTCCAGGAAAATTAATCAAAGAATTAATTTGTGTAGTTACGGAAGTACCTGCGCCTGCACCCAATTTTAAATCTGCAATTGCTAATACATCTACATTTTTATCAGCACCTAAAACTAAAGCCTTAGACGCAACTGCTGTTCCTGCCACAGAAGTATCGATTAAATTTAACTCGGCGGCAGATGAAGTAATTGCAGTTCCACCAAACTTAGGTGCAGTAATATCTAATGTATTAATTTTACTGTTTGCATCTGTTATTACTGCTTTTGAAGCTAATACTGTCCCAGGGGTTATAGAATTGAAAACTTCTGCGTTTGGCGTTTTAAATTGAAAATCACTATATCCCATTATTTACTTTCCTCCTTTTTCTTATTTTTATCATTATGACTTATATTATTTAATTACATGATCTCCCTCTGTAAGTAGGGGATTCTCTTAATGAAGTTTGAAATATTTAAGATTTCTCCTCTTAGTTCAGGGTAATCATGCAAAGAAATATCAAATTGTTTCTCAATCATATGCATTAAATTATTTATTTTTAGATACTCTTTTTTGCATAAATCGTCAAAAGTAATTTCGCAGTTTGGAGTTTTAATTAGAATCCTACTGTTGTTGATATTATTAACTTTATTATTCAATTTTTCACCAACTTAATTAACTATTAGTATAAGAATTAAACTCTTGCCTGAAATCCTTAATCTCTTCCTTTAAATTACTTAACATTAATGAATAAACTTTTAATTCTTCTACTTTACTTTCTAAACGATTAAAATCTTTGGTTCCAATTTGCTTTTTTAAACGAGATAATGGTTTTAATAAATAATCTAAATATGCTTTTTTCATATTTAATGAAATTAATTCAATTTCATCTATATCTAAATCATAAATTGTTATACCATCATATGTTTTACTTATGATTAGATTTAAATTAGTATTATCTGTATCAATAAATGTTAATGTAATATTATCTGTAAGTGGTTTAGTGATTGTTAACATTGGATTTTCGATATCATCTAATACTACTGTATAATTTACTTCAATAGCAGATTTTATTTTTGTTGCTATTTGCAATTTTGTATCAGTATTTAATAAAGCAATTGTATATGTATCAGAGTTAATTTGAAGAGTTATATCTCCACTATTTTCTATTGCATCATAAATTATTAAAACTGCATTATTAGAATACAAAGTATAACTCAAATCATGTGGTGTAGTTTTGTAACTATACCCTATGGCAGTTTCAAAAAACTCAAAAACTAAATCTTGTTTGTAAGTAAAATCTATATCTGATACTTTTATGAAAAATTTATCATATATTTTTTGGAGTAAAGTTCCCAAAATCTATCACCTCTTTTCTTTGATTCGGTTATTCTTTATCATCTATTTTATCAGTTTTAAATGATAAACCTGTGTACTCGGTTAAATACTGAATCTTGTCATAATCATTTATCTTCATTTTCTTAGCGTAATTAACTATTTTTGATTTTTCTTGATTTGTAATGATATTTTCAGTTACATGCTTTTTAAAAGTGCTAAATGTTTTATAATCAAATATTTCTTTGCATTTTTCATCACTTAGAATTAGTTGAGTTCGCTTTTCTTCTTTATTATCAAAGCCAAGATGTTCTCTCATTTCTGGATTGTGAATATAAACTCTCGCATGTGACCCAATATTGTCCGTACCAGAAAAGAAAAGATTATTATTCTGTACTTGTGTTTCAATCTCCATATTTGGAATATACACTGTCTGATTTGCTTTTATGAATTCGTCTCCGTCCATGGAAAACCTCTCCCATGAGACATTCCAATCACATAAGTTTTGTACCTTTGAACGACTGTTCATATCAATTGCCATAATTATTTATTCCCTCCATTTTACCCTTTATTATTTTTTAGATGTTTTTTTATATTGCTTCTTGGATTTGAATATCTGTTGGTTTGATTTTTCTTAGTTCGCCAAAATCATAGTCAAATTCACCTTGAGAATTAATTATTTTTGAATTGTCAATGTCAAATTTTATGTAATGATGATTTTGATTTAGATATTTACGTGCGTAGGATAGGATTTCTAGAAGCTTTTGGTCTGATGGGATTAGGTCATCTTTTTCACTAATGATTCTAATTTCTTTCCAACCAGAACGTAGTAGCCCATAAGTTCTATTTCTTTCTCTTTTTATAAACTCTGCTTCTGTAACAGTGCCATACAAAATACTATTCTTATGTCCACCGCCATCGTACTCTAAATAAATCATTTCTTCTAGGAAAGCAATGTCCAAAGAAGATGTTTTTACAGGATAATTAAGTTCTCCACCAATTAGATTGTGTATATATTCCTGTTGTTTACTACATGGTGCTGATCCATTTTTATAAAGAGTTTGTCTAATTTTTTCTCTTATTTCTGGACTTGATAATGCATACTTGAAACCATATCTGTCTAAAAATGTTGCCTCAGTTCTTTCTTGTTTACAGTTGTTGCATCTTTCGCCAACTTTAAACTTTTCAACCAATACTTCATCTGGGTTTCCACAAGAACAAATATATCTTACTTTTGTTTTATTATTCTGTATTTCGTCTTCTGTGGATAATAATTCACAACCATTATCTTTAAAATAATTATATGTTTCTATGTATGGCGTTCTTAAACCGTCACCAGTTTTCTTATTACCACAAATTTTGCATCTATGACCTCTGATAAATTCTATTAAAGAAATTTTGCTTGGATTACCACATGAACACATATAAGGCATGTATGTATGTATCGCAATCTATATATTCGTCTACTAACAGTTCGCACTTTTCTAATTTAAAAATTTCTTTTGCAATTTCTAAATCATACTTATATTTCCCTCCTGTGTTACAAATAGGACACCTGTGTCCTCCGACATTAAAAGCTGTAAATGTCATTGGGAAGGGATGACCTTTATCACATTGAATAATTAAATAATCTTTACATCTGACATATTCAGTCGATATTAATAAATAACCTTCTACTGCTTCGACTATCCTTTTAGCATCTTCAAATGTATATTTACACTTTCCAGTGCAATGAGGACACCTAGGATTCTTTTTGAAATTAGTTATTGTTTTTGAGAATGTATGATTTCTATTGCATTGGAATAATAGTTCTGTTTTACTATCAATTTTATCATCAACACCATAGTTACTAATACATTTTATATCAACAGAATTTTCTAACATCCATTGTTTAAACTGATCAATATTTAGTTTCTTGCCCACATTTAATCCCTCCTATCGAATACCTAATTTTTTTATAAATAAAAGAAGAGTGGCTTAGGAAAACCACTCTTGTCAGTAATTAATTAAACTCGCGATTATAATTAATACCTATCTCTTATAAAATTAGTTTGATATTTACTCAGCTAGAGCAGCATCATATATATATCCCATCGCCGGAATTAGCTCAATTAGAACCTTGTTTCCGTAGGAAATATCGTATCTTGTAACTTCGGCTTTTTATAAATTTATATTCATATAGAATCGCAACTTCTATATCGTTTATAACTGCTCATACTTTCATATGAGAATAGACTATTTCTTCACCTTCAGCATTATCTGTTAAGGGCTTCCATTTTCCACTCGCTTGAGTGTACTGGCATTTCAGCCATAGTCGTTGAAGTTTACTCTATTCGAGTCTTACCTGCAATGAACATCCATTGTAAAAGCACTTAAGATTTAACCTTATGCCATCTCTCAACTTTTTTCTACTTTCGTTCCGTCACACTTAGGCATATTTCATCCTTATGTTGTGGCATGAGAGCTTTAGGAATTACCTGCAATTAAGGAAGTGTCCTATGCGCATTTCTGTACATACGGGGCTAAAGTTACCCTTAAATTAATGTCTGTGGCTGTCATACTAGTCAAACCACCCTGAATTCCGATCTGAAGGGGACTAACTTGGCCTTGTGGTAAGAACCACAAATCAGTTGTAGGTAATTGAGGAGCATAGAAATCTCCAGCGGTATTAAGATCAATCATATTATAGCTATTAGGCATTTCTATGACGAGACTTCCTTTATATACTTTAAGAAGACCAGTCTTCATTACTTCTTCCATCACTGAGTCTGGGAATCTAAATTCTGTTCCAGCAGCAACAACACTAAAATTAGCAAGATCACTTAACTTATTAACTGCACTATAGTCTCCCATAATTGTAACAGAAGAACCAAAACGTCTCGCTAATTTTCTTGTATTTTCGACATTAGTCTTAGTAATCCCCTCGCTGTAGTTTTTCAATGTGGTGGCAGCAGTAATAGCACTTCTTAAAGCATTGATATGAGAAAGAACCATTTGGTTAATAATAGAAGTCAATACTTGTTCATTAGCATAAGCCATCGTATCTGTATCACCAGACATTAATTCTCTTGGATCGATAATCAAACCACCTGTTGCATTTTGAACAGTCATAGTTCCAGTTCTTTTCTTAACAGTTGGGAATACAAAAGAACCAGAATTGGCTTGAACTCTTGATTTCTCTCCTTGTAATTGGGCAACGGAATACCTCAGTTCCTCGTTTGCCAATACCTTTGTTACATTCCCCATAGCACTATTAATAGCTAATCTCTTTTCCAAAGGTTGCTGAATAGTAATAGTACGAATAGCATTCAACTCAGCTTTAGCCTGAGTATTACCATCATTAGCCATTCCAGCTAAAGTTTTAATTTTATCCATCACTGTATCAACTTTTTTACCATATTTAGATACATCTTTACCATAAACAATATTTGTAAAAATCTCTACGTCTTCACTTAGACGTGATGCGTTCGCCAACTTATTCTTTACAATCTTATTAATCTCAACTTGTTCTGCATTCTCTTGTAATTTTGTAAAATCTATTCCAAAACTCATTGTTAATACCTCTTTTCTTTCTTATTAATTATTAATATTATTTTATAATTTTACTATTTGACATTAATTAAAAAATATTATATATTACTTACAAAAATTACATACAATAATCTATAATCTCATAACTTACAGATTATCGTTTGCCATTACTTCTACAACATAACCACCAGCAACAGTTCCACCACCTGCATCAATTGTAAATGCACCAAAAGTAGTTTTCTTGATTACTTTAAGATAAATTTCATATGCAGAAACATCAGCAGTTTTAGTCCACTTCATTGGATTGGTAGTATCTGCTACAGAGCGACCAATGACCAAAGCACCAACAGCAACGTCAGCAAAAGCATCTGTAAGCAAATCAGCAGACATATCAAGTTGAAGTCCTACCATGTCTTTAAGTCTAAAAGCACGAATATACTCATTTGCAACAATTTTATAGGAATCAGTGTTAATAATTTCTGGTTTGTCAATGATATTACGCATAACATAAATATCACCTAATTTTGCTGTAGCTAAATCTGGAACTAATACCTGAACATCAGATGTAACATTGAACTGATAACCATTATATGTATCTGCAATTGCCTTTACATTAGGTTTGTTGGATACGTTAAGAAAATTTGAATCATGGAATTTAAATAAACTCATTATTAATTACCTCATTTCTTTTTATTTTTGTTATTAATTAACCACTACTATTTAACTATTACTCATTGTTAAAATTAATTATATATTTATCTTTACTTTCTAAAACTTAGTTAAAGAAAGATGGGATACTACTAGGAACCTTTTTCATTTCTTTTTCTTTAATAGAAATAAACATATCATTCTTAGTATTAGTTTCAACAGAGGTATCTTGAGATGCAATCATTTCTTTAAATTTCTTTGCACATAATTCTGCTTCTGCTTTCTTTAGTCCTTCTAAATCAATTGCTTCTACAAAGGTTTTAAGTGAATTAACTTCGCTTTCTTCAAAACCATTTTTCGTAATTTCTGTTTCAAAATATGCATTTACTTCTGCAATTTTTGCTTCTGAATCTGCTTTAATTTTTTCTTCTCTGAAAGAATTTACTTCGACAGTAAGAGATTCTTTTTCTGCTTTTTCAGATTCAAGTAATTTATTAACCTCTACAATTGTAGTATTCGCCTCATTTACTTTGCCATCTAATTCTTGATTTTTTTCTGTTAAGCTATTAACTTCTATTTGTTTTTCTTCCAAAGATTTAGTTAAAGTATTAATTTCTGTTGATTTTTCCTCTAAAGATTTATTCAACGTATTAATTTCATTGATTTTATCTTCGATTTTTTGATTGAGTTCTAATACGATTTTCTCATCCATTCTATTTCTTTCCTCCTTTATTTGATTATTTAATATATTTTTAACTGGTGTATTAACTTCGACAGATTCTTCACCATTTAGAGGTTTCCAATCTTCCTCGACTTTAATAGTTTCACCAAGTTTTACCTCACCATTTTCAATTGTGTAAGTAATTTGACAATATTCTCCTGTTTTATCCCAACATTTCATTATGAATGTTGATATAGTTGGATAAAATTTATGAACATAATAATAAGAATAATTTGATTCATCTATATTTTGTTTTTTATTGAATTTACTTTCAACAATCATAGAAATATCATTATAATTCATTGCATTTATTTCAATTATTGTTTTATCTTTATTGTCAATAATAGAATTGTCGTCTGGCAATATATTCACCTCTTTTTTTTTAAGTGTATTCAACTCTAGCATGAGAGCAGATTTATCAGCAGGAACCTCTCCTATTACAAGAGCATGACCAGAATATTGAAATAATTTTGGGATTCTATTTTTCTCTTTCCATCCCCCTTCATAAATTATTTTCTTATTTCCTAAAGATTTATCTGCACAAATTTCAATTGAACCTTCTACTGAATTGCCACTGTCATACTCTTCTTGTAAATAATCAATTAATTCTGGAAATCTTTGATCATATACGTATCCAACACCGACTAAAGCATCGATTATTTCATTATTGACTTCTATATTTTCAGCTATGTATGCACTTTCAAACGTTCCAACAACAAGACTATCTTCAAAAATGACTCTATTTTCTTCGACTATCATATCACCATGACTTCCAAAAGGAATTGTATTTTCACTGTCCATAAATTGGGCAACAAGAGGCATATTTTTTACTGATTCAATATTATTTTCAATATATTCTTTTTCCCAATGGATGCCATTTCCATTATATTCAGCAGAATCCTTGTGAATTTTGTGAAGAATGAGTTTGATGGGAGTGCGTCCTGCTTTCGATGTCTTTTTAGATATTTCTATTACACTATTTTTCGTTTTCCTCACCTCCTTTCAAATATTATAATTAAACTATTTATTGCTCTAAATCAGATAAATATTCTTGGACTTCTTTAATTTCTAATGGTTTAAAGTCATTATTAAATGGCATATAGATAATGTCAGTAGGAAGATTAATCAATATATACTCCTTTGGAATAGTGTCTAATAAATACTTTGTGATATTTATTTGCTGAACTTTATTAAAAAGAAGAGAATCAGAATCTTTTCTCATAGGAAGTTTGTTACATACAATTCCCTTTAGTTTATCAAAATTATCTTTTTGCCATTCAATTCTTTCATTTTGAACTCTTTTAAATTCAACTTCCTCTTTTTCTGATTGTTCTTTTATTTTATTATTCTTTTCTGCCAATTCTTTATTTTGTTTTTCTTTTTCAGTATCATATTTTTCTTTAAGACTATTATATTGGTCAATAAGTTCCTTATAAGTATCTTCTTTATCATCAATTTCTTCAACAACATAAGATAGATTATAATAGACCTTACTATCTGTTCCATTTGTTACTTTTTGAACTTTTGCATAAACTTCATATTCATGTAAGAAAATTTCATCACCTATTTTTAATTCATAGTCTAATTCTACCTCTAGTAACTCTACTCTTTCCAATGTTTCTTTTTCTGTGCTTAAATATGCATTGGAATAACCATTGTCATTTAATTTGTAGAACTCTCTGATTTTTCTTCCTAAGAAAACGCTATGCACTTTCTTATTTTTGTTGCTTGTGTTTGTATTTGGCATTATATGCCCTCCTTTTTAATATTTGTTGTTATTATTTAATTTAAAATAGTTTAACAAAACATATATTCCCATTTAAAATTTTTATATTTTTCCCAATGACCCAAACAACATTGGCATATAGCACTAGAACTAAATGCTAAAGTTTTACAAACATCACTCATAGAATCCCATATTTTTATTATTTTATTATTTAAGTCTTTTTGAATAATCTTTTTAAATTTTAGTTCTAATTTTTCAAAATATTCATATTTCCAAATAAATCCCTTATGCTTATATAATTTCCCTCTACAACATTTTGTTATAGAAGATGATTCAAATCCACTAGTTCTTGATGCTTCAGCAGAACTTTTCCATTTTTGTATAAATTCTCCCTCTAAACTGTATTGATATATTGGAATTATATTTATATTGTTTCTTAACTTTTCTTTTGCACTTTCAGATAAATTTTTGCCAATATGTGAATCACTCATCCTTTTTAATGTTTCTGCTGAATATTGAATTCCTTTTCTAGATTCACTTATTTTTTGTTTAGTCTCTTCTGTAAGTTTTCTGCCAGTATTTATAATACTTAAATGTTTCTTTTCTTCATCAGTTCTAAAAATACCAGTTAATCTATCTGCAATAATACAAATATTATACCCAACCTTATTATTGTAACTTTCAAAATGATCAATCCAGTATTGTTCACGTTCAATTAGACTTTCTCTATTTTTTACAATTTCTAAAACAACAGGTATTATTGAATTTCCATATTTTTTATATGCTCTAATTAAATATCTATTATAATGTTTTCCATTTTTTAAATCAGAAAGATGTCTTCTCGTTCTAGTGTACATGTCTATACTACTACCAACATAAATCTTTCCATTTTCAATATTATACAGTGCATATATTCCACATTCTCGTATGCTTATATCAATTATTCTACTACTACAAAAATTAGTAATTTCTATAAAATTTTTATCCATTTTATCATTCCTTTCTAATGAGAATCCTTTCTTAAAATTAAACAAATAAAAGAAGGCTAGTGAAAGGAACTAGCCTTATCAGTTGGATTGCAAGCCCAACCTATCTCTTATTAAAAATTACAATATTATTTTTTATTCTTAACTCTCTGTTCATTACTCTTTAAATTTTTCGTGGTTAATCCTGATTCTTTTAACTCTGAAGTGTCTTTCGGTGGCCTTCCACCCAAATTACTGTCTGGATTAGATGTATCAGCACTGTCTGTAGCTGTAAACGAGGTTATATGGGGAGCATACTGCTCATCGTAACCATCCTCAATTTCTTGATCACAAATTCCAAGATAATCTACTGGATCAAATCCGGCTGCAGCAATATAAAATATCCTGCTTCCCCCTGCAGTTAAGTATAGGTCTTTTGCTTTTTCATAAACATCCTTCTTATTTAACCATGTAATTGGAAGGAACTTTATATCAATATAGCTAAAAGGTGTAATACCTAAGTTTTCATTAATTACTCTAGTTTCTTCCCTTGCTATTTCATTAATATGCTGAAACACTTGTGCAGAAATCAAGTCTAAATTAATTTGTAAACTTCCCAAATTAGCACTATTACTTTCAGCATTTAAAGCAGAACTAGCAATACCTAAATTAGTCGATATCTTCTTTATATTTTCGTCGCTCAAAGTATCCGTAATTAACGACGCATCTTTAGCTAGTCTATTAATTGTTGTACCAGGAGCAAGACTAAGTGTTGAAATCCTAGAAATATTTCCACTAGTATTAACTTTTACAGCACCTTTAAATGCTTCGATAACTTCTTTTTGCTGAGTTGAATTTAATGAGCAAGACCCAGTTTTTTCCCCACTAGGTAAGACAAGGTAGTATATACTGCTTGCTAATTCACTAATTAATTGATATTGACTATCGTTATAGTCATCACTTGCTTTCATATCAACAAAAGCCGAGATGCCAAAAGGAATCCCATATGCATCAATTTCATTAGCTTTCGCTTTTAATGCAATAGTTTTTCTATAATCAAGAATAAACCATCTTTTACTACAATCTTTCTTATAATTCATATACGCTTTTACAAAATCACGAGGATAATTTTTAATTTCATTAAGTAATCCTCCGTATTTAAATTGATCAAAGTACATCATATCAAATGCAGCAATGGATATATTGTTTTGAAATCCAACTATTTTACAATAATCTAAATCTAAAGGTTGAATCATAAAATTATCATCTAATGACAATCCTTCTAATCTGTCAATAGATTCTATTACCATTGAACCAGTATCTAAATTTTTATTACTTGCCGTAGAATCCCTCAAGATCCCGATATATTGCCCGTCGATAAATAGATGTCTTAAAATATCTCTAGTAGTTCTATCAATATTCAATATTTTAAGTATTGTGTTAAATTTGTTTTTTTTATCTTTCATTTGTGGTGTTTTGTTGCGTAATGTAGTTATGTAAGATAATGTCGGAAGAGCTACCATTTTGTCGATACTCTGACCATATATACCATTTAATCCGTAGGACTGCCTTGATATAGTTCTCAATATTTCATTATATATCATTGGATATTTGACATATTGTTTTAAATCGCTCATTGGTATATTATCAGTATCTAATCTTCCTGTTGAAAATGAATATGAATTATACGATAATGAGTTTAATTCAATTTCATTTGATGTTGAGAATTGAGGGGAGGTGGATGTTTCTATTTGAGGTGTATTGTTTTTTGTCAAGAGAAGTTATTCCTCCTTTCTTTAGGGATTTGTTATGAGTATGAAAATACAAAATCGTAGTCATCATTAGTATTTTTTAATAAATCTAATTCTAATAATGATATAAAATAATTTCCATATGAATTTGACGTATATCTATCACGCCTAGCAGTCCCAACAGTATCTAATTTTATGTTACCACCATTAAAAGAGTATTCTAGATTTACTGATTCATTAATTAACAGTTGTGTTTCAATATATGGTTTAACGAACCATATATTAATATTTACATCTTTTCCATTATTATTTGCATATTCTTTATTGTGTTTCGTTAAATATACTTCTGCATCATTATCATCTATAAGAAAACTACACATACTTCTTTGTAATTTATCTCTAAAATCAACAGCTATATCATTATTTAATTTAGAATTTGCCATTATTGGATAAATTACTGGTTTTGCATTTAAACCCAAAGTTTTTTCTTGCAATTCTTCAATTAACTTTTTGTCTAATGACTTATGGTCAAAAACTGTAAAAGCTTCATATTCTATTCCTCTTTCTTCATCTTTAGTAAGCACAGCTAGTCTTTCAAAAACTGCAATTCCTGCTTGTTGTAAGTCTAATACTATGTAATCAGCTTCAAAATCATGATAAATTTGCTTAATTCTTAATGCTTGTTTTCCAGTATGTTCCCCTTGATGTGCCTCCTGATAAACAAATTCTCTTTCATAACCTTTTGCAGTTGGTATCGCTCTAATACAACTTATTATAGTATTGTCATTTTTTTCATTTTTTCTAGTTGCAATATCAGCCGAAACAATTCTTATTTCTCCTTCTACACGTTTGATGTCGTTAGGATTTTTTTTCTTATCAAGCATGTCATTTCTTAAAGGATAGAAAGCTTTCTTCAAATTCCTGTTTTTTTGAAACATTTCTAACTTAAAATAAGCGTTACTATTTTCTCCCCAAGGTATATTCTCATATTCTTCTAAAAAAGTAATTGAATCCATAGTAGCCCTATCTCTTGCTATTACTTTTAAAGTTTTAATATTATGCTTTATTGCAATTAAGTAATCAAAAGCAATAAATCCAGAGTCTTTGCCTTGTAACATCATTTTTATAGTAGTTAGTGTTTCTTTATACCACCACAATCCTTTGTGATAAGCAGAAGATATAAGAATTTGCCTTGGTTCTTCTATTAGAACTTTTATACTTGAATATTTAGGATCTTTTAAGTATGGAGTTTGCCTTGCATATGCAAAAGGTTTTACAATTGAGTCAAACTTATTCTTATCCATAATTCGAAATTCTTCACCTATTGTAAATGTTGAACGTTCCCCTCGTCCAGATTCAGAACATGCAACAATTTTAATGGTTGTGCCATTATGTAGTGTACAATTACAATTATTTTGAGTATCTGAAAAAGTTTTAATTTCTCTTGCTATATTAGGATAATCATCCTTCAATCTTGCCATTTTCCCAAAAATAATAGCTGCCTGTTTTAAAGTTGTTGCTACAATTACAATTTCAGAATTCGCGTAGAGCACTCCGCGAGCATAGGCCAATACAGCGATCAACCAACTTTTTGCTGCTGCCCTCGATGCGATTGTAACAAAATTCTCAGAAATACTCATAAAATAAATCCATAAAACTTGATACCAATAAAGCTGAACTCCAAAATAATGTTGTATGAAGCGATGTATATTTCTACGATAAAATGTTGTCCAGTCTATTAAATTATCTTGTCGCTGTTCACTTATTTCTTTGTCTTTGATCATTGTTTTTGGTGCCTTAGATTGATCGCTATGACCAGCATATTTGCTAAAATTATTTTCAAATTTACTGTATGATCTACCCATTATAATCACCATCATTATTTCCGACATCCACACTGTCTAAATCAGCATCAATATTATCATCAACAACGAAATTTCTAACTCCTGTTATAAAATTTTCAATTGGCCTAACTATATAATTTTTAATATAAGGTATAAAACCATCCATATCTTTATATTTTTCTTGATCTTCAAACCACTCAGCAGGTTTAAATTGTTCAATATCTTTAACCCACTTACCAAAACAATCATGAGATTTCCCTGCACTCGCTGCATTGGCTTTTGCAGGGTCGAGAGATGCTGTTTTTAACAAGTCTTGTAATTCTTTTTGAAGACCTCCAACGCCATCACCCTTATCTCTTGCTTGTCTAATTTCAAGTATTTTAATACATATTTCTCTTAATAAAGTTATTTCAGCTTGATTGTCACATTTATGGGTTTCTTTCCACGCAGATAATTCAGCTTCTAAGAATATATAATCATCTATATTAAAACTTTTTCCCCAAAATAGAATAAGGTCGTCATCAACATCTTCATTTTCAATATCGAAATTTTCTTGTCTTAGAAAATTACTATCTTTATATCTAAAAGATTCCATTTTTTCATTGCTTTTGTTTGTTGAACTTAACTTACTTTTATAGTACCCGAAAACCTTATTTGCATTTTTACCCTTTGTCATTATACTTTCCATATGTGTTTTTGCAGATTTTAAAGCATCTTCACTATATCTAACATCTAAATCTTGACAAGTCAACTTTAAAGCAATTTCTAAACTATTATGTATAGAAAAATAGTTGTCAAAAATCTCATTGCAATGATCACGGCACACTGACATATAACCATTCTTATCTAACATGGGGTTAGTACATTCATAAAATGCAGAAGGTGCTTTATAATCCTCACACATCCTACAATATATTTTATCTGGAATATTTAATTTAGGTTCTTTCACTGTTTTTCCAACTCTTGGAATAGGTCTCACCTCTTTTTAATTAAATTTAGAAGAAGTCTTTAACCAACTTCTTCTAAATCTTTATATTTACCACTAATATAATTTTCCTTAAACTCATTAAATTGTTCTACATTATTCTCACCATACCCAAAAACCTTGTGGAATAAAGCATGAACACCACCAGTTAAGCAAACACCTACTCCATGAACTTTATGTAATCTACCACATTCATTTTTCATTAATATTAATTCTTCATCTAAGTATTCATTAATAAATCTTCTTTTTTCGATATTTAAATTCTCGAATATCTCTTCAAATATTTTATCAAATCCATATAAATGATGAATTACATCAAATCGTTTATTTGTTACAACACATTTATAATTTGAAACTATCATCGATTCTTTCTTCCATTCTGTAATAGAATCTCTTAAAATTGAATTTATTTCAGAGAAACCACCCTTCCACATTGGGTTGTTTTCTCCTTTGTGCATATCATAACTACATAGATTACAACCATAAGAATGAAGCATTGATTCATAAGATTTAGATTGGATTATTCCCTTATGTATTGGACATTCATATTCCAATGGTGATTGATTATTAATATAATCTTCTTCTTTTGATAAAAGAATTACTTTTTTATCTTTAAATAAATCTTGAACTTCACTAAAATCTCTTCGTTTATCTTTACTTAATTTGTCCCAAGAACAATATTTACAATCTTGATCTTTATATTTGAAATTTCCATATTTTATAGACTGAACACCTTTATTTATATGTTTGTTGCAAATGAAATCCATATATGATTCTGCATTTTTATAAGTTTTAGTTAATAATACTAAGTCTCTTTCTTTGAACTCTTCATCTATTCCATTAATATTATATTTAGTTTTAGCAACTGCAATTTTACTACCCACACCTTTTATCTGTGGACTATACCTGACTCCATTTTTAATTAAGCATAATTCTTCTTGTTTCTTATGTTTACATTTATCACACGCATCTTTTATTATAGGTTGATTTTTATGACTATTTGTGTATTTATAATATGGTTTAGATATAACTGTTTCTATTCCTTCTTCTAAGCAATAATCACATAAACATTGGATTGGTGCATTACTACCATCTAATAATTTATGAACATTAATTGTAATGACTTTTTTGTATTCCCATTTATGACCTAAACTTTCAATGTATTTCTTATTGTTTGACAGGCAAGTTACTTCTACCTCTTTTGTAATTAACATCTCTAATTCCTTCTTTCTATGCGTAATATTATTTCTGTGCGATACAAAATAAATAGAGTAAGAAAGCCGCACAGAATGAGGTAGCTACTCCTCACAATTTACTTCCTTACTCATATGAACAAATTATGCTCACATAAATACCTAGTCAATTAAGACTAGGCATAATCTAAACACAATTCCATCCACACAGAAAACGCCTGATTGCTCAAGCGTCTTATAACTTACAAAATATTAAATTATTATCTAATTCAATAAATCCTTATTACTATTATCCAACGTTTTATTTCCATATTTAACCTCTAATTGATGCTTTATATAATCCTGCTTAAATCCCAAAGTAGTCAATGCAGTTACAATCGTCTCTGCTTCATCTACAATCTTTAATTCAGTCTCAGTTAAATAATCTCTAGTTAAATCACTTTTCTTATTTATATTTCTGGTTTCTCTTATTTGTTTTGCTTTCATATTGAATAAAATAAGATATACCATGTCAGTGTAATTGCTATATGTATACTTATTTATATTTGGAACATATTCTTGAATACTAGAAGTCATTCTTTTCCTATCTACTTTACCTACTTCACGTTGTAAGTCCCATTTTTCTTGTTTTCCAAAAAATGCTTTAGATAATACATCTTTAGCATTCAATTGATAATCAATAAGTTTATCCATAACTTCAGGTTTATTTTTTTGCATATCTTTAGTAATAGAAATTTTAGCCAACCATAAAGGTAAAAAATCTAACTCAAGACATAATGACTGCTGATTACCTCCTTTTGTGGGGAGGATGAGATTACGTCCCCCTTTAGAAAGTACAATATCTTCTTGAATCTTTTTTCTCTCATTTTTTAACTGACCTTCTGACAAACCTATTCCATTACAAATCCAATTCACACCTACATAACTTTTACCAGTGTCTTTCATTTTTACGACTATGATTAGATTACCATTAAAATCAACTTCCATTAACTCCAGTTCTTTAAGTTTTACTAATTGATTTGACATAGCAAATCCTCCTGCTCATTTTTATAGTGGAAGTACGAGCAATACTTATCAGTGCATTTATATAGCAACCTATCCTTGTATAACTTATTTTGTTACACAAAAATACTCCTAACAAAAGCTAGGATCACTATCTATAGCAAAATTTTATTTATTTCTATTCCAAATAACTCCCACATCTATCACAAAACTTAGCATCAGATCCACTAACTTTACCGCAAATCTTACATTGCAATTTATCTCTTACAGTAACAACCTTCTCAACTTTGTCTCCGATATCATTAAACCCAACTAATCTTAAAATAATCACATGAGAATTTTCTTCCAATACACCGATATTCCCATATTTAAATTCTTGATTAATCTCTTCGCCTTTTACAGTAATTCCCTCATCAAAACTTTTAAGATTTACAGAATTATTTAAAGAACAATTCTGTGCAGTAAAACTAGTTTGGCAAATACTATTATCAAACGATCTTAAACAATCAGTCTGTACAGATTTAGGTGTTGTACTAGACGTAACAGTTATCCAAGTAGGATTATAATCATAAATAGGTTGTTTATAAGTAATCCAAGGGCTAATAGGATTAAATACTTGATTAATCTGTTGAGTAATTGGTTTTAATTTCTCATACCAAAATTCAACCCTAATCAATCCATCTTCAATTTTATCTCCACGATATTCAGAAATTTCTTTTGTTTTTGGTATAAATTTAAACTTATTTTTTGCAGTACAATCACTTAAAAATCCTTCTAATTCAGTTGTCTCATTTGGATTAACTAATAATGACTGGCCATTAAGTACATCTACTCCATCTATAGATATCTTAACTTTTGCTTTTCTTGATTCCATATTCTTGATATAAATAGAATACTCGCTACCAAATGGAATTTGAATTATCCCCTCTTTTTCTCTAAGGATTTTGCCATTATTTTTGAGACAGACCACCATTTTCTCTTGATACATTTTTTATCATCCTTTCTAGAGCACTGACTAAACTCTAAATATTAAAGTCAGTTATTTTTATTAATGCTTATTTATTTATAAGCACAAGTAGACACACCAAATTAATGATGTGTCTGATCTACTTATAAATAAATTACAATCTAATAATTTTATCTCTTTCTCAAATTATCCTCAATCTTTAAAATAGTATATTTTGCAATTTTATCTAAATTTTCTTTGTCAAGTTTACTATTATCCCAAATCAAATTATCAATATGAATATTAACAGTATTTTTTCCTTCGATTTCTTCATCATTTTCTTCTCTAGCATTTTCATACCCCATAGACATACATTCCTGCAACATACTATAAAGAATATTCCTTAATTCTGATCCATACTCACATTCACTATTCTCAATATATCCAGCATAATGTTCTACTAAACCAATTTCATATTCTTCATCTTCAGTAAATTCTCCACGGAATTGTTTGCATGATACACAAGAACAATTTTGATAATGCTCTTCACCATCTAACAATTCATCAACATTTTCACAATCATATTCTTCTTCCAAACAATTCTCATTATCAAATTCACAAAATATTACCCTACCTTTTCCTGCTAAGAATTCTCTAACATCTCCAAAACTCATATCAGACATCACAAAATAATCTATATTATCTACCTCGTCATATTTATATGTACCATCATCCATTTTAGCAAATTCACAAAAGAAACCAATTTCTTTATCTTTGTAAAATTGTAAACTGACATAGTATTCATCAACATCACTTGACAATTCCATACATTCAGCATCTATCCCATAGTAATTGTGGATATAATCATAAATATAATGAGCTACTGAAAAGTCGCAAATAAACATTAAATTTTGTTCAGAGTCTAAGTGAGAATCAATAATTTCTTCAACTTGAGATAATGTATATTTTATTTTGTTAATCAGCATAATTAATATTCCTCGCTTTTATATTTTATTTTATCTTTATATGTTAAAGTTAGATTGTATTATTTATGTTTTAATAAAACTTACAACATATCCTTCTCTTTTAATAATACACTATTCTTAGAAACTTCAATGCTTCCATCTGTCTGAATACGAGACATGGTAATATTGTGATCAACATTCATTTTATTCATAATAATAGAAACTACATCTTCCATAGACATACCTGAATTAATCAAACAAGTATAAAATCCAGAAAAATAACTTGCTTCTTTTATTCCTTTAATAAATTCATCTTTATCAATTTGAATATCTTTATCATTTTCTAGATTATCTGTAGAAATGGAAAAAGGTTCTGTGAACATGAGGATGTCATCTAATGGTGATTTTGTTTCTGGTTCTGTATTTGTATCTGGTTTAGATGTTTCTGAGGTTTCTGAGGTTTCTGTGATTATTTCTTTGCAGTTATCGCACATATGTTATTTCTCCTTGTAATTTAGATTATTTTGTCTACACATCCCAGTAAAATTGCTTCTTCAGGCCATAAATATACGTCCAAATCATGTTCAGTAATATCATCAAGTTTTTCTTGAGTAATATTAGTATATTTAAGAATTACATCTTGACACCTACGCCATGATGCCTCTAGGTCTTTTAACTTTCTTTTTGTTTGCTCTACTGATGTATTTCCCATTTCAAAACTTTGTACTTGATGGTAGAGAAATCGAGTATGGTTTTGACAAATACGCTCAGAAGTAGATATGAAAATCTTAAACGCACCACTCATTATTTTTCCATATGCTTTACCAATGATTTTATAACCACTCTCCTTGAGTGTTTCTATGGTAGCAATTATACTTAGTGATGCAAAAACTGAGCCACCATAACTAGAAATTTTAAGAATAATTGGTTCTGCTTTGGAAGGTGTTATTCCACTTGCTTTATCTCTTTCTACTATTTTCTCAAACATTCTATTAACAATAAATTCGGTTTCTTCATTGATAGAATCGTCGTTAATGTAGATTGTGCGCTCATTAATGTAGGCATTGAGTTTAATTTCCTCGATAATTTTATTAATTGGTATCATAATTTCCATATACTTATTACCCTTCAGTTATTTAATTAATCCTTAATCACAGTATTCATAATATCAATAATCCCATATTCCTTACTAACAATAAAACTTTGACTCTTCTTAACTGTACCAGTATAAGCTTGAGAATAAGACCACTCTGAATTAGAACTCACAGTTGGTAATCTCCTAATCTCAACCCCATAATCGTCAATGACCATTGTCTTATGCTGATGTGCAACAAACCAATACAAATAATCACAATCACTAATATATTCTTTTGCTTCATTATGTATTGTCTTAAATGCTGACTTTTCATTAATATCGTGTGCTATCCCCACTAATACTCGCCCATACTTAATATATTTCCTATCCAATGTCCCGGTATCAATCCACACATTATCATTATTTCTATACCACGAATTTAAAACTTGAAAGATTCCAAACGTAGTATATCTATCATGATTAGAATTGCAATTCCATACTTCTACAGGAGCAATTTGTGATAAAATATCAATAGCTTTAATTAATAAATCAGATACTTTCGTAAACATTTGATAATGACTTACTGAGTGATCTGTCTGAGGAGTTCCTTTTGTAGTCTGATATGGGGTATCAAAATTACATATATCACCTAGATTTAATAATATAATCTTATCTATTTCTTTATGTTTAATTCTACTTACAACATCATTAATTACATAGAAAAATCTATTAGTTGCAATTACATCATCATATTCATTATTACTTGTTTCTAAGTAACTTTTTAATCCTACATGTAAATCTGCTATGTTTAATATAAGCAAATTTCCATTTGTGATGGGATTATATTTAGTATGTTTAGGGGATGGGATAGAGTAGTTTTTGATTAAATTGTCTAGTATTTTTGTAATATTGTCTTCATTAAGTAATATTTCAGTCCTTGGTTTAACGCTCACCTTTGAACTGTAGAGAACCTTTACTCCATCTTCCTTAGTATTCATATGCCACATGCTATTTTTGGCACTAAGCAAAATAAACTTATCAGGCGAATATCCATGTGATTTCAAAACAAATTCAGGATCTTTAGATTCTTCAAGACTCATAGAAATTAATTTATCAGAAACTTGAGAATCATCTTGCTTGATTTCTACAGATTCTTTATAATTAGGTTTAGATGGAGTAGAAGCAGGAATAATTAATTCTCTATCACCATTACCAAGAATAATACCATTAATAATATCTTTTGCTTTTAATGTTCCATTTGCTTTTCTATATTTCTTGAATTTACTTCTTAATCCTTCACCTGTGCTTTGAGGATAATACAATTTTGCTAAAGTATCCCAAGAATCAGATATTTTCTTATTGTACTTTTGGTAACAAATTTCTATTAATTTTTTATCCAATATGTTGTTAATACCACCCTATATATTTATTTTATACTTTTATATAACCTACATATACTTAAATAATATCTTTCATTTAACATCTTTTTAAGCTCTTTGCGATTATAAAACTTAAACAAGCACTTTACAAATGAATTTAAGTAATTGTTTTCTTCTTTATTCACAATAAACTTTTCTTTATTATCATCATCAATACTATAATTTATTTTGTAAGAATTTGTTTGTATCGTATTTCTACTTACAATATTAATAATTCCACTATTATTAAACTGATTAATAATTTTTATTAAAGTATTTTTTGATTTAATTCCAGTTTTTCTAGACATTTCTTTATAAGACATATAGAAAACACCATTATCATCTGAATATCTTTTACTATTTATAAGCATAGCATATAGCAATAATTTTTCATTCTTTGTCTTTTGTTTTAAAACTTCCAAAATTTCTAAATATGTAATATCTATATTAGTTGCATCAATCTCATACATCCCTTTTCTTCTAATGCTTATGTTTATTTTATGCTCTTCTGAAAATACATCTTTAGTACCACCATAATCAATATTATATCCGTGAAATCTGTCTCTACTATTATAAAATTCTATCCAATAAGATTCCCTCTCATTAATAATATCCTCACTACATTCTTCTTGAATTTCATATGTAAAACTATCAATACCATACTTATTATAAGCTCTTTGTAAATGAATATTAAAATGAGTGTTCGCTTTTAATGTGCTTTTGTGTCCTCTTAACCTAGTATCTATATCTTGACTTTGACCAATATATACTTTATTATTTATTATATTAGTTATTTTATATATTCCTATTTTCTTATCCTTTGCCATTATCGCATAACCGCCTTTCATCATCTCGAAATGCCTACACAACAAGTAAACCCCTCTACACCTACTGGCATAAGGGATTCAGACATTGGTGACATTCATGTCCCGACTCCTAAAATAAAACCTTGTTTAACCTACTTTTTAAAACTTCTCAAGTGACATCTATGACACTAATTATTGCTCAGAATCCTTGATTTTAGTGCGTTTTGTGGCTGTATCCTTTCTATTACTTCTACACTTTTCGTATCCTATGGTGTCGAATAATCTAGGAACTAGAATATTGATATTTTTACCACAATAAAGAAGATAAGGATTAACCAAATAAAAGGTTTCCTTACCCAATTCATAACTAACTATTGCTAATTTTCCTCTTAAATTTTTCATATTTCTATTTACAGTTCTTCTATCAATGTCTAATAATGTTGCCAAACTAATTTGATTTAATGGATTATCTTCCAAATCAACGATTAAATTCATTTCCCATTTTAAATAAGGAGATAAAGAATATAAAAATGCTAATTCACTTTTTGTAATTCCATATTGTTCAACAGCATGAGCAATTTCTAAATTAAATACTTTAGTGAAATGATCTTTTGGTTTCCAGTGTTGTTTCTTAACATCCTTTACAAAAAGAGAAGCAGTTAAAGTATTATCTTCATCTTTTTTAAGATATTGTTTTATAAAGTCTCCAATTTCTTTTTGTGCTTTTATATCCTTAAACGTATCAACGTCACTAACAAAAATATCTGCTAATATCCGCATAGTTTTATCTTCCATTGTAGGCATCACCTCTTTCATCATCACAGACAAATAAAATTATTTTAAAATTTTATGTTTGTCTAATTCCCTTCTTAATAGGGATGTTGCTTTAGTTAATTTGTTTAAATTAACCATTGCTTTATAATTTAAAAAATCATTAATTAATTTTTGAAATAATTCAGGTTTATTATTATCAATTTTAAAATAAACACTTTCATCTTTTTTCTCTGAACCAACTAATTGAAATTTGTAACTAACAAATAATGCTGCCAAGTAGAAATCTTTTGTTTCAAAAATATTCATTGTTTTATCACCTTTCATCATCAAAATATGTAACATAAACTTTACGACTTTTTGCATTGTTATGATTTTTTATTTCCTCTGTCACGCATTAATTCACGCTTCCCTTCATATCTCTTCATATCATGTAGGAATTTTTATTTCCTACGACACCATTCACCGAATGCTTGTTTTACTTCATCTGTATTTTTAAACATAGTATATGTATCGCCTTTACTTCCATTTCCTACTTTTAAAGGTAAAATTCCTTTAGAAAAATAAAATTGTGACTGAAATTGATTGTAAATATAAACAAATTCTTTTTCCTTAGTAATCATATCAAATCCCCACTTTCTTAAACTAAATCAATTCACTATACCAACAATCCCTACACACTAAATAAGTCTTATCATAAAAGAATGCCAACCAGTATCTCTTATTACTATTTTTACAAATAGGGCAAGTAGTATCAGCATTTTCTATGTCATAATCATTATTATCAATATCACCACCGACAATCCTAATCTTATCCTCCAATTCAGGATAAACATAATATTTCTCAGTCGGCTTACTAACACAATATAGCACCGGAATATTTATATTATTATTATCAATATCTACGATATCATCAACAATTGCAAATAAACCATTCCAATTTGAGTTGTCAAGAATTTGTACTTGAGTTCCTGTACTTAGTTTAGTTTTGTTGTTTAGTTTCATTTTATCCATTTGATAAAAATCATCTCCTTATTAGAGAAAAGTTTATAATGATAGTTTTTATATGGGTTGTACTATCAAACCCATTTAGTGTTTTATATACTAACCAGAAAAGCAAGCAAAATAAGACTATTTTTCTTAATTAATTATATTATCCATTTATTTATTAAAAATCAATATCCTCTTATTTCTAAGAGAGTATCTTTTAAAATACTTTATTTTTAATATTTGTTCTTCTATAAGGATTTAAAATCCTAAAATTTATCAAATGGTGATTAACGAAACGATTGTCGTATTTATGAATAATGTACTAATGTCATATCGTATTGGTGAATAATGATTTTGCGCTTAGTGATAGATTAGCGATTCTTCTTGCTTGTGACAGCAAACCTAAATTTTGTTTTATTATTATGTATTTAATATACATAACCTGCACTATTTTGCAATGTTTGAATATGGTAACTTGAATTTACATCTAATTTCAGATGTCCAAATAAATAGTCTATATCTTGCTTTGCTTCTGGTTAGTTGTTTTAATTAGTAGAGATGTGGTTAGGCATCTCTACTAATTAATTGTCATGGTTAATTATTAGATAAAGATTATAAATCAATAGAATATAAATATTTACTCACAATATCTGCTGTTGAATCATGAATGCTATAAGGGAATTCATATTCCACAATTTCTTCCATCATGGATTTTTCAATAGAAATACTAAGTTTATCAGCTTTTTCTAGTAATGACTTATAATTATCACTAACAATACTTCTATCAAAATTAATTGTTTTAGTAATTACTACATCATACCTATATGGAGTCTCATTACCTTCCTGATTGAATTTAAATCCTTGTGCGACAGTCTTTTTCTCGTCTGTTTTTATATTGATAAGACTATTTAATACATTAGCTAAATTTCTAGATTGTTTTGCATTTGATATAGCAGAATCTAAGCTAAGATTTTTATTATCCTTAGTTTGAATTACTATATTTCTTTTTGCTAACTCTACTGAAATTTCTAATTTTGTCTTTTCTGAAATCAAGTCTTGAATAAGATTAATTACATCTACAGTTGAAGCATCTGGATATTCTTTAATAGTAGTTGTATCTAATTCCTCATTTTTTGCTTCTGGATTGGACTTTTCTTTAAGATGTTGTTCAAGTACAGAAATAGAATTATTTTTATTAGAAAGATATGAAGTTAGAGATGAAATAGTTTTATCAATATAAACCAATGTGCGAAAGGACTCTTTTAGTGAAATTGTTGAATTAGTGTTTTGTGAATTTTGTGAATTAGACATATTGTTTTCCTTCTTTCAATTTGTATTTTTCTTCTTTGTTAGAGTAATTAACTCAATTCTTTCTGTATGAAGGAGAATTATACCCCTATAAATTCTCCTTATCTCTTTTGGCATACTTATATATTTCATCAGTCTCATTGCAGTATGCCATTTTTCTCTATCACTAAAGTTTAAATGAACTGTGATTAACGCCATAAAGAACAAACAATGAGTGATGAGGGGAATTTTGTGCATCTATAAACCTCATACTCTTTATCAGAGCAATGCCTGTCTTTCAAGGTCTTACTAACTTATGCACATGATTTTAGGGAGGGTTTGTAATTGCACTAACATTGACCCAATTTTATCAAACCCTAAAACAAGTTTTTATTGTTGCTGTCTTGGCTTATGCAATTTCCAAAAATCATCACCACAACAATTTATAGAGGGAAGTTTACTGATGATAACAATTTTTATGTTACTTTGTAATAATTATTATAAAGAAATTAATATTACTATCTATTATAAGTTAATAATATTTGTTTAATCCAATTCATGTTCACAAATGTTTCCACGTTCATCTTCAGTAAACATATTAACCATCTCCTTCAGTAAACATAACATATCACCTCATAAATTAGATTGTAAATTAATAATAAAATTAATCTTCTTCATCTTCCGACTCTTCACTATCTTCATCCATTACATCTTCAATTGCTTCTTCTGTAATAGATAATTTTACATAGCATCCTGAGAAATTTTTAATTACCTCATGAAGATTCTTAACACCTTCATCTGGGATATTAATTACAATTACTGAATCTACAATTGTTAATTCACCTTCAGTTGCTAATTTATGTGTAATTTTCTTTGTTTCAGTGAGTTTTGATTTTGCCATTGTTTTGTTATTCCACCTTTTTATATTTATTTTATATTATGAATATATCATTTGTATTAAAGAATTTGCCTTACGCTCAAATATTGCAACGTATCGCTTTGCCTTATATTTAAAGATATCTATTAAATATAAGGACTTACTGTGCGATACAAGATTATATATTTATTGCTTAACTAAATCTGCAAACTCCTTACCAACTTTAAATCCAACCCTAAATGAATCTTCTGAAGTCCAAGTTTCACCTTTACGATCTCCAAATCGAATTATACCAGTTGTACCTTTAGTAGGTTTCTTCTCAAAGTTACCAAAATTAACGATTTTCACAGGTTCTCCAGTTGCTACAGTCTCTTTAATCACATCTAATACAACATTAATTGCTTTTTCGGCGTCCTTTTTTGACATTTCACCTTTTAAACTTACTGCTGTAATCATTTCGTTTTTCGTCATGTTTTAATATATCCCCTTTTATTCTTAATTTTTATTTTTTGTTATTAATTGTTATGATGTTTTGGTATTTTAATCTAAAACCTTGTGAGTTTTAGATTATGTAGTTAATATTGGTGCATTGTGCTTTTTTATTAAGCACAAAGACCTATCTTCAATGATTTTACTTTTCTACCTAACAAAAATCCATTAATATAATGACTACCCTCCTTGAATTAATTTAAAGAGGTAACAGATATACACTCTGTCCCTTGACTCCGTACAGAAAGACAGTCTGAGGGAGTAAAATTGTATTATTTCTTCTCAAATAAATCTGAGAATATACCAGAAGCAACGCTTCTTACATCTTCTTCTAAATAAATGCACCCAAATTCTTTAGTTCCTTTTAATTCATTACACATTTGTACTAAAGCATTTCTTTCTGAAGAATCTACACTAGATTGTTTATAATCTCCTGCTAAATAAATTTTAGATTTATCCCCTAGTCTTGTACCGACAAGTTTTAATTGCTTGGGCGAAAGATCCTCAGATTCATCGACAACAATTACTGTCTCATCGTATGTTGTTCCTTTAAGGTAAAATGGAATATTAGATTCCAACACTCCACGGGATAAAAGGATTTGTAATTCTCTTTCTCCACCTTCTAATGAATGAACAATTGGTTTAAAGAACATTTCTGTTTTTTCTTCAAATGTGCCTTTAAGATATCCAACTTCTTTTCCTTCGCCTATTGCTTCTCTAATTGCTAAAAGTTTATTAAAATCACCTTTATCTACTGTTTGATGCAATCCCATTCTTACACACAAATAAGTCTTTCCACTCCCGACTTTTCCGTTGACACAAACTATTGGTATCTCTTTGTTATTCAACAAATCTAAAGCACATCTCTGTAAACTATTCTTACCTTTAATAACTTTTGAATCAGGTAGTTTCAATCCGACAAACTTTTTACCATTAAATCTATATTCATTTTCTTTCTTTTCATCTGAATTATAAAATATTAGATACTCATTTACTACAAATTGATACTTATTGATGCCATTATCAATGTCTGTAAAAAAGTTATTTATGAAGTTTGTATCTCCTGATAATTTTTGATATCCTTTATAAATATCATTAGATGTTTCACCACCATATTGTTTACAAGGAATATTAAGAGAATCACATTTAACTCTAAATAACATATCATTACTATAAGCGATTGTATTATTATCTTTTTCGTACAAAACCTTCAGAAGTGAGATTATTTTATTATCCATAATCCCTTTATCAAAGCATGAAGGAAGATTATTATAATCTGTTTCATCGATGATATATGTAATTTTGTCTCGATTAGCGTTTATATATCTAGTCGCTCTACGGGCCTGAAATTTTACCTCTTCTGTTTTACCATTTTTCTTTAAATTATCTAATTCACCAAGAACAAATCCTGATAATTGTATCCCCGAATCTGAAAAATCTTCAAAAACTTTTTTAGGGTGATCCATTAATACATTTGAATCAATGTAAGGTGATTGACATGGTTTATCGGGCAATATAAACCAATCCTCTACTATTTATTTTACTACTTAGTATCATAAGACACGTTTGCTATTGTTACTATTATCCATACCACTACTAAACAAATACCTTTGATTATCTTTTATATCATCAATAGTCTGTTTATTTTTATCGTTTTGTTTCAATCTGAGTAGATAATTATAGTATGGGTCTGTAATGTAACGTTGTTTACGAGATTTGCTACTGAATTTTCCTATTACTACTAGATTATCTCCATAGTTGCCGTGATGTTGTTTGAGAATTTTTAGATTGATTAAGTATGACATTTCTTGTTTTGTAATTTTTTTCAATGTATGTTATTGATGCTCCTTTTGGGATTGTTTTTGGAGTTTAATTGTTTTGTTATGTTTTTAATTATAAGATATTTTTTATATAAATCGCAATCGACCAATACGATTTAATAACTAATTTAGTAGGGAAGAGTAAGTAATAAATTTAAAACCTACTCTTTTACCCTCTATTTAGTTCGATATGCTGTGGTCTAACACAAGTCCTCACCTCTGTAAATCGGGTTTGGCAAATTTTCATGTGCTAACAGCATATTTGTCTCCTATTTTCATCCGACCAAAGACTACTCATATTCGACGTTGATTTAGTTGAGATTTTGTATTATCTAAAACCCTTTAGTGCATATTTCAGCGTTACTTCGATAATACATGCCAAATTATCTTCAAGTCCTATTGGCAAAACTCGATAGATAATTTTAAGCAAAGTTTTCTACTAACATAGCCAATTGTGTATGATTTAGTTAGTAAGGAAAGATTAATGGTCTTAAATTTTGTATGAACGTAAGGGTATAATTAATTTAAAATCATACCCTTCTTTAAAGGGTGTTTGCATATCTCTTATTTTTGTATATTAGTCTATGTTTCCCTTAGAGACTATTATGGCAAAACGCTGAAAGTGTTGGTATGACTACGTTTGAGTAAATCAAGTAATATAGCTGTTTTTCAAACCCTTGTGGGAGTAGGGTTGTAGAGGTTTTCTATTTTCGACTATTTCTATTTTTTTGCATCCTCTCCCTATCCTTCTTCATTTTTATGTCTTTTGCACACTTTTCACAATACTTAGATTTATTGTTTTCTTGTACTATTAAATCACCACAAACTTCACAATATATTTTACTAGTTTCCACATTTGTTTTCAGATTATCAACAATAATATCCCCAAAGCACTCCCATAAAGTAGTTTTAAAGTTTGACTTCTTAAATTCATACAGATATTTTACTAACACATCTGTTACATAATAAACATCACTATTTATTTCTAGTATGCTTTTTACAATTTCTTGATATAAATAAATCACATTGTTTTGTTCATCTTCCTCATATGTAGAATTTATCATAAAATGCTTTTTTAAATCTAACTCCTTATATTTTTTTATAATATCTTCGTTTAACTCCACTTTTTTATTTCTCATAAGCATTTTATAATCAAAATTTCCTAATCCTGTAGCAGTAAAACTAATTTTAGTATTTGGAATTATCTTCTCTAATCTATTTACAACGCTATTGTTAACTAATTCAACCTTATCTTTCTCTTTATCTTTAGCATAAATAAAAAAATGAGGGGTCTTTAATTTAGTATAATCAGTAATCATATTCTTTTTAGACTTTGGTCTTACTGGTTTATACAAAGTTTTAGCATAATCAATTGTAAAATTGTTTTCCATACATAGTAATTTAATTACATCTAAATTTACTTTACCACTATTCCATATCTTTGTAATATTATTACTACCCATTCCAATGTTTCCACCAGTATATGCCATTTTTAAACCATTATAAATACTTTTTTTAGTAATTAATTCTGCTGGTGCTTTTCTCATATTATAATAAAGTGGAACTATATCTTTCATATTACGTTCTGCAATTGAAATTAATGTAGGACAAGCAACAACTAAAGATTTATCTCCATCTACCGCGTAATCCATACTTTTATATGGCACAGACTATATCTTCATAATAATACATTACAGTATTATTATGCTTGGCGTTTCGAGTTATGATTTTCACATAATCTCTACTCTACTCGGTTATTCGGAAATATTTTTCAATTTCCTATCCTTTCGATAGTCGTTAGAGGTTATCGGTCTATTCTTTTAATATTATTTTATAATTTAATAAACTTAAAATTCTTATATGGAACATCGTTTTTAATACTTCTTCTAATACCAAGTCTTACAATTTCCGCATTACTTGAAAATCCATAATTATTATGTAGGTATTCACAACATAAACCTATATAATCAAATTCTTTTAAAAAATTCATATTCTGATCATATAATTGTATTTTTGTTGACATTCCATTTTTAATGCCTTTTCTTGATTGTTTCTCTAAAGCTAAATCTGGGTTTTCCTTATATTTTATTTTTAATGTATCATTATTATAATTAGGATTGGAAGAACCCATTTTTACTTCACTCATTTTAATTAACCAATCTTCATAATTATCTCCCATCCTTTCTTTTGGGGATACTCCAAATTGACTATTTAGTTCTCCTTTATGGGTTTCTGATATTTTTATTTTTGTTTCTTGTGAGTGTATGTATCCACTAATACCTTCACCACCATTCGTATAATTGCAATTACATTGATTATTACTTTTATATTTTTCAATTGTATCTTTTTCTAATTTAAAAGATTCCTCTTCTTTTAAATTAGAATGGGTTATTCTAACATCGCAATTATATTTATTTTTATAATTCAGAAAGTGTTTACTTCTGACTGACTTTGTAGACAATTTATATCTTTTTCCACATCCCTTACCAACATAAAACACATATCCCGTATCAACATTATACCACTCATAAATGTAAAAATTATTTATAGCCTTTCAAACCCCCTCTAAAGGTTTAAAAGAATAGACCGATTTTCCTACGGGATTGTCGGTGACATTACTCACTACGATTTCCCCGTTAGCCATATAACTATTTTTTCCGATGTTATATGACACCCTATTTTTATAGGTTAGCCAAGTTTTGATTCGACATGTAATGTCTATCGAATTGTAAAATTTTGGATATTAGATCATGACAAGATGTGTATACTCCATTAGTTATAAACCAGTCTTTCTTTTTATCATCAATTACATTGTTTCTAATTGCATGTTCTCTATACAAATGTGGGCTTCGCAAGCAATCTAACTTAGGATAAGTTTCATATAATTTACAATACACGTCTCCATCATTAAGTAATCCTTTTGGATTTTTATCTCCAAGAATTAAAAATTCACAAAAGGCATAAATATCTGGAATAATGAATGTATATACTCCATTTATATCTAATTTTGCAGACCTACCTTCTTTAACCATGCTTTTTTTAACTTGTTTTAATATTTCTTTACTGTATGTATCATTCAACAATTCAGGATAAATCTCTAATGCTTGCTGAATATTGTTTTTATTTTTATTTGATTTTTTTACCCCCAATACCTTTAACATTGTCTTTCTATCTCTACCGATGTTCAGTATATTATGTTTAGTAGTTTTCGCAATTATTTCTAATTCTTTATTATCCATATCTGTTAATGTCTGAAGCATCTGATAATTTATTTTTGCGTCACTAAAATCAATTTCTTCTTCATTACATTTCCCAGCTTGGCACTTATATTTTAAATAATTGTCTTTATAAACATCCCATCCATACTTAGTAATTACTTCTTGCTCATTATGGCTATTTTGATAATATTTATACATTTTGAATTGACTACGTGTAAAAATTACCTCTATTCCTTCTTTTATAATATCGTGTTCTTTTCCATAAATATCGAATATATTGCCATATATTTTACCTTCCTCATTTTTATTTGCTTCAATAATGAATTTATCAAATGCAAATGGGACTAGCAATCCCTTTATCCACGGTAATCTAACCATCATGCTTTTATCACTTAAACTTGGTAACATCATTCCACATCCATCTGTATGAGAAACTGGGATTTTCATTTTTTGTCTAATAATTTCATATGTTATATCATTTATAAAATCGACAACACCTTCTACTTCTGTTTCCATATCTTCCACAACAATTGATTTTGTAATATCAAATTCTTTCCATACATCTGTCGCTGAATTTGCTAAGGCTAAGTAAGCTAAGTATTTATTAATATTTACTCCACCTAATACATTAATATCTTCAATTGTTAATCCGCACATTAATGTATTCCTATATTCTAATAAAATACTTTCCTTAATAAAAACTGTCTTTTTTGTTCTTATTTGTCCTGCACTGGCAGTTAAACATACATATTTTTCATTTCCGAACATAAAATCATCAAGTATTATGTCTTCAATTACATCAAAGAAATATGTTTGAACAATAATAATATCAGCAGTTAATGTATTTTCTGGAATCTGTATTGTTCTTGTAAGAACTGAATCAAAAACAGAAATTACATTGTATTTATTTAACGCATCTCTACGTAAATTTCTAATACCACTATTTAATTTGAATTCATCATATAAAGAATTTTTATATTTTTTTAATCTCATATTGGTATTCTGTATAAACTTCTCCAGAATACCAATATATTTTGAATCAGATTTTAATTTACTTATCTTTTTTATTAATTTGTTTCTAAGATAATAGTTTTTATTCAAACGTTTATGTATAATCATTTCTTTATCATTATAAAAACTACTGGTATCAACACTATAGATATGAATTTGTTTATTTAGACTAATATTGATCTCCTCCTTTTAATCTTCAAAGAACCATGCATCTGCGGGATCGTTTGGATCTAAACTTGCTATAAACTCTCTATTTTCATCATAAGATGATTTGGTTTGTCCATCATGATTTTTTGATTTCCACATAGGACATTCATCGTTATAACAATACTTTTCTTCACAAGTATCATCAAAGTCCTCTTCTCCATTGCACATATCTAGAGCATCATTGCATTCTTCATGTGCATTTTCTGGATAATATTCACGATATTCTCTACATTCAGGACACATTTGTTCTCCACATTCTTCACATATTTTTATATCAGAATAAATTGATTCTTTTTCACAATGCTCACAATCATATAAACCATTTCTGGGGAAACTAATTGAACTACACCATATAGCATGTTTTAAATATTTTAATACTTCTAAAAATTCTTTGGTATATTTATTGTCCTTATACAATTGTATTTCACTATATTTATCTTCAATTACTTTTTGAAATAAAGATCCCCATTCATTATTGATTGTATCTCTAAATTCATAAAATAAATACTCATTATTATTCAATCCATTAATATGTTTATTTGTCTTTCTTTGATCGGTGTATAAATAAGATTCTAGCCCCTCTATTCCATTTTCAACAACCAAATATGCAACTCTATTCTTTTTCATATAATTATTCCTCCGTCTTTCATTTATTAATATAGGTATAAGGAGAGCAAAATACTCTCCTACCCATCCAAAATTCACACAAATCCCATCTAATCCAACTGTCTCAATTTATATCCACCATAACTCTTTCCATCTCTCAAACACATTAATGCATCCATCATTCCTTCAAATATATCTCTAATTCTAAGCAAACTACCTTTCTCTACAGCAAATATTTCATATTCAATGCCATTAAACAACTTATCATACATTTTTAACAAATCATCTTCTTTCATCTGCCAAGCAGTAACACCATTTGATTTATAATTATGAGGATTAACCATTATACAATCATAAATATTATCTAATTTTTCAATATAAACAGTAACTCCATCTTCTTTAAATTGAATTGTCAACATATCATTGTTATTCAAGTGTTTTACTATATCTGAGTAATTATTTTCAACAAAATTAAGATTCAATCTTGGTCTTTTGATATTCATATTGTTTTTGTTATTTTTACTCTTATTTTTCATATTATTTCTCCTTCTTGCTATTGATTGCAACCCATAATATTATTCTAATCTATCCCTTAAAACTCACCTTCTATGGGATATTATTTATCCATTCTAACTGTTCCACATTCAGGATATAAATCAACTGTCAATGGTCTTCTATTCTCTACATATTCATAATTATTATTAAACGGCATATTTCTTTTAGGATTAGATATTGTAAAATCATATATTTTTGTAGTATTTGTGTCTCTTATACGTATTTCAGTAAACTCACCAGAATAATTACAAACTTTGCAAATCATTATATTCCCTCATTTCACTCTTATTATGCCATAAAAATCTCTTTACCTCACCTTCAAACCAAATCTGATTTATAAATGGTTCATCTGAATATTTAGCACAAAAATGATAATAATGATTATCTCTTTTATCAAACCAATAAAAATGAGGCCATTTACATTCAAATATTTCTAACCATGAACCACGTTTTATAATTTTTATATTTGTAGGATTTAATATGTATTGTTTTATTGAATGTAATAGACAATTGCTATACATTATTGTTTAACTTCTCCTTTCTAAATTCCATTCGTAACTTACACATTTCTCTATTATAACTATTTTTAATTCTTAACTCTTTCATAAAATCAATCAAATAATCCTTAACTATTTTGAAATTACACATAGAAGTAAAATTTAAAATCTTAATACTTGATTTTCCAACTCTATCAAAACTATCTTCTTTATACCAATCAACTAACACAGGATACTCGTCCTCAGATGGAACTAATGTATCTTTATTAATATTTTTTAATAAAAATTCTTCTAATTCAGATATATCTTTTATTAATAAACCACCTTCCTCATCATCTCCTTCATAATCATAATTTTCATATTTGACATCTAATTCTTCACAAATGTCCCATATATTTTCAAACATAGGAACATCATTTCCTACATAATCTTCTGCACCATGTTTAAGAAAGAATTTTAATAGTCTAATAAACTCTGAATGATTATTGATTATACATTTATGACCACTATATTTATAATCTTTTAATGCCATTAATTTATATCTCCTTTATTAATATTACTTTATTTTAATAATCCATTTCTGCACAAGGAACTGAATTTAAACCATATTTATTATCACACGTTTTACATATGTAATTACCTGAATCTAAATCATAATAGATATATTTTATATTTGTCATACGTTTTCCACAGTGAACACATCGTTCATCAACTCTATCTAATTCTACATCGCTATAATTACTATCCCCTCCTTTACATTGCTTTAACTTTGTCATTATGCATATCCTCCGATGTCCCAGTAGAATTATTATAATCCTCAGTAATAAACTTACCAATAGAATCTGTTAAATCAATCAACGTCAGTTCAACATTAGTATCTAACAATTCAAATAATATTTTTTCTAATGAAAAATTTCCAACAAAATAAGATTCAACTTTTGTGTTATAATTCTCTCTACCAATGATTAATTTCCCAAAACCTTTGTGCTCTATGCCTGTAATATATTCTACTAGCTTTACTTCAATTAATTTATCAACTGTATTTTTAGAAGAAAAAATTGTATCTAGAATTTGAGTTACTGATTTGGTTGAGTTGTCGATTATTGATGTGATTATGTAGTTTGGTTTATTTAGTTTGTTGGATATGGAGGGGATTTCTGATAGGGATATTGTTCCTGAGAGTGTTAGTTTTTGCATTATATTTTGCCTTCTTTCTATTATTAATATTATTTTGTATTTTAGATTTGTAACCAAGGGTTGATATGCCGATTATAGACTTTTTATAATAATTAAAATAAACCTCTGTAACCATTGTGAGAGTAGTATTACATGTTATTTATAATCATTACATATTTCATAAAAATTTAGCTAGAATCAATTGTAATAATTTGTTGGTAAGATTGTGTCAAATAGTAAATCTACACCTTAAATGGACTATAAATTTCAATTATTTATTTATTTTTATTAGATTCTTCTTTTAACTTTGCTTTTAATTTATCTTGTTTTTGTTTAAGTTTTAAGTCTTTTAGTTGTTGATTACTCCCCATTGTCATTATCTTGATTATTTTATGTATTCTATGAATGTCTTCAGTGTTAAAAATCAACACAGCTTCTTCGCATACCTCACCACTTATGTAAGTCCATACCTTTATATTTTCTGCTTCAAACTTTGGCATTAAAGTATTTACTGAACTTGCACCAGAGGGTAGATAAAGTGCTAGAGTTGAATCTGAATATTTATAAACTTGACCGTTGTAGCGACATTTCAAATAGTTGTCATTTTTGTTCTTGCTGATAGATCCGTCTGTGTTCAAAGTATGAAAAACTGTATATGTCCCAATATAGTCTAAAATTTCTTTTCACCTCCTTAAATAATATTTATTTTAGTATTTATAAAATTCAATATGTATTATAACTATACATTAACTTCTTATTATCACATTCTTCACAAACTAAATGAACCCAATGTTCTGTGTAACTGTCATCATACCACATATTAAATTTTTCAGTATGTTTTATTGAAGTATTATTACTGTTACAAGCTTTACACTCAATATGAAAACCTATATCCATTAATCTCACCTCCTTTGCTACTTAATTATTATAACATTATTTTTACAACATGTCAAATAATTATTTATTACTTTATACACCTATGTATTCTATTGAATTTTCTTTATTACTCCTTTTTTATCACGATACTTTTTAATTATAAAATCAAGAAACTCTTTTTCATATTAAACATTTGCAAACCTAAATCAAATACTTTCTCCCATACTTTCAATAGAGCAATTAATAAAACTCCACTGGTGACAATTAAGGATAGTCCAATAGTTACTTTTATTAGGTTATCTATGATTACAATATCCATTATTTATACTTCCTTTCAATATTAATTACATTTAATCTGCTAATTGACACAACCCTCCTGCGGAACCATATTGCTGTACCCACAAAAACTTTTTCTTAGTTTCCATGTCTTGATAAATTAAAATAGTATAATTATTATTATCCCTTTGAGTATAGATGATTTCAAATCTATTATTTGTAAATGTTTGTTTAATTTTTAATTGCTCTTCTTGTTGAATCTTAATCTCCTGTGCTTCTTTAGTTTTCTGTTGAATTTGTTGTTCTGATATTTGTTGTTGACTGCATCCAATTATTCCAAATAAACTAATAATCACGATGATTAAATTTCTTAACAATTTTTTCATTTAATTGATTCTCACATCCTCTAAATCTCTTTCAACAATCCTAATCACCTTATAATCAAATATCCCCATAATAAACTGTGCTAATATCTGTAATCCAATTAATATATTAATACTTACTTCTAATTTTATTACAACTATTGCTAATGTTGCTCCCATGATCTGTGCTATTGAAACTAAATAACTTTCTTGTGTTTGATAATTAGTTAAATCATCTCCTTGCCATATTTTATTTATATTTGACTTCATAATGCACATCCATATAGCTGAAGATGTACCATTGAGTATAGAAATTCCGAAGAATCTTATGTTTATATTATGTAATCCATAAATTGATACAAATAAGAATCCTAAAACATCTAGAATTACAATCAGTAAGAAGAATTTTTGCAATAATTCTCTATTCTTTTGTTTCTTTAATATATAATTTATAAGAAAGATTGTGATAATTCCTACCCAATTTACTATAGAATATATGTAAGTGGATACCTGTTGCATAAAATATATGTTTATTGTAGGTGTTGTTAGAGCGAATAGTAGGCAATTGGTGAATATACCTGTGTATAGATATAGTTTTATGTTTTTGATATAGTGATAAACCTCCTTTCTATTAGTTTATTTGTATAATTACCTAAAGAATATCTCAAATGGTTTTAGTTTTTCTTTTAGATTCTTTTCCTTGTTTTTTCTTTCTGTGGTTTCTATGATTTTTATTTCCATTCTTTTTTCATCAACAAATACTTCTAACTTATTTAAATACTCCTCAATATAATCTACCCAAGCACCATAAATGAGCCAATCATAATTAATCCCCTCTTTTGTTGTATTCCCGTAAACATGTAATACAGGTATCCCACTGAACCGAAAACACTTATTATTGCGTATTAAACTTAAATCTTCTGTCTGATAAACGTAAATGTCTACACCATTATATGGAATATAGTTAAACATTATATTTTTATGTACATAAAGGTCACAGCCCATACCCATTGAATCAACTATATCTACTAAGCCAACTACATCTAACAAACCTAAATCTTTTGCTTCCCATAAATACCATAATTTCAAGAAAATCACCTACTTTGTATTTATTATATTTTATTTATTGGATATTGAGGAAGGGGGTAGGTATATTTTAGTGTGATTTATTGATGTGTAAACCAGACCGCCCTGCACCTCTATATACAGTATACCACTTTATTAACCACATGTCAAATAATTTATTTATATATTTATAAAATGTATACAACCTATCTCTTCTTAATAATCCAACTGATCTTATTTGCTTTCACACAAGTGTGAACATCAAATTTAGTTCTTAATACCTTACCATTAGCCCACCATTCATTCTTTAACCAATCTAATTGCTTTTGAGTTGCAGGTTCATATTTCCATTTTGCTTTTCTATCAAGGAATGTAGAATATTTCCTTGAAGCATATTTTTCTGATTCTTCAATGAGATTAATTAAATTATCATCCTCAGACACATATTCTTTTCTATTAACTTTATTTGTGGTATCAACAATGAATAATTCAAATATATTCTCTTTTATATTCTTATAAATTACATAATGTAAATCAGAATTTATAGACAATGCAAACGTATCTCTATCACACTTATACCAATCATAATAACTTTCAGAGAAATACTCACTCATATTTGCCTTAAATAGTTTTAATTCTTCTGCAATTAATGCCAATCTCTCTATTTCTTTTTGTTTTGCTAATTCTTCTCTTTCTAATTTCTCTGCCTTATTCTTTTCTTCACGTTCGATTGCTTCAGTTAAAGTTTCTTGATCTTTAATTTCTACACCAAATATATCTGTCATTGTCATTAAGTCATGTTTACGCACAATATCAACTACATCAATGATTAGACAATTGGATTTGCCTTCTGAGGTTCTAAGTCCTCTTCCAATTATTTGGGTATAGAGGATTTTAGATTTCATGGGGCGACATAGCAAAATACAGTCACATGGAGGATAGTCGAATCCTAAAGTTAGAATTCCAACATTTACAATAACTGGAATTTTACCTGACTTAAAATTATTAATAACTAATTCTCTTTGTTTATCTTCAATAGTAGAATCAATATACTCACAAACGATATTATTATCCTTAAACTTTTGGCATATATCTCTGGCATGAGCAATACCTGAAGCAAATACTATTGTTGCTTTTCTATCTGAAGCATATTTTATATAAGATTCTACTACAAGATCATTTCTAGTTTCTGTATTTACAGTATCTTCTAATTGTCTCTGATTAAATTCTCCTGCGATTGTTTTTACATTAGATAAATCTGTATCAGAATGAACATATATTGCTTTTGGCTCACATAAGTAATTGCTTTTAATCATTTCCAATATAGACTTTTCATAGATTATTCCGTGGAACACTTTCTTCATATCCTCATTAAAAGGTGTAGCTGTTAGACCGACTACCTTTATATTCGGATTCAATTTATCTAATATCTTTTTAATTTGTCCTACTGAACTGTGACATTCATCAAAGAATACTAATTCAAAATCACCATATTCAGACATCTTTTCTAATCTAGTAGATTTAGAATGTGTGAGCGATTGACGGGTAGCTACAACAATTTTATTAGACACCATATTTAATGATGCTTGTACTGATCCAACATCTAAATCAGGATTTGTATTGTAAAGTTTCTCAACAGTTTGCTCACGAAGTTCCTGTGATTGGACTACAATCAAACACCTAGACTTTACTTCATTTGCTATTGCAGATACTATTACCGTCTTTCCGGTGCCAGTAGAAAGTGATAGAATACCATTAAAATTTGGTTTCAGATTTTTTACTGCTTCTATTGCTTCTAATTGATATGGTCTTAATTCATATGCCATTTATTATTTTCTCCTTCAAAGTCATTTTATTTATTTTATAATTCAATTGTGGAAGGTGCAACGCACCGACACCCAAGGGAAATGCTCCCACGCTGGCATTTCGCTTGTATACGTTCCTGCTCTCGTTGGGTTCTCTTTAATTGTTGTTAATATGTACGCACTATATCTCATTGTTTTATCTCCTTTATATTTTACACTAGATAATTACCTTTTTTTACAGTATGTGTTTTAAACCATTCTCTAACAAAAGTATTGCTTTTCTTTAAGCCATTAAGAATGCCAGTATCTAACTCACTTTCTAATAATAAATCTTTAGCCTTTACTGACATACCACTTATTTGAACATCTAACCAATTCTTAAATTTTGTATATGCAATCCCTTTATTAATTCTGGAATCTGCTTTGTTTTCTTGGTATTTAATAGTATTCTTAGTTATATCATTTTCTATTTTTATCATTGCAATATATTCATCTTTATTCATCCATTCTATAATTGGTAATTGTATTGTCAAAGCATCTTCAGTTTTAAAATCATCATTATACTTTGGTTTATAAATATTTATTAAATATGGTTCATAAACATTTACATCAGCATGACTATTCAATTCACATATTTCTATCCTATCTATTGAATCATAGCATTCCTTACCAAGATGTCCATTACAAGAATGTTGATTGAATCTTAATTGTGGATTAATTGAACAAGTTTTACCAATGTATATTATTTCATTGTTTCTGTCTATAAATTTGTATATACAATATCTCATTTTCATTGTTATATCTCTCCTTTTAATTTCTATCCCCATAATATCCTATTATAGTTCTATAGGGGAAATGGGGGATAGATTTTTACACTAAATAATTTCCTCTCTTAACTGTATGTTTTTTAAACCAATCTTTAACAAATGCATTACTACTTTTTACTTTGTCTAATTCCTTAGATTCCAATTCACTCTCTAATAATAACTCCTTTGTTTTAACTTCTCTACCTACTATTTGTACATCCAACCAATCTTTAAATTTTGTATATGCTATTCCTTTATTCTTCCTACCATCTGCTTTACTCTCTTTAAATTCCACCAACTCATCATCTATAACATTAATTAATTCTCCCTTTCTAGGAAACAATTGCTCTATCATTTTTAATATGATACTCTTTATTGCAAATACATGACAAACTATTTTATCATTACAACTATATTTTCTTAATTTTGTTCTATGAATTTCTTGATAAAAATCTGTTACCATTGTAAAGTATTTATATTTATTTAATGGTTCATATCCAAATTCCCAATTCTTATAATTTGTACCATAATCATCACCATTATATTCTGTTTTGCTTCTATCTTTAACTTCTAATTTTTCACTCATTTGTATTGCTTTTTCTAAATTAGAACATTTACTTATTATTCCCTCCCAATCAACATATGTAGATAACCATTGAATGACATATTCAAAATCAGGCATTGTATGCCATCCTAACATAAACATATTAACACATTCTTGCATATTATTATTGCCCTTTGTACTATTATAATAATATACTTCAAAGTCATTAGGAGTAGGAATATAATCTAAGTGCTTTAATTGCCCATATAAATCACTTGCTACTCTTTGATATGTTACTACATAAGTTTTCTTAGTAAATCCAATTCTCATCTTATTATTAATAAATGATGCACAAGCATTAACTAAATGATTCTTTTCTCTAAATGTTGTCTGAGTTAATTTATGTTTATTATATACATTTATTGTAAGATTATCATATGATCTTGTATTTTCTATGTCTAGATACTTTATACTACCTTTATTATACATTCCTAAATACTGAGGATCATACAGAGCAGTACCATCAAATATTATTGTTTTGAATGTTTTACAGTATAATTCCTTCAAGTCCCTACTGCCTATTGTACATATAAATTCTATATTCTTTTGATAGACATAGAAACCTCCCAATGTTAGTATTGTATGTATATGTTCAAGTTCTCTTTTATTCTCAAATCTCATATATTTATCCCATAAAGTCATAAACTCTAAATCATTTTTACAAATCATGTCATTATTAATATTGGATACTATAAATCTTTTGTGTTCACTTCCTCTTAATCTTTGCATTTTAGTATTTATTGTGTCAGATATTTCTTTAAACTTATTTTCCAATGTAGTTTTATCTTCAGTGGTATTATAACTTAATTTACTCAATGTTGTAGATATTTTGTTCAGGAGTTCCTTACTTACTTTTACAACATCTAATACATCTGGACGCTCATCAATAAGTAATATCGTTCTAGTACCATTCTCCCAATCCTTATATTTAATAATACTATCTGCACATTCTCTTAGTCTGGCATTGGTGATTAATAATATAGGGAATTTCTCTTGTTCTTTTTGTTGCTTACTGATTTTACATTTAGAAAAGAAATTACAATTATTAGGAGTGCAAACTTTAGCATCAGATTGTTTAATCTTTTTGTTAATACATATATCTTTATTCCAACCTTCTAATATGTATGTGTATCCATCTAAATTTATATGCTTTAGATATTCAACTGTATTTCTTAAACTTTCTAATCTATCAGTTACAATTATTATTCCATCAGTAGATTCCTTATTTATATGAAGAGAAATTATCTTTTGTAATATTTCAGATGTAATACTGCTCTTACCAAATCCGCAAGGAGCTGGTATTACAGTAATTATATCTTCTATTAATTCACCAAATATTATTTTAGATGTCTCATTAGCAAAGTTAATTTGTTCAGTAGTTAAACCTCCTCTTGATTCAAATGTATTAATAAAGTTATTTGTTATATCAGTGGCGATTAATTCTAATTCAGGAGTAATAGTTACTATTTCATTTGCTGTGTAGACTTCTTTGGATAATTTTATTACTTCATTTAATCTATTGTCTCCATCAAGTAAGAGTTTGTTATTTTCATGATTTAATATTTTATATTTGTAATTATAATCTAGGTCTTTGATTAAATTAATTTCTCTCATTAAGTATTATTCCTTTCATAATCATTGTATCTACATTTTTCTATTGCACCAATCTGTGAATGCATTTGTTAACTCATCATTTTTAAGGAATTGTACAAATACATTCTTTTGACTGCTAAGACCTACTCTATAAGGAGCAATTCCTTTATGGAAGTAGAATTCTGCTTGTATGAGATTGTAGATAAAAATGAATTTATTATTATTTTGTTTAGATGTAGTTGTGTTTGTTTGATTTTCAATCTTAATGTTCCCAATCATTTTAAGTCCTCCAATTTATTTGATATTTATAATTTGATTTAATTTGACATTAGAAGGAAACGAAAATATTAATTGTTCTTCACAAGTTCATCTCAATTAATATTTTATGCTATATAGAATAATAATTTTATTTTTATACTTATGTAAAACCACTAGCAATAATATTAATTTGTATATGCAATAGAAAATGTAATAGAATTATCAATATATTTCCTCCTTCTGAATTTATTTCATATTTATCCCTTACCTATATTGTACCACTTTATATTCTATATGTCAAGCATTTTTATTTATATATTTATAGAAGAATTAATCCATATTAATCAAATACTCAATATACTTTTTCATCTCAATCTTTACTGCTAGTCTAACTTGATCAACTCCATGACCAGATTCTACATGATATATTTCAGTAGATATATTTTGTCTGAATGGTTTAGGTATTTGTGAACTGATTTCTCTCCATTTAGATTTACCTTTATTGAAGGAATATGTACAGAATATATTGTTTAGGATGTAATCAAAATCTTGAGCAATGGAATAGACATTGGATATGGATTTGAGTTGTGATTTATAGTTAGAGAATTGGTTAAGATTGTTCATTGTGTTTCCTCCTTTGCTTTTTATAGAAGAATTTCAATCTAACAACCTAATGAAAGTTATTAGATTGAAACTATCAAAACAAAAAAATTAATTATGTAATTAAATTTCTCCATTGATTTCATTTTCTGTACACCAATCTAAAAATTCATCCTCTAATTTAGTTATACTATCCTCTACCTCTTCCTCAGACATTCCATTAATAATAGAATCTTCATAAATATCTTCTTTAGTTTTATAACCATTAACTTTTAACCAAACACTAAAATCAGAATACTTTTCTCTATCAATTGTACGAACCATGACTCCATCAATATATTCTTCCATTTTGTGTAGCCTCTTTCTGTTAAGTATTGATTCTTGATTATATTATACACTTATTACTTTGTAGATGCAATAAGTGTATAATATTATTTGTTGATTTGATTAGAATAAAGCACATCCAGATAGTTTAAATTCATTTATATATGTATTCCATTGTTCTTTATCAATTTCTAAATATTCCATAAGATGTTTTTTGCAAAAATAATCATCCATATTTCTACCTAGTAACTTTAAATTCATTGCTATATCGTCATTTTTGTTTACCTTTTTATCACATATTTTGCATTTATGATTGAAGTATTTTTCTACTATATCAATATTAACTCCCTTATGTTCTGCAAATTCATTAATAACTTCCAAAGTTGGTTCTGATCTTAATAATCCTCCATTCCAACAGAGATGATATTCTTTTATTGTGCAGTTTAATTTAGTCCATTTTTGATTATCAATAAAGTCATTGTTTAATATATCATGCCATCTCTTATACATACTAGGATACCAATATTTATCTAGTACCCAAGTTGTTTTAGTATAATTTGGGCAAGCTATAGCACAGCCAACCCTAGAATAACCTTTTTTATATTTAGGATTAATATCAATTTGTTTCCATAATGTGTATAACCATATTTGTTCTTCGTTCCATTTGCGAATAGGAAGTACACCTTCCCATTGACGATTACCCCATTTTTCATTTTTCCATTCATCCGTATATCCAGAACGACTCGTTGATTCTTCATTTCTCATTCCTAAGAAGAATAAATACTTTATATCTTTGTCTAGATAATCCATAGTGGATTTTTCTTTCAACAATGTACAACATGCACGACTTAATCTTGTGGGGATAAATTGAATTCTTTTACTCCATTGATAAAATCCTTCCTTTGGATTGATTATTTCTACATTATTCATTGTCTTAACAAATTTATATGTATCAGCAGAGTCCAATGATGTATTATTAAATATTTTTCTAGAATTTATGACTTTATCAACCAGATAAGAAGTTGCTTGGCTATCCTTACCTGTAGATGTTAGTGTAATTGGACTATACCACTCATACTTTTCAATGCTATTTTTAATTAACTCGATACTCTCATTCTCTAATTCTACTAATTTGTCCTTATTTCTCTCCATTGTTTCCTCCCAAGATTCAATCTCATAAGTTTCCTTCTTATAATCAGTAGCAGTAATATTTAATTCATCATCAATATGAATTCTTAAAACTTTGTGAATTTTTCCTTCAACATCATAACATTTAATAATTGATCTATCTAACCAATAATATCCCTCAACTAAATTATATTTATTAATATCTACGCCTTTATCTTTTAAGAATCCCAAATACTCATTAAATACTAAATTCAATACATACACCTTATTTATTTACATTAAGCAAATAAATAAGGAAAACATAACTAATTACCCAAACTGTGGCTTTTACATGTAAAGCATACGCAATACACCACAATGCAAATGGTATATGTTTTTATGTTTCTCACACATTTTTATACGGCATCCTTACGCATCGGATTTGTAAGATTATTGATTGCTCTATTCTCAATGCCGATTTAACAACCAGTTATATCTGGATCGTATGTATTGAAATGGATGGAAGTTTGTTCAATTTCTAATAATTTAAATATCCAATAATATTTATCATTGCGATAGTCTATATTAGTTATTTTATTAGGGTTGTGTCTGTTATTTCTTATTTCTTGTGTAAATGCATCTGTGATGGTTATTCCTTGATTGAGATTATGAATGACATTTTTACAATTGTTGTCATTAAATTTTGCTGTGTGGTTTTTTACTATTATAATTCTCATCTCCTTTCTAGGTAAATAATTTACAGATTTGTACCTGTGAATATTGTAACACAGATTAATAAGTTTTGTCAAGGAAATTTATTTTAGCATTTATAAACATAAGAACTATATAATAATAAATTTTTACCAGAGGAATTATTTTTATAATCCTTGAAAGTATTGCTAGAGTAGTATTACAGGGATTTGTATGAATGAAGTGTATTATATAGTATAGCACTTTTTCCGAGTGAATTGGTGTAATGGTTGTTAGAGTAAGGATAGAGGGATTATTTGATTTGTGTTGTTTGGTAAATTTTTATGGATTGATTTGATTTAGAATTAATTTTATTTTGAGATATTATTTTGATGTGAATTGTTAAAAATATTTTATTCAATTTTTAGATGGTCGGATATATGGTATAATTGATTCGGATGAATTTGTTAAAGTACGCCCCTCTATAGTAGAAGGGATTGTTAGAATGTGTTATAATTGGTTAGGATCAAGGATTTTAAGGTTATTTGTAGGATTAGATTTGTTAGGAATTTGTGATTAATTTTGAATGCATAATTATGAATTTTCATTAGATTTTTTTGTTCGATGAGATTTATGATAATTATATTTTGATTTTAATATTTGGTAGAAATTTATAGATCAAAATATGAATTAATATAAGGTTGAATCTGGTAAAGAAACTGTATGAGAGTAGGATTTATTGGTTATTTTGTATGGATTGATTTAGTGATATTTATTAAGATTATGTGAGAATTTTATATTATTTTATGAGATTAATTTACAAAATTATTTGACTTTTGAGAAGTTTTGTGATTTGGAATATGTATTTATTGGGTTGGAAATTGTTGTGATGATTATGTTTTTGCGATGTGAGAACGAAGGGGAAATTTGGATGGATTTGTCTCGAAATCGATTTCTAAAATTTCGATGTGTAAACAAGTACTCTGCACATAATGTCGAATAATGTCGAATAATAATTTGTAATCTATGCCCCACCTATGATAAAGTTGGCATGGTTTTTGAAAGTGAATGTTAGCACAGGTTTTTGCTATCAGCTTTACCTATGACAAACTGAAAATAGCATAGGCCGATTACCTGCTAATCCCTGAAACCCTTGCTATAAGCCGATTCCTGCTATTTTCTGAATGTGACACAATGGGAATGTGTCACATTGGATGAGGATTGGGCCTTATATTATGTCTCGGAATGAGTTTGAAGAGGTTAGAAGGGGAAATATGAGGCAGGAAATAGAATGGAATGATAATGGATAAAATACAGATAATGTCCTAGTATTGTATCGGCTGCAGTCGGGAATGATTTGTCGAATTGAATTGATCGGGAGAAAATGGAATGAATCGTAATGCGCTGATGATGCTGATTATACGTATATGAGTATATACGTATATACGTATAAAATATCGAGGTCTATAACATAGGCGAAATTAGTGAAGACTTAAATAAATGAGTAACCACTCATATGTACAACCATTCATATAATAAAATTGTAATTACATTGTACATACACATATAATACTTTGAATATCAAACTATATTAGTCTCAAAATATTCTATATTCAAACTAATATCACATAACCCATAATCCTATCATACTACCATACAATACAGTCACTTGACTACATTACACGTTCAATATAATCATAATCATATTATCCCATCACATTAACCACATTATATGATCATTATGATCACATATCACCTATACTATCATAATCCAAACTAATATCAACCATTTCACTAAACTATAATCCACACCAAATTACTATGCTTTAATACCTACTATATTACTTGGTATTTATATCCTATCATTCTACTATACATTAATACCAACTAATTAACTATGCTATATATATCCATATCATTTCACTACACTATAATAAATTAGTACACAACATAAATATATAACCTGTTATATATCACTATACCCTCAAGGGGTATACTCTAACCTCAAAACTACCATACCCACGTAGGGTATAAAATTCCACATCTCGTAATACCCCTAAAATAAAATTCTACACACTAACATATACCTCTAAACCTCAAACCGCTTAAACGCCCCTTTCTGTCGCTCTAATCTTATAATTTTATTTCTTGCTTCAACGCATTATATCAACTCTTATTTTACATTGGCATAAGTTTTGCTAGTATAATACAGTAATACATAAACCATATCTGTATTAATACACAGTCTTCATATCCTACGATCATATCATAATCAAACCAACAACATACAATTATAAATACTCATAGTAAATATCCTAAAATCCCTACAAATTCATAACTATAAAAATAAATTTTATTGCAAATGGTTTTCCCTATTGTTTTTGTGATATAATAATATAGGAAATCAATTAATTAAAAGGAGTGCTAACAATGATTAAAGCAACGAAAGCAACTAAAAAAAGATTAACTACTGAAGACTTTACACCTTATGTTCGCCTTTCAACTCTCATAGAATCAATAATCAAAGAAGCAGAACGAGTTGAAAGACATGGAGAAGAGACAGACTTTAGAGCTTGCTATACAGATAGAGGATTATTTTACAAATGTTATGAAGACGAAAAACCATTATTTAGAGGATTTGAAAGTAGATACCCTGAATTAATTGAAACAACATTAACACATGGTTTAAACCAAATTAAAATACCAGATGTGAATAAATTTGTTAAAGTTATGTTGCAAAGAAAATTTGAAGACTAGAGATAGTCTTCTTTTTTGACCATAAACCCCAAAATAAAATTATCTTGACATTCTCCCAAATTTATTTATAATTATATTTATACCTCAACTAAATCAATTACATAAAAAATCCTAAACCCAATTCCCTAAACCAAACCAAAAATAAAAGGAGCGTGTACCCAAATGAACAAATTTAAATTTTTCTCAACCTGCAAAACCATCCAGGAGCTAAAAACTACATTCCGCGAACTCGTAAAACTCCATCATCCAGACAAACCGACCGGAAACCTCGAAACAATGAAATCCCTAAACATAGAGTATGAATTAGCATTCGAATACATCAAAAACAATCCAATTAACGACACTGAGAAAAAATCCTCTTTCTATGCAAATGTAAACGATGGATTCCGCGAAACCTTAGAAAAAATTATCTTCATTCCTGAAATTTTTATAGAAATATGTGGCTCCTGGATTTGGGTCAATGGTGAGACAAAAGCAGTAAAACATCTACTAAAAGATGCTGGTCTATGGTATGCAACAAACAAAAAAGCATGGTATTTTAAACCTGCTGATTATAAGGCCAAAAAGCATAAGGCATTTAGCATGGAAGATATTCGCGGTAAATATGGTTCAGAAACAGTCGAGAAGAAGGAAAGAGTAAAGGTAGAAAATCCAATGGCAGCAAAATAAAATTGTTAAATAAAATGAGGCTTAAACAGTCTCATTTTTCTTTTTTATGTGCTAACATTTTGCTCTTATCTATTTTGTGCTACCTGGTAAACATTTTTGTATTAATTCTAAATAATTAACCATTAATAAAACCTTAAAATAATTTTCCAAAATCTATAGACATTCGCTTAAAAATATATATAATAATAAGTAAGAAGTTGTTCAAATTTGAAAGGAGTTTTTAAAATGGCAAGTATTAAAACTGCTAAAATTGGAGATATGCTACAAGTTCCTTCGATCTTATTATTCCCTCAAAGGACTGGAAAATTTAATAGACATGGTTATTCTATAGGTAAAGTAATCAATGTTTTTAAACATTCTGAAACAGGCGAAACGGTTGTAGAGGTCGAATATTTAGAAGCATTCCGCTACAAAAGCGATTTCCCTTTACAAGTAAAAAAATTCTTTGTTGGAAATTGTATGAAATTTAAACTGGAACCATGTACTTTATCTGATAAAGATGCAGAATTATATATCTCAAAAGCTGGATATAAACGCATAAATGGAAATGTATATGATCTTTATCAATCGGCATGTATTGATACATTTAATTTAGAAGTATAAAAGGAAGGGAAACCTTCCTTTTTCTCTATTTCTAAAAATGCTCTCTAGTGACCTCTGACATCATTCCATAACCCTTTATATCAATACTATCTTATCCAATCATCTTGCAAATACAAATATAAAATATTTTCTTGACATTGGCCTAAATAAGCGTATAATAGTAAATGTAGAGATAAGAGGAAAAAGCACATAGGGCATATGTTGAGGAAATGACTTGTTAATCAAGTGTATAAGACCTCACTAGTTCGGGAGGCTGGAAGGCCTATAATCCTCACTATTGGTTGAGGGAACAAAGATAACCCGGAACCCCTACAACTTGATAGAACTATCTACTTATCTCTATACTAAATCTTAAAAGGAGTTTTGACTAATGAGAATAGTGCAAAGTCAAACTGAAGGTAATTGCACAAAAATTATGATTATTACTTATAATGAAGGTGTTTCAATTTTTATAACTGGTGCATATGTAACCAGTGAAGGAAAACCAAATGCACTAAATCAATGCTTTGGAGTAAGAAGTTTTTCAAAATTTGAAGAGGCAGAGGAAAGATTAAATTCTAGTTGTAAAAATTGGGGTTAATTGGAGGTTTTAATTAATGAAAAAAGGCCAAAAATTCTGGTATTATGGTGAATTAGTTACTTATACTTACTATAGCATAAAATACAATTCCCATCATTTTAGCAATTCGGTTTGCAAAGATAATCAAATTTCTGTCATTGGTACAAAAGACTATCATAATTTTTCTGAAGTCCTTGCTAATCAGGAATATCATAAAAGTTATAAAATTCCTGAAATCAATGAAAATGAAGTATTATTTTAAAGACTCGATTCCCTCCTATTACATATGTAGAAGCAGCAAAATAAACACAAACCACAAAATAAATTCTCTAAGAGGCTCTAACGAGTCTCTTTTCTATTCCCCTTATAATCCTTCACCTATCCACAAAAACCTTCTTACAATCAATCCTAGCGCATATCACAGCAATATAAACCACATTCCGCTACAATCTCAAATCCTATAATCCTAATAATTATCAACCATCCTTATCAATCCCATATTCCCGATCACAACAAAAACAAACCCTAAAATAAATATTGACATATCATATTCAATCATGCTATAATTAATTTTACCCAATTATACAAAATAAATTTCTAAGGAAAGGAGTTGAGCGAACTATACTAATTATTAATTTTATTAATTTTGCTATTACTATCTATAGATCCGGCTATACATAATAATCTAATCAATTATCCGTCCTTAATCTTTAGTCAATTATAAAAATAAAATAATGAAAGAGGTAAAACAAAATGAATGAATTTGATCTATTTGATTTTATGTACAATCCTTATGGCCCTAATGGACTGGAAGAAGAGCAGGAACCTCAAGTATTAAACCTTAAATACATCCTAGAATACTGTAATGAATATTCCTTAGAGTCAGCACCAGAGACAATATATCATGAATGGATACAATTATTAGAAAGTCAGCATCTATTTGTTTGTGAAATGATACTAGAGCCTTATATGATGGTAATCGAGAGAAACACTGGTAAAATAGTAATGGAACATAATGAACAAAGACAATATGTAAATATAGAAGAAGAAGAAAAATAGAATGAATATATCTAAACTATATTTAGGATTAACAATAAAAAATTACAAGGAATTATGTATTTTCTTAGAAATACCAGTCAAAGGAGGCAACGGCAAACAAATACAATTAAACGAATTATCTAGATATTGTAATTTTACTAAAGAAGGTAAAAAATTTACTTTTAATGAGATATATGAGGAACCACTAGAAAAAATAGATTTAAGATCAGAGGGTAATAATTCTAAATATGTAGAACATATTCAAGCTCAATTATTACATACACTATCTAAGGCTGAAGGGCATAAATATACTATTACTAAAAATAATTTATTTGAATCTCTTGGAATGGTTAACGCTCAATACTTAGATAAAGCACTAGTAATAAAATTCTTGTCTAAAAAGGATAGTAGATTTACAAAATTCAATATTAATCACTTATATTTAAGAACCAATGATAGATTGACTAGAATCCTATTTGATTCTTTAAATAGTTTAAAAAGAAGATGTCTAATTGACTATAATGAATTACATATAATAGTTAAAATAGATGATGAAGGAAAAGAGCATCATCTAAGGGCCAATGATGATGAAAAAACTTTAATTATGAGTATTAAATATAATGTATTGCAAGACATGAAACTTAATACTATCACTCAGGTTATGTTTAAATTTAAGACTGAAGAATTTTACAAAAGAGTTAATAAGAAACTAAAAGAATATGGTATAGATTACGCATATAAGCAAATAGAGTTATTATTTGAACAAGAAGATGTATTACACGAACTTAATAAGATTGAATTACAGCAACATAAAAAGAATTTAAATGATAAAGTAATCGAAACAATGACTATAAATACAAGAGATACCTTTTACAATAATGAAAAAGAATACAATGAAGGGTTAATGGATTTCTTACTTAATGAAAGACCAATGATAGGGAGATATAATGAAATGAAGTTTACAGGATTTAAACATAATTCAGACTATATTGATATACAATTAGAATTAATTGAATATATATTAAGAATTTAATAAATTAAAATTTAGTTGACAGTTTATAAATCATAAATATAATATAGCATGGTGACAAATGTTATAGTTCTTTATACTACGACTTTTAAACTGTCAACTAATTTCTTTTTCTCTATTTGTCTTTTTAAAAGTGCCAACTTTTCTCTAATCCTTAAATTTATACGGTGACTTAGGAACGCAAGCATAATTTCCGGCAAGTGTGCGGAAATTCTGGTATATACTTCTAATAATTTTTTTCTTATAATCTTAAATCTATAAACACTAATATAAATTATTCTATAGACATTGCTCTCCTATTTTGTTATACTATCAATATTAAACATACCCAAATCAATAAAAGGAGGTTTCCCAATGGCAAAGCGTAGAACTAAACAAGACATGCAAAAAGCAGCAAATACATGTCGCTTATTTCTCTTATCCGACAATAATCCCCATACTGCATACGAGCAATACATAAAAGACCATATGCTTTCTGGTCAACCAATGCCTTATTATATCCAAGGAATCAAAGACTTTATTACAGCATCAAAACTCTTGGAATCTGATATCCTGGCAATCAAAAAAGAAAAAGAACGCTCAGAGAATCAATTAGCAGAAAAACAATCTGATATGGAATTGATCAAATCATTAGACGTTAAGTTAGTAATGCAAGCTTATAAAACATCATCGGGCAATGCTAAACTAGAATTATGCAATTTAGCAAATATGGTACACGCTAAAGACTTTACCGGAATTACGCAATCAGAAATCTACACTGCAAAGGAATTCCAATTAATTAAAGAAAGTAGGTACACCTCATGAAAAAACTAATATCTATCTTAACAATTTCCCTCACTCTCCTAACATCCTCTATCCTAACAACTTCAGCAAATCCCACAATACAACCTGGCTCTGACACCTCATACACAATGATAGCACTGGCCACACAATCTATCTACAATCCACCAAATTCTTGTTACCATACAACTATTCAAAATGAAAATGGCGATGCCTTTATAATCCTCACAACAGACAATGTTACAAACAAATGGTTTGAATGCTCAGTTGACAGTAATAATACACCGGAAAATATAAAAGATGATAAAATAATTGATCTTGGATTGCTAGAGGAATAAATCTTAAAATAAAATTATCTACTACCAAAACTATTCAACCTATGCTATAATGTTGGCATAGGTTTTTTATTGTAATTAATTCAAATCTAAAATATTAGAAAGAAGGTAAATACATATGATCAAATTAACCGAACTCAAACGCATGATAAAAGCCAATAACTTGAACCCTTGTTTTTATGCTGAAGGATTAAATAATGTCATTTTCAACTATAAGCAACAACTTACTATTATTTTAAAGCAAATTGACCAACCAAAACTATTTGCTTATTTACAATCAACTAATTATGTCTCTGCTGATCTAAAATTCACTCCTTATAATCTAGATATGGATCTTAAAAATAAATTTGAGAGAATCACAGCTAACAAACTGGAGCATACACAAATGTTAGTGGACACCGGAATACAATTCCACAAAAAAGGAAAATGGAAAGACGAAGAGAAAATTCTTTACAAAGTATTCAAAACTGAAAAAGGATTAATGAAGATCAAAGATGAATACCTTTGTATACTTAATCAAGATGTTAAAAAAGGAGTTATGCTAAAAACAAATGAAGCGCATAGCATGGTATTTATATATAATAATACATTTGACATTATCGGCGTTTGCGTGGGAGAAAAATTCGAAATGAGCGAACTAACAGAATATACACAATGGGGATCTTAAGGAGCTTTACAGCTTCTTTTTTCTTTGCCTTAATACTAATTCCCTCTATCCATAATCCAACCTCTTAAAACCCTATCCACGGGCCTTAAAAACTAAAATAAAATAGTTTGACATTGCGCTATCTATCTATTATAATCTTAATTAATAGATCAAATATAAATTATTAGTACCGGAAACAATAGAAGAAGCAGAAATATGGATAAAAAATTATCAAAGAATCAGAACTCAAATTTGGGAATATAATCAAACTCAATTAGATAATTACAAGGACTGAATAAGTCCTTTTCTTTTTGTCTCACAATCCCTCCATACCTTCCACGATGCCTTGTAAGCTCTCAGATATCCTACACTAATACAAATATACCACTAAATCATCAATAAGGCCACAAACAATGCTAAAATAATATTTATGTTTTGCTATTGTAATTGCGCTAGAAATAGATTAATATATAAATATCAGATTAATTAAATAAAAGGAGTGCTTCAAATGGCAAACTACAAAGCAATCTTATTAAATGATCAAGGCGCATGTCTGGCTGAAAGAAATTGTGATACAGTCGAGGAAATCAGAAATCTACTAAATGAGTATTCAGACCCAGAAAATATTGACTTAAGAGTGTTAGAAGATCATGAAGAAGTAGAAATAGGATGGTACATAGATAATGGATTTATGGAAGATTATGAAGAGAATTAGGAGCCAGTAATGGTTCCTTTTCTTTTTGTCTAAATACTTTCAAACTCTTGATTTATGGGATATAGTAAAGTGTAAAATAATTATTTTTAAAAACATTAAAAATCTATTGCATTAATCTTAAAAATGATTATAATTATATTATAAGGTAAATAAAAGGAGTGCTGAAGATGAGTAAAAAGTCGCGGTCAGTCGATACACAAACCCTTACTAAAATTAAAAAAGATGCTGAGAAAGTCAGAAAAATACATGAGAAAATGGAAAAAATGGTTCAAGAACTAAAGGAAATTCACGAAGAGAATAATTGGTTAAATTACTTAAACAGTGCTAACGTGGAATTAACCGAGCAAGAAACTGGAGAATTTTATGAAGCATCAGACATTATAAATAGAGCAGAAAAAGTAATTATAAGAAAAGGCCAGTAATGGTCTTTTCTTTATTCTTTTTGTTTGACCTTATAATATATCCTATGATAAAATAGAGTATAAATAATTTTAGAAAGGGTGATGATATGATTAAAATTGAAATCGAAGAATCTCCTGAATATTCGCGCTGCACTTCATGTTTTGCAAAAGAGAATCTTAAAAACTTAATTATTGGATCAATACAGGTAACTTTATGCAAAACATGTCAAAATAAAATTATAAATATTTTAAAAGATGCTGAATAAAGCATCTTTTTCTTTTCAATTTCTCAAACCAAATGCCCATTTTATTTGACATATCTAATAATATCTATACACTGTTAATTAATCATATAATAAATTTGAAAGGAGCGATAAAATGAATATCAAAAAGAAGCATATTAATAAATTTATCAAATTAGCTAATGAATTGGATACGCTAATTAAAGAAATTAAAGAGTATTGCCCGGAAGCTCAATATTATGTGTCTGTAGAAACATTAAACCTAATGAACGGAGAAACGCACGATGACAAACATTTTCAGCATTCATTGAGAGAGAAAATATAGTGAAAAGTGTTGCTGTAAAAACATTGAGTGATGGAGACTGGTAAAATCAATAATTTTAAAATAAGAGTACAAAAAGACATAAATAATTATTGTACTCTTATTTGTTTTGTGTTAAAATATAAATATCAGATACATATTAAAAAGGAGGTTTTCCAAATGAAAGTATACAAATGTTTTACATCAGATTTCCAAGACCTAGAAAAGAAAATTAAGCGCATCACTAAAAAACTCGACAAGAACTCCCTCAAATGGTCTTTCGAAGTCCTTGGAGAATCAGGCGAAGAAGTTAGAGTTATTGACTATGTTAACCGCGATAATATACCATCTTGGCAATTCAGCCCTAAAGATTGTGGAATGGTTGTAGTCGATGTTACCTTATACACTTTTGAAATGGAATCACTAAAATTAGGCGAATTTGAAGTTCTGGCAGTAATTGAACATAATGCGGTTGAAGGCTCAAACGAAAATATCATACACGTTATCAAGGAAAATGCTTCAATCCCTGTTGAATATCGAACAGTAAAAAGTCACTGTCAACATTGCAATTCTGACAGAAAGAGAAACAAAACAGTCCTTCTGATTAATTCAGAAAATGAAATTATCCAAGTTGGCAGCACTTGCATAAAAGAGTATACAGGGATTGACGGACTAAGCATCATAGGTAATTATCAAGACATACACGACATTTGTATTGAAGAACCTGCAATGGATTATGATAACCTCGGAAAACAATCTAAGTATTTAAAAACTCTTGATTATCTTACAAATTGTCTAAACTTGATTAACTCAGAAGGGTACAAAAAGGAAGAAACTAAAAACGAAGCTTGGGATCTAACCAAAAAATCTGGCAAAAATGAAAAATATGAAGTAATGGCCCAGGAAGTTATAACCTACTTCAAAAGCAAAGAGTTCAAAGAGTATGAAACATTCCAAAACAATATCAAAATATATCTTAGTAATGAGTACACCAAAATAAACGGAATTGTGGCCTATGCTTATGTAACTTATCAAAAGGAAATTGAAAAGGATATCAAAAGAGCAAAGGAAAACGAAGGTAAAAAAGATTCCAATTACGTTGGAGAAGTCAGTGAAAAAATTCAAACTGAATTAACCTATATGAATTCATATTCTTTTGATACCGAATGGGGAACCTCCTATATTCATAAATTTTTAGATCAAAATGGAAATATTTTTGTATGGAAGTCCTCAAATTCAGTAAGAGCGGATCAAGGTGAAGTTGTTAAAATCAAAGGTACAATTAAAGATCATTCCGAATACGCAGGAGCGAAGCAGACAATTTTAACTAGATGTAAAATAGCTTGAAGGGATACTAAAGACTAGGCAAAAACCTAGTCTTTTTCTTTTATCTAAATATAAAATATAATAAAATTACTCCTTCCGGCTCCCACTAATCCAAACACCTCGCACAGAATGCCACCTATAAGCCCTCAGAATCTATACCCCTATATAATTGCACTTTAACACGTTTTAAACTTGTTAAAATCAAAATGCAGGTATAAGGTCTATAAATTATAAAATAATTTTTCTGTATAACTTCTATTTTCCTTTATTCTATGATATACTTAATAAAATTAAATATATTGGAATTTGAAAGGAGAAAACTACATATGAAAAACTTAAAATCTGGAATGATTGTCAAGCACAATAACGAATTATGCAAACTGTCCAGGGGTGCCGAAAAGAAATTATACTTCGTTCCTGCTAAATATTATGTGCAATCATGGGAGGATTTAGAGGTAGCCTCTGAGGAAAATACTCAAGATACTACCCACGATGAAAAAGTAGAATTCCTCAAAAATGATTTTACATGGGGCGAAGTAGTTAAGACTTATACTATTGGAGAATATGTTGTCTTTGAATATATAGATGGTTACGATCTAGAGCATGAAAAAGTAAAAAACATCAGATTCCACGCTCTAATCAATTATCAAACTGTTAGTATCTCATATCATTCTTTAGATTCCTGCTTAGTTGGCACAATCGCATATAAATTTGATGGAGCGAACTCTCAAGCAGCAGGTTACTTTGAAAAAATGATTGGAATGAAAGGAGCAAAATAAATGAATTACAACAAAACTCAAAAACGAGTCCTGCGCTACAGATTAGCACAAAAAATGGACGTTTGTTGTTGGCCTACAAATCAATGGGGAATATCTAGTATTCCATTTCTTAAAAAAGTAATTAAATAAAACAAAATTAAGAGCTAACAATTAGCTCTTTTTCTTTTCTCTCCAATCCATTAAAAATCCATTTTTATAGCATAAATAGAGATATAAAAACCTTGACTTTAAGTCATAAATCGTTATACTTATATTATAAATTGTTTCAAATTTGAAGGGAGTTTTTCAAATGAAATACGAAGTAACTAAAAAATTCATCGGCGGGATCTTAAAGGGATTAAATCACACTAGCATTACCTCAGTAAAATTCGAAGTTGGATTCACCTGTAGGGATTCAATCGGAGGCAGTCCTTATAAAATAATTTCCTGTAATCCAGTGTAAACTAAAAAGGAAGGGTAAAACCTTCCTTTAATAATTTGAAGGAGTGATAAACAAATGTTTAAACCAGTAACAACCAAACAAACTAATAAAATGTCTCAAAACTATAAAAAATTCATTTCTACACTATTCGGAGTTGAGGCAATCGGAGCCACAAAGCAAGAAGCTGAACAAAATTTATATGATCTCATTAACTGGAATACAAAGCAATTCAGAAAATACTTTCAGCATGAAAATATAATTGCTATATTATCAAATAGTCCTTACGATCTTAATCAATATCATTATTCTTATATTCGAGAAGGAAGGGAGTCGGGAACAACCATATTCGATGCAATAAGCGACAAGGAAGCAATAAATAAAGCTCAGAGATATTTTGATGAATACATAGGATGTTCAAATTAAGACTCTTAGGAGTCTTTTTCTTTGTCTTGCTATAAAGTTTTACCTTAAACATATTCTAGTGCCTAAAAAGTGCCATTATGGGCCTTAAAATTAAATATAATTACTATTTGACGTTTATATTTGTTCTATGGTATTATATCAATAAGAAATAAATTCAGGAGGTTATTACTTATGAAAAAATATGATTTCGTAAAAATTCCAAACATCGGCGTAGGTAAAATTGAAAACATTTGGGACAACAAAGACGTTGAAGTTATTATTTGTGGTACTAAATACTATAGGGATTTAACCGAGGATAGGCCAGACATAGGAAACGTTGAACCTGCCACGGAAAAAGAATACATAGAATTTATTAAATTCATGGTTAAAGAACTAACCGCAAAGTCTAAAAATAAAAGGAGCGAAGCAACAGAATATAATAAGGAAGTTGATGGAGAAGCCACAAAGCGAAAAGGAAAAGTAAGTGTAATAAATGGTCAGTATGCTTTTGGATTATGTGAGAATTCAATATCTAGTCATCATAGAGAATTATTGTCTGATGCTAAGAAAGCAAAGGAGTTAAAAGAAAAACTTAAAAAAGAAATTGCATGGTATAAACATAGGGATAAATTAATAAAAGAGGCTGAAAAGGAAAGAAAGAATAGAGAAAAGAACGCAGGGTAAACCATCTAAAGACTAGAAATAAAATTCTAGTCTTTTTTATGTTCATTCAGCCCGATCAACTCATTTCCCCATTTAAATCCTTGACAAACCAAAAACACACCCACAAAAACGGCCTTTCCTGCCCTCAGATTGTATTACCCTTTATAATCTTACCTAGTATACCTTTTAAACGTCTCAGAATCAAAATACATCAATTATCCCTGCTAATCTAGGCTATTTTATCCAAGATCCCATTCAAATCTAAAAATAATATTAATTATATAGTAATACTGAGCAAACAATAGTAATCAATAGATAATGTCATATAATCCACTGTAAATAGGCTAAAACATGGTTATTTGAGAGTATACAATATTATTTTAAGTATGTTATACTTAAGAGTACCATAAATACAAAAATAAATTGAAAGGAGATAGAGAGATTTTAATTAATATTTTTGGTTATACATAAGTAGGTTTTTATTGATAATGGGATAATGGGTTGATAAATAAAATTATAAAAAGAAAGAGGATGAATAATTAATGCCAAAATTAGTATCTTATGAAGAAAATCACAGAATTAATGAAAATGAAGAATTGGAAAAGTTATGCAGTAAACATTATATCTATTTCCCTGAAGAAAGTTCTTGGTTTCCTTGTAATGATAAATATTTTAATAAAAATCCAACAAATACTAAAGACGGCTTAAATGGACTATGTAAAAAATGTTTAGGTAAAAATAGTAAAAAATACAATAAACCTAAAAAACCTAAAAACATAATACCAGAAAGATTACAACAAACTTATGAAAATATGAGACAAAGATGCTACAATCCTAATGCAAAAAGTTATAAATATTATGGGGATAAAGGAGTTATTATTTGTGATGAATGGTTAAAAGATAGAAAAACTTTTTATAATTGGGCTTTGTCTAATGGTTATGAAGAAAATCTAACTATTGATAGAAAAGATACTAACGGAAATTACGAACCAAATAATTGTAGATGGATAACTCATAAAGAGCAACAAAACAATAAAACAAATAACGTATTTATTGAACACGAAGGGGAAGTAAAAACAGTATCACAATGGAGTGAAGAAACTGGAATTAGTGGTAACTCTATAAAAGGAAGATATGAGAAAGGGAAAAATATTATGGAAGATTATTTCCACATAAAAATAAGTATAAACGGAGAGATAAAAACACTAATAGAATTATCGGAAGAATATGAAATACCATATTCAGCAATGTTAGATAGATACCACAAAGGCTGTAGTTCAGAAGATTTAATTAGGGATCTTGAACCAAGAGAGACTAAACATATAGAAATTAACGGAGAAATACATACGATTACGGAATGGGCCGAAATTTCAGGTCTAACAAGAGAAATAATTATAAATAGAATAGCTTATGGATGGAATATAAATGATTTATTAAAACCTAGAACAAGAGAGGGTAGAAAGAAGTATATAGAAATAAATGGGACTAGTCACACAGTTCCAGAATGGTGTGATATTATTGGAATAAGTCCTGTTGGAATGTATAATAGAATTAAGAAAGGACTAAAAGGAAATGATTTATTAGCACCAGCAAAGTAATTAAATAAAAGACAAAAAGACTAAGTATAAATATCTAGTCTTTTTGTCTTCAGAAGCTTTAAATTGTTTATAAAATATCTACAATAAAATAGGACTCCATAAACAAGTAATATATAAAAGTTTTCCTTGACTTATTTAGTTCATTACTATAAAATAGGGAACATAAGAGGGAGCAAACAAAAACCTCTTAGCACTTAGAAAAGTCAACTATTCACTTGAATCGAAAAATAAATGTACATAAGGAGGGCCAACAATCACAAAGTATCTTGTGGCGTGACTAGGAAAACAACCTAGCATGAATTCTTTAAAAAGAGTTGAGATGATCTTTGAAAACTGAATTAAGAGACTAGCCAGCCAACACTTGTCAAATAACATACATTAGAGTATTCTATCTTAGAATATCCTCTGAGGGTTATAATCAAGAACGTGGTAAAAAATTCGAGTGCGATATGGGCTAGTATAAATTTCTTTTATCTTATCTAATTCTCTATCCTTTCTAAATTCTAGCATATGGGATATTCCCTCTATATCAAAATTTTCTTAACAGCGTCCCTTAGTCGAATGATGATCTAAGACAGCCAAAAGAAAATAAAGATACACGGAATACAAAATATGTTAGATTTT